ATGATGTATCATATTTGTCAGTAGTGTTTAACCCTTTGTGCGATAACAGGCCGCGTGGCTGAAATACTGCATTTGTGAAGTCACCATTTAATGGTATACCTTCTTTCAGTACATAAGCAGCAATGGCGAAAGAGTCACGTTCTGAAATATTAAGATCAATCTTTTTCATTTCATTTTTATAACGTTCAATTTCGTCAAAGTCTTTTACTACTGAATAGACGCCCTCAATAACATCGTCCATCACGCCAGTACCTTTAGTGCCGTTTCCTTTGTGATAGATTTTAGTATTGTGTGACATTTCACCCATTACTAAACCGTTTGCACATACAAAGCGGAATTGACCAGCCATTAACTGATAAGCACTTGTACCATCATTGGCATTAACCAGGATGATTTCATTCGCTTCACCTTCTACCTGTCCAGGCTGGCGGAAGCGTAACATATGCTTAGTATAATCACGCTTAGTAGTGTCACGTACTTTTGACTGAATCGCGAACATCGGGAAATAATTTTCCTGTGCCAGCCGATCAACAATGTCAATTGTTGCCACTGGTGCGAATCTTTCTGAACGGCTTTCGTGTCCTTCAATTGCGAAGATAGAAGGAACCACTTCTAACAGTTCAGTACGATCCAACGGACGGTTTTCTTTCAGGGCGAAGCCGTTGATTCCTTGATACATTTTCTGCATGGTCATATCCTCGATTCGTTAAGTTTTTAAATTATAATACGCTGAAGTTAGATTGTCCAGCGTATTTTAGATTATTTTTTATTCAGTTCAATTGTTAATGCATCGAACTCTACTTTTTGCTCTGGAGTGAGGTCCACCAGCCAGGAGTAACTAACATCAACTGTATAGCCGAAATCAATAGCTGAAACGTAGTCATTATCGAAAAGCGGTTTAAGTGCTGGATACTTGCTAGCTACTTCAGCACTGATAGTCAGAACTTCGCATTTCATTTTGTGTAACTCCGTTTCTTGTTTCGATAAGGTAAGTATACTCTCTTTTAGTTTATGTGCAAGTATTTTTTAAATTAAAAGTATAATTATTTGAAAATATTTTTATAGTACTAATACACTACCGCACCCGATGGGCTAGTGGCTTTATCTTCCAATGAAAGAAGTATAGCAAAAGGGGCTAACCGAAGTCAACCCCTTTTATCAAGAATTTTAAATTTAAATGTAGGTTACTGAATGGTCTGTTTCTTCGAAATCCATATCATTAGCGATGATTGTTTCCTTGACCTTCTCATCACTAATCAGATCATAGTAACAGGTATCAAGATCGCTGTAGTATGCTTTACCCTGTTCAGTGATATAATCGTCAAGCTCTTTTTGTAATTCATCATACAGTGCTTGCTGTTTTGGCGTTAAGTCGATCTGCCAATCGCCGTCAAGTACTGCTTCAGTAGTGTTATAATGACTATAGCGACTACCATGATCCCGCTTAACCTCGCCAGTAATATCCTTGATGCGGATCATTTCGTGTAACTGGCGATAGTGTGACCAGCGTTTCTGACTACGCAAAAACTTTTCAATGTCAATACTTTCGGCGGTAAAACTTGCCCCGTCGCCCTGGCTGCAAAAGCCTGAGTACTGAGATTCTACACCTTCAAATCCAATAGCGTTAAGTTCTTCGTAAAACTTGATGGTAATATGTTCGCACCATTCTGAATAATCAACGTTAATGTCTCTGTGTTTGTCCAGGGCTGTAGCTTTCTGAGTATCGTTCAGTTCGTTGAATTTCATGGCAATCTCTCATTTAAAAGTGGTTAAGAACTATTCCTTAACCGTTGAATACATTATACATTACTACGTTAAACTTGCAAGTACTTTTTAACCTTTAATCCAATAAACTACAAATAAAATTCCAATTAGGACTTGCACAACACGTTCCATTTTAATATTTTCAATGTGTGCAAGTGATTTAGTAGTGTATCGAACTATGTAGCGTTTAGTGTTCATACTGCATCGCCGCTCTTTGTAGTGGGGTATTAGCTGCACTGATTTTATCTATAATCAATGCGTCGTCAATCCCTCTGAAGTACTGTAAAGCTACGATAGTGTCAAGCTGTGTTTGATATTCATTGAAGCAGATCGACTTTAGAATATCTGAAACTTGAATTTCTTCTTCAGTTGGTTCTTCCATAAGTTTCTTGATAACATCACTAAACTGCATTATAAACTCCTTCTTGGTTAACTGATAATAAGTATATCACAGTGCTAATCGAAAACAAGTACTTTTTTGATTTAATTTATAATGCTATGCTAAAGTTTATAGCTCCACACCCGATGGGCTAGTGGCTTTATCTTCCAATGAAATAAGTATAGCAAAAGGGGCTAACCGAAGTCAACCCCTTGTTTAAAATTATTTGCAGCGGTAAACAACTTTAGTCGGTACGAAATTGTTAGTACCTTCTTGCTTGATTGCAGTTTCCATTGTGTACCGTCCGTGAGAACGATCCAGAATAATTCGGCCAGTATCATTTCTGTAGTCATTACCATCTTTCCAAAATTCTATATCATAAGAATCAATACTTAAAATTACTTTAGTTTGTTCAAGGGAAATTGCACCCTCGATCACAGGAACATCAGCGGCAATAGTATTACCATTAACGATAAGTGTTTGCGTTGAACAAGTCAGAGTTTCAGCTTGTGCAGCGAATGACAGTACAGAAACAACGGCCAGGGCGATTAACTTTTTCATTCTAAATCCTCTTGTTTGTATGTACTTATTATAATAAAAAAGGCTGACAAACGTCAACCTCTTTTTGATTATTCTATAGTATTATTTCTAATTGCTGATAGTATGTGTTCAAGAATATCGGCCTGGGCTACGTTATCTTGTGCTGTTACTTCCTGCATTGCACGGTATGCGGCGAATACTGCTGATTTAAATTTAGATGGATCTACTGCTTTTAGTTCCTGTACAATACTGGTTAAGTAGTTTGGTCTATCAGCAAATACTTTTGCTAAATCCTGAGTAAGTGCTTGTACTTTGTTTCTGCTTCCATGTACTGGATCTTTTGGAACTTCCTTCGCTGGTGGCTGTTCTGCTGGTGCAACGCCTTTACCTGGCATAAGTCCTAATGATCTAAAGTACTTTAACTTTTCTTCAGGTTTCATCTTTGAAGTATCAACACCATCAGAAGGCAATGTGTTTAGTTTGCCTTGAATACCTGTACCCTGATTGCGTTTACCTTTTGAACCTTGTCCGGCATCATGACTACGTGCCGATCTGTTTTGGTTGCTCCACTTATCACTATGTCCTGATAGTGTTGCACCGTTTTTACTTCTGAATGTTCCAGGCATAAAAAAATCCCCTAATGTCTATAAATTTATTATAAACATATTTAGGGGATTAGTCTATCTTCTTTCAATGAATTTGTTGTACTGTTCATGCGTCATTAGATTGAGTATGTTATCTTTAATAACGATCCTTTCGTTACGTGTTACGTCCAGTACTCGAAACAGTCCACAACCTAACTTTCTTGCATGTACAGATCCACCAGCATAACTTTTTACAATGTCAATTGCTTTGTTTAAGATTTTGTCTTGTACTTTAAAATGCAATCTCAATTGTATATCTTGAATCATAACGCGTTTCATAGATACACTCTTTAAGGGGCTTGTCAAGCCCCCTGTGATTGATTTTAAGCGGTTTTCGCGATTGACATAGCCAGACGGATAGGCATCATATTGCGGCGGTACATGACGCGTACACGCTTGTTATTACCGGTAGTCAGTGTTTGTTCACCGATGATCCCGGCGATAACCTTACGCACTTCCTGTACTGCAACTTTCGCAACTTCAACAACTTTCTTTTCAACATTTGAAGTTGGATTTAAAAACTTAATTTTGGTTGAAACGTCAACCTTTTTTGCTGGCACTACGTCAACTGCTTTCAGTGCGGCGGCCAGGTTAGCAGAAGGTGCGGCATGTTTCTCAACAACAGGTGCGGCAACTTCTACAGCTTCAGACAGTACAGCCCAACGGCGTCCATCTGCTGCATCTTTACCAAAGTCTTTGACTTTGCCGCCGTTCTCTGAAGCGAAGTTACGGGCGATGGTTCTGGTAGCGAAGAATTCAGTTTTCATTTTTAAATCTCTCTTAGTGGTTGATGTAAGTATTATAACTTAACTGCTGATTGATGCAAGTACTTTTTAAATTTAAATGTAATTATATTTGCTAACGTAAACTTGAATATTGTTTGACAATTCTTCCAGCATTACGCCTGCATCTTCGCCTTTATAGTTACAAAGTAATACAAAGCGAATACCATTATCTAACAGGTCATCAGCGGTTGAATACATAGCCTCGACTGCTGATCTATCTTCCATGTAATCACTTTCCATTAATTCTTGATGTTCTTCAGAAGTTAACGGAATATAAGTACCCGCCGCGATTGCTAATGCCTCTGCAACAACTTCGCGATACTCTCTGCGGATTTCCATTGTTTGATGTGGATCATTCGCGGACAGGGTATCACCGAGCGTGAACGATTCACGGCTTTTGTAAACACCTGAATAGATCTCATTAGCAGCGGCTAAACATGCGTCGATACCGTGAGTACTTTCAAGTGCTTGCAGTGCTTCAGACAGTTTCTTAAGTTGCATCTTCTTACCCTCTGTGCGTTTCACCGTGAACCGCTTCAATAGATACATAATAGTCCTTTCCCTAATCGAATGCAAGTACTTTTTAAATCGAAAGTATAATTTTTGATTTAAAAAAAAGCCTCGACAATGCGAGGCTTTTCTGTATTACTTAAGACTTACAAAAGGTACTGACGAACCAGGAACGAACTGAGTAGGTAACACGCCGTCCCACTTGTCAACCGCTGCTAGCTGTACTAGCTGAGGATTGTTGTTTAGTGCATCTGCTTTAGCTTTAATTGCTGCTGCATCTGCTTCACCTTGTAGGCGGGTAGCTTGTGCATCTGCTTTAGCCTGTGCAACTTTTGCATCTGCGGCAGCTTGTGCGTTAGTTACCTGGATCTGTGCGGTAACTTTCGATTCTTCCCACTGCTGCTGGCGTTTAGTTACTGCGATCTCCGCTTGCATACGTTCTTCAATTGACTTTTCATAAGCCGCACTGAATGACAAGTTTTCGATCTGGACGCTTTCAATTAGTACCGGATAGTTAGCCATCGCTGCTTTAACCGCTAGGTTAAGATTGGTAACTAGCTTTTGGCGATCCTGTACAGCGGTAATTGCGTTGAATTGACCGAATACGTTTTCAAGTGCTTGCGGTACTTGACGATCAATTACACGGGCAACAAAGTTATCAATATTACCGAACTGGCTATAAAGCTCCCCAACTTTACCAGGTGGAATAGAATATGAAACTGAAATATTCATATCCGCTGGTTGCTGGTCGCGGGAATATGCCTGAGTTTTTGGATAAGATTTACTTTGTCCAGAAACTTTAACTTCTACTACTGAATCAACAAACGGTTTTTTCCAGTGGAAGCCGGGATCGGCAATACCAGTTAATTTACCGTTAGTAAGAATTACAGCACGATCTTGCTGGTCAACAGTGAACCACGATCCACCAGCTACACCTAGTCCAATTAGGACTAGAATTACAATAACACCCATACCCAAGTACTTACCCATTGTAACGCCTCTTAAGTTAATTTACCATCTTTATTATAAAGAAAAGAAGGAATATCCTTCCTGTTTAAATCGACAACAAAACTACTATCGAATTCTTTTGCATATTCAACAGCCCGCTCTTTAGTCATAGGCGAACCATCAGGAGTATTAGCCGCTTTATCAGCTTGAATAGTACAGCGAGGATAAAGATCATTCTGGCTGCTTCTGTACTTTTCGATTGGTTGTACTGGCTGAATTCTCATTTTTTAATCCTCTTAAGCAAGTACAAACATTCTAATACGGTTTGTCTGGATAGTCAATATCAAAATGTTCTTTAATTGACTTTAAATTTTTAAATCTTGTTTTACCAAATTCCATCATAAGCATGATAAACGGATAAGCAACACCCCACAAGCCGGATTCGATACACGCGTGGAGCATAATAGCAAGCTGTTTACGCCACGTAATGTACTCACCAAAATCCGTTACGATGGAAACTATTATACACAAAACTATAGTAACTGTAAACGCTACTGCATAACCAATTACTAAACGTTGTAAAAAGATTCTCATTTAAAAGTACTTCCCGTTAATGTCTTCTTTGTTGATGATAGTAGCGTTTTCACCCTTTTGCATATAGCTGTCAATGTAACGCTGTGCCTGGGCTGGAGTACTAAACAATCTAACATAGTTAGAGTTAAACGCTGGTTCTGCATTGCCGCCAACAAATGTACCTGATACTAATGATAACACGCCTGGTCTAAAAGCACTACTAAAAGAAATCGCAACTGACATTTTGTTTTACTCTCTCTGTTTCAATAAGAGCATGATACCATAATCTAATGATTGTGCAAGTACTTTTTAAATCGAAAGTATAATTTTAAATGCAAAATAGTTGTTGACAGACCACCAGCAATAGGGCATAATTATTACATAGACAGCGAAATGTCTTTGACCCATTGGGTGTGGAGTTTTACCTGTAATATATAATGATCGAATAAGAAAAAAGTACTCGCAATTAGCAAGTACTTTTTGATATTGTTTACGCGGCAGTAACCTGGTAATTTTGTCCCTGTACTGGTACTTTACCTGCCTGTTTCCAGCGGCAGATCTCTTGCTCCGCTTCGTGGCGTGTCGCCCAATCATTCACATAGTTACCAGTGAATCGAACGACGAAACGTTTTTTTCCTGAAGCGTGTCCGGTGAATTCAGCAGTGATAGTATAACGACGATCTTTCTGTGCCATGATGTGTATCTCTCAATTAATAAGGTTAGTTAAGTATTCAAGTACATTTAATAATACAGGTTGTACTTTATCCCAATTCATTAAAACCAGTACAGCGGCAATAAATCCAAATAAAAATTGCATTTTGAATCTCCTAGCCAGTAACTACATTATAAAGTACTCGCAGAATTAAGCAAGTACTTTTGTTAATGTTTTTACTTGCTGATTTCTACTAATGCATCAGCGTCGATGAAACCAACTACATTATAGCCAGCCAGGTTTACTACTGGCGTTTGATACTGTGCAATGTATTGAACGCTGGTATACTTGCCATAAACAGCAGCAATATACTCTTGCAGTTTTTCGTGAACATCAGCGGCGTTTTCGTCTTTGATAGTTACCGCCAGTACTTCAGCATGTCCGACAGTAGGCTGTACTTTAACAATCTTCAACATAATGTTTTTTCTCTCAATTAAAATGATAACTTAATTATACAGTACTTTCCGATTAGTGCAAGTACTTATTTTGTTTTTAAATGTACTTCTAATGCCTTTGTCATACGATTACGCATAACCTTTAACATTTGTCGCTTACATGATAACGCGGTCTTATCATCCAGTTTAGACAATCCTGGGCGTTTCATGGAATAACTTTGCAGTACTCGCCAATTGGGGCCGCGTATACTATAGATCCTACAAGTGATACGATCACTAATACAGTCGAATAAAACAACTAATGACCGTGTACAATACAACACTGAATGACTATCCGACATTATACAACCTCCTGTATATGGGGGATTGATAATCCCCCTCAGTTGTTAATCGTCTGGATTTTCTACATCATACGCGGGTTCAATCTTTTCACCCGTATGATCATCATAGAGATCATCATTTTCGTAATTCACTTCAACCCCGACGATATGCCACTGGCTATCATCTGGATCATTAAAGTTGACTTTATGATACTCATTGATAACAGTATCAATAGCCAGGCAACCGCCATCAGCCGTAATAAAGTACTGGTACTTTTCATAACCACCGGAATTGAATCCCCAATTGATGGACGGCGTACCGTCATCCAATCTGATAGCCTGGCCGATGAATTCATTTTCGAAATTGCTTTGAGTATTTGAAATCATTCTTTATTACCTCATCTCGTTTAAAGTAACTACATTATAAAGTACTTGCTGACATATTACAAGTACTTTTAATGTTTACTGATCCCAATATTTCTGCAAAGATTGATATGTAATTCTGTACTGATTAGCCGCAAGCATTAAAGCATCAGTTTCGGTTCTTTCTTCTTTTTGCATAAGATGCCAGGCATAATCACTAGCTAACTCATAACTAGATGAATCAAATTCTTCTTCTCTCATATATCCCCCTGTTGTTAAAGTAAGTACATTATAAAGTACTCGCTAATATACTGCAAGTACTTTTAATGTCTTTACCGATTAATGTAATATATCACAAAGAATATTATCACGCTTAATCGCTTCTTTAACGTAATAACGATAATGAGTAACCGCTGCGATATAAGTTTCGAAATCGTGATACTCAGTTTTACCATTGATTTGAGCAGTTACATAATAACCAACTTTAATGTGCTCACCGTGAAAATTAAAAGAATCTTTTTGAGTCAGTGCTACGAAATCCTTTTGAGTAGACAATCTAGCAACTTCAGTATCTTTTGAATCAAACTCACAAGTATCTTTGAATGACATTTTTCTTTCTCCGCTTCGTTTCGATATAAGTAATTATACGCGATTCTAGTTTATGTGCAAGTACTTTTTAAATTAAAAGTATAATTTTATTTTTTAACAGATACAGTTCAGCACCCTTACGGGTTTGACCGTTTCGCCGGATTAAGATAAGTATAGCAAAAGAGGCTGACTTGCGTCAACCTCTTTTTTCAATTATTCTTCTACCAGGTCGCGAACATCACCGCTTGCAATCCATAGCAGTTTAACATACAAATCATTGTCAGTTTCCTGGGATAATTCTTCCTCATCCCATCCACCAGTTTCTAACAGTACTGATACAATCGTTTCGCGTGGGATCGCCTGCAATGTTTCCAGGAAGTAAGGCAGTTCTGCTTTTACAGATTCCTCACAATCCCCTGCATGATGCATAGTATAGACCTGTTCCAGATCCCGAAAGGTAAACTCAATCTTTCCGCAAGATGACGTGAACCAGATGCTTTCATCTTCTGTTTCAGGGATAGCAACGTGATTTGCATCAGCGTTATGATCTGTACAATCATCTGCATCAATATGGTGCGATACGCCGTTAGCCAGTACTTTGCAACGTTCACCACATTCTTTACAATAATCAATTCTCATTTTGTATTCTCTCAATTAAAATAAGTCAGTAACTACATTATAAAGTACTCGCCAATAAGTGCAAGTACTTTTGATAATGTTTTTACGGATTAATCAATCCTTCAGCAATAACAGTATTGATTGCAGAAATGATACGATTGTCAGATAAACCCTGCTCGGAATCACTATTATCAATATATGCCGCGACAACACGACATTCTTCGCGATCAAGTCCGATATTCATATCGCGAGCTACATCACGAATATCATCTTCGTCCCACATATCAGCAACAATAACCATGTTTTTATTTGGATACATGGTTTCAAGTTGTTGAATAAGATCAGCAACGGTCATTGATTTATTGTCATATGCTTTCATTTTGTATTCTCTCAATTAAAAGTACTTCGGTTTCAGTAACTACATTATAAAGTACTCGCAGTAATAAGCAAGTACTTTTGATAATGTTTTTACGCTTCGTCTGCCATACTATCCACCAGCTCATAAACTGGATTTAACAGATCATCAAAGGCCGCATGATCACCACTTGCAGTATTTGCAATGAGATCTAACCCATCATTGCCGTTATTATAGATAAGCAGGATTGAACCGATTTGATAAGGATCATCTTTCTTTAAGACGCGGAGCCAATCCATACCGGAACTGTTAAGGGCTTCTTTGATTGTGGTAACATCACTTGAACGGCGTAACACAAACTCCTCACCGTCGAAAATGCTTACCTCATAGCCAGCAGCAAAAACAGTACTCAAAATGCAATCAATGATTCTGTTTTCTTTTTCCAGGAGTGCAGCCATAATATCCTCTCAATTAAAAGTAATTCGTTTTCAGTAACTACATTATAAAGTACTCGCTAATTAATGCAAGTACTTTTGTTAATGTTTTTACTTATTCAAATAACGATGAAAGTAATACATTGGGGAATGCTGACGATCTTTTGCCGCTGGCACTTTATATTTGCAGAGTTCGTATACTTTCTGCATCATCTGGATCTCAGAAGACCGCAAAGCATAGTATTCAGTGTTTTTAACATCAATCGCGAAATGTTGCAGTAGTAAAGCCCTGGCTGATTCAGCACTTAAGCCAGTGTGAAGAACGGCGGCTTTTTGTTCAAACGCCTTAAGCATTTCCTCGTTAGGCAGATTCTTACGAGGTAACGCATTGATCGTCGCCTTATGGAACTTTTTACCATTGGCTAACAGCAATTCATGTACTGACATTTCTTTGCCATTGAACAAGAAACAAAAACCGTTTTTATAACCTCTGACTTCTAACATAGTAATCCTCTCAATTAAAATTAACTAACTAAACAATATTGTATAGTACTATCACTTACTTTGCAATAGTACTACGGCAATTTATTCAGTAACTTCTACAGTCCATCCTTTACAGATACTGATATAATTAATCCAGTCCTGGTCATTCCATCGGGCAGTAGTTACACCTGGAACACTGAAGCGATAAAGGTTAGCCGCGAAAGCCTGTTCCTTAGTGTAAGGAATAGTATTAAGTACTTCAGCAATTGCCACCGGATCAATATTGCCCGCGTTTGCCTGGTTTTCGATTGCCTGGAAATGTTGCGAGTACATTGCCTTTTTGTAATGTTCCATTACTTTAAGTGACAGTACATCCAGAGCACCATTTGAAATCGCCATATTAAATCCTCTCAATTAAAATTAACTACTCAATAAGTTCATTATATAGTACTCGCCAGGTAATGCAAGTACTATCGAACTACTTAGAGATCTTTTTTACGCTTCACATCATTGCAGTTATCAAAATATGGAATTGATAACATGTTGCACAATGTGTAAAGAGTACGCACACGAACATTATCAAAGTCGATAAAGTTTCCTTGTACTGCTTCGCGGAAAATAGTATAGCCAGTGTATTCGTACTGATTACCATAGCCGCACATTAACTCATTGCGTACTACATCGATCCAGACCTGTTCACCTTCAGGCCGGTTATAGTGGTTAGCGTTTAACTCGTTTGCCTTTTCCACATCAACCAGGCAGGAAACGTAAGTACTATGATACGTTACGCCTAAAGAATCAGTCCAGCGATTACCAGTCAGAGTAATGCCCTTGATATCTTCCAGGGTTAAACGTGCAATTGTGATTCTAGTATCTTTGTCCATCTGGTAATCCTCTCAATTAAAATTATGTTTCCCGTTTCGATATAAAAGATTATACGCGATTCTAATTTATACGCAAGTACTTTTTAAAAAGAATTTATAATTATATTTTTTAATGGGTATACCTCTGCACCCTATGGGATACGCCATTTCGCTGGCTTGTAAGTACTATAACAAAAGAGGCTAACTTTCGTCAACCTCTTTTTTGAATTATTTTTTGCGGTTTAAAATACCTTTGCAGTTATGCGGATTACGACATTCACATAACCAGCCTGAAGTTCCGCCAACATAACGAGCAACAGGACATAACGCGGCGTTCTCTTTTGTGAACAAAGCAAAGCCTGTCATAGTGACGCCTCACGATTAAAATCATCTACTGCATTACGTGAATAATTTTCGGTAAACAATTTTACAGTATCATCAAAGCAAGTTCTCGCTTTATCCAGTTCTGAAAACATTTGGAACAATGAACCATATTGTACTTTAAAGCCGGTTTTTAAAGAAACCAGTTTAATGATACTGCTACCAACTTTAATATTCGCTAAGGTTTTAGCCATTTTTTTAAATCCTCTCAATTAAAAGTAACTTGCTTTCGATATAACTAATTATAAAGTACTCGCAGAATTAAGCAAGTACTTTTGATAATTAATTAGATCCAATCCGCCGGATCTTCTTCGCAGACATAAACAACATCATCATTCACCAGGTTAGCGGCTAATTCAACGTCGCCGCGTAACTCGTTTGTTTCGATAGTGATTGACGACATAGAAACATCGTGATTCTTTTCGTCATTGTAAAGCCTGGCCGGATCTGCTGCCAGTACTTTGACACTGCCAGAAAGTACCATCATATCCAAGACAGCTAACATAGTTGACGCCGATTTAGTATACAGTGTTACAATGTTCATAAAACCTCTCAATTAAAAGTAACTGCTTTCGATATAACCCATTATAAAGTACTCGCCAGGTAATGCAAGTACTTTTTGATAATTAATTATAGATACTTTTCAGGGATAGAATCTTGCTGAATGATTTGCTTTTCAGCCGCGAGTTCTGTTACAAACTCTTTGAGCTTTTTAAAGTACTTGTCATAACCCGCGATGATCTTTGCCGTATCGCCTTTAATCTTGCGTACTGAAACTTTGCGGCTTTCGGCGTACATGTGCGGCTTCTCAGTAATACAAGTTACCCATACGCCATCGAATTCAATTTCTAGATCCTGGAGTTCAACTTCTGAATCATTAAACTTGATTCCTTTGTGAATGTATGAACGAAACGTAATAGGATCATTGGCTCTGATTTTTGCGGAAACATCCTCAATATCACCAATCAAACCGCAGAAGATTGCAACACCGCCGCCTAGTGCTAGTGGGCTGATACGAATACTTCCATTAGGAAAGTACTTGTGAAACGCGGTAGTTACTGCTGCCTGGAGTTCGTTAGCTTTCATGTTATGTTCTCTCAATTAAAAAGTTACTGTATAACTAATTATAAAGTACTCGCAGAATTAAGCAAGTACTTTTGATAATTAATTATTCAACCGTACCCGCCAGGATCTCGCCTACGCGATCAAGTTTAAAGCGGTCAACAAAGTTCCCTTTGTCAGTTTTCATCCGGCACATATACCAGGCATCACCTTCAAACACATAACGAATAATGTTTTTGTTTGCGTGAAGAAACATAAACCACGAATCAGTAGTTTGTGGCTCTGTGCCTTTTTCACCACGATCACGCCCATAAGCTACCGTACAACCGTCAACGCGGCTTGCGAAAGTGTGACCGTCTGGACACTCAATTGATTTATCCAGTACTGACAGATCACCCAGGGCGATTAATGCTTTTGCACGTTCTGCATCGTTGTAATGCTCTACCAACATGCGGCCAGTGTGACCGATATAGCCATCATAGTTTACAGATGACCAGGTTACATTTTCGCCGTCTTTGATTGCAATGATTGCTGGAGTACCCATTTTTAAATCCTCTCAATTAAAAGTAACATCGTCTCGTTTCGATATAAGAGATTATACGCGAACCAATGTTTAAAGCAAGCGATTTTTAAATTAAAAGTATAATTTCTTTTTAAACAAAATCGTTGCTTTCTGTCAGTACTATATGATACTATTTCTGCGTGGTGCTCTCCTGTCGCCACTGCCTGAGATGATATTCGCTTGCTGTGCTTCGTGGGTAAAATTTTTACCCACTTTTTTTATCTGTACCTATTGACACCACCAGCCAAATAACCGATAATGTTATCAAGACGGCGAAACGTCCTTACCCATAGGGTGCGGAGCTATATCTTTAAAGTACTAATTTTCTTACGGGTATTCCTCCGCACCATATGGGCTACGCCTTTGTCTCGGCTTGTAGGTATTATTGCATTTTTCGGGGATTGAAGTCAACCCCCGATTTGTAAAGATTAATAACTTTCAATCAAACGTTCTTGAATGTTAGTTATTACAATATTTTCAACACTTAGTTCATCAGGATAGTTAATCCCATTATGACCGGCGGAGTTATCCACTACTGCCAGTGTAGGATCACGTTCGACTAGTGCTGCAATATCATCAGAAGATGGTTTATGCTGGTCGAAATCAATGATTGACCACACTACACTAACAACATCTGAAGAATCAGTAATCTTTTCTTCAAAGGCTTTAAGATAATCTGTAAATGTTCTCATTTAAAAGTTACTCTCTTTTGTTTGGATGCACTTATATTATAATACTACTTCAGAAGGTGCAAGAACATTTTCAAAGTATTTGATTAAATTGCAAAGTAGTTTGTAACGTAGTTGCCCCTGGTGGGAATCCATCACGCACACATTACGCTGTAACCAATACAGATCGCGGGCTTTCAAATAGTCGCCGGTCATTTGATATTCAACCGGATAATCTGGATTAAGCCCCATTTCTTCAAATACTGGCTTAAGGAATTCGTCATCAATTCCAGATTCTTCACTGTTAGGAGTGTGGGCGAATACGTGCCAGCAGATACCATGCTGTCTGGTTAGGTTGAATGATTCACCGTTGATAGTGGTGTAAGTAACATCACGATCTAAACAGTCTTTCATTGCTGTCAGTACATTCAAAACCAGTTTAGCTTGTTCGGTGCGTTCCATTGTCTAGCCTCTTAATTAAAATTGTTTCGTTTCGATATAGAGAATTCTACACTACTCGAAAGATTAAACAAGTAATTTTTAAAACTATTTTAAAACTCTCTCTAATCCATTCTAAGCGACTTTTCTACTAACCCTTATAACTTCAACGATTCAGCGTTAAAAGCCCCGCTAATTGGTTTACAGGGAAGATCTATAGCATATCCTACCTGCTTTAGAACTACATAAGCCGCCGATTGTAGTTTAGTATTCCATGCCATATCATAGATCCGGCGTTGCTGTAGTTGCCCGCCAACCACAAAGGCTAGATAACCGCTAGGGCATTTCTCCGCACGTCCTCTGTGATCCTGTCCAGTAGTGGTCATCGTCTTTGCAATACGCGTACCAGGATCAATAAGGCTTGATAGTGGTTTTAGTTTCATAGGCGTTTAGTCTCAATTAAAAGGTATAGTCTAAAACGCTCTGTAATCAATTCTAAGCGTTTCTGATAGTACAATGCTAAATCGTATCGCTGTACTATCAGAAAGGCTTAACGGGGCATTTAAGCCCCGTCTAGCTTTACTACTTCACCTTATGCCGCTGATTTTTCATCTTTGCGGTACTTAGTGATAAAGGCTTCACGGTCGAGGCCGCTTTCTGATACCAGGTCTTTAAGTTCCTGACTCATGTTACCTTTTTCCGGCATATCGTAATCTTTGCCGCCGACAGTAACAGTTACGCGGTTGTAAGTGCTGTTAGTGTTGCTGCTGGCTGCTTTCAGTTTGCCCGCTGCCGCTGCTACCGCCGCTTGTGCTACTGCCAGATCCACGCCGTTTTCAGTCAGAAGTTTAAGCATTTTCTTGCCTTCTTCTTCTGCTTTCTGGCGGGCTTCTTCTGCCAGGCGATCACGTTCTTCCTGTGCCTTGATGCGGTTCGCTTCACGCTCTTTTTCCTGGCGTTCGGCTTCTTCTTTCTGGAACTGTACCGCCGCCGGAATCGCTTTAGCAGTTGCCGACAGAATTTTAATAATCAGTGCAGTATCGGTCTGCTTATCAACAAAGTATTGTGCCAGGTTGTTTGCAACGGTGTTTACGTGATCCGCTACACCTTCTTTGTGTTTTGCCAGAACTTCTTTAGAATGCGTTTGGCCTTCTTCTGGTGCTTCCAGAACTGGAGCCTGTGCGAACAGGATTGAGTTTAAAGTAACTTTTGGTGCTTTAGAGTTGTTAGCCATGATTTTGATTCCTTTAAGTTTAAGTTTAATTTGTTTGGCCTAGTTGTTTCGGCTTAATTAAAAGATACTGCATTTATTTCTATCGGTCAACTACTATTTTCAACTTTCTAGAAACTTTTTTCGTTAATCATTTGGCGGTAGATAGGACACTAACAGTTAGTTAGCCTTTATAACGCTACGTTGCCTTTCCGGTCATACGCTGAAACAGTACAATCTATTCTTGCCCTGTTTCCGTTTCCTATCATCCGGCGAACCTTACCACCTCCTGATAACCAACATTCTACACTTTCCTTTCTAACTAGCAAGCACTTTCTCAAAACTTTTTTTCGTTCTATCCGAAAGAGAGTTTCTATCGTTGGGACTTGCTAGCCAGGTTTTTAAAGAGCGGTGTTTCGTGTTGATGTGGTAATAGTACACTAACCAAAAAACTACGCAAGCACTTTCTTATAAAAACTTATAACTTTTTTCAGTACTCTGTTTTCTTCCTTTATACGCGTAAAAGAAAACTACAACTCATAGGACGCATTCACAGCCCTTTAAAGTACAAAGACACGTAAACGCCAGGCCTTTCCTTATCCCTCTTTATAATGCGTTCCAGCCCCTTCTATATAGAAGAAACTATTTTCAATCTTTTTAAAGAAAATGCTTGCTTCTCTGATTCAGTACTGTATAATTACTTACATCAGAGCGAAATCTGTTATCCCATAGGGTGCGGAGATCCGTCTATTGCTTTTTACTTTTTCATCACACAGATCGCCGCACCCTATGGGCTACGCCTTTTGTCTGGCTTATAGGTATTATTGCATAATTAAATCAGTACTGTCAACAAAAAAGATTTTTAAAATAATTGTTGATCTCCTCGCTGGTTATGTTATTATTATTCCGTCAACACGAAAAGACAGCTACAGATTCTGCCTGGTATTAACCAGACGCGGAAGGGGAGCTAATGGGAAAACGCCGGAAAAAAGCGTTTAGCCGTCTAAACGTCCAGATGGTCAGCCGTCTAGGGGTCTAGCCGTTTAGCCATCTAAAAGGCCGGAGGTCTACACGTCTAGAAGTACAGCCATCTTTACATCTACACTGCCAGAAGTCTATCCATCCATTGATAGCAGATAGGGATAGTACACCCAAAATTCAGGGATAGTACACCCAAAATTCCACCAGCGATTATATACATCTTTTCTGTACTATTGTCGCTAGGAGTATTCTTACTCAAAGATTAATAGTACTTAAGATATGCCCTGTCACATTTCTGTAACTACAGCAAGAATTATCTTAAGTACTATTCAAGGATACGTCCAGTTACTTTCCATTAACTCAGTACTAAGATTCCTGAGCAAGCAGTTGTCAGTCAAGATTGAACTTCGTACATTACGAGGGGAATCGCGTTGTACCGCTGTTTCAAGTAAGAACCATCCTGGTTAATCCTCTCCACAACGTAGAACTATTCTAACAGAACAGATTTAAACGTCAACCTTTATCTCCACAATTTCCTCACATTTTATTATTTCATAGTACTGATACTTTGACCAGTACTGTGATTATCACCATCTCCAATCTAAATTTAAAACTAAGCTGAATTCACGGTTCCTTTAAACATTTTTTGTACTTTTGAAGATCCAGCAAAAATCTCGAAGGTACTCCAAATTTTTTAGGATCGAGTTTTTAGTTCACCAACCTTCCAGATTTTTCCCAACCTCATGTTAGCATTTTGAAAAAAGGTGCGTGATACAAAAAGTGCTATTGTCATTCGACTTCAGGAAGAGATATAGCGGCAGGGGGTAACAGTACTGAATGATAGTAGGTAGAACTGAATGATAGTAGGTAGTACTGTTATCGTGCTATCCTGTACTATCCTGTACTATCCTGTACTATTGTATGTTATGCTTTACCTTCTATTACTCCAAGACATATACATATTCTAGTAATATTAAAGTACTTTAAACATTAATGTTAACCTTCGTAAACGCGATATAAGCGTGTTTGAATCCTGTCGATATCGCAATGCATATCTCCATGAAACAAACAGAGGCTGTTATAGAGCGTTGTAGAGCGTTATAGGGGGTATTTGGAGTATGTTTTAGGAGTTATATATGGTTCAGGATATATAGTTGGAGGAAGTACTTTATATAGTTTAGTTATTATCACAGCCTGTTCTTAGGAGTGGGCTTTGTTGTTTTTGGGTAAATACGTATAATTAATAAAAACTAGGGGGAGATTTATATGTTTCCATTTCCAATTATAAGTAGCTTACGAGAAAAGAGTACTTACAGGATACAAAAATTTGTTGCTGGTGCTACCCATATAGCTGTACTTGGTACTAATGGTGAGTTATATACTAGGGGAAATAACACATGGGGTCAGTTAGGTAGTACTAGTTATGGTAGTTCTAACAGTACATGGCAATTGAGTTTAACGAATGTATCGTCGGTATTTGGCACGAAGTCTTATAATACAATAGCAATAAAGAATGATGGTACTGTATGGTTTTGCGGCAAGATTCCTGCGAATGCTAGTATATTTGGATTTACAGGTACTGGAAACTCAGCTAATTCATGGACTGAGATTACTAATTACATTCCATTCAGTCCAAGTAGTATAAAGGATTTCCAGGTTGGATATAACATGACGGCGATTGTTACTACTGATGGTTTGTTATGGTTTTGTGGTACGAACAATTACGGTCAGTTTGGTTTAGGTAATACAGTATCAAAGACTACTTATACGCAGTCTCCGGTTACTGGAGTGAGTACTTTACAGCTTATGCATCCATTAGATACTACACAGGATGTTATATCATATATTGACACTGCTGGATTATTATGGGCATGTGGTAATAACACTACTAAGCAGGTAAGTTCATTGAGTACTTCATCATTTACAACATTTACGAAGATGAGTTCACAGGTATTTAAATCTGGAGTAATAGCTAGTAGGACGAGTTGGTATGTAGCATCTAATGGTACTGGATTATTTTGTGGTAGTGCATTTACATTACAGGGAACAAACTCAGGAATATTAAATTTATATTCAGCGACTGGTAATAACTCAGGTTCATTATCGAATATTACTGGAGTAACTACCAGTGGAGTATATGGTCTTAAGACTGATAACAAGTTCTATGAAAAGACATTTTATTCTGGCGGGAGTACTGAATCTCCGTTAATGAACAATCAATCTAACAATGCTAACTGGTTATTACAGCACACTATGCCTGTAAGCACTGGAGTATATACAGCAATGGAGATGGGCTGGAGTAACAATGCATATCTTTTATTTCTGGATGGGGATGTGCAATTTGTTTATGGTATTGGTTTAATGACTAGTACTCCGACGTCTTCAGTATATGAAGCTATATCAATTCCAGATTTCAAATAGGAGAAAGAGAAATGTTACCATTTAGTATAATGAGTCAGTACGGGAACGTAGTGGTCAGGGATGATTACATACGTTTTGTTGATGAATTAAGGAACGACAGTACTAATAAGTTAGTTACCGGAAATGGGTCTTATAGTGCGATTAACACGAGTACATACAGCAGGATATACATGTTTGGCTCAACCATTGGTGGTAGTACTATGTGGGGAACGCCTTATGGTTCTAGGATGACATGGGACAGTTCATTTGGACATGCTATACAGCATTGTTTTCCTACGCAGGCATTATACAATGATTTCATTGCTAGTACAAACGACAGCAGGGTAGTATGTTTAGTACGTTCAGCTATTACTTCAGGTTCTAATTATATAAGCTTGTCTAGGAATGGATATACCAGTTCTACCTATGGTACATTTAATGGATTAACGGTAGATCAGTTCATTTATTATGATCCTAACAGTGCAAGGGTTATGACATATAATCCGGGTACTATTAGTACCCCCACGTTCTATTACACTTAAGGAGATAGAGAAATGTTACCATTTTCAATTATAAACAAATACGGGAATGTAGTAGTTGAGAGTTCTATAAAGAAAATGACTGCTTCATCTCAAACAATAGCAATACTATACACTAATGGAAATTTATACATGCGTGGTACTAACCAGTACAATTCATTTGGAGTTACTGGTGGAAGTACTACAGATTGGACATTATGTAAGAGTGATGTTGATGACGTATGGTGTGGTCATTATCACACTATAGTTAAGTTAAAGAATGGTGAGTACTGGTGTGCTGGTTTTTACCGTTCATTGGGTACTAACTCAGGTACTACCACATGGGCTAAGTATCAGAAGTTACATGATTTACTGACCGCGAACTCTACATTGACTATATTACAGATACAGACTGGTCAGCAGGGAACGCACGTACTGTTATCGAATAACAAGTTATATTCTATTGGATATAACGCGACTTATTGTTTATTACCTGCATCTGCTGCGGGCAATGGTGCATCAGTACAGACCTTTACTTTATCCTATACTGGAGCGAAGAAGGTATGTACAAATATAAACGCAGGGATGATAATTACTACTGCGAATAAGTTAATGGTAATGGGTTCATCTGACAACTACAAGTTAGGTTCAGGCAATGGTACTTTAACTGCTTGGACAGCGGCGACGTTGCCGAGTGCTTATCCATATGTAATAGATATACACGAGGGATATCGAGATACATTAGTATATGCTGCACCTGACAGTACTGGAGCGAACGCAAGGATATTAATGTCGGGATACAATGGATATAACACATTAGGTTTAAATCCTAATACTGCTTCTAGTACATTGCAGACATATACAGCGAGTAACGTTGCGACTACAGTATTAAGTTTTGGTACAGGTTGGATGGGTTTAACTTATCAGGGATTTTATGTTGATGGTACTACATTATATACATCAGGTGTTAACGGAGCGAACATAGGTTCTAAGACAGATAAGATTTCTGGATATACTGCTGTTCCATTTACAGATACACATACAGGAACGATTGACAGTTTTGGTATATTAGGACTGAGTAACAGTAATGCGTGTACGTTTGTGTTATCTAATAATAACATATATGCTATTGGTGTGGCTTCGTGGTTAGGTACTGACACATATACATTAACAAGACAGAACAAGCCAGAGTGATTTAAATAGCCTGTTAATGATAAACGGGCTTTTTTGTTTTTGGGGTAAATACGCATATTAATAATAATAAAAGTAGGGGAGGATTTATGTTGCCATTTAGTATAATGAATCAGTACGGAAACAATATAGTTTTTGCTAAGATAAAGAAGATTAGTACTGGTAATAATCACGTAGTTGTTCTTGGTCAGGACGGCACTCTTTACGGAAGGGGCAGGAATACCAATGGTCAATTGGGATTAGGTGATAGTAATAATAGGGTTGATTGGACTGAGCTACGTACTGGTGTCGATGATGTTTGGTGTTCTGAGTTTGGAGTATTGATAAAGAATAGTGATGGTACATGGATGACTAGTGGTATAATGAGGGTTATGAATTCATCTGCTAGTACTATATTTGTTGATTGCACCACGGCTTTTAATACGTTACCTGCTGGTGTGGCGATAAGACAGTTAGTAGTTTCATCTAGGTGTATAATGGTATTGCTCATTGATGGTACATTATGGGGCGTGGGTGAAAATGCATACAATGAGCTTACGGGTACTGGAGCTAAGTATGGTGCATTTCAAAATTTAGTTACACCTAGTACTGCTGTTAAGATATTTGGTGGTTATCAGTCAATGGCTTACATTGACAGCGAAGGTAAATTTTATTACACAGGTATAATAAGCGGTACTAACACATCAGGTGGAACTAGTGTTTCTTCATTTACATTATATACACCTGTAGGTACTACTTATACTGTAGTAGATTTCAAGGGCAGTCAGAGCGGTTGTTTTTTCTTAGTACAGAGGAATGGTATATATCAAATTTATACTGGTGGTTCTGAGTTTTTTGGACAATTAGCTAACAATGCAAACTCCAGTAATGTTAGAGCACCTGCTGCTGTTGCTAGTATACCTTTCACACAGCCTATATATAGTTTTTACAGTGGTTATGCATATTATTCACAGCATGTAGTTACTTCTGATGGTGTGTATGCAGCAGGGCAGAATAATACTAGTGTATACATAGGTAACTTAGGATTGGGTACAACAACAAATGCATTAACATATTCTATATGTCCATTATCTAATATAGAGGATTACAGTAAAGTACAAGTACATCATTGTTTTAACAGGACTTACTTATTATATGGTGATAATCTTTATGCTTCTGGTATGGACACGACTTATTCTAATATAACTCCTAGTACTACGTATGTAATAGATTCGCCTATAATTTAACTATACCAATAATGCCTATTCTTCGGAATGGGCTTTTTTGTTTTTGGGGTAAATACGTATATTAATTAATAAGGAGATAATAGGGATGTTACCATTTCAGCCATTATTAGTATATGGGAATACTATAATACCTAGCACGAAGAACGTTAAGAAGTTTGCAGTATCGGCGGATTCTGGTACTGGAGTACTGATATTATATAGCAACGGCGATTTATATGCATTTGGTACGAATACTAATGGCAAGTTCGGCACAGGCTCTACTACTGCTTTAACCACATGGACATTGATTGCTAGTAATGTTCGATTGTTTACGTGTTCACATAATTGTACAATAATTATAAAGAAAGATGGTACTGTATGGTATTCCGGTTCAGTAGATGGTATATTTTCGAATTCGTTTGGGTATTCATTTTCTACAGTATCATTATTCACAGATATGACTTCTGCGTTTAGTCAGTTCGATATACCAGGAATTAAGAGTATAGATGCATATGAGGATTCTGGTTCTCGTTGTTTTATTATCGACGGTTCAAGTCAGTTATGGGGTATTGGATCTAACCGGTACTATGCATTAGGAACGGGTTCTAGTACTGCGTATGCTAACTGGACTTCTATTGTAAATGGAGATAACGCACGTAAAGTACATATTGGTTTACAGGTTACATGGATAGAGAAGAATGATAATACTTTCTGGAGGGCGGGATCTAACGCGTTTGGTACATTAGCTTTCTCATCGTCATCTGCAACTTCGATGAATTTTACGCAATATACTTCAGTTAACGCCACCGCGATACAGTTATCGCAGTACAACTTAACTATATTAGTCCAGGATGGAACATTACGTTTATATGGAATAAGTTCAAGTGGACAATTAGGTAATGGTAGTACATCAGGTGGTACATTCTTATCACCATATACACCTAGTTTAACATCTGTTAGGGGATTATCCGACAGCACAGGTGGATTATACAGTACTTTAATCAAGGGTGGTATAAGCACATACAGTACTGGAGCGAACACTAATGGTATGTTAGCTATAGGTAGCGGTACTGCACCGACTTCATTTACCCAATCATTTACTGGAGTAATGTCTAATTTGGATTATGCTAATTTAGCGTTTTATACTTTCGGTTCTGGTGCATCATATGCAGTTATTGATGATGAGGTATATGCTTCCGGTTCTGCTGCAATGACTTTATCTAGTACAGCATCAGTTACATGGACATTGATGACTACTCCAAATTCTGTTTTGTGGGGAAATGCTAAGTACGTAAGTACATTAAGCAACATCAGTACTACTACACCTAACATGACGAGATATAGTCACAGTCGTTGTCGATATGGTAATGATAAGTTCATTATATATGGTGGATACAATGGTTCAATACTTAATGACATTAACATATATGATGCTAATACAGAGACGTGGAGTTCGGTGCCTGTTACTGATACTACACAAGGGCGATTTGGTTCTGGTATAACAGTATATCAGGATAAGTTATATGTTTTTGCTGGTAATAACACTAGTAGTGGAACTACTAACACGATGTACAGCGTAGATTTAGTTACAGGAGTATGGACGACACTAACTACTACAAATACTCCGGCTTCTCGGTCGCATGTAAGAATGTGTACGATTGGTAGTATAATATATGTATGGGGTGGTGAGGGTTATAGTTCTTTCTATTCATTTAATCCAGTAACGAATGCGTTTACTACATTAACGAATTCGCCTATTACATCTAACATTGATTCTGATATGGTAACTGATGGTGTAGATGTTTATGTTAACGCTAATAATTTCACATGGACTAAGTATGATGTTAGTTCTGGATTGTGGTGTACATTGGCGACTAAGCCTAGTAGTTCAGCAATGAAGATGACATATTCTAATGGTAACATATATGGTAGTGTGTCAGCGGGTACTGGATTATACGTATACCGAATTGCTAGTAACATATGGACACCGATAAGTTCAGTGACATTACCCAATACATCCAGACAGTGTTTAAGTTCAGGTGCTGGTAAGGTATACTACAGTGGTGGTGTTAATTCTTCCGCAACATCAAACTTCTATAAAATTGAATAAGGAGAGGGAAATGTTACCATTTTCAATTATAAGTAATACAAACGTTATCCCAAAGGTTTCAATACAATCATGGGATGTAGGTAATAATAATATTGGATTAGTTACCTCTAGTGGTGATTTATATTTCACTGGTGATAATACATATGGTCAGTTCGGGAATGGAACAACCAGTCCAAGTACTGGAAGTTGGATAAAAAGTTCAATGACTGGAGTACAATCGGTATGGATGTGCAAGGGTTACACTACTGTCATATTAAAAAACGATGGAACAGCATGGTATTGTGGTAGAATACAATCAACATCAATATCGTTATTTGGTGTATCTGGTCAAAGTTCTGGTACGTATTCTAACTGGATACAAATAACTTCAGGATTACCAGTTACTGCAAATTTAATTAAGCAGGTTTTCTTGTGCGGTTATTACACAATTATAGTAACCATTGATGGATTATTATACATGAGTGGTGTTAATTCCGTAGGTAATTTTGGCAATGGAACTACTAATGGAACTTCAGCATTTACACTAATTCCGTTTAGTCAAACTACACCAGTACAGAAAGCTATTGGTACATCTAATGTAACATTTAACGGTAGTTATGCATGTACTACTATATTAACTAAAGACGGAAGGGTGTTCAATGCAGGCAACAACTATTATTTAAAATGTTTTAATAACTTCAATTACCGAAGTTACAACTACACTTCATTTCAGGATAGCGGACTGACTGGTATAGTAGATATAGATGCGGAAGAACAGTTTTATGTTAGTACTACATCTGATGGTGGGTTGTGGGCGACTGGTTATGCAGGAAATTTAATGTCCGGTAATTCGTCAATGAATACCAGGTTCGCAGCTAGCGGTTATCATAAGATTGTCAGTACATTATATTGGGCATTTAGTCTAAACAATACTGGTACAGCCGGTTTCGGTTTAGGATATTCAAATGGTACTCCAATATTAAATGATAATACAGCTAAAACATCATTTGGAGTATTGGCTAATAAGGGTGCACCATCTGGTTTACCAACAGATATAAAAGCAACTTCTAACAAGAATATAGTTCTGTTATATAACACAAATGGAGTTGTTAAAATTTATGCAGTCGGGCCAATTGTAGGTCAGGGTAGTATTTCAAATGCTGGATTCTTACAAGTTCCTAATCCACCATTTTAATAAAGGAGAAAAATATGTTACCATTTCCACGTATATTACAGTACGGTAATACTGTAGATCATACGCCAAAAATTAAATATAACTTTTCTAACAGTACTGCTGTTAGTACTGGTAAAGTTACAGGTTCTATCAGTGGTGGTACATACTTAACAATTCCGGTATCTGGATATACTACTGGTATTATGGGTGCTACACTGACTTTACCACAAGCTATAGTACTTGGTACATCAGATTACAGTATTGAGTCTGTTTTCTATCTTAATACAACCGCGTCGGGTTATAGTCCAATATCTAATATTGGCACATATACTGGTATTAGATACGGTGATTCTGGATTTGGAAATAGATTACAGTTCGCCAGTTCATATGCTGGACCAACTACAGTTTACAGTACTGATAACACAAGGACTAGTACTTACCAGCAAGTAATTAAAATAAAAACCCAAAGAATATCTAATGTACTTAAAGTATATATTAATGATGTACAGGTTAATTTTGCAGTTGGACAAAGTAGTTCTTATACAAACAGTGAAATTGTAGATAATATATCAATCGGCAGTAATAGTTCTATTACATTTGGAGCAACAAATCTTGCTTTGATAAGTTGTACTATTGATTACTAAAACAAAAAACCCGCTTTCGCGGGTTTTCTTTTATCCACCATAACTATGTGAACTTGAACTATGAGATGATGATACAGAAGCCCTTGCAGCATGAGAGCTAACAGTACTCCCGAATCCACCCCTTGTTATAGTAGTTGTTACTGCGGGTTTAGGAGACAGTGCAGAGCGTGAAACAGATGTTGATCCTGAATGAGAGAAACTACCGAAAGAGTTTCCTTTTGCATCAACGAACTTATTATACATTGGAGAAGAACGATTCGAGCTTGAATACAAACCCTGGCTAGGATAGTTCTGACTTGAAGAACTAAAACCGTGCATTAAAGGGAACCACATAAAAGAACTATGTGAGCCGTTTGTAGTTTGCACATTGCTGGCTGTAGTACTTGCAGAGTTACATTGTCCCTGGCCGAACTCTTCTTCACAATCCGCTTTTGAATTGTACTTAGGAGCTTGCTGGCTTGAATTAGCAAGTGCATTCTGATAATCTAATGCACATCGGTTCTTCAATTCCTGGGTTTTAGCACTGTATTCACATTCCTGTACAGTTTTGTACACTGATACAGATTCCTGTTCATCGCATCCAGTTAGGAACAAAGATGCACCTGATATAGCTAGGAACAATGCACTGTACTTCCAGAAGGTGTGTACTTTTCTGAAGCGATTAAGGTTAATGTTTTTAGTACGTTTCATTTCTTTTTGTTCTTACCAAAAGTTTTCTTTTTCTTTGGGCGTTTAGTACTAACACGTCCACGTTCGTTGTTTGATTTAGATCCCCACATACTGGAGTTTCCACCCATTGCCAGAATCATTTCTTGTTCTAACGTAAGCATAATATCCTCTCTTAATTAAAAACCTGTACCTTCTGGTACAGGATAAGTTTTACTTAGTTTCTTCTGAAACTTTGGTTACGTCAGCGTCAGCTTGTGCAACCGGTTCTGCTGGAGTTGCTGCTGCTTCTGGTTGCTGTTGTGCATACGCAGCCTCTTTGATAGAGGTTTCGATTTCATTGATGATCTCTTTGTATTGGTCATATACAATAAATGCAAGAATGATAATTGTGACGACAACAATACTAGTCCATGATGACCAGATTAGACCGCATAATGCAAAAGGTACAACAACAAATGGTGTTTCAGAAATCTGGTCGATTACTTCACGTCCAGTACGTTTAGCTACTTCAACTACAATATCTTTTTCCACGTTTCACTTCCTCTTTGAATTTATGATAGTATTCTATATCTTTTTCGTTCAGGCGTCAATAAAAATTATAGTTTTTTGCGATTTAAAAAGTACTGTCGAATACAGTACAGACCTTTTCCTAATAGAATTGCTGACACTATTAGTAATCCCAATCCCAATCCTAATGCACCGATTGATAGATACGCAGCATGAACCAAATCGTTTTCGGTAATCCAGTCAACAATCAATCCAAATTCACATACAAGTACAAATATCATGAAAGGTGCAACAATTTCTGCTGAAGTATGCTTATCAAGGAAGTCGGAAACTATTGGAGTAAGTTTATCGATCCCTAATACCCAATCGATAATTAACAATACGTTCAGTACTAAGAACGCAACTACTACCCAATGAACAATAGTCAAATAAAGACCCATTACAACTTACCCCGTTTCTTCCGTAGACTTGCACGAAAATCTAAAATGTATATGATAGCAGTTGGTAATATAAAGATTAACCAGAATATAGTATAAATTGATAATGCTGGCCCAGATGACACACCAATAATAGCAATGATTAAACCGGCACTACCAAGTAATACTGTTACGAAAATATGAAAACCTGTAATATCAGACTGACATTCGAACCCTGCGATATAATTATCATAATAGTCTGTGCTGAAAAACCAACCCAATCCGTACCAGATATAAACGAGGACAGCCGCATAGAATGACAGACTATACAACTCATAATGTGCTGTGATAAAATTAACAAAAGAACCAAACATTAGCGACCTCGCTTAGTTTTAAAGTACTCACGTAATGAGAGTATTCCGTAATAGATATTCCCGCCTACCCAAATAATAAGAATTGCAAAAAGTACTAATCCGTGAGTTACTAACAAACCTTCATTGAAAGATTTATCTGGAACAAACAAAGATATACCAAGCAACCCGCTGATTATTAATGAGAAGGTAAGGAATATTGCGATGAATGCAGAATCAAATTTGTAGTAGTAGTTTGCACAAGTCAGCCAACCTATTGCAAGTACTATTGCAAATATTGCATCTAAGCAATAAAAAGAAAGAAATACGTTATACCATAAATCAGGTAACACAAACTTGTTCATTTCAATTCCTAACAATTAACTCCCCGAAGGGAGTTAACATTATAAAGTTTAAACTTCATTTATAAGATGGCGGCATTCACGAATCCAGTTCATGTAACTGATTAGTGAATTACGTTGTTGTAGTTTAGGATTGTTGCGGATACGAACAATTGCTTCATCCCATGTAATACTTTCGATTTTAAGCTCTTTAAGAATACGGCTACAGTAATTTGCACCTGCATCACATGCTCCAGCCCGACGAAGTAGTTGAGTACTGATCCGGCGGTTCTTAAGTGCGTTTCCAGTAAGACCTAATTTGCGGGCTTCTTCAGTGGTGAGAAACTGAATATAACGCAGATCATTTTTCTTTTTCATGATCTCAATACCTTCTTCAGTGAACATAAAATCCACTAATGCAGGTAACGTATTCTGAATTAGAACTGCATTTAACTGGCTGGCACTTAAACATTCAAGTGCATCCTGGACAGGAAAACTTTCTTGAGTCGTAGCAATGTAGTTTGCAAAGCGGTTTTTACCATAATTCTGTTCCAGAATATAACGCAATGATGAATATGGCATTTGAACATATTCGAAGATATTTTTATCTTCGCGATGCATATCAATTGCAAGATCGTTCCACTCATCATCTGAAAGTTTTGGAGTAGATACACGCTTGTTCTTAATAAGAGACTTAATTACAGTCGTGCTCATTTTGAACATGTTTTTAGAAAGTACTTCTTCAGAAACACCTTCCAAGTCAGAAACTTTCAAGCCTTTCCATTGAACGAAAGGAATAAGTGCAGCGTCAAGAGTTGCAAGAGTTGCGTCTTCAATTACTAATTTAATCATTTTAACGATGTTCCTAAAGTTTTACATTACGTTTATCTGCGAAGTACTTTCTTGATTTATGAAAGCCAAAGTACAGATTATATAGAAGTACAATTAACAAAGCGATTGTTACTAGTGTACCATAAACAGGTACAAATGCAATCAAACCTTTCCAGCCAACAATAATTACACCAGCTAATACAAGACCAGCAGTAATTGAAGAACTCACGCGATTAAAAAACGCATATGCTTCTTTGAACTTCGGTGATAAATTATTGTAGTAATTCGCACTAACCCAATACCCAATGAAGTAAACTACTCCAAAGATGATACCGCATAACGTGGCGAAGTTCAGCCAATAAAAAACAAAACCTAACATATCATACCTTATTTCTTTTTTTACCGAAGTACTCACGTGATGCAAAGAAACCGTACAACACAAGTGCAATTGCCAATAATATCATTGATATAAATGTGGCAACTCCAACTACTAAGCTGAATACATGTAAACCTGCATGGAAGTTTTCAAATCCCCAATTAAGTAATCCTACTTCCAATCCTACTGCAATGGTTACACCTTCAACGATACAATAGATAACTTTATAATGTTTGTTGAAGTTAGTGATGTAATCAGCATAAGTCCAATACCCAACCAATACAACTACCAGTATAACTACGTTAATACCTGCTAACGTATAAAAAATGTCATGCCACATACTATACCTTTTGTGAAGTTACAAACATACGTGCTGCATGTTGCTCCCACTTCTCAGGGAACTGCAAGTACAGACCAGCGATCTGAACCGGAAGACGCAAAGAAGGAAGACGCAAATTCGCACCATTTTTAAGCATGAAGTTCAGAATGCGGTCTGAACCTTCTTTACTAACACCTAAACCTTTAACGATGTTAGTTGTACGCATGATGTTCTCAATGTGAACCATGATACTTTCGTTGTCATGGATCTCCAGGTCAATGAATGCACCCCTGGTCATCAGTGCGTTTACGTGTGGAGCCATTGCAGATTTTGACTGCGAGATCTTCACAAGGTTTTTGTTGGTGATAAAGATAACCTTACCACAGAACTCGAACTGCGTAGGAATGCCGTTGTCAGCAAGCACACGTGACGAACTCATGTAAGTAATGATACGCTTATCATCTGACTCAAGAGACGCTTTCAGTAGGTTCAGCTTGTCCTCAGTATCGAACACGTCAACGTCATCCATCAGCAACACAGAGCCTAAATGACGGGCGTTATACAGAGCCTGATACAGACCTAAGCCAGTACACTTACCATTGATGTAATGATAGTTACACTCGCCCTTGTCGTGTGCTGCTTCCAGACGCTTGATGAGATTATGTGACTTACCTACACCACTCGCACCCGTCACGGTCATTGCCTTGATAGGGTTAAACGGATTCATGATGCACTCTACAGTGTCCATCATGGCTTCGAAGTTTTCAGCGATTCGCAGTTTCAGTACTTCACGGCGGCTCAACATTTTTGCGTCCTCTACATCTCTCAATTAATGACTAAATTATAGCGAGTTAAATTCTTAAAGTCAAGCCCTTCCATATAAAAATTAAATTAAATTTAGGATAGCTAACGATTGAATGAATACAAGCATCTTCCTTATATAATTAAACTATAGCCAAGTTGAACTTACTGAGTATCCAGTTAAACCAGGATACTTTCTTTTTAACTGGAATAATAACAGTACGTTGAGAAGGTACTTGTCCTTTCAACTTCATTTCATTACGAATTGCAGTATACTCAGTCTTAATCAAATTGTTAAGTTTGCCTGTTAACTTCTCCATACTCTTTGCAGTACGGTTATTGATTAGACCGTACTGTTTAGTTGGGCGTTCTATATCTTCACTGATACGAACTTGAAAGAGATGTACCAGCAAGTCGTTAATGAATCCATCCCAAGCAGTTGATGAAAGATTAGTTAAGTCGCTTAACTTAAACGGCATCATATGCGGAATGAAAGTAGTATGCTTAGTTATATGCTTAATCAGTGCTTGTTTATATAAAGCAGGCATAGTACTGTGATAGTTCAATGGTATTGATTTTGATACTTCTTTCTTAAATCCGTTCTTACTTAAATCCAGATACGAGAAGTTCTTTTTAACTTTATTAATCTCAGCAAATGGGTTTAAGTTCTTCTTAATACAATTATCGTACCAGCTTTTAAATTCAGAGTATTCAGCAAAGCGATTACCACGCATTTGATTACACTGATAGCACAACAGATGCTGGTTAGATACATCATTAGAACCTTCCAGCGAATTAAGTAAGTCATGATCTAATGTCATTGGCTTATCTTTATTGCTGTACATAACCATCCCATCTTTTGGTTCTAGACGGAAATGAATACCTAAACTACAACAATGACATTTGGCACCATCACGCATAGCTACTGTTATACGTTTGATTGCACGGTTTTGAAAGCCATATTGTTTACGCAAAGCACTCAGGTTATTAATAACAAAAGTACTTTTGAACTTAACATTCTTTACATTATCAATTTTCATTCTTTACCTTAACGTGCAACCAGTTCGTTTTCGTAAACAATCCAGCGATAGCCGCGAACAATTACATCATCAGCTATATCAATATCAGCTTGGGAGTGTGGAGATGACATAATTTGTTCACGATATGAACCACCACCAACTGTATCCACGTAACGGAATGATTCATCGAAAATTTTCCGGTACTTTTTAAATTCTTCAGCAGTAATGTCGTATACCAAATCGTATGACATAGTGTTAATTTGGTCAATTACATATGGAATATCACTTCCGGTGATTGAGACTTTATCGCCTTTTTTAAACTTCTTCGGTACTGAATTGATTACAGCCAAAAGTAAATCTTTCATTTTACGTCTCTCAATTAAATTTGTTACGGTTATAATAGCAAAAAGGGCTGACCTAAGTCAACCCTTTTTCGTTAGCTATCAATCATTTTGTCACGGAATGAAGTGATCGCCCATACCATACCGCAGATGAGAAATACCACAGAAGCCGTACCGAACACACCTGAATAAAGTGCTGTAACTGGTAGTATCTTTTCGTGAATATCAAAATCATCTACAACAAAGCGATCTAATATAAAAGTTAGGATAGTACCGGCATTCATCATTGACAATATTGCTAACGTATTCTCATCACATATCTTTTTTACAAGCTTGTTCTTGTTGAACAAAAGCATTATCCATAAACAAGAAGTATAAAGTAGTAATGCACCGCCCATCAAATAACAGATAATATTCCAAACATAAACCATAGTAGTTATATTCCAAAAGAGATAGGCACCGTTCGGTGCCTATGTTGTTAGTTTATCTTATTACAGGCTGGTGAATCACCAGAACTGATAATATCCCCGCTGGCATCTTGCGTATTAATGGTTGCACGATGCGTTTTCTTGTCTACATATACAACGGTCGAACCTGTTTCATCTTGGTCATAGTAGATGTAGGTATTAATGTCTTCATGAAACTGTACGCCAGCAGTATTCAGAGAACTTTTCCATTTCTTACGTGGATTCTTTTCATCTGTTACAGTGAACTGACATTGATATACTGGATAGTTATCTTTAGCACGTTCAGGATGACGAAGCTGTTCGATCTGTTTGAACGTATCCTGGGTATTCTGGTTGATATAGTCCTCAACTGGTGTAGCGTGGGCTGAAGATGCGAGAACTGCCAGTGCCAAGATTAAACGTTTCATTTTTATCATCTCAATTAAATTCAGTACAGGAATAATAACAAAAGGGCTGACCGAAGTCAACCCCATTATCACCAATATTTTTCAATGTTTATAACAAGTTCTGATTTAGAAACACAGTACACACCAGCAGTAGTTTTACGAATTACTTTAATATCATCCAAGTATTCATTGCTGTTCATGATACTATGAATTTTATCTTTGTGTTCGGTTTTAATGTAATACATACTTGCATCTTTATGTTCTGTACCTGGCTCAGCTATTTCACCAGCCTTTGTACCAACACGTTTGATATACAAGTCTGCTTCATCTTTAGTACAGTAAGTGAAGAACGTTGATGTATTTCGTATTTCATGTTTTTCACGTAATTCATCATCCCTACGCTCCCAAATTTGTAATACACAAGGAACGTTGTGCGGTTCACCGTGTAGAATAAATGCATCATGCGGAGATACTTCATCATGAATTAAATGAAAGTTCTCATGCAATTTGTTTTGGGTTGCGACTTTCCTAAATGTCAGAGGAACAATAAACGAAATATACTTTACTTCTTTAATGCTAGCACATTTGTTAAAGAACTTTACTGCAAGTGATGATAGTCTACCAAACGGTGGATTACTAATAACAATCATATCTGAACCAGGACATTTCTGGTTGATAAACATTTCTTCTAAGAAATCAGCTTTTGTTACATTAGCATCGACATACACTGGTTCAATATCGAAACCAAACTTTCTACTCTCAGGGAATAGTGTGTAGAATGAACCAGTACCCACACATGGTTCCAGATAGAATAGTGAGTTAAGATCCATCTTTTCAGATATAACCTGTTCACTCTTATCAAAGCAATACTTTGCATAATCTGGATTAGTGTAGTACTGATCTAATTTATTTTTAATACTCATTTAATATCCTTATACATTGACGATCCTAATACCTTTAACTTTATTGCAACGCTCATGCGTAGGACGTAAGTTAATCATGCTATTTAGCCCACCTAAACTGAATGGAATAACGTGATCTATATTGATGCTATCTGTGTTAGTGAATGCTTCACCACACAGATAACAACTTTTATACATACTAAGCAGTACTGGTGCGTGTTTATAAAGGGAACGCCGTTTTATTACTTTCCCGATTCAGAAGTTAAATCCACTTTAAGAATCGCATAGTTGATAAATTCATTCACGAACTTAAATGAACTTGCAATGTTACTTGCACTATCAATAGATGTAGTTGGAAAGCGAGTTTCGGCTTCAGCAATCATTACATCATAGTTAGTAGTCCAGTAGTGTGTGAACTTCGGACCAATTTCATTTGCCCGTACTGTAATCAATGCAGTAAATACGCACATTAACGTTTCGTTGAAAGTACGTTTATTCAATGAGAACTTAACTCCACCAAAACAACGAAACGCTTCCTTTAAATCACGATACATAATATTAAAATCATGTATTGCATCCATTGCAGTTAAGTTGAACTTATCATCAATCTTACCATTAATAGCGAAGTTGATTGATGGAATCTTAAACAACAAGTTGTCATAAGGTTCATCAATAATACCAATAATATTTTTAGCAATATCAGTATAAACTTCAATTTTGTGGAATACATTGCTGTACTTTAAACTCTTAATACTTTTGTCGTTAGTTAAACGCATATAACGAAGTTCATCGGTTCCAGTCTTTTCTTTATCAAGGCATTCAAAGAACCCCATGATCTTATGTTTAAGATCAGGAAGTACATTTTCAGATGCTTTAAGAATACTATTAAGTGTTACATGGTATTCAGAACCTGATGTTTGACTTGCTTTAATTTCAGCCTTTGATGCTTTTTTACCGGACGTGTTAACACGCTTGAAGATTTCAGAGTTCAATGCTTCGTCATCTGATTCATACATATGAAGTACAACAACATAGTTATTGAACTCGTTACGTTCCTGTTCGTTTAAAAACATAACGTTTTTATATGAATCACAGATAAGTGCATCCCCTTCTACAGTACCAGTACCATAGAATACATTCATACGCTTTTCGCCAATTACTTTAACGAAAGGTATATTGTTATTGATGAACTCTTTGATACTGGTATAGCGATGTTTTGCATCTACAATATCAAATACAGTTTTACCATCTTTAACACACAAAATGAATGCTGGGATCGGAAGACCTAAAATAATAGAATCAATAAGAAATTGTTTCTGTTTTAAAGTCCATGTATCTTCACGCTGATAACGTGGAACTGTAATATTCATTTCCAGTAATTCGGAAATAGAAACTGCCTTACATGATTGTTCTACTTTAGTCATTAGTCAACCATCTCTAAAATTTCAGAAGCACTGAAGATACCAGCAAAGTTTAAAGTTTTATCTTTAGCAGTATAATGTGCAATAAGGAATGCATCACCATCTTTGATAGGTGAAAGAGAAGAAGTATCACCATCAATGTTAAGTTTATGATAACCCTGATTGATGAGTTTACTACGCATCTTAGTATTAGTTAATGCACCATTTTCATTTGAATAGATAATGCATTTATATTTCTTGTTATCACCTAATAAGGTGACACACAAACCTTTACCGTGTTCAATGATGGATGGACTTTTATCTTTTAAAAGTAGTTCACTGAAAATATAGGGAGCCATGCCGCCGGTTGCAGAGTTGGTTTCTAATGCGTACTGCATGGTTTTATCTTCAACAACAACACGAACACCGTTTTCACGTTTGAAAATAGAATTATACAAGTTCATTTTTAATCCTAATCTTAATTGGTTAGATTGCTCTTTGAGCTTGGCGACATAATAGCAAAAGGGCTGACAAAAGTCAACCCTTTTTTTCATACTCGGTAAGCCTTATCAGCACCGTCAGGTATCCCACTTTCTGAGATAACACTGAATGCGTGTACGGGCTGTTTGTTGTTACCACCAGCGAATACTTTACCATCCATACGGTCGAGTACAATCTTCACTGAACCATCCTGGCTCACAAAGACGCGATGATCTTCAAAACTAAAAGCACGGTTCAACTGGAATCCCTGCTCTTTAAGCATGTGACCAAGTTCATTAATCGGAACTCGGTTCCACTGTTTAATCTTATCTAAATTCGGGCGAATCATAGTGTATATCCTTATAAAAATGACTTCGTTTGAATTATTTATTCTCTAAACAAATCTCAAGGATTTCGTCAAGTGAAGTGTTTTGCTCGTACAGTTGTACTAATGAGAATGCATTCTCTGAACAGTACTTTATGGCTGTACCAATATCTGTTCCTTGTTCTTGCATTTGTTTAAGAGCGTTAACAATCATCTGATAAATCATTTTCTTTGTCTTCTTTTCATCTGGTTTGATTTTACCATTTGCACAATCGATAATGTATCTACGCTTCTGTGCTCTGGTCAACCCTTGTGGCATTGTGAATGTATCACCGCCGATATTTTTCTTTAAGCGTTCAATCTCTTGAATACTTATTTTATATTCATCTTTCATAACGTACCTACTATGTCATAGTACTTCAACTTAATAAGGTAAAGCAGATAATCATTATACTTTATTTCGTTATCGTAACGCTTACGTACAGTGTTACGTTGTTCTTCAGTACTACACTTTTTCATTTCTTTTGCTCTGGATTTCTGAAGTATAATTATCTTCTGATTCAATCCAGATATAGTGCTGTTTACTTCGAAGCGATTCTTCCACGAAGCCCGTAACTTATTCAATGAGGCGTAAGCACTAAACGCACTCATTGAATTAAATCCTTAGAGACGTACTTCATTTTATAAAACATATGCTCAAGGCGGGTTTCATAGATAGCTGATGTAATATTAGCATCTACTTCGTCTTCAGTCTCACCCGTTATAATAAGTTCAATGCTTTGATATACTTCTTCATCGAACTTCAATCCCTTTAACAATATCTTGTATTGTAACATAGCACGCTCCCAAAAATCAATCTAATTTTTTAAATAATTCAGTATAATGATATTTAATTAGACTGAACAAATAACAATAAGCGGCAGCAATGATCGCAAATGAAAGTACTACATCGAATGCAGCACTACAGATAAAAATCATGTTTATAAAACTTAAAGTTGTTAGTGCTAATAGAACATATGCTGATGGAGTGCAAAGACGCCATTTAGTTTTATGTTCATTTTCATTGAAATTGTTGTTGAAGATAGTTTGAACTAGCTCACTGAAGATACCATAAACGAATAGTACTGTTGGAATTAAAGCTACTGCTGCTAAAATCGTAAGAAAGATTTCCATATTTTTCCTATAAAAAACGGGAGCTTGTTGCTCCCGTATGTTGTTATTCTTTTTCTGCCTTTCCGTTATCTTTAATGAAATGGTATGTGGTGTACAAGTACAATGAAAACATCCACGCCCAAAACAATGTAGATAGGATTATCTGTAAGTGCGTAATGCTATTACCAAAGATAAAAGCAATCATCCAAAGACAAACTAATGTATACAATGGTATAACGTTATACACAATGCGTTCATTTTTCATCTTAACCATTGCAGCACCCCACAATGATTTACGTTCCTGGAACTTAGTGAAGTACAGATCAAACATGTACAACAGATTTACCAGTGTTGTTGCAACTACAAATCCAAACATTGTCATTACAATTTTCCTTAAGAAGTAGGAGTAGTTGCTTCCCACCACCAGTTCAGATATTCAACTACCTGTTCACCTTCGTCAGTACGTTCATCGACGGTCGATGGGTTTTCACGAATGTATTTTACTACAATATTCCACGTGAGTACATCTTTATCTGTTAATCCTAGCTGACTTTTCCACTTCTGAACAAACTCGCGACCTGAACAACACGCATCATATTTACGCATGTTTTCTTCTGAAAAATCGGGTACATTCAACCCAACAGTAGATAGAAGTTCATTGCTTACCAGAATTGGGTAATCGTCTAAACAGTAAAACTCACGCATTTCAGAAACAAGATGTTGGAGTACTGATTTTTCATCATTATACGCCTTAAGATATTCCCATTCTGGAATCGCCGGATCAAGCATGATGTAATAGCTATATGCATCGTCCAGTACATTATATCCATCAGCACGGACATATTCAGCAAACCCAACCAAGCCCATATCGTACAGACGCTTAGCACTGATATACTTATTAAACATGTCTTCATAGCGATGGTACATGGTTTTCATGTCATCAGCTTGTCCAAGGAAGTTTTCAACAAACGCCTGATACAGTTTATGTTTAAGTACTTCATCCCAATATTCTTCAGGTCGAGTATTGAACTTATCCACCACAGCATTCACTTCAGTCCTGCCGTTAGCATTAAGTTTACGATACGTAGCAACATCTACGTGATCATATTCTTCTGGCCTTACAGATTTCCAATGAACTGATGCAAGTTCAGCAGTGGTGAGTTCGTTCAGTTTCTTATTGGTTTCAACAAGCAATTTTAACATTATCTGTATCCTTAATCCTAACGAGACTAGTACCGTAAACGGGATGTTTGTATTCCTGGTATGCAATACCTTTGAGGTATATTACTGTACCAGATACTGATTTTTCTTTTTTACCAAGTACAGGTATATCATTGTACTGAGTAGTATTGATTTTCTTTCGTGAAGGTGACGATTTAAAACTTGGTTTATCTTTCAAATAAGAAAAGTTCTTTAAAACGGGCAGATCTTCCCCGCTCCAGTACCAATCCAGAAATTCCTGCAACTCCGCGAAATGATTACTTCTGACCTGATTACAATCATAACACATCGGAACCAGGTTGTCCATATGATTCGAGCCGCCCAGCGAACGAAGTAGAACATGATCTACAGTGTAACGGACTAATGTTCCATCAAGCTTTTTAAAGTACTGTTTACTTACTTGTGGAATGCCGCAACACATACAGCATGTATTCCTGTATACCTCATTCATATTCTGCATGGGAGACTCCATTCATTGGTTTAGGAGTTCATAGTACAAGAAAAGCAGAGGTCTGTCAACCCCTGCTCTGTTGTTTTAAGAGAAATATTCTTCAGCATCGCTTAGACAAGATGCTAACCACTCAATATCAGATTTACAATCTTCAACGTTGTCTTGGTTAGCTAGAATATGTCGTGCAACAAATTCATTCCAGCTATACATATGATCATTACGACCAGCCCATTTCATAACACGACGCCAACCTTCTGCACATGGTTCATAATCACGTAACTTATTAGAACTCATTTGTGGACGTGCAAAACCGAAGATCTCAATACTTTCTGCGTCAGTCATTAGAACTGAGCCAAGATAATTAAACAATTCATAACGCATTTCAGCAATAGCTTCGGTGCGATTGTAATCTTCAAAGTTGATAGAGTCTTTATTACGTAGAACTACTTTAATTAGTTCCAGATTACGCTTTTCACCTAGTGTTTCACCCAATGAAGAACCATACATATCTGATCCTTCAGTGATGATCTTGACAATCTGTTCATCAGTGAAAGGCATAGATGTGGTAAGTAGAGTTTCAGCATCTACTACATCAAGATGTTCAGAAATTACATAATCAATACTTTCTGAATCAATTTTACAATCACGTACAACGGTATCAATGTTTAATGCAGTACCTTCAGTAAGTAGTTTAACCAAATACAAAGGTAGTACTTCGTTAGTACTCTGAAGAATATTAGAATACTGTAATTGAGAAAAATCGCTCGGAACAATATGGTTAATAAGCTGACTCAATTGTTCAACGCTAACTGGTGTATCTTGATTGAAACGATACTGAGCTAGATTTGCGGCAACTTCTTTAATTGGTAGTTCTTTTTTAATTTCTAGAATAGACATTAATCTTCTTCCTGCTCATCGTCGTTAACATATGTATCAATAAAATTACGCACTTCATCATTATCAGTATGGTGATGTAGATTACCCAAATCCATCTGATCTGCGTACTTACGCACAAAATCCAAATCAATTGATTCAGTACGTTCAATATAATATAGACGTATTAGATTCTTTTCTGCTAGTGCATTAAGAATATGCAATGGGGTAAAGGTTGGGATGTTATCAAAGTACACATCCTTTTCTACGCCAATCATTAGCATACGTTCAAAGAAATCAGAAATACTAACACCCGCTGCTTTAGCAATAGCTACTGCGTAATCTTGTTGTGAAACAAGTTCATTGAACAAACTGGTAATGGTTTCGTTATTGCCAACAGACGCAAGCTTGATATAGCTTTCGTAATCACTGAAGTTAATTTTTGATGATTGATATAGAACATCACCAGAAAATTTTAATGTTACATTATCTTTCCCGTACTGATCAATTGCTTCGATAACTTCAGTGATGCTAGAAGTTCGCGAACGTTCTAATACTTTTAGGGTTGTCATTGTTGTTCCTTTGTTATCTAAATTAAAAAGCCGAACTTAGTTCGGCATTTGAAACTATAATGTAGTTAGTACTTTAACCGAAGTCTGGTTCATCACCAGAAGCAACGGTAACATTAACAGTCCGAGCCATAAAGCGACCATTAGCATCACGTGGAGGTAACTTAGCATTACGTTCCAGGCGTTCACGTTCTAATGCTTCTTTATGTTCTTGTGTTGCACGTTCACGTGCAACTACCAACTCAGGGTTTGCAGCCTGGAATTCTTCAACTACACGTTTGAATTCATCAGGGTTAACAACATCCATGAACTCAGTATTAAAGTTTGTTTCCGCTTCAGTATTACTTACACCAGTAACTTCCTGATATTCATTAACACTGATGTTACGTGGACTATAACTCAAATGTTCATCTGCTTGACGAACAACTGAATCTGAATGATTAACTACCCGATGGCGTAACCAGTCAACATAACCACTTGAGTTCATGCGTGGATGCTTCTTGAATAACTGAAGAAGGTGATCCCACGTTGGATAACCAGCCGGATCATTAAACACGCGGCGGTACTTACGTAACCAGATTGCATATGAACGCTGACCATCACCACACGGATCACCACTCATAACACGCTGCTCTGTAATTACAGCGTACAAACTGGCTGGTGGAGTGATACCAAGTTGTTTGCATTCCTCAATGGTTGCATAGCATAGTAAATCACTTTGATCTAGTTTAGATGACCAGTATCCATCCATGAATGTATTAAATTCTTCGTATGCAGCAATACCTTTATTGCTAGCAAATGAATCAAAGAAGTTTTCAACATCCATTTCAGAACGGTTATCATACAAGAAATCTGGAGTGATCCATTGCTGATGTTCAATGTAGTTGTAATCAATATGTTCTTTATTGCGAACAATAAAGTCTTTTGAATACTGTTTACGATCATGGAACATTGAAGTACTAAGTTCAAAGCGAGTATTACCAATTTTTAAATTGGCAGTAATGATACGCTCTAAACCTTCTTCATTTAGATGAGTAAGAATATAACTATGACTGTTCCACTCAGCAAGTACACTAGGTGCAGTATGTAGCAGTCGGTTTAGAATTACTGGATTGCCAATTTCTTGGACAATTTGCCCGTCATTATAATCCAAACGATCCCATGCCACGGATTTTAAGTCAGCGAAGCTAAGATCAAGCAAGCTAGTTTTATCGGAAATACGAGTTAACATTTTATTACTGTCCTTTAACGAAACTTAAAATACGTGGTGCAAATGAATCTTTGAACCAAACATCTACTAGTGCAGTTTCAGATTCTGCACGTGCCTGGCGAACATAGTCAGTCCAACTGCTGTAATAGCTGCGGTGATTGTTATTGTAGTAACGGACTACATCATCAACACTATGTGAAACGCCGGGTTTTTGATAACACTCAGTCAGATATGCAACGTTAATTTCATGATTATAGATTTCATCCAGAATCTTGTTAAGTTCAACAATATCTTCTTCACTGTGATTTGGTTTCGCGTTTAGTGCATTAGCAACAATTTCGTCACGAGATAGACGGTAGTTAAATGCACGTTTCATGTACTGATCAGCATCGCGATCAATGTCAAGGAAGTTTAGTATGTCACCCTTCCGAGAACGAATATCAAGGAATGAACTTACATCCATATCACCGCGATACTTCTCAAAGAATGCTAAATCGATGTTTTCCTGATGTTCAATGTAGTACAGATTGATTTTATCAACGTACTCATTAAGGAAATCTAACGGAAGATTTTTATAACGATTAACAACAGAACTGTCTGCTTTACCTTCACTGTTTTTAATAATGGTACAGCATTGTTCGATTGTCAGACGTGCGTAATCGTTCAATGTTTCTTGTTCCCAATGGGAAAGTGGGCGTTGGATGAATTTATCAACAAAACCCTCCATAGCGATCAGTTTAGCCATTTCATGACGAGTTACATGTTGAAATGAATAATCAGCGAGATTACCCAAACCCACTTCTTCAATATCTGCCTTTAAAAGAATAGTACTCATTTAATAAACTACCTTAATTTATTGTTGATGGTCAGTATGCTACTCGCCTTGCTGTCGCAAGTCAAGGATTTTGTTTGCTTCGCAACGCAAAATCTAAATTAAAACGAATTTTAATAACGATTCTATTATTAAACGATTCTTTAATAACAAAACATTTATTAAAATAAATTTAAACAGTACTCATTCTATACTGACGAGATTTGTTGATACAATTTCATCCCCCACAAGGGGAACGAAATCTGACGATGATAGTCATAACAATATTGTATTGAGAATTACTTTGCAGTACAGAAGCGGGTTGTTCGGTATTCTTCTTATCTCAGTTCTAACAACGGTCGAGGTCTTAACTCTCTTAATGCCAGGTCTATACAATCAAACCCAGCACCTGAATAGTCATAAAATTTGGACGCAACTATACTGTACAAATTTCGATGCTATTCTCCCTTATACTATTTGGTAAGGTGCATCCTTATATGTCTATCGAGGAAGTACTGTTAAGTATTAGATGTACTTCTTTATAGTGTCACATTGCCGAGGGAGGTACAAACTATGCCTTCACCTATCGGGTTTCTTTTACACTTCGTACTGCTTGAACTACTCATCTATCAATTACGTTTTCATTGAAGTAGGAACAAAACATTAGGGGCATTAAGCCCCTATCAAGCAGAGTTTTATTATCACAGGTACATTATACCACATTAATCGAAGTCGTTTCAAAAATGTGATAAATCAATATGCCCTTAAAGTTTACACAGTGACGCCCATTCAGAGTTCGTCAAGTATCCGATTGACCCTTTATCACTTACAGTAATAATGGAGTCACCTGACCAATCTAAACCATTATCAGTACTTGGATCTTTGTTTGAGCTGTATACCGCAACAAGATTAGAACTAAACACACTATTGAAAAACTTACGCAGTTTAGTACTTTTCTTGAACTCATCGCCATTATGTTTGAATTCAATAATGTCGTTGTAGTTCTCTGCCAGATTCAGATCTGATAGTGCTTCCATTAGTAAACCCCTTCCAGCTTCAGTTCAATTTCTTCAATACCTGGCTGAACTAAGTACAGTGGATCTTTTACCATATCCCAAAACCTTACAGCTTTGGAGAGAAATGCTTTACCCGTAACTTCAGTACCGTCAGGCAATGTCAGTGTGTAGTCGATGTTACGTAACTTTTGAGGTTGTGAGCAGGTTACTTTCTTTCCTACAACCTGATTCGTATCTTCATCAACTACTGCATACATATAGATAGTCATGATTGCACCCTTACAGTACTTCGACTTTAGTAATTTCGTCGGATAGGTAGTAACGAGTATCGTTAACAACAGTGAAGCGATAGTTATTACCACGACCTTGTTCCCAATCGAGTGTGACATTAACAATGTCACCCGATTTAGTTTCCACTTTGAAACTATCATCGTAGCTTGGGTTGTTGTACAGAGAATCCGCCGCACCCTCATTACCGCCAAAATCTTTCATTTTGATAGTTACTTCAGTTTCATTGTTTTCCAGCATAACTACTGGAGTTTGCTGGAGTGAAGTTTGCTGGAGTGAAGTTTGCTGCAATACATATTTGATTGCATCTTCAACTGAACGGCAAATATCATTTTCTTCACCAGTTTTGAGGTTAGTAATCAGAATCGATTCCAGAAGTACTGGATACAGGTTAGATGAAGGCTTACATGCACCAGTACTGATAGAGATTTCAAATCCCAAGAACTCGAACTGACAGCAAGCATTGATCACTTCGCCATAGTTAGTGTCGAAGTTCAAACCAAGGATAGTGAAGCCTTGTACGTTCTTTTTTGCAATTGACATTTTAATCTCTCTTAAAAGGTGTTTTGTTTCGATGAAGCTATAATACAAAAAAGGCTGACTCGCGTCAACCTTTATTTTAAATTTATTTTACTTGTCTTTGTAAAAATCAAACAAAATTGCAATAGCTTTGTTGTCTGCATCAACCTGACGTTGAATGCGATCTTGTGCAAGACGTTCCTTTGCAAGATCATAAAGGCGATCAACAGTATCCTGGCGAATATAACGGATAATGTCTCCATTACCAAGTGATGATGCAGTAGGATTATTACCACGAACATCAATTACAACTTCAACCGCCCTGTAAATATTTTTAATAACAACACAATTGTGGTCACGACCAGTTTCTTCTTTAACAGAAAAATCTTTTGGGCGTTCTGCAAAAAGTTCTAAGAACTTATCACCAGCTTCAAACTGTTCCATAACGATACCTTATTTCAATGCGTACAAGTGGAATACGAATACGTGTTCAATACCTTCTTCATCATAAAGGTATTCATGTTTAATATCGTGAGTACCAAAATACTCACCCCATTTATGCCAACGCCAGCCACCATTTTCAGGCTGATGCTTTTTGAAGATTGGTGAAAGTACTAGAACGTACTTTTTATCACTGAAATTAATGAACGGATACCTTTCCAGTACTTGTTCATAATTGTCACATATACCATAACCGTCAGAGAGTTTAACGCCTTCTACCATTTTTTCAAGAATTTTTTCACGATTGGTAGTATATTCTCCGGTATTAATATCGAACATACCATATGCCCCACCATCTAACTCATTGGTAGTATTGCTTTCAATTGTATGTTCAAAATTTAGAGTTGAGACTAAGTAAACTCCCTTTGCCTCCTGCAAGATATGGTCGATTTCAGTAGGTTCAGAGTAGCTTTCTTTCCAAAACTCATGAGTTGGATCGCAAGTGCCGATGATAGAAATCAGCGTTGGATCAGTTGCATCCTTATCTTTGACATAACTAACACCAAAGTCTGAATTGAAAGTGTTCATATCGAAATCTAAATTAACAAGCATGTTTTATCTCACTTAAAGGTCATGAATACGAATGTTTTTAGGCATTGTTTTATTTTGGAAAGAAACCTCTCCATTGAGTTTTTCAATCTGTTCAAAACGAATATCAAGTGCCTGCCATGCTGGTTCGTGCATCCTGAAGGAAAGAAAACAACCGAACTGGTCATTACCTGCTTCATCTTCATAACGAAAAGTACGTGTATAAATGTCACGAATAGTCTCTTCTACTCCACAACATAACACCTTCTCATGCATTTTGAACATAGAGATTTGTTCTGGTGTATAGCTTGGTATTGAACGATTAAGTACTTTACGGTTTTTCTCACGAGCCTGCATGTTCATTAGTATAACTTTTCTCTATCTGGTCAAGAAATGTATAATAGCAAAAAGGGCTGACCGAAGTCAACCCTTTATTTTTTAATCGTTTTCTATTTTTACAATTTTGCCCCAAGCATGATCGTTTTGTTCGATTAATGCTCGTGCATGTTCTTCTTCTGTATAATAACGAATGACCCGTTTTGTGTTGTAGTCAATTAACGCATACGCTGCGTATTCACTTTCTTTAGTTACATTAATAACGCCTTGATGTGGAATATTACGAATTGCATCAAAGCGATCAAACTTTTCGATGTTCTCAACAATGTTACGTAATTCCTGTAGCAGCCGCTCTTTCGTATGAATGTTCGTAAGTTCAATTTTAACGTTCATTTTATATTCTCAGTTCTAATTTATAGATGATAATAATAGCAAAAAGGGCTGACCGAAGTCAACCCTTTATTTTAGCTATGAACTGTTAAGAAGTTCCTGATTTCACGGTCGTTGTAGAGCGGCCTTTCATCGTACTCAACCGTTCCCAAACCGCTTGTATCGCCTTTTGAGAGGACTTTAACTACTACCTCGTCGTCAGTCTGCTTCAGTACTGTGAAGCCTGAGCTTTTGATACGGTCAACCAAATACTGACTAATCACGTTCACCTCCTGAAAGTTGTGTTGGAATACATAGCTTTCGGTACTCCAACACTTTAAAAGGCAAATATCAAAAAGTCAAGCGTTTTAGCACGAACAGCTAAAGAATGACCCGCGATCACGAGCATCAACAACTACACCAGTATAAGCTTCATAGTGATCCCAAAATTCATCTGAAACATATTCACCTTCAAGTAAACCACCTTTTACAAGATAGTTATATGAATGTCCTTTCTTACTTGAACGTACCCAATCATCTGCATATTCAATAAGTTCATCAAAATCTAAACCTAATTCATCTGCATAATTTTGAATCCATTTATATCCAAAGTTTGTATCTAATTCTCCAGATTCAATCATCGATGATATTGTTTTAATCTCCTGTACTGGAACAGTTGCAGATAAACGTTTCTGGATTTCCTGCATTAGTTCTTCAGAAGTTAATTCTTCAATAGCTTTCGGTTTGTTCTCTGGAAAATCTGGATGAGTCCAAACATGTGCAAGAGAAGTAATCTTACGTGGATAAACTACTAACCAGAAGCGTTCACCCTTTTCAACTTTATCTTGTAGGAATGGATCAACAATACCTACGGGTTTAAGTTCTGGACGGAAGTCAGTTGCATATGCTTTGCCATCTGAACCTAAACCAATATTAGAACCTACAGTTAAATCTTCCCCTGCTTCGATTGGTTCAACACCTAAATGGATTGCATCGCGGCGTTCTTCGTTTACGTGGATAGTTCCGAGAGTATCTAATGCATCAGTACTTACACTGCGTTTGTCTTTATGTGACATAATTTTAAAACCTTATTCAAAGTTAATATTATTACGTACTACAATGCGACGAACTTTATCCATCATATCATTATAGCGACGAGATAGAGTAGCTTTAGAAGTTACAAACTTTCCTTTGCCATCAATGTAACCAGATTCAATTACTTCTTCGAAAGTATGAACACGATAACCATCAAGACCATGTAGCAAACCTAGTAGAACACGCTCATGTTCTTCAAGTTCATTCATAATCTCTTCCATAACTGCAAGGAAATCTTTACTTAGACAACGTTCATCAACCACGTAGTCTGCACTTTCACCAGGGATAATATCTTTTAGGGTTTGTTCTGAACCTTCTTCTGAACGGTTCATTGGAGTATCAATACTAAAAGTATTACTGTTGTAATTCATAATACGTTTTACTGAACGAATATCAATATCAGTTCCTTCAGCAATTTGTTCATTGGTTGGATAACCATTACTGTCTTTAATAAAACGTTCAATGAAAGATTGAATTTTAATATTATTAACAGAAAGATACTCAGGTAATGCTACCATGCGAACATCGTTGTTACCATTACGGTACATGTACTGACGAATTGCTGTAGTTGCATAAGTACTAAACATGGTACGGAAGTTAGGATCATAACCATAAATGGCTTTCATTAATCCTTCAAAACCATATTGTACTTTATCCTGGAATGGGATGTTGCACGAACAGTTCTTTGCTTCGGTATAAACCAAACCACTATTATAAAGTACTAGTAGTTTTTTAGATTCTTCAACATCTTCACCAGCTTGGATCTTACGAATAAGTTCTTCGTTACTCACATATCCATTAGAACGTACTGAAGCTTTAATTTTATCCATAGTTAAATCGGAAGAAGAAACTGTATCTTCAATTTTTGTTTCTTCTCCTTCAACATCGATTGAGCCTAAGTTATCGAGTGTTGTTTCTTCTGCTTCAAAACATTCATTCAGTACTTCATCTTGGATCTGGTCTAGGTTTAATTTCTTAAGGCTCACAAATTTCTCCGAACAAAAATAATACAGTCAAATTTATCAATAAAAAAAAGCCAGGCTAATTAGCGTGGCTTTGGTAAAACAGGTCGAGCGTAGGGGATTTGGTTATGCTGGATAAGTGCGGTGAATAATCACGTTGCCTTTATCCTGAATGAGATAGCGACGGGCTTCTGCTTCTGAACGGGCTGATACACGTTCACGGCGTTTATCACTGCTGCCCTGCATGAAGTATTCTACAAGAAACTCTTTCATGATACGGTATCCTTTTCTGTAATGTTGATGTTAATATCATAACCGAGGTCATTGATGAAGTCAATCAAAACATCAACACTGAACAAATCTTTTCGCTTATTGAACAGGTTCGATACGCGAGGCTGTGAAGTCTTCAGTACCTTCGACAAATCTTTCTGTGACAAATTACGTTCTGCTGCGGTTGTCATAATCAACTGAAACAGGTGTGTTTTCAAAAGGTCTTTCTTATCCATTTTACTTAATCTCTATTAAAAATTGTAATCTCAATTAAAAGTCGGCGGGGTTGTACACCCCCGCCTGGTACTACATCAGTCATGCTACACCACTGATTAGAGTGTACCACCATTTTATCTGCAATGTCACTGACTATTGTCAGAAAAAAGAGAGATGGGTTTTCATACATCACAATACCACGCTGTATTGTGACAAGTACTATAACTTCAATCCGGTTTCCCCTAGTTTCGGTCATCCCAATAACTACGCGATTGACATAACTGAAGTTACAGTATACTACTCGCAATACCATTACTTTGAATGGAGAAGTCAGACATGAACGGCTTCTACGATATTTTTAGCGGGAATATGCTACCCCGCATCAATCTCCACCTGTTACAGTACTAGTTCTTCAGTACTCTAACGTGTTCATTGCAATGTGTCACGCAAGTTGTGAACTTTTTATATTCGCAGTTATTGCTCAGATGCCACGAATAGTTCACGATGTTCCTAGATTCATTAAGTATAAGTTTAATAGTTATCTGTTACATCTGCGTTCAATCCTCTTTGTCTGTTAATAATCACACGCTTTTGTGTGTCCAGTGTATACTGTCTTAAGAGTCTCTATTATGCTTTACTTCGTTTTGCATGTCAAGATAATTTTTAAATTATTTTTAAGAAACTCTTTTTAAATCGGATATTTTTCTTTAAGTGAGTTCCAGTCTATCATAATTGGAACGCCAGGCAACTTATTTTTTAAAATATCTTTTGCCTGTTTGTATGCTTCTTCTTCGATACTATACAAGATGCGATTGTGATTTTCTAGGTTATACCATTCATACCCTTCAAACGCATTCCAGCTTTTACAACGTGCCTTAACTTCGCTGGTTTTTTTCCAACGATGATAAAACCGTTTACGCTCCATTACATCAATTTTAATGATTGAACCGAATAGGTCTGGTGTAAGAACCGTAATACTAACTATGAATTTAATCATAATAATCTCAATTAAAAGGGAGAGAATTTTCTCTCCAGTACAAACATCTTACTACTTTACGTTTCGGATTGCAACAACAAATTTGCCTTTTCCGTTATTAACGTACTCAGTCTTTGCCACAACCTTAGATTCACTTACGTGTACAATACAATGAACGTGCGAAGTACTGCCAAGCTGGAAGTGTTCAATATATGCTTTAGCTGACTCTTGATCTTCAAAAATCTTAGCAGTACTTACGTCAGGAGAACGTACAGGAGTCTCCCAACGATCTTCACGGATGTATTGATATTCAGGAAGTACTGAACTTTCAACAGTAATGATAAACATTAGCGTTTGTCCAAACCTAATGCACGGATTTCCTGTGTAGATAACTTAGCCATTGCAGTTCGGCGTAGTTCTTCCTGAATGTCAGTTTCCTGAACTTTGGAAGTAGTTACTTTACAACAAAGGATACCAGTACCGTTATCAGAACGTTTGGATTCCATTGCTGCGATCAATGAACTGTACTTACGTGCACCTTCGAAGTTAGTTTTATATGGATAACCGCCGCTGTGATTATCATGTGCAATAAAACCATCATCTTTTTCAACTACAAAGTAAACCAATGAGTGTGACATGCTAACCATTCCCGTATTGAATATTAGTAAATTTACGTTCTGCGTCATACAAAACATGTTCGCGTACAATTACGCCGTTTTCGATGTGAAGTACTTTTTCATGCAATGGAGTACTTAAAGTAATTTGTTTAAGTTCTTTAAGTTCCAATGATACTTCACCTTTGTATTTCAAGAAGCCCATACGTTTACGATTGAACCTGTACTCAACACTAGAACTATTAATGTTGATATAATAGATACCTTCTTCTTCTATGGTTTTACCTTCTTCGATATAGGTAATGATTATTTTAAAATCACCGAATTCAGTATAAGGTGAAAAACAAGTTTTAAGTTCATCACCAGTAACGGTGAATTCAAAAGTTTTGTTTTGTTTAGTTGTGAACTTTGTTGCTGCACCATTAGTTCCCATCGTGAGGATACGTAATGGTGTATCTTCAAACTGTTCAATTACATCAGCGTTGCGGCGATCCATATCAACGAATCGCCCAGGTGATGTAAGAATAATCCAGTCATTCTTTTTAAACATCATTCCTCACATAGCAAGTGATTCAATGAATTCGAACAGTTCCTGACTTTCTTCAAACCCAGCAGCAACTAAACGAATACGCGTTTCTTCAATACTGGCAGAAGTTTCATATGCACCTTCCATGATCTCAGATACACAATCAGGTAACAACTCCCAAAAGTCATCTTCTGGATAATTATCATCCAAGCAACCATGTTCTTCGAAGTACTCTTTATCTTCGATACTAATTACTAAACCAAAGTCGTTAGTTTCGTTAAAAGAGAAAATGTACATTTAAATCTCCAGACCGTATACGGTAGCTTTATCACGTAATTCATAAGGATCAAAGAACTCCCTGATCCACCCTTCGCGGGATACCCAGCTTTCCCAGGTTTTATTCCGACGACGATAAGAAGTAAAGTCCAAACGAACAACACTGTCATTAGTGTACGCTAGGTTGTCTGATTGTACAACACAAAATTTCTTATTAATATCTACAACAAAATCACGGTGTGCAAAAATTTGTTCGCCATTACATTCAATTAAAATTAAACTTTCGAAGTTGCGAAGGCCAACAATTTTACCAGTTTGGATATTACCATAACTCAGGAAACATACTTCTTGATCGATTTTCAGTGACATACTAAAACCTTATTAAAAAGTACCGTCCTAAGACGGTACATAATATTAATCTTTAAACGTAATGAATGGACAAATCTTTTGTTTTTTCGCTTTAATAAAAGCGACTACAAAGTTTTGTTCTTTTTCTTCATCTTCAGTACATTCTTTAATTCCTAAACGGTTTTTAATTTCAGAGCGTAAGAAATATAAAACAAGTACAAGTTCAATTAATAGAGACGAAATTACTGCCCTATAGTTGAATACGCCTGGGAGTTGTTTGAATGATTCCGGTAGTACATGTACCCATACCAGTAGATCATTTGTAATACAACCAATACCGTACAGTAGTGCGACTGATAATACAAAAATTGCAATAAGAATGATTGCTGCTGCACCAACTAAAATGAATGGTGAAAGTACTACCTGCCAGAAATAAATGCAGAGAGAATCTGATGGACTCCGACTAAAGAAGTCCATAGTAAAGTCTGCCAAACGGTAATGCCAAGACTTACGACTGATATTCATTAACTGCCTCGTGTTAGGGAATTAACACAATCCCCAATGGTTGGATGTTTAGTACCGAACTGATAACCAATACCAGCACCGATACCCATAACTACTAAAAGAAGAATAATTGGCTTAATCATTTTGTTGCTCCAGACCTGAGATTATCGTTTCAATATCCGCTTGACATTTGCGAATATATTCCTCTGAGTCATAGTAAGCCGTTCCGTTCGCGACTTGAACTTGCTCTTTAGATAAGTATAATCCATTTTGTAGATTATAGTCAAGAACAATTTTCCACGCTTTGTACGTCGCTAAGACCAATTCCACGATGATCGGATGGTGGTCTGCCTTAACATCAAAACAGATCGAATAGTCACGGCTGAACGGATAAGGAGTGCTGATAAAGTTCCTGCTATGGTCAGCCATCTGATCCGTTACATAAGCAATTTGCTCTGCTGCGATTACCTCTGCATTGAAGTAGTACGATTTATCCTGTACTACAAATTCCTGCTTATAAGTTGCAATCATTTTTTCCATGCGTTGTTTAATACGCTCTGGAACTTCAGGGAATAGATCTTTCCATTGTTGATAGCTAGATTCTTCTTCTTGGACAAAACGAGCATGTTTGTCCAGTACGATATTAAAATTATAATCGTACTTCGAAAACAGATTCTGATAACGGCGTTCATCGTATTCATCGTACTGCAATCCTTGTACTGGATCATAATCAAAACCGTTTCCAATAACAGAAAAGATATGATCCAGTTGGCTTAGTGCAGTAGGATGAATAGTAATGTATTTGTACTTCTGAAAACTCAGGTTGTACAGTACATTAGCTAATTCACTCATTACTTACCCCAATAGAATGTTTAAGATTTGTTTTTTCATATTGACTACGTTTGCTTCCAGCTTGGATTTCGCATTGAAAGTACTGTCAATATCTTTATAGAACTGGTCGATCTCTTTCGTCCTGATACCAGCAGCTTCAGTGAACTTCTCTTGGATAATGTCGTACAGACCTTTAATCTTTAGAGACATTTCCTGTACCTGAGCATCAGTACTTTTGATAGATACAACCAGTTCGTTAATTTGTTCTGACATTTTAAACCTACTTTACTTGTTGGACGACAGTATCATCGTAAATCTTCTGCTGCAATTTACGGAGTATAATGAAGAATGCCACAAAAAACATGGTAGTGCAAGTGCCGAAATACATTTGATACTGGAACATGAACAACGCACACGGAATTAAAATGTACACTGGCACTGCTGAAATTACGTAGCTTCCATACCGCCTGTGCATACCTAACCGTATTTGATGGTGCTTATCACCCAATGCGTCAACCATAACATGAGCCGTCATTCCAGCGGCAGCAGCCAGTATAATAAGTATAACGGTACTCAATGTAAACCACTGCTGCGGAATATGTAAGTTCACATTCAACGCTTTTTGAATAACATCCATGAATCCAATAAAGTACAGTACAAAGAACGCAATCAGATACTTATTGATTTTCATTTTAACCTCAGTCGTCGAGTACTACTGTTGGTTTATGACGGGCGTTTTGTTTCGCCACTTCCAGATTATATTCTTCGGCGTAGGTGTTCTGTTTTACGCGAACATAGTTCCACAATACAAACAACGCCAAGCCCATTATAACCCACGGCCAATCATTAAGTGCAAAGCTAATGATTGTAAACGCCAAGAAGTGATATGTGTAAATGAAGTTGAAGCTCTGGAATTTAAAAACTTTTTCATAGTGTTCTTTCATTGAACGTTTATATTCAATCGATGGATGGAACCCAATCCAATAGATACCAGACGCAATGACAGAACCCATGTAGAAGATAATCATTAGTATTACATATTTGTCCTGAAGAGTGCTGTTAATATAAACGTACTTTTCATTGAGACTGAGGAATGTAAAGACACATTCCACAAAAATAAGCAATACTGTAATGAGATTGATGTATGAACGTTTCATTTTTTCACCGTATTAAGTGGGGATGGTTAATCCCCATTTATTGTTTACTTAAGGGAGATACCCCAATTTTTTTCCATCTCAGCTTTCAAATTACCAATTTCTGAATTTGAAAGTACAATCTTTTCTTTTTTCTGCTGCGGCTTCGCTACTGCAACATCGGTCTTACCCATATTCTGGATAGCAAAGTTCGTTACATCTTTCACTGAACTTAGTTTACCGTTCAGTAGTTGACCGAAGAACACATTACGCTTACCAATGAATTCACCTACTTCACTGACTGGCACAACTGTTTTACTTAGTACTGCTACTTTCGTAAAGCCAGTGATTAGTTTATCAGCTTTCACATCGCAGATAATTGCGAACGGGTAACCTTCCCAATAACAAATCCATTTGTGGAAATCAGTTGTATCAACTTTCAAACAATCTTTAAAAGTATAATACATAAAATCATCATCCATGAGTCCTAAGAAACCACCATCATCAGCAATAGATTCAATTGGGATATATCCGGCACGGTTGATCATGGTTTTGGTAATTTTAGTTGCTAGTACAGATGACATATTCCACTTCCTCAAAAGAATTCAAATTATATAATTCACAAATTAAAAAGTATTAAATTACGTTACGGCGTTTTTCTGTCTTTTCTTTCTCTTTTTGGTCTTGTAGCTTTTTAACAACCTTATCCGCTAGGATAAACACAGTTGGTGAAAGCAAATATTCTGTACCCTCTATACTACCTACTTTGTACTGAAAGTGCAACGTATTTCCACCTGGCTTTACAATGCGAAGTTTGTATTCTTCAGGTTCATCACGCCATGTCGGGCCGGACAAACCACAATCTGTCGCATTGTCAAGTGCTAATGCTAAAAGTTTTTCCAACTTAGCATTAACTTCAGGATAAAAGTCGTGTTGGGTATTGATCTGCTGATACGTACACAAGTATGAAAGAGCATAGTTCTTGAAGAACGAGAATACACCATCCGATACCTTTAACGCATAGATACTTCTGATATTCACGCCACCAGATTGAAAGCAAAATGCTATCTGGAACAACACGAAAAACACAATTACATATAACGTCATTTTATTGCCTTATATTCTTCCTCACATTTGATTGAACGTGAAGATGGTGGAGTTACTTTTGCTGAATCAACACCACTTTGATAATACTCATATACTATCTGATTCTTTTCCAGTTCAGAGGATTGAATCTGATCGTTATAGTACTTTTGCATTTTGGTGTAAATCTTTTTCTTAGAGGTATAACTCATTTGAGTAGTATACCCAGCACAATACGCATAGTGGTTAACACCAGTACTCGCATGTGCTTGTTTGTACAGAAACAGTGATACTAAACCCAGGAATAATAATCCTACTAGTTTCACAATACTTTCTCCAACGTAATAGTTACCGGAGTATAACGATCTGCAAAACTGATTAATGCAGTATGCAGTACTTTAACAACTTTGAATTCGTGGGCGTACAGAGAAACAGTATCGCCTACGGATGGAATATCCCAAAACATAACCGTTTCAGTTAATCCATCCATTTCAACAATAACATCCTTTGGTACAATCATTGGAAACGTAACTCCTGTAGTGGTGACATAATATCACGTACTGGATAGTTCTCGATCTTCGGACGATTATCTGGACCCGTCATTACTGGTTCAATCAGATGAATTTCTTCGACCTTGTTATATCCTTCGAACGTAAATTCCTGGATGCGTTCATTATACAACGCCCAAATAACAATATCTGCTTTGCGTTGAATCTTAGGTAATTGGCGTGAACTAATACATGGGCCGTATCGTAACCATGCACCGTACTTGATACCCTTTACTTCGATTCGTTTACCGCCAACGTAAATATCGCATTCACCTTCGCGACGTTCGTCTAGGAACGCTGCATCGATTTGTAAGTCCAAACCAGTGATTTGCTCGATCTCTTTGAACAGAATCAATGCGGCATGTTCGGCTGCTAATCCTACCATGTGTGAGTGAGTATGATTCTGGCCGTAAGGCGATACGCCATCTGGCGAAATGACAGAAAACTTCTCAGACTTAATTGCCGCTTGCTCTAGCAGGGTTGCTGCTTCTGCGTCAGACAGGCGGATTTTCATCTTGTTTTCACGAATAATCAAACGACTCATTTTTTTGTTCACCTCAATTAATATAGGTACATTATAGCAAAAAAGTGACTCAAGTCAAGCACTTTAAAAACTCTAGTTTTATTTCTTATGATTATTAGAGCATGAAAAGATTATAATTGTCAACTAAAATTGACGTATTTGAAATAAATACCTGACAATAACAGGAGGATACACAATGGCTAGACCTATTGCGGGTATTGATGAATATAAATTTGGCGAATGTGGATTTGTAGTTGACGGTGCGTTACTAAAAAATGGCGTTAAACTAAAGAATGTTCGTATTTACAAACAACGTTCGATACATACCTTTGATTTAATCGATCCAAATTCAGGAACAATATATCAGAAAGTACAGCTAACTGGTTATGATGATAGTTCTCGTGTGTTGGATTATTCAATGACAGATGATGTTCTACTAACTAAGATACCAGTGAACTCATTCTATGTTCGTGGTTACAATGATGCTTTATCTCATAAGGGATTCGTAATACGTTTTCTAACGCATAAAGTAGTTCTCAGTGATGGAAGTCATGCTAATCTTTATGATATGTATACACCTTACTGTAGCATCCCGACTCCAGAGTTGGGTCTTATTACAATTAGTACTGTAACAGTAGACAGCACAACCGTAACTGGTTCTGTTAGTTCTACAACAGGAACATTATATGAAGATGGAATGGTAGTTACATTAACTACTCCAGATGGAAGGGTATATACTACTACAGTAGTGAACAGGGTTTTCACTTTTGAAAACGTACAGTTCGATACTGAAGGTACTGGTATACTAGAGATTACTTCTCCACACTATAATACCAAAACAATTGATTTTGAAGTTAAACCACCAACAGCAGATACTGATTATGTTACCGATTATGCGGTAGCAGCAAGCCAGTTCGTTGATAACGGTGATGGATCATATTCATATTCTTTACCAGAAAGTCAACACAATCGCGGAAGTGATATAGTGGTTCAGTTACAATCTAATGGTGTAGTATATGATGCTTCAGTACAGGTTGATTCGGATGGTAATGTTACGCTAACGCAGACAGTTAAGCAGGACGCGAACATTCTTATAATCGGAAAAACTAAGTTAACTGCACCTTATGCAGCTACTTTAGTATGGACGTTGGATGGTGGTGTTTACAAGATGGATATTCCATTCAGCACACACCAGAAAGATAATGTTGTTATCGCAGTATATGAAAATACACAACTAGTAACAATTGAAGTACATTTAGATGATTCTAATAATGTAACTCTTATCAGTGATTCGGAACTCACTGGTAAAGTGGTTATTGCAGGACATGACTAAAATAAAAGGCACTCTTATGAGTGCCTTTTTTCTTTGTTATAAACAACTGCTCTTGATTTATGAACTTTTGAACGATGAACTTCGTTCCATATGGTAGATTCAATACTATGCGAGTTCGGCCTTATAAGGATTAATGAATCACTATAAGTACTCAATGCATACAACAGTTTATTTCTGTATGATTCTGGAACAATGTCATATGCATAGCTACATATAATCACATCATATCCTTTATCAAATGTACACTGGAAATCTGCAATATCCTCAAATGAATAAGGATAGCATTTAAAACCAGTTTCTTCAGTATATCGTTCATGCATATACTTATCAGCACCTTCTATGTTCTGTACTCCACAGTTCTTTAGTACTGAACTAACCAATCCATTACCTGAAGCTAGATCAAGTACTGTTGCATCTTCAGTAAAGAATTGATAGAAGGTATCCATCAGGCATTCATTAACAAACTGCTCATGTGGATTAGTATATGTCTTTTGTGTTTCTTGTTGTTGGTAGTATTCCTGGACGCCTAATGTCCTGTACTGCTCTGTAACTTTCATTTTGTCCTTAACGAAAAAAAGGGAGCCATTTGGCTCCCTTTATGAATTCAGATATTATAGACCGCGAAGAATGCTTGCGAACACCTGATTAACAGTTAGTTCTGCATTGTCACGAGCCTGTTCAAAGATTGACTCTTTGTGTGCTGCGATAGTCGCATTAACATCTGCATCGCTGTGGAAGCGGCGAACGTTAGCTACTAGTGCCTGAACACGAGCATCATTTTCGATTAGGTATGCAACCTTATCATCGATTGCTGAAGTTAGTTCAGCGTCAGTTAGTTCGCGGATTACAGTATCTGCGGATACGGTACGTGCTGCTGAACGGTTAGTACCGAATACTGAATCAGCTTCTGCTGATGTAGCAGTATCACGACCACGTGAAGCAACCTGATCTAGTGCTGAAGTTAGAGTATCAAATAGGTCATTGATACGTGCTTCTGCTGAATCTTTACGACCAGTTGCAGCGGCACCAGCTTTCTTAGCAGAAGCAGTTACTGATTCAACAGCACCACCGAAAAGACCAGATACTACACCGAAAAGACCAGATAGTGAACCTACACCTTCTTCAGACGCTTTCGCATCATCAAGAATCTCACCAAGATCAAGCTGTGCTTCTAGTGCTTCTTCTTGTGAATCGAAAGCAACTGCTAGAGTAGCTTTGGTGGTGATGATCTGTACTTCATCGCCTTCAACTACTGAAGCTACGAAATCTGCTGAATCAAATAGTACGGTGTGGAATTGAACTTGCATGTAATACCTCTATTAGTTAATTTATGATTGCTTCTTTGTTACATTAGTTTGTACTCATTGAGTACCTTGTGGAGCTAAACGGGTTCGAACCGTTGACCTTCTACGTGCAAGGCAGACGCTCTCCCAACTGAGCTATAGCCCCTTATCACGTCCTAACTTATACCGAGTCGGCTTTCGGGCAGACGTGATACACCCCGAAGCACATTGGCTTTGTATAAGCTTGATGCGGGAGAGGGATTTGAACCCCCGACCTCAAGGTTATGAGCCTTGCGAGCTACCTGCCTGCTCCATCCCGCATTCGTTTATGTGATTATTATACCACACTTTTTTAATTCGTTTCATTTATTTTTAAATTTTATTTTTCAAACTTAAATGTCTTACTTAATGCCAATATTATACCACAAAAATTTCTTCTGTTTCACTTTTATTTGTTAGAGAGCAAAATAAAAGCCTAAAGCTGGTGCCAAAATAAACAGCAATACCATACCAGTATAAAAGAAGATATTGAACTTAATGTTATCTTTCTTAGTACCGTACTGTGGTTGGGTCAAGCCGAAATTCACGGTGAAAATTAATCCCGCCATCCAGCAGATAATCATAAACACAACAGCGACCGCAATCATATGTAACTCCCTTAATTGAGTTTGTTAAGGATAAGTTCTTCTGCTTTTTTATAACTTATTCCGCTGATAGAAGCCAGGTGTAATTCTTGAGTAACAAGTTTGCAGCACTTAGGGCATTCGGCAGTGTAATTGATTTGGCTATTACCATTAGGCTCACCCCACCAGTTTAAACGCTGGTATACATTCAATGACAGTACTTCGAACTTATGCCGACAAAAAAGATATTGCAGTTTTTTGAACATAAAATGTCCTTATTGGTGGTCAGTACTGGATTTGAACCAGTGACTTCTACATTATGAGTGTAGCGTTCTACCAACTGAACTAACTGACCTTAATTTTTATATTTTTGTATGTTGTGTGCTAGTGCGTGAATGTCGAACCGTGCACGTTGTAGTGCAGACACTGCTGAGTCCTGATAGCTATTAGTTGTCGCCTGTACATTCTTTTCAACTGTAATATACTGTTGAAGTTCCAGTTGAATGTTCAAAAGCTGTTCTTCAATTTCAATCAAACGCTGTGCTGTGATCATGATTTATCTCTATTAAAAAGACCACTCCTATAGTGGTCAGGACAGGAGCAGTATCACACGAAAGCTCACTCCTGTCAACACTTTACATGTCTTTTACTGCACGTTTTAAAATATAGTTAAACCGTGCCAAGTCATAGATATTCAAGTCAAATAATTGTTCATCAAGAATAGTCAAGTACTCGTAAATCTCTGGCTTATCACCTTCATTTTCTACATCAGTATTAATCAATAGACCGAAGTCAACAATGCAAAGTAGTAGTGATAGATCACCATTATCATCAAAGTAACCTACTCTGACTAATGGTACTGGTGCTGTTTCATCAAGCTCCATTAGATAAGTCACACCATTGTAATCAAGTGTGTGATCATCATAACGTAGAAAGTGATTGTAGTTCTGATCAAAGAACTGAGCTACTTCACGAAGTGAATTGAATTGGTGCATAGTGTTTCCTTGTGTTAAATATGGAGCAGGGAATCGGATTCGAACCGATGTATAATGGATTTGCAATCCACCCCCTCAACCTCTCAGGCATCCCCGCTTAAATCTTCTTTGAATTTGAAATATACTCGCCACTTATTTGCACTTTTTTCATTACTTGCTATCAAGTTACCCATAGATTCAATAAGTTTTTTCATTTCAATTACCTTTAGACATTCTTCTAATTCTAGAATATTATCAGTAACTGTCATCATTTGGAAATGTTCTTCTTCTGATGATGGTATATTCTTATATTCCATTTTTAAATTAGTTTTAATAACGTCTTGTACTTCCTGTTCGAACATATTACCATTCATTCCATTTTTTGATGGAACGGTAACCATCATTCTCCCTTGATATATCCATGTGTCGTCTGGATCTACGCTTACCATACTGAATACATCACCATCTATTTTAAAAACTAATACCTTCTGCTCAAATGGTTTCATGTAAGTTCGTCGATTATAAAAATCCATAGAACGTTCTTCTATTTCGGCCATTACGTTCATAAAGAACTCAAAGGTTCCTAGAGCTATATTATGTCGTATTTCTGACGTGTCATATGAATAAACTAATTCGTCAAACGTTCGCGGTACATCAAGTTTAAATTTCCCGATGTTGTTATAAAAATAATTTACAATACTTCTTCTATTTTCTAAAGCATCCATTGATTCTGTATGTCCTGTAAAATATTTCTCTTAATTTTTTGTATATTCAAAGTACTTTCAAAAGATAGAACATCATCTTTTACAGTACATTGCTGAAACCACATATCTTCAGTGTTGAAGTAACTAAACTTAGTGTAAACTTCATCGGGTATATCTACTGCACTGTAATTATAACTTAAGTACTGAAGCTCAGCCATACTCATTGTATTAACCAATTCACGCATTTTATCAGAATGCATTCTCTTCAATTCCTTATTGAATTCTTCAGCTATAATATCTTTTATCTCAATGAATTCATCATGAATAAAAAGAACCATATCTTTATTGGAATTGTATATCTTAATACTGGTTGAATTTTTCGTTTGTGATTCATTCATATCAGGATATAGAGTGTAGCTATATGGTGAATCAGCTTGGCCTATTTTATCGGAAATCAATTCAAGGACAGCTTCTGTCATTTCGAAGGTATTAGTTATTGTTTTCATATCAGAGGTAATAAAATAGGGAGCATGTGCTCCCTTATTTTTTAGTTAGATTGGTTAGGATCTTGAACAACATCGGTTGGTACTGGTGCAGGATCTGCAACAGGGGCATCAACACTTGCTGGTGCATCTGTACTTACATCATCTTCACTTGCTGGAATGCCAACGTCTAGTTGACTGTTCTCAGGTTCTTTAGTGAAAGCCGCAAATATAGATTTGATAATAGACCAAATTTTACTTAAAATAATCATAAGTACTCCTTAATATGCACAACTGTTTGTGCTAATTATTTAAGGATGGAGTACATATAACAATGTAAACAAATAATTCTATTTGTAAAAGTTGTATTACGGTGATTCAGTTTTAGGCAACTGAGATTTAGGTAGACAACTAATAGAAGAATCCCATGTTTTAGTATTGATTACAACCCAGCATGAAGCATCAGGATAATTCACACGCTTAATGCTCTGATAGTTATCAGTGGTAGTACTTTTAGAAATTACAAGATTATTTGGTGCAATTTCTTCATCAATAACTGGCTTATCTTCTTTCTTTGGTTGAGCAGCAGCCTGTGCTTCTACTGAACTTTCCTGTTGAGCCTGAGCCGATGGTGCCGGAGCTTTTTCAGCTTCAGCCGGAAAAGGTTTACATGCACCAAGCAAAAAAATTGCAGCAATAAGAAATGCGTTTTTCATTATTAATCCTTTACTTCAATAAGTTTAAGTTCAGGAACAACAAAATCTTCTTCAAGGAAGTATAATTTAATTGTTTCAGCTACACGACAAAAATCAGAGTCATATTCCACTGGATAACTAAGTAAGGTTTCCTGTAGGAAATACACTACTTCATATTTGTCCACATCATCTGCAAGCAAATCAAAATTAAAAAGTTTAAGTACTTCTTCATTTGATTCGAAATCTTCAGTAACGATTTCAACGATACGTTCTACTGCGGTATCGGTAATATCACCATTACCAAAGTACTTTCCACGTCCACCATTATGACGGGATTTGAAAAGTTTAGCAACCGCAACAAGGAACTTTCCTTGAATTTCGGTTAGTCCGTGGTGAACGATGGTACTGTAATGATCACCATCGTTCTCCCAGGATGTTACTGATACTGAATAACCTTTTGGAATTGTACTACCAGTTTCAACTAGCATTATCTACCTGTATATGTTCAATGAAGTTGACGAGATAAATGTATTTCTCGTCATTGTAGGTTGTACCAAAAGACGCTTTGATAATCTGAATATTGTTCTCAATACAGAAATCTTCAAACAATTCACGGTTATCAAATGATTTGAAAACCCGTTTTGTAGCTGCACCATGTTCTTTATTGAACTGTTCAACTACCACGATTTCTTTTGTCATCTTTGCGTTCCTCTCGACCTTTCTGGCGACGTTTCGCCTCGCTGATACGGATGTGATTTATTGCATCTTCTAGGGAATTATACTTACTAATTGTAGACATGTCAACAGTTTTAAGTACTTTATTATCACCCATACAAGCATGAATACCCTTACAACCACATCGTGGACAACCGTTATTTAAGTTTGGTTTTTTCATAACCCTCCAGTTGTTCAAGGATATTCATATCTTTAATAGCACCTTCTACTAATGAATAAACTACTGCACTATTACTTTCATCATAAATGATTTTACCATCTTTGGTAATGCAGTATCCCCAATCATCATTTTGGTTGCGTTCGCGAGATAAACCATATGGGCTTTTAGGCTTAGTACCTTCTGGATTAACAGTCTTTACATATACCCAAGCCGCAATTCGTTTGTTCATAGTATAAACAATGCATACACAAACGAACAGAATAGAACAGCAAACTAATAAAGTGTTCATCACTATACCTTAGTTAAACGATAACCTTCAATTGTCTCGTATTGGTTAATTACACTGACCGCAGTTTCCATATACTTATAAACATCATATGCTTCAGTACCGTACATTTTAAGTATACCACCATCTTTAGTGATAGCATAACCTTTTTGGCCTTGTACATCTTTTGCACGTACTACACCGTAAGGACTCTTTGGTAAAGAATCATTTTGCACGGCAGATACAGTCATTTCATAAACACTAGCTGATATCTTTTTCACGTTGCTATATGTTTTAGCTACAATCCAGACGATTATAGTTACGCAAATCATTGCGATTGACATATCACTCACGGTTACCTCCGAGTACTGTTAGTTTATAACCTTCAAGTTCTTCATACACATTAATAACTTTCTGTGCATCAGAGACACAACTATAAACGGGTGCAGAATCATACTTACTTGAACGATAGATTTCACCATTCTTCGTGATACAATACCCCCAGCTATTTTTACTGGACATAGTATGTATCATTCCATAAGGACTTTTTGGCTTTTCCTTTGGCGGTTTGGCTGGTTCTATCTCGCCAGTAACCATTCTGCGATATAGCATTGCAGAAATTGTTTTAGTACTATGATGCATAACACAAGCACTAATAGCAATAACCGCAGTACAGAACATTACAATTTGAATATCAGTCATGATAATCTCACAGTTTAGTTTGCTTATATCCACCGATCTTTTCAAGCTCGTTCATGGATTTAATTGCTGAGTTAAGCGTATAGAAAGTTTCAGTATCAACTGTGATGTTACCATTTTTAATACGATAGTAATCACAACTACTGTAGTTGCTATATTCACGATTGATAGTGTAAGGACTTTTCTTTAGACCAGAATCATCAACTTCAATGATTTCGGGCTTAACTAATTTCATATACATATTAGCCGCGATCTTCTTATTAGCAATGAATACTAATGAAGCTGCAACTACTAATGCAAGAACCACGACTAACAGAATAATTTGAGTGATCATTATGCTTTTCCGTTTAGTACTGAACAGTACCACTGTAATAGGTCAAGATATGCTTGTTCGGTTGTAGTACGTTCTTTTATTGAACGCATCCAACGCATATCATCAATAATCCATTGTTCAGGTTTCATTCATCATCCTCTAATGGTGAATCAAGATCGACTTCGACACCTTTAGTTAATTCTTTAGCTCTGTTCCACAAACTAACTGGAACCGGATGAATATTGATCCCATTATCAATTTCTTTTGCAAGTAGTTCTAGCTGAATGTTTTCAGGGAGAGACATACATTTCCTTAATATTTGTACCGCGTATTGGACTCGAACCAATGACAAAGCGATTAAGAGTCGCCTACTCTACCAACTGAGTTAACACGGCAAGTGTTAGTACCCCGTACAGGGTTTGAACCTGTGACACTCCGATTAAAAGTCGGATGCTCTACCAACTGAGCTAACGAGGCATAGTACTTTTTAAAGTACAATTTATTTTAAGAACCTGAAGAATTTATTGTTCTAGTTCTTGGTTTACTTAAATTCTTACCACAATCTTTGCATACTTTAGTGTAAATCAGATCAGTACTATTAGTGTTGTAATGAATTTTACAAACTTCCATACTGATATAATGGCCGCAAAACAGTTGCTTAAAGAATTTCATAATTAAGGTTCTAGTATATCCGTCATTTCATCTGGATATACACTATTACATGCAATCAGACCGTGAATATGTTCACCGTTCTCTGGATCGGTTAAGTTACCATTGAACAGTTGATATTCTTCATCCATCTCTGCACCAGAAATATCTTTAACTTCGAACCCTGCCATCTTTGCAAGTTGTTCGATTTGCTTTCTGTTTAGTACCATTGCTCACTTCCTTGAAAGTAGGGTACTTATGTACCCTTTTAGTTTTTATTCTTGTACTTCTTCAGCTTTGCCATTAACCATACTGTTGATAATATCGCGAACTGACATACCCTGATAGCGGTTTTTACCTGCGTACACATCGTGCGTTACATAATCAACCGGATTACATTCGGAATCAACCCACACAAGAGGTGTTGGTACTAAGCGTAAACCCTGTTTGATAATGTAGTTAAACATTTGACTGTCGCTGAGTTCATCATCATTAACAGTTGGTACAAACTTCTTAGCAAGAAAAATCTTATCACTTTCAGTACTTTTAAAGTATACCTGGTAAGTAATTTGACCTTCAGCATTTTTCTCAATACATACAGTATTGCTGATTACGTTAGAACCCTGCTCATTTGCTTCTTCTTTAGAGTCCGAAACAATCTTGATTGTGAATTCTTCACGACGCTGCTCAAGAGGCCAGATTTTTACAAAGTTTAAAGTACTTTTAATTTTTACAGACATTACAGCATTCCTATACGGTTATCATTGCGTGAATGTTACCAGTTCACGTACTATCTGTCAAGCAATTTATGGTGGGGCCAGCGGGAGTCGAACCCGCGACCTGTGGATTTTCAATCCACCGCTCTAACCAACTGAGCTACAGCCCCTAATTATTGTTGTAATTCTTTTACTTTTTCTACAAAGCGTAAGAATTTGGTTATGTAATCTGGATGTATATCTTTATGACGTTTGGGGATACTTAGGTTTTCAAATATACCTTCATAACTAAACACATAATGACTTGAAGCGTTATTAACGCAGGGTACTCCAAATTTATCTGCAACCGTCAGCAGGTGACGCATTGACCAGTTACGTTTGTTTTGACGCATTTTACTGAGGATCTTTTCTGCACTCATTATTTTGTTCCCTTAGATTTAGGGAACAAAACATGTTCCCATTAATTGAATAAAACAATTCCGTATATTGATTGGAATTCAGTTGTAGTTAGAATTTTGTAGTTCATTTTAATTTTCTCTCAACTAGTATTAATGTTGGCTCTATTATATAGATATGAAAATTTATTTTGAATTACATAGTTATTCTTAACCTTATATTAAAATTTAATTGGTGTGGCTGGCGGGATTCGAACCCGCGTCATCTGCGTCACAGGCAGGAACGTTACCCAACTACGCTCACAGCCACCATTGAATTATTGTTGTTTAGACATATAGATATTAATGCTAATTTGTATGGATTTAATTAATTCGATTTCACGGTTATTATAACCTTGTTCAATTAATTGATCTTCGAAATCAAGGTCTAACGGATTCATTTGCCTAGCATAACCAGTGATTCCATTAACACTGAAAAATGTTTTATTTGACATTCTTATTACTGTTGCTCTCTGATGTTCATCACATACTTGATTTAATGTGAATAATGGAGAGAACATTCCAGTGGTTGGATCAATTACCGTATGTATTTCTAACGTTACACGATAATTATCTTTAATATACTTATGTTCATGTGAAAATGAAAAATCAACGCTATGTTGTAAATCGTTAACAAACATTGATTGTGCTAATTCAAATACATTATCTTTAAACATTTTTCTTAGCCTTATTCTTTTCAATACTACGTTGAATTTCGTTGTAGTACATAACCTTACCGCGAGGTGCACTATCTGTATTGTGTCTAGTTCTAGCACTATTAGTATGCTGATTACCAGCACCTAACTTATCACACCACCGCATCATTTCACGACATATCCATCCAATGTCTGAACGAAGATAACATGCCATTTCATCACTAAAGATACCGTTAACAAACAAACGACAATGCCATCTGTTATTAATTTTAGTTACCTTAATATCAGTTTCTGATTCAGTACTAAGTAACATCTGTCTATTACGTTTCATTATTAACCTTTTATATTGGTCGGGATGGTTGGACTCGAACCAACGACTTCATCGTCCCAAACGATGCACTCTAAACCAACTGAGCTACACCCCGATCTGTCCGTGTGGCAGGATTTGAACCTGCGACCCCTCCGCCCCAAACGGAGTACTCTACCAAACTGAGCCACACACGGTTTTATTTCTTATGGTATTATTATACCATATTTGTTTGAACTGTTTCATATTTCTCTCTGAAATATATGCGGTGCAGGTCACGCATTGTTTGATACATATTAGTACTTAAATCATATGTATCAGTCATTGTTTGAATCTGAAATAATCTAGCTTCAAACTCATCGATATTTTTTATTTCTGAACTATGTAGAACATCATCTTCATCATATATCGAAACACCCAAAGAATCATCGAGTAGATCATATGAAAAATTGAAGATAGTAGTGTTGTTACCTTTAATTACAATGATGCTAAAAATAATCATTCCTTGTTCTTGATACTTTTCTATATCATATAAGAACGATATATCAGTACCGTCAATTGCAGATTTATTTCCTGACCAATTGCAGTATGCTCTTAGTGAACAAATGTCAAATATCTTCATTGTGATATATTTTCCCTAGTATTGAGATTAGCTTATTGCAATTCTCAATAGTTTCATACGGTATATCGTAGAAGTTCTGAACAGTACTTTGTTGGAAGAATTCTTCCTCAGTAATGTTCAATGGTATTCTTACGTCGAATCCAGGTCGCATGTACCAGATTAATTTCTTACACACCTTAATAGTAGTGTCATGAAGCTCACCTTCGGTATAAGGTATTAAGTCAAACAAACTGACATATTCATCACACTCATCAAAGTTCTGATTAGTTAATGCTATAATATAGTTGTTAATATTGAAAAACTTTAAATCGAAATGAGTTAAGTTATCAACATTCTCAAGGAACTGTGTCACCTTATCAATCGTTTGATGAATAGTCAATTTCATATTCTGCCTTATAGTATGCATCGTCGTCATAGTCGAATGTAAAACATATCTGATAAAGACCTTCTTCAAGGTCAAGTGAATGTGTTATATCATGACAACAGTCTTGTTTTTCATTGAAATTTCTATATTCCTTCATTCCAGTAGTTGTGTAACAGAAGTTCTGTACAAGATGTAATACATCTTTTCTAAAGAAAGCTATCTCATACAACATATCATCTGAGAAAAAAGCAACACTGCTGAAGTTTTCAGGTAATTCAATTTCTTGATTATTCGGTAATAAAATTTTCATAATAAAAAAGGAGAGTACACCTTACGGCATCTCTCCTAGTATAAATTCATAGATTTCTTTAAGTACAAGTATTTCTTCTAGAGTTAAGTCTAGGAAATCATGTACAGTACTTTGCTGGAAGTATGATTCTTCTGAGTGTACTTTATCTATGTTACGGCGAGATCCGTTGTAAAATAAATTTCTACAATTGAAGCTAAAGCCAGTACCATCGACACTACAGTATTTTATGAAATAATCATATGTCACATATCCCCATACACTGGCTGAACCTTCGTATTTGAATCGGTGAATTACTTCTTTCACTACTTTCCATTGGTCTTCGGAAAGATGAACTGCTTTAAATTCTATGGGTTCATCTTTCCAACTTTCATTATGCATTTTCTTTTTCGGTAGCAATCATCTCAAGATGTTTGCGAATCCAACGCATAAAGAATGTGGCTTTATCTTCGTTTTTAAATTCTGCGTTACCAGTATCAGCTACGGGAACGGGGAACATAAAGCCACATTCGGTAGTGTACCATAACTCATTTTCTTTATAATGGCTAAATTTGACATGCTTGTCTTTAACCATAGTTAGTAGTTTACTCATTTCTTTAATCCTTTAGATTTTGTGTTCGTGATAGGGATCGAACCTATAACCTCTCGCTTCGTAGGCGAACGCTCTAATTCCAATTGAGCTACACAAACGGTTTTCTTCTTAATGGGTGTACTTTCGTACTCAATATCTTAATGTACTGCACTGTCAAGTACAGCAGTGTTATGCACTATTCACATCGTCAACCTTCACGGTGCACTGAGACGGTGTGATAGGATTTGTTACTTATTTAGTCTCAAAAATATCAGTACTAATCAAATTACATTGATGGGTCATTAGACCAAAATCGCCATAATCTTTACATACATTCTTTTTGATTTCTTTTTTAACTAGTGTATTTAGATGTTCTTCTGAAATATCTGATTCCAGTACGACCGTATCTTTACGAGAACTGTCGCCATCATAACCATACCAATCATGTTCAAATACTAATATAGCTTTATGCATTCTTATTTCCACAAAGTAATCCGCTCTGTTCAGCGTCTATGATTTCTTTACGAGACTTCTCATCTTCAAGCATCTCAATCCATCTACGACCACTTGAAATACTATCATGTAGCATTTTCAAAATAGTTGTTTCGTTGAATTTGTGCATCTTCCCATAACGAATTATGGAACGCTTAATAACATAGTACTGTTTAGGTTCCATATTAAATTCAGCTTGAAGTGCATTGATAATTCTAACCTTAGCTTTCTTATTCATAAGTTTCCTTATTAGTTTGCGGAACCAGCGGGAATCGAACCCGCGTTACCTCCGTGACAGGGAGGCGTCCTTACCGCTAGACGATGGCTCCAATAGACATTATAGCCTATTGATTGCTATAATATCAAAGTACTCATTAATCTGAGTAACTTCTTTTAATTTATCTCGTACTTGATCCATATCAGTGAATTCAAATACTGAGGTTATAATTTGTGAATCAGTTTCTTCTACTGGTCCACGATATTCTTCATTGTAATAGTTATGTCTACTTGGATAGTAGCTGTACTGATAACGTACAAAGTACTTAAACATTACAATAATCCAATAAATTCAATTGTTATCCACATTGGATCAACATTCGCCAAAATAATATCTTCATCTGTATAATCAAGTAAACTTGCACCAGTACGAAGTACATTAAGCTTTTTAGCTACTGCAACTTGAACTTCCCATGCTTCAGAAAAATCTTGTTCAATTTCAATGATTATTGCGTCAGAACTTGGTTCAGCACCGCGTTTCATCGCATCTTCAGTACTTTCTCCTTCACCTAATCCAAAGGCAAATTGCGGTACTGAATATTTTACATAATATCTTTTCATTTACTTCCCATTAAAAATAGGACGGGTTGCGTTGCGTTCTTCGTTAACAACCAAATATCCTTTCATGGTCATACAACCTTGGATATATCCTAACCAGCGATGCTTTTTAGTTTCTGTCATATCATCACGTGATAGTTCAGTTAACATCCAAGCAAGATGTGAGTCATCAGTTGGTTGTTCAGAGTTAGATACCGGAACGGTATTAAGCATCTCGTAGTAACGCTGCCTTAGCTCATTGTAGAAGTTACCATGAATAGGCTTACTACGGTGCTGTTCTTCTTTGAAGAGTTCATATGCTAGATTAACTGAACGTGAATAAAGATCAAAATCTAGTTCTTCTAGTGTACCACTACCTAAAAATAGATGGTCAAATAGAAACAGTACTGATTTATGAACCTCTAGTTTTCTGGTTGATGCTAGATCATAAATCCGGTCAGGTTCACGAAAGTACATTTCAAATGCTTTACGTGCCTGTGCAATTTCAGAACTATTCATCGTCATCCTCACCTTCCTGCATATCACGAAAACGCTTCATGATTTCTTCAATAAAAATTAGGGCTTCTTCTTCGGTTAGATCGTCGGGAATCTCTAGAACTAGACTACCGTGCTCTTGACCGCTTTCCATCATGTCCTTAAGACATTTATCGATTTCATCAGCGAAATCTTCAGCAGTCTTTGTTTCAGGTTGGATAAGTTCTTCTTGTGGTTGATAACCGAAGTGGAAAAAACGACGTTTCATTTATATCTCATTAAAGGCTGGAATCTGTTTTGAGTTTTTCAATTAACAGTTGATTTCATTTATGGTTGCTGTTAGATTCCAAATTTTGTTATTTAAGTTTAATTACTGAAGCAATTTCAGTCATCAACTCAGTGGTAAATTCAATACCAAATACTTCACTATAACGTTTAGCAGTACGTTCTAACCAATTAGTACTTTTGGTTGTGAAACCGTACATGACGTTTTTAGCTGCGTTGTTATAAGCATTCCACGGATCGTTAGATGATGCATTTAAGCGACCCCAATCAGTTAGTGCAATGAAGCCTTGTGCTGATTCTTTACCCCGAAGTACATTATATACTACATGTTCTTCAACAGTATGTTCTGTGTTGCTTTTCCAGGTGCTGATTACGGTGATGTATTGTTCTTTAGTTAACATGGTGTTATTCCTTTTATATAATTTAATTTAGTGTTTTGTTCTGAATTAAATTTTTCAGGAGGACCAGTACTGAATTTCTATAGCATAGTTGCTTACCTTTTGTTTGTTTAGTTTGAGCGAGTAATCGGATTCGAACCGATGTGACCGACTTGGAAGGACAGCATATTAAACCACTATATGATACCCGCTAGGATGTACTGCCGCTGCCAGTACTGCACATACTTAATCTTTACGATTTGACCTGTACAGGTGCTACGCGGGTTGCGTTCGATAATTTTACAAGCAGGGCAACTCATACCAGCTTGTTTCACAAGGAAATGAAATCTTTTAAATTAAGGTTTCTGAGACTTCTACATTACTTACACTGTAGTAACGGTCATACTCTGAAGTTTTCTTTTCATAATGTTCAATGAACTTACGCTCTGCATGATTTTCATCAAGAGCATAAACAATGTGCGACTTATTATAAGTTCTTGGTTCATCAACCATATAATCGCTAATTATCACTTTACCCGTTACGAAGTATGCAAGCATATCTTGTACTGGAGTTGTGTTACCATATTCTTCTTCGAACATAATTTACCTTATTTTATTTTGCAGGAGATGGTGGATTCGAACCACCGATACCGATTTCAAAGACCGGTGCATTAGGCCATCTATGCTAATCTCCTAAGACTAGAATCTATTTTTTTTCATATATCCAATGAGTTTTGATTGCTGTTAGATTCTAAATTTTTATTCTACTTCATGTTCCCAAATCAGTACTGCTTGCTCTAAGATAGTAGTATCACCATAATAGGTTTCAAGAGTATAAGGGAAAGTTTTAGCGTGCCACATTGTCTTTTGTGGGTCAGTCCATATATGTTTTAACATATCAGATACCACAAAAATGTTATCACCATCTACACCGATATAATCATCTTCACGACCTTCACGCTGAAGGAAATACATTTTAATTGTTTTCATTTATAACGTACCGTTTATCTAAATTAAAACTAGAATCTATCTGTTTTCATATAATCAAATGATGGGTGATTGCTGTTAGATTCTAAAATATATCCAAATTGAGTTTACAGAAAGATTTTCAAGATCTTAATACGTATTCTATTCTAACCGTATAGGATAACATGCTATCCGTGTTACACCATAGTACGCCTAGTGAATTTGAATTCTTGCGGTCATGTTTGGACTTGAACCAAAATAAAAGAGTTAACAGCTCTCCGTAATTACCTTTATACGACATAACCAAGTTGTTGTTTTGCTTACTTATATTATACCACATTTTTTTGTGGCGTTTCATTTATTTCAGTACCAATATCAATTTAATACTAAGGCCATATCGGTCGTTGCGGCAATTTGTATAACCCCTGCGTGTACTTTCGGAATAATTAGTTCCTATCCTAAACGATGTTATTTGCCTGCGGTAAGTTATTCTAGAAGTAACTTAACGCACCAAGTATTAAATTGATATTGGTACTGAAAAATAATTTACATATTAAAAAGACCGTAACCAAAGCTCATATTCAAATCGCCCCAATACCCGTTGAAGTTTGGTACTTCATCATCAACGAATTTGAATTCAAACTGTAATTCAGTCTGTGCAATACGCATAATAAGAACTGCTAGTGCATGTGGTTCTTCGAACATATAATCAGGTTCTTTATCAGTACCATCATTATATACTAAATCATCAATCTCAACACCAGCATCAGTTAATGCTTCTGCGTAGTTTGTAGGTAGACGATAATCTTCGTATTCATCAGCAATTAGAAAACGAGGGTACGCCCCTTCACTGATAACACCAATCTTAGAACCTGCAACTTTAAATGCTTGCTGTACTTCAGCATTTGGTTTAGTACTTTCAATAATGAAAGATTCGGACTGATTATGACCGTCTTTAGACCAATCACCAATATGGATTTTAAAACGATGGCTCATGTTTTACCTTTTTAGTTTCCAAATTTAGAAATAGCTTCTTCGAGTGTATAGGAGTTTACAACCTTGATGGAAGCAACGTTGTATAATATTACAAAAACTTCACCATTATCAAACTTGTAAGTATAAGCGTCATACCCAAGCTGTGTTAATGCACGAACAAATTGTGTTGGATGATTGTTATACCAATCATACCATACGGACATTAGTGCATCATACATACTATCTTCATTCATATAACTATCGAGTGCAGTACGAATCGCACGATTTTGGTTTTCATCCCAATTTGTATATGCTTCATCATCAGGAGTATTTTGGATTAATTTTAACAGTACTGCTTTATTAATCTTCTGACTTTTTGATAATTCTTTTCTAATAGTTAGTTCACATTCATAAACCATACCAGTAGGAGATTTTTCACAATATCCTCTTGCAGTGATTGGGCTAGATGTAAAATATATACCAGGACCATATTCATCGTTTCCTCTACCAACAAATTCATCACTGAATTGCGATATTGGATTTTGCGTACCATGATAATAGTAACCTGATAATTTTCCTTCCATTATGGCAGATATGTCTTCCATTAATTTTTTCATTTCCATGATTATTACCTTAAGAGTTTATTTTTTATTTACTTCTTAAAGAATAACCAGCCAAAAGCTCTTACTCCTGCATACATCAGTACTGAACGAGGTTTACCCACATTAGTATCTCTCAATGCCTGCATAAGAACTGCATCAGCTTCTTTACGCTTCAGGGTGCCATTATGGTACAGCCAATCATGCAGTGTCGCTGCGGCGTGTCCACGGTCACCTACAAGCTCAAATACTACCGGAATACGTGGAACACTTGCAAAGTCAGTTTCAAACCCTTCAGGTACAATGATAATACCGTGTTTCTTATCCTCGTAAATTAAATCCGATAGTAAACGCCACTTCTTACCTTCGTTATTAATTAACTCTACTTTTAAATGTGTAATGAACATCTTTTATCCTTGATTATAGTTGGTACTATAATATTTAAGAATAGATGCTCATTTTTTAGTTAATTAAACTTTTTCAATAATTACCGTACTAGTACGCTTAACTACCGAAAAATCAACAAGAATATGATTATTACAGTTTAAGAAAATATATGCATCTTCTTCTGTTTCAAATTCTTTTGCACCAAATAGTACTGGTAAAGTTATTACTGAATTTTGAAAGCCAATGCTACTAAAAAATTCACCCGTAATATTATCTTGTAACATATATTCAGTACTTATGTTAGTAGTCACTATATTTCCTTTATTATAATTGCTGGAATTCATTTCATTTTTGACCGCTGCGTCTCCCAATTTCGCCACATGTACCGAAGTACAAGACAGGACTCGAACCTGCAAAAAAGCTGTTTGCTATTAGTATGGTTGCTGCTGAATTCCAAATTTATTACTGGTGGGAATAGCAGGACTCTAACCTGCGACCTCACAATTATCAGTTGTGCGTTCTAAACGACTGAACTATATTCCCGTATTACTTTACATATTGTACCGTCTGTTTAACCAATTATCATCGATTCGAGTACGGCGTTCTCTTTCTGCGAGTTCATCATCAAATTTCTTCACTGCTTCACAGATGCTGTCAATTTGCTCTTGAGTAGGTTCCCAATTTTTCATGAACTCATATAGATCACTAACTGTCATTTTACCGTCAGTACGAGGGTCTTTCACTTCAGCACTTTCAGGTTCTTCAACATGAGATTTAATGATTGGTTTAGCCATTTCCTGCCAACCACGAGGCATCCAGTTATCGTCTGCTAATTCACAAGACATTAACTCAGTTGGATTCATTGTAGTATCACCATAGAAAACATGATACAGTTCACCGTTCTTATTCAGATAAAGACGTTCATTTGATCTGAACTTTGGTAATTCAAAAAGAATACCATCTTCACCTGAATCTTGGAGTAGTTTTTTGATTTCATTAAAAGTCATCAATTACCACGCATATTGATTCATAGAATCAAGTACTTGGTTTAGTTCTTCTAATTTAGGATCGTTGTCTTCAATGTCAAACGTTGCATAAGCAAGTTCACCATAGAGTTTAACGTTTTGATCATAAGTTTGTTCCTGTACAATTGTTCTTGCACAAACAGCCATGTCAGTACTTTCCAAGATTTGCTTTACGATGTTTTCCATACTGTCACCTATAAGGATATGGTACAATGTTATTCATTTCCCGAAGTATGTCGATGCAATGATTAACTTGCATTATGTCTTCGAGGTATTTTACGTATTCTTTCAGATGCAAGTGGAACTCATAACTGAAAGGAATATGTCTTATGGTACTTAACTGAAAGAACCATGATTCAGACATATCAAATGGTATATGCTTAATTCTGAATATATCATTATCAAAGCCATCATCGTCTGTGAAATAATAATTCACGGTATAACGATTTTTGAGAAGATTAACAAACACCGCAAATGTATTATTTCCATCCGACAAATAAAAATGGATTACCCCGTTTGATGATGTATAATGATCTGAGTCATTAAACAATATCATATTAGATAATCCATTAATTGTTGATCTACATTGTTCCGGTTGTTTCAGTACTTTAATAAAGTGATCTTCGCCATAATTATAAAATTTACTGCAAGTATCATCCATTAGAATGAATCCGGTTTTGCTACGCTCCGTACTGCTGACATAAAACCTTTTTGAAGGTCGGTCTGTGCAATGCTGAGCCAGCGTTGATCGACATTGGGATCATCTTTTAGTTCGTTAATTAAATTACCGACCTGAGATGCCAAATTTTTAATATTATTCATCGCATCAATCTCTTCCTGAGATAAATCGCGGTATCCTTTAATATGTTTGTGTTGATTATCCATAATCGTATTCTCTTAATTAAAACTGGAATCCACAAGATCAAAGTAAAAGTTTGAGTTTTGTGTGGTTGCTGGAGGATTCCAAAAACTGTTATTCAACGTAGCCTAAGTAACCTACATGTACCTTTTCAGTACTTTTAGTTTTCTTGCCCGTTTCTTTATCTTCTGTGCTTACTTCACGCTCAAATACAATTGGCTCAAGTAGCAAAACTTTCTTTTTTGCACCGAATACTGAACTAATTTCATCATTAGACAGTTCTTCAGTACTAGTATGACGACGAAGATCACCGTCTACTTTGTAGTAGTAATCGTAATACATTTTATTTCCTTGCTTAAAAACTAGAATCTCTTAATATTATTTATCAATTGATGCTGCTAGATTCTTGGAGGGATACCAGTGGACTCGAACCACCAACACAAGGATTTCACATCTCTGCTCTACCAATTGAGCTAGGCAACCCCATTACTAATTTTTGGAGGAAGATGTGGGATTCGAACCCACGGAGGGCTATTAACCCCCTCTAGTTTTCAAGACTAGTGCAATCGGCCACTCTGCCAATCTTCCAAAGAAAGTACTCAAAAGTACTTTTGTACGCTGAATTCTATATAATCGAATAAACTACCAATAGCACGGTTCGATATGACTTATTTATATATCCCAAGTCACCAAGTGATTACGAAGGGAATTTTACTTCCGAGTAACCAATCCAGTATTGTATGATTTTAGATTTTTATGTTTGCAGTAAGAATTCGTGTGCTAAAACTTTTCTAAATTAAAAACAAGAATCGTGTTTTTCTGTGCCTCGTACCCAACGATAAAAGGGAATTGAACCCTAAGCGTTTCGCCAAATGAAATAAGAGTTATTTTTGCTGTGCGATTCTTTTGGTGGGGCGTCCTGGATTCGAACCAGGGTGTGGTATAACGGATTTACAGTCCGTCGCATTCGACCGCTCTGCCAACTCCCCAATTTGCGTTCCCACGGAGACTTGAACTCCGGTTACCTGCGTGAAAGGCAAGTGTCCTAACCACTAGACGATGGGAACATTTTTTATTTCAATATCCACTCTTTACTTTTCTCTGTATCTTTTGATACGTCAAAACCAAGGGTTTCCATTACTTCAGACAGATTGTTATTAGCAATACCATCTAAGATTTTTGATAAAATCTTCATATTTTCTTCAGAGGACATATGTCATTCCAAATTAAAATTAAAGGACTGAAATCTTTTCTATACGGTCATCCAGACACAGCCGTTATACATAGCAACGTGGCTGCTGGGGGATCGAACCCCACCGTTTTTCATAGCAGGAAAAATTGTTTTGTGTTTGCTGTAAGATTTCGTGTTGCTTTTGTGCAGCGACAAGGATTTGAACCTACGTGATATTAAGAGAAACCTTCTCTACTTAATTCATTACCAGTGATCGATTTACTAATGAATCTTGTCAATCACCATCCCGCTTAACTACTTATATTATACCACATTTTTTTCTGCTGTTTCATATTTCTTCAAAGTATTTCGAAAAGATATTCCATCAGAAGTATATTCCTGTGGTAGTAATGGATTCTGAGTATTATTTATATCGTTTATCATTATAGGAACAAATGATATACGAACAAATGTCCGTACTTTAGCAGTACTCTCAGATGGACGCCGATGTAATATATAAGGATCTAAACAGTACATTACATTAGGTTTGCATTGCTTAACTTCTTCAGTAATGTGTTCCTGTAAAAAGAAATTAACATTGTGAACTAAAGGATCAAAATCATCAGGAAACTTAACAGATACATTGGTGTATTCAGTAGGAATACTATTAGTCCAAATATAATTCTGTTCAGGAACATGTGGTACTTTAGAACTGAAGCCGTCAACATGCCATTCATTATCGGTAACTGACTTAACCTTACCATGACGAACAGTAATATAACAAAATTGCTTTTCAACCTGTACTGCATTAAGTTGATGCATCAATGCTTCGATAACTAAAGGCTGGAGCCATTTTAGTTCAGGTGGAATGTTTAAGTTATTTCCATCAGCACTAACACACATACGTAATACGTACTGAGTATCGTGTGGACATTCTATGAGAATTTTAGATAATTCAATTGGCTCAACATTATTTTCAAATTCTAATACTGAAACTAATTGTTTTGCACGACCAACAATACTCATGTGTACCTCTCAATTAAAAAAGGGCTTTCGCCCTTAGTCTAGAATAACTTCTTCAGTACCTTTACGTTTAGGAGCCGATGCTTCCTGAACTGGAACTGATTCGTTTGAATCCAGACTTTGTTCAAGTTTAACTACACGCTTGAACGTTTTGATTTTTGGTTTGTAGCAAGACCATTCGTTACTGTTAGATGCACCGTACTTAGCAAGGTTTGCATATGCATAGTACTTATTACCTGTCCAGATTTCGCCTGCTTTCTTGCCCGTTTCTTTATCAGTGAATGACAATGATTTCTCAAGTCGTTGCACATCAAGAAGACCCGCTTCGTGCTTATCAAGAAGAAGATTGATTTTGGTATCAGCTTCTTCATTATAAGTCATCGATGACATTAAAAATTGTGCAACCTTAAGGCGGTTGGTTCCCATTGCTGATGTTACAATTAACATATACACAACGAAAACTACCAAACAAGCAGCAACGCCATACAAAATATAAAGACCCATTATTAACTCCGTTAAGAAATAATTTCGAGAATAACCTTTTCTTTGAGTTCATTGAAGGTCAATTGAAGACCGCGAATCTCATAGATAAGGTTCCACTTTAACTTAGAAACATTAGCTTGATGTTTGGTTTCATCCTTGGACTTACCTTCTTTACCTTCCAGAACTAACCATTCTTCATTAAGAAGCTGGAGTTGCCCTTTCAGAAGTTGAATGCGTTTGTGAAGGTTTTTCAGATCAGTTGCACTTTTCATGTTACGTTCCCGTTTCTAACTTAAAAGATACCGCCAACTTAGTTGACGGTATTTCAAACTTTACGTTATATTTTTATTTTACTTAGTATAACGTGGTTTTTGATTTGATTTGCGTAGTTCATGAAGCTCATTGTTTAGCTTCTTTTTCCAGTCAAGAAGATGTGCGAAAAGAATCTTCTTATCGCTGTTTGCATATGGAGCTAAAAGCTCGTCTGCTTGAGCAATCTGGAACTTGATGTAGTTCTCGGTACGCATGAATTCCTGGCGAGCGATTTCTGCGTCAAGTTCTTCGGTGCTCATATCAGCGATGTTCTTAGTCATAATCTTTTAATACCTTTTTATAAATTTTTAAATAGTAACTTCAAAATAAAGTTTACCGGAAATACGCTTTACATCCGTCGATGCTGAACATTATACTTAACTTTTTATCATTGTCAAGCACTTTTTCAATCTTCTTGCAATCCGTAATCAAGAATTAATAGTTTATTGTTCTTAATTCCGATATTGCTTGTCTCTACATCGTAAATGATATTAGAAATTTCATCACGTGTCAAGCCACTTTTTAAAATATTTTCTACAAATTCCTGAACAACTTTAGGAAACGATTTGATATAATCAGGGTCTTTCATCTCAGTCTGCATACGCAGACGATACATTAGCTGGTCGATATTGCCAAACCTGCGGTTAGGACACTGGTCAATCGGTGTTATCCTTTCCATCACTATACGTGATTCTGAACTCATGTCAACGAATATTTTACATAAAGGTAATGCATCGCCATACTTGAGAAAGGTCTTCAGCTCTTTCTTACACTGACCCACACCCCATGATTCGGGTAAGTCCAGGTTCTGTGCAATCTTCACTACTATATCGTCGTTGATAGCGTAAACGTCTCTCGTTGTTCCGCAACCGATCATATTGAACATGGTATGTCTCATTCAGTACTGCATCTCAATTAAAAAGGAGGGGCATATGCCCCTCCGAGTGTTTCAACCTTTAGCTTTTGCTTTCGGGTATTACCACTCCACGCTTGCACCTGCACCCCAAAGAACTTCAGATGCTGAGTTGGTGCTTGCGGATACCTTTGTTACGATATTATGGTTGATACGGGCAGAGAAACCAACTGCCACCGCATTCTGACCATCATATCCACCAGCACCCGCTCCAACACTAAAGGTACTGTCCTGTGATACCTGTGGGATGTTAGCCATTGCACCAGCACCTGCAATGCCTGCACTTGCCAATTTGCGGTTATCCCCCATACGTTTATCAATATCAGAGAAACGCTTGTTGTTCTGCTGGTCAGTATTATTCAGGCGATTTTCAACACTACCGATACGTTGACTATTACTGGTAATACGTTCGTCGTGTTGCACTAACGTACTGTCATTGTTATCGATACGCTTGCTCAATGCAGAGTCAGCATTTTTGCGTGACGCCGATTCAGTTTCAACGGAACGCTGAACAGTATTTACGGCGGCAGTACGGGTAGTACTTTCGTCCGAGATCTGTTGTGCTAATGCTTTGTCAGCATTTCCACGAGTTGTGGATTCCGACTGTAAGGCATTATCCTGACGTTGTTGGTCTTTCAAGAACGTATTGTTATCAACCTTAGTACTTATCACAGCATTTTGCTGATTGTCAGTAATGGTCTGGTCAGATTTGTTTTGGTCGATATTTGTTTGCAACATCTTATCGCCATTAACACGCTCGGATTTTTCGACATTAATAGCGTTACTATTGTCTTGTCCCAACCGAACACCAATATCGGCGGTGTTTTGTGCGTTGATCGCATTGTTATTGGCGTTTTGACCAATTTCAATTGCGGTTTGAGCATTGTTACCTGCATTGATTGCATTGTTATTTGCATTATGTGCCAGGTCTTTTGCTTCACCAACGCCAATCAATGCATTATTGGCAGTATTGTACGCGTCACTTGCTTTGTTAAAAGCATTATGACCGATTTCTTTCGCTTCGTCTGCACCAGCTTGTGCGACAATCGCTTTATTATCTGCGTTCTGACCAATTACGATTGCAGTTTCTGCATTTGTCATTGCATTGTTCGCGGTGTTTTGAGCATCGCTGGCTTTATTAAAAGCGTCATGTCCGATGTTTTTGGCTTCTTCAACACCTGTCTGACGTTCACTGATTTCTTTTTGTAATGCGTTATCTTGACGAACCTGATCTACTTCGAAAACGTTTTTATCAACTTTCGTATTCTTCAAGTCTTCAATACTTTTGGTATTATTGTTAACTTGAGGAATTAAACCATAAACGGTTGATAATGCGTTTCCAGCGGTTGCCCTTCCCTCAACTGCAATATCAAAAGCCTGCTTAGAGGTCAGCTTAACATCACCGATTGCGGCAGTATTTGCTGCAATTTTTACATCTTGAGCTTTATCATACGCAGTCGGTGTTTTTACACAACCACAATTAACATCATAATTAGCGGTTGCGTGTGCAGAAACTGAACATGCAATAATGGACAATCCAATCAATGTTTTTTTCATTTTCCGTTTACCCTGGTGTGCCGCCTCGTTTGGCGTGGGGTAATAATAACGCACCTTCAGTGATGCCGTCAATACATTTTTAAATATATTTTTAAAGTACTTAACCCAAATTTACATTTAAAAATCGATTGGTGGGAATAGTCGGACTCGAACCGACACGCCATCTCTGGCGGGGGATTTTGAATCCCCTGCGTACTACCAATTTCGCCATATTCCCAAATACCCCCTATTTCTAGGGGGATTGTACTTACACTACTTTATAAGAGATAATGTGCAGGCGTTCGCCAGTGATTGGAATACCAGAGTGTTCACTAACGTACTCTGCTAAAGTTGCAAGTACTTTACTATCGTCTACAGTATATAGATGAAGCTTTGCAGTGAATGACTCTCCTGGTGCAGCACGGAATTCATAAACTACTTCAACATTACTGTTTTCCTGACCAGTTGCATCAGCGAAAATCTGGTCTGGAGTTTTACTATTTTTCTTTAATGGTGCCATCCATGCGATAACAGCAAACATCGCACTGAAGATACCTACTGGAACGTTACCCAAAGAAAAGGCAACCAATGTAACTGCAATAAAGAATACTTCAAAAAAATGTTTCATTGTTAATCCTTAAAATCCAGTAACTTTGAATTCACGACTTTCATCGTCAAAATACAGTACTTCACCAAGTGTTGCTGCTGCTGCACATGAACCATCAGTAGTTACATCGACAGTACCTTCTACCGATACACGAATACCATCAACGACGAATGTCATATTATAACCATCAACTACTAGTTCATTTTCAACTAGAGTTTTAGAATCAGATTCTTCTTCATCATCTTCATCTTCATCCCAATGATGATCCCAATCGTCATTTTCATTCAAACGCCACATATTGGCATCAAGGAAAGTAACGATTTCTTCAATACGTTCAGCCTTTTCTGGTGCAATTTTCACTTCAAAGTGCTTTGTAGTATATGCGTCGGCATCACCATGCATAAACTCTAACGCAATTACAAGAACGTTCTTTTTTGGTGTAACTGGAATTAGTTTAATAGACAACTTAATTACCTTCTTTTTGTTTAGGCTCGGAATGATATTTCAAATTACCATTCTTATCTTTTGCAGTGTAACGATCATAGGTAGTTGCATAAACTGCCTTTGACGATTGTTCACGTGCAACCGCTGGGTCAACGAAAGTTACATCAGTTTTGATGTAATCCTTGAATTCTTTTTTCTTTTGTTCGAAAACAATAGAAGTACGTTCGATGAAGTAATAAAACTTCATAGTACAACCTAATAGAAAGTTAAACATATAATCCTCAGTAATTGGCGGCGAGTACTGGATTCGAACCAGTGACCACGACATTAAAAGTGTATGAGTTGTGTTTGCTGCGGGAATCCTATCAGGAATCCTGGGTTTCTACGTGCTCTACCAACTGAGCTAACTCGCCAATAATTTAACTACGATTCGGGCGTGAATTTTTAATTAACTCAACACCAGCATCATTGCATTTTTTAACATTCTGTTCGTACAGACTATCAACAACATCTGTATCTGAACTGTGAAGGTAAATCTGTTTCAGATTTGGAAACATATCACGTTTAAAACGATATGTCATCATCGTTAGAATCTGACCACCAGTACGTGCACCTGAACCAGCCAAGAAGTTATCCAGATGAACCACTTCAATTTCTGAAGCATTGTCAAAGATAAAGTTCTTTGCTTCCCACCACTCTTTCAACCAAACAATACCTTCTGCTTGTTCAGTACTTAAATGGTTTTCTGGATTACGAATATCATCTACATAGACTTTCATTCACGATTATCCAAACAGTTTTTAATTAATTCAACACCAGAAGCTTTAAGTTCTTCAAAGCATTCTACCATTAACTCATCAACCAAATCTTCATCAGAAGAATGAAGATAAATCTGTTTCAGATTAGGCCATGTTGTTTTATCACCCCACATACAATCACCAGCAACCATAAAGAAAAGGTCTTTACCAGTGAGATCAGGTTCATCCATATAGTTATCGAAGTGAATGATTTCTATTTCAGATGAATGAGTAATTAGGAAACGTTTGGCTTCCCACCACTCTTTCAGCCACACAATACCTTCTGATTGTTCAGGAGTTAGGTGATTAACTGGATTACGAATATCATCAATAAAGACTTTCATTACGTACCCTTATTCACTTTTTGAAAAGCTCGTACTTGTTTATAAATCAAGAAGTCAATCATAACCTCTTCAGTGCTGAAAGTCAAGCTTTTTTTGGCTTAGGACGGATACTTTCATTATACAATCCACGATAACGAAAATAAGTACTGAACGAGCAACGACCGTTTTTATATAATTCTTCTATATCTTTATAAAAACCATACAAACGAGGGTTTTTACGTTTCATCACTTATTCCTTAATTAGTGCAGGGAGATGGATTTGAACCACCGACACGAGGTTTTCATAAGAGGGATTTATGCTGTCAGAATTCATACTGAATTCATTTGTTTTCTATCCTCTGCTCTACCACTGAGCTACCCCTGCTATCATTTTACGAGTAGTTTACATAACCTTCATATTTCACATCAATTACTGGATGATAGTCATCATCTGCTAACATAACATAATTATACAAAATTGGAACATGTTCTTTCAAAGTACGCATTAGTGATGCATTATCTTTGACAGTACTAATATCATGCAATTCAAATCCTACATGAAAATATGGATGGAATTCTGATTTTAGCGTTTCCAGTGCAGCCTCATCAGAAATACGAGTAGCATTATAGAAACGAATTACAGTACGTGAACCTTCTCCAGTTGCGAAGTAATTAAACATAAGAATACTTTTCATTTTTTACCTTCAAGAAGATTCAATCGTCTTTTATAACGATCTATTGTTTTTTGCAGTTTGTGTTTTTCTTTAAGCTGCTGTTCATAGGTTTCCAGTTTAACATACTTACCTTTAACTGTTTTTTCCATATCAGGATAATGGTATGTTAGTTCATCCCAATTGTCATATTCTTTTTTAACCACTGGATTGTATTTCTTTACCATGATACTACCCCAATTTGTGCAAGGTGCAGGATTCGAACCTGCGTTACGTTCTTGAAATGAAAGTTGTGTATGCCGTAAGATTCCATCTGGAATCGCTTTCGTGTCCTAACCACTAGACGAACCTTGCTGTATTATTAGAGTACTGGCGGGTTAGAACCAATAAACATTTTAAAGTCGTAATCATACATATAATCATTGAAATCTTCAATAGCCATGTCAATGATTTTTAAGTATTCAGTACTACCTGGTTGAACATCTACTTCAAAGTAGTATTCAGACATGTCAGTTGGATCAGCCTGTAGGAGACGAGCTTTACCATCTGCATATTCATTGTCTAATAGACGTTCATTTACTTCATACCACGATTCAGTTTCGTTATCATCTTTTGGTGCGATGGTAAGTACATTGGAACGTGCAACAATTACTAAACTAATCATTTAATCTCCGATTGCAATTTCTTTAGGCACAAATTCAAAATATCCATTAGCATTAAGGATCTTTACAACTTCATCACGAACAAGTTCACTAAAACGACTTTCACGATATTGAATATAGTCGTTGTGTACTGATTTAATCGCGTTGAAGCCCGACATATGTTCGCGTAATAAAGCTAACATTTCAAAAACATTAGGTGACATTTCAGTACCTAAAAATAGTGAAGTGTAAGGACAGCAATCATATTCTCTTAAGTTTAAAATTTTCATCAGTCACCGATAGAAATAGAAGGTGGTTTATATTCATAATAGCCATGACCTTTAAGGATTGAATAGAACAATTCATTCAACTCTTGTTGTTCACGATAACTACGGCAATTTGTTTGGAAACCTTCGTCATCAACGATAGGTTCTTCCATATAGGTTTTTAATTCTGCCAGTACTACACTTGGTTGTGGGGAAAGTTCCCCACCTTTGAACAGTGTCTGTACCAAGCAATCAAAATCACCATAGGTGTTAATTGCTAAGATTTTCATAAGTAATCCTTCGTCATGTCATAGACTGCGGAATTCAGTTCAGAGAACTTTACTTTCCACGGCTGATAGTACTGTTGGAGTAGTTGATCTTTTTTGAACAACGCTTCAAGTGCATTTACTGCGTACTTCAAATCTTCCAGTAGTTTATCTTTCACCTTCTGGATATATTCTGGCTTGATATTAGCAAAGCCCATTTTGTACGCAACTTCAAATTCACGATAAGAAGCACCCAAATCCGCTAACGGATTCTTGATCTTCTCAGGGAAACAGAAGCGATAAACTTCTTCACATGTTTCCTTTAGACGTTCTTCAGCTTTTGCCTCTTTCCCGTACTTTTCGAAAAAGATTTCTGCTGGTGGATACATTTTGGCATTTGCATACCATTGAACCAGTAATTCATTCATTTTTGATTACCTGAAAATTTATCAACGATTGCGGCAATTATTTTCTGCAAAATATCATTGGATACTTTTGCTTCCATTGGATCAGCTTTGCCGGTCTGCAAATTAATGCTAATGGGTGATGGTGGAATAATAGTTGTTCGTTCCCATGTACCATTAGAAATCGCTTTGCTGATTATTTCTTCAAGTTCTTTAATCACACGAGGATCAAATACCGAATGTTCCAGGTGAATCACGATTTCCTCAGTACTTGCAGGAATTGTAAAATGATAAAACTTACGATCATTCATTACCATAATCCTTATCACTAACACCAGGAATGGATGCATAGTCTTCTACGTTGGTAGTCTGCATGTCCAGTATAACTACGCCTGCACCTTTTTCCTTTACAAACTCGGTACTTGCATAGATAACTTCCATCATTTCAGACCACTTGTCGTAATTAACAGTGTATTCAGTTCCGTAGAATTCCCAGCGACTGAAACTACCATTAATAAACCCAATGAATTCGCCTTTCCAAAACACATTGATAGTACGATTGCCATATTTGGTATCATAACCATCAACATCATTCCACACAACTTTAAGGTCGAGATCCTTTGGCTGATTTTCATTGTAACCGAACCAGCTCTTAAAATCCATAATCATATCAAAGTTACGATCATACTGTTCCGGTTCTAACCCAAAGAACTTACAAAAAGAATCAACCAATACATCAAAATCAGATTTCATGATTTCAGGTGCATCAATAAGTTGTGACCAGTGTGGTACACTAAGTTCAATCGGACTAAATGCAGAAGTTTCGATGATCAGCGATTCTTTTAGTACCGAGAAATCAACTTCCTTAGATGAAATGAATTCGCAGTTGTTTTTAACTTGTTCCATCGCCAGTGCTGCGGTTTCTTCACCAAACGCATGTTTAGTATTATCATTAGAGAAACCTACAAGTACTTCAATCGTATCTTTACGTGTTAGGTATGGATAGACTACAAAGAATTTAAATTTAGCAATACGACGATTGAAATTTTTAACCAGATTACGACGACCGTTTTTTGTCATCGTAACATAACCATCAATAATTTTCTGTTCCAAATCGCTCATTTTTTTAGCCTTAAGCTTCTCAATTAATAGAACAGCACTATACCAGTTAAAGCAAGTGCTGTCAAGAACTTATGCTATTTTATCGATAGCATCTAGATCATAAATCTGCTCGGTGCCAGGAACGTCTGACGCAGAAGTAAAGATAAAGTTACCTGCTGGTGTTTCTTCGAAACGCTGACCAGGATGTGAGGTTAAGTAACGATTTTCCTCACCGTCAGGCCAAAGAATACCAATAGTTTTAACAGTACCGTCTTCGTAGTTAATTTCAAAGGCAGTAACATCTACGCCTTTCAAACGCTCTTTCCAATCATACGAAGATGCAAAACTTTCCTGAGCAATAATTTCTGCTGTTGGATATAATGCAATACCAAACAATTCACGATTGTCATCGTCGAATACCATTTCAGTATTCTCAAATTTAAAGTTACGGCGTTGGTCTAATTCAAACCAAAACACATGTTTAATATCGAATGTTAGTACTTCGCAGTTTTCTGTTACTAATGTAATACTTTTGATCTTATCTGTCATATTGTTCCTTATTTGATAAAGTAGTATACTACGCTTAAGCCGATAACTACTGCTACAGTAGATACAAGCTTCTTCAAATCATTCTTTCCGATACTTTCTGGATGTACCGCTTTATCAGTTTCTGGATCAATTTTAATAGACATTACGTACCTTGGATTCAGGAATTACTTTTGGTTTATGAATAGATAGCTCTGCTATCTCAATACCACAATCATTATAGAATTGCACAGATTGAACATCATAGTGAACCGCCGATTGAACAACTTCAATGCAAGCATCGTCACTGTAATCTTTTAACAATTCTAACAGTTCGCGTTTTGTCATAAAATTACCAATCGTTTAGGATATAAATTGTTTTACACTCTGGATTATCTGCAAAAAGCTTTTCAAAGATTTTCGTCAAACCTTCAGATTCAAAGCTCAGATAATCACGACTGACAGTAGTGAAACCGGAACCATCTTGACCATAAAGACAATCAACTTGGCACATATCACACACGTCATTCCATTCATAACCAAGCATTTCACCAACGGTATTAATATCACCAGTTTTAATGATATACTGCTGATCAATAATATATGGTTCAGACATTATTTTACCTTTGGTGCAGTACGTGCTGCATCATAAAATTTGTTTACGTTGTTACGATATGCAATAGCAGTATCGAAAGCTTTACTATCAATACCATCTTTCATTACGCGAATACCATCTGCATCATATGAATAAAATTCTTTATTGATATGTGCAAGAACCGTAGTGCGGTGACCTTTCAGACGCTGAAGGTTCATTTTCTGTAGTACTTTATCTTCTAACTGTTTCATTTTTTCACCGTTGTAATTAAACATTCATTGTTGAGGATACGCTTAAATTCGCCATCATCATCAACAAGTGTGATTTCATTTCTTTCGTAGTTGATTGTGTAAGTAGTAGCATATACATAACTATGACTCTCACAATCTAAACGAAAGTACTTCTCTGTTGGCTGTACCGTATAGGTATAAGTTTCCTGACTTTTGTCTGCATAAGAACAAAAGCTCAAGGCCGACAGAACCGCTGCAATAATAATATTACGCACAAGATTCCTCATACAGTTCAGGACATTTGGTAATTGCCAGTAGTTTAAGATATTCACATTCAAAATGAGCATGACCATCTACGATAATGAAACGACTTCCGTTAGCAGGAATACATTCGATTTTTACCAGAATCTTTTTATTCTTATTATCAGTTTCAAGTGCAGTACCTAACCAAACACCGTCCGGTACTTTGTCAAAACTACTACATTCTGTCCACATAGTTGAACTCTTTTGTTTGGTACGGGTGATGAGATTCGAACTCACAAGACCTAAGTCTGAGGGATTTTAAATCCCTTGCGTACTACCAATACCGCCACACCCGCAATTTTAATTTATAATTTACCAAGTTGTTCGCAAAGGGAGAAAATCATTGCTCTGTACTGAATGCAAATCATTCATTTTGCCCCAAAAGGTAAGTGAACCGTCAACACCATAACCAGCACTGAGTGTACCACTAAAATGACTGGCAATCAATGCTTTATTCATTTCTGCGTACAGTGCTTTAGCATAGCCTTTGCCACGGTATTCAGGTTTAACAAATACCTGGATATTAGTGTCATGATATGACCAGCGATCCGCTTCATTATGGAAGATTGCACCTACGTAATTACCGTCTACTGAAAGGATGATTAGCTTAGAGTTCTTTGCAGTTTCATCAATATCAATAATATCTTCATAGCAAGTAATTAGCGTCCACGATGGAGAATGATACAAATGATTATCCAGTGCAATCTCTGCTAGTTCTTGAATAGAAAGTTCATTAGTAGTTAAAAATTTCATTACCATAATCCAGTATGTGACACTGAGAAGATACGAAGAAGTGCATCAATCCAAACTACTGAATATGGTATAGCACTTCCGACTGCTTTTAAAAACTTACCAATTTCAAATGAAATTATAGTTTTTATGGCAAGTTGCCAATGGTAGATTGAAAAACAAATCGCCCACATAAAGATAAGGACAAGTACTGGACTCATTTAAGTACCTTATCGTTTGGTTCTTTATTATCAACAACCACCGACAATTGTCCGAGTACCTTACCAGCACAAAGTACCAATACAATAATCAAACCAAGTACAGTACTACTAATGGTTCCATCTTTGATATATTCCACAAGTGGGTTACTGAAGATACCAATGATAACTGAAAGAATTAACTGAACAATAAAGGTTGGTTGCATTATACGATTTCCCAATCAAGTACTTCCAATTCATGTGCCATGAAGTCTACCGGAAGAAATGAGTTTAAAGATACTTCCCAAACATTATTTTCTTTATCAAGATATAGTTCAATCTTTAATTTAGAAAAGTGTGGGCGTTTAATATAAATCCCATTAAATGGGGTGTTTTTTAAATGTTGTTGAATTTCAAAAATAGTCATAAGTTCTCACTTCTGAATGCGGTAAGTATCATCTATTTGGTTTTGTGTGATAATACGACCGATCCCTTCATGGATTGCATTCGATAACAATAATAGTACTATTACTACCAATGCACCGATAAGAACAAAGCATAAATTATGTTTCAATAACTTAATCATTTTCGTATTCTCAGTTGGTGCCGCATTAGGGATTCGAACCCTATCAGATTAACGCAGAACCGCTCCGCTCAGATAATGCTATCTGTAATCCTATCACTATACCATTTTCAATACTTATACTCTACTTGGTGCACCGTTTCGAGTACTTTCTCTAAGTGATGAACTGGAGTCGAACCAGTTCACGGCAAATTCTTAATTAAAAACTACAAGTAGTGTTTTGACCACTAAACTATCGCCCTGTACCTCTCGGTAAGCCGGGCCAGCAAGACTCCGTACTGACCGGAGATCTCTACTTGTAGTAGGTTTGTGTGGTTGGGTGTATCAACACAGTTAAGGCCAAATTCCCATTCTCGCCACGTCAAGATGTAAGTACTCTTACATTAGAGTTTATTTTACCGCGATAAACCGGCTATATTCGAAGATAACAAATCTCCTATCCACTTATCAGGTGGAGCAGAACTTTAATTCTGAAAACTGCACACCCTGTTCATTCAGGCTTTCTATCTTTACGGGATAGTTTTTTGAATTATCCTTACGGGATAATTGTGTGGGTATTTGGTGGCCCCAGCAGGATTCGAACCTGCGATGTGTCTGGTTAACCGTGAGCGATTATGAGTCGCCTGCCCTCGACCGCTAGGCAATGGGGCCGGATGTTATTTCTTTTCTTCGCCGCAGTACTCGCACTGTACAACTTCTTTCGGCTCACCACCTTCTTCACCAGTGATAAACTCTGATGGAATGGATTGTTTCTGGTAGTTATGACCTGCACCAGATGCGGCACACTCATTGTATGGGAATGACATATTAACCTCGTTTACGACGCATTAGTTTACGTAAAGCTAAAAATGGATTAGCTGGTTCTTTAATTGCTTCTTGTACTTTACCAAAAGATTCTTCAGAAAGTACTTTACTGTTTGTTTGAACTATTCCGGTAGTATTACATGGATTGCATTCGTACATCATACCATCACCAGCATAGTGCCAACCATCACCATTACAAGAAGTACACTTATCCATGATAATCTCTCTTAATTAAAAGGGTGCATAAAGTAGGGTTCGAACCTACAAGGGAACCTCGCGGCTGCTCCCGAAGTCCTATCTTCGCTTTCGCTATTGTCGGACTCTCCGTTTACCAATTCCGGCATTTATGCATTGGTGCGTCTGGTCGGACTCGAACCGACAAGCCATACGGCGGGGGATTTTAAATCCCCTGTGTTTACCAATTTCACCACAGACGCAAAAACTTTTATAAGTGTAGGCGTATACCGACGCCTCGTGTTAGTTGCTCGACATATTATGTCGCTACCTTTAGTGCGGCGGGTAGGAGGAATCGAACCTCCGTAGCATATTTCAGCACAGACGCTGCTACCGCCATCTGTTGAGGTCGCCAACCTCATACCCGCATCGATAATCGATGAACCACTAAAGCTCACTTATATTTTAAAATTGGTGCCTGCTGCGAGATTCGAACTCGCGACACGAGGATTTAGAGTCCTCTGTTCTACCGCTGAACTAAGTAGGCGTTGTTGTCTTGATGTATCTATTATACCACAGTTTTTTCAGCCGTTTCAACTTTTTTCTTCAATTTTCAACGGCTTGGGCAAAAATTAATCAGTACTGTTACGTAGCTCAATGCAATGTGAGATATAAGTTCCTACCCACCAGCATAGTACTACAAGATTCACTACAGGTAAACTGCAAACTAAAATAATCGCTACAGTTAAACCCCATATATTACCGAAGCTATAACCGAACTTCGGGTCTGGCTTACAATATCCAAATAAACAAAGAATATCGTATACTGCAAAACAAAGGAACATTACAATTCCAATTGCTAAACATAGCCAGAGATACCCATACCAAATAGTTAATAACATAGGTATCCTCAGTACTGGTAGCGTTCAACAAACTTGTTCTGACGAACATCGAACACATGATGCCATGTATCAGTAGGTTCAAGTACAACCACGTCGATAATGAAACCTTCTTCAGTATCGCCTGTCCATGTATCTTCGAACATATATGGACGACTAATCCACACACGAACGGTTCCATCTAAATCAATGGTTACATAACGAACATGTGAATGAACTTTAATAACTTGACCATTAATATTACAGTCAAGGAAAAGCTGTTCTTTCATTTTCATATCATAACCTTAATCGTAGTACGTGTCAACAAAAGAATGATTATCAACTGAATAAAGTTTAGTCCAGGTGTCACCATCTTCCATTGTAACCTGATACGCCCTGATACTACTGGAACGATCATGATACCAATAACCTTCTGACATGTAAGGAAGCTCCAGCCAGAATTCTACACGCCCTGCCATGTCAATTGATATGAACTTCACACCGTATGGAACTGAAAGCTCAGCACCATTTACATTACAGATGGTTTCGTTCTTAGCGAGTACTTTCATTTTCTTTTCACTCTTTCGTGTCGATGAAAAGATTATACTCTTAAAACTCTACTTTAATCAAGGCTTTTTTTCATCTTTTTTAAGCTCGTGTACGGGCATCTGAGGGGTTTTCGTCGCCGCCCTGATACGGTCAAGCATTGACGGTTTCGGCTGCTGCTGCTCGTTCTGCTTTGCGTTGCTCATATCTTCTGTTCCACTCGTCGTGTTGATAGGATACCCAAAAATGAACCCAACCAATGTTTTCATGGGTAACTAAATCTTGCTGTCTTAGATGATGCAGTACAAATTTAATTTCATCATCCTCATTCATATCATGAGCATCTTCTTCTAATGCTTCATTGAAATGACGGTACTGAGTACTAGCTAAACTTTCTACTGTACGGTCATTAGTATTGCACCAGAAGAAGTTTATGTCAATTATTTCAGACCATCTGATAGTACCTAAGCTAGCAGGATCTGGATATTCAATCCATTCTTTAATTTCGTATTCCCATAACAGTACTTCCATACGTTCTCACTATAAACGAAAAAACCCAAGACTTAGCTTGGGCTTAATATTGTTGGCACTCCCACCTGGAATCGAACCAGGGACTAGAACTTAGAAGGTTCCTGTTATTTCCACTTAACTATAGGAGCATTGTAGTACCGAAAATGATTCGGTACTTTATATTTATATTAATTCAGCTTCATTGAATTCGCTGAATGTCATTTGTGCTGTTTGTAACTTACCATTGTAGTAATAAGTACATTCAACATCACCTGGTTCTTCACCGTGTCGAATACAAGTGAAAATTATGCCAGGCATGAAAGCACTTAATGAGATCAAATCTTCTTTTTCGTTATACCAAACGGCATCGGTATCTGTACTAATTTGGTTATTACGGATGTAAAAGGTTTCACTATCAACAATCTCACGTAATTTGTTTTGAATAAAGTTTAAATCAACCTTAGCATCTTTAATGCCAGGTGGTAGTACATTTAGCTTAGCTGTAATATTGAATGAAGAGTTGTAGCCCATTTAGTCCTCGATTGTTTCTTCTTGCTCGTTAATAATATAATCCAAGTCTTCAGTACTACAATCTTGAAGCCACGCAGTACGTTCTTCTTGAGTCTCAAAGACAAAGATAAATCCATGATAACCAAAGCCGTATGGAGAACCATAGCTTTCATTCAAATCATCATAGATAGTTACGTTTTCTGTAATCATTTTATTCCCTTAAGTATTACAAATTTCCGAATACTTTTTTGTTAGTAAATCATAGTCATCAATAACAGGTTTTACATTCTTAGTACTGTTAGTTTTATAATAACCAAGTTCAATGATATATGTCCATCCGGTGCAGTCACCATATCCAGAAAATGTGGCAATTAGATGATCGTTCGGATGAATATCATTATTCTCAGCATATGCTTTAGCAAAAGAATAGATGTACCCTTTATTTTCAGTACCGTGAAGAATACCCGCAACATGTTCACGAGCGTTAATTGTTCCACGTGGGATAGAAAACCATTGACCGCGACGATCATAGTCATAATCGAATAGTTCGACTTCTTGATCTTTGTCGTGATGTTGGAAAATCATAGTACTTAAAAGTACGGTTTCTTCAGTTTGTGAACGAAACAGATTAAACGTGAGAGTTGGTGTAGACATTACGGTATCTCTTTATCTGGCACCCGAAGGTGCCAGTATTGTTATTTAGGTAAAGAGTTCAAATACTTTTTACCCGCTTGAATTAGCTTCTTCTTTTTGATTTTAAAAGAAGTGCTATCCTGACCGCCAAACATTGTGCAGTTCGCGAGAATTTCAGCCCACGCTGTCATATATAGAGTTGGTGCAAGGGGTTCTGTCCAGATGGTTTCAAAGTCGTCAGACTTCGCCATATGAAAGGTCATATCTTTGCGGATCAATTCTTGTATTACAGTTTCTTCAGGGAAAAGATGCATCCACGTATCAGCACTAACATTAGCGTGATCGGGAAAATGCACTTTACCTTCTTCATCAACTACACGACATAATGGTTTACCACAGTCATGATATTCTTGGTAACGTAGTACTATATCGTTGGATAATAACTTTCCTTTGATTTTTTCATATACTTCAAGTAATACAGGATCGCCCTATCCAGTGTCTAATTCAGAAATTAGTACTTTGTACTGTTCCTGAACCATAAGACCATGTGCATGTACACTTAGTCCTTTCATCTGTTCGGTTGTTTGCATTACATGTAGTAAGTCTTCGAAAGTGTTTGGATAAATCATTTAGCACCTCCGTTGAAAAGTTGATACTTACGGAAGATACTACGCTGTTCAGCAGTTACTGGAGCACTTGCAAAGGCGGTGAAGCCATAATCCCAATCAGGTTCAAAGAACTGAACAAAGTCAATCCCTAATCCCTGGAGTTCATCGTATGCTTTTTGTAACTTATGTTTATTCTTACACGAAATCACAATAAGAGAACTAGTCTCAGTACTGTTATTTTCGAAGGCCAAGCCGCTTTCATAAGCTGCGTGGTTTGATTGTACTACTATTTGCTCGATTGGAAGATCCGTTCTTACAAATACATAAATCCAAGTTTTTTCATTCTAGTGAGCCATTTTTATTTCCTTAGTTATTGTACCACGATATGTGGGTTACTGATTTACTGTACTTACACGCTGCAAGTACTTTTAATGTACTATTCATAACATACATTTCGTATTTCCCATTACTAGGAACCCCGAAACCGTCAGATGGGATAAATGCTCCACATTCAACCATGTCATGAAATTCTTCAACGGTATAAAGTTGACCGTCAGCAGTATCAAAATGAACAGGTCTTTTTGTACTGTTTAGGATCGATTCCCAATCAATTTCAATTACAGCAGGAACTACAACAAAGCTACTGTTATAAATGAACGTCTGAGAACTTTCACTATATACGACAATTGAATTTGTTGCTGGATCGTGCCATGCATTTTCAATTTTTTCATACAGTTCAGTGTCACCAACTTTAACCAGTACTTTACCAATTAAAGATTTGCAGATGAAATCCTGAACATTTTCAAATTCAAACATATTAACCTCTAAATTAAAATGCCGTTAGTAGTGTGTTATTACACCAAAGTCTCTAAGGGTCTATATTAGCATCTACTACAGAAGTCGCACCACACGCCCTTCTTATAATATCAGATACACGCCGCCCGTGTGTACCAAACTAATATAACTGTATCCGGTCTTTTCTTCCCCTGAGCTTATACGTTTGGTACTGGTGGTGTGTTTCCCAAATACGGTTCGCTCTCGACACTCTTTAAATGATGGCTACCTTTAGGCCAACATCCTAATAACGGTCAAAACTTTAAATCTTAACTACTATGTCCTACCTGAACAGGTACAACACCAAGTTCAACTAAATCAATTTTAAGATACGGGAATTCATCTTCCCAATCTTCACCGTACAGGCGTACCATTTCATCATAGGTATCCTGACGGTATTTAAACATAGTGGACAGAATCAGATCAGTACTCCGAGTATCGTGTCCAGCCCAATATTTAGGTTTGTGTGTTGGTGCAATTTCCATTGTTACATCCCGAATGAATCATCGTCATCATAATGTTTCTTAGTGATCGTAATTTTATCATTAGAGTACTTGTCGTTATTGACAAATACGATGATATTACCGTTGTTCACTGAGTCGATTAAGTAACGAACAGTTTTCTTTTTGGTATATACTTTCAGTACTACACCAGTATCATTTACAACTTCACCATTTGCAGTAGTTTCGAATTCAACTTCATCCAAAACATTCGGCAAACCTTTAAGCAATTCTTTAATTGCATTTTGCTGGCGTTCGAAAGATTCACGCTTCAGACGAAGACCATTTTTAGCAATGTACTCGACTGAAGTAAAATCAAACATTTCAAATGTAGTGATACTACCCTGTCCATGAATGGTACTGATACGAATCCCGTACTTAGGAAGTTCCTGGATGTATTCAGACCAATATTCATCGTCACCTTCATAGGTACGAGCGTTTTTACTGATGTAGTTCCAGAATAACTTACTCATTTCTGGTTCTGGAAGGTTATCGTATTTTGGTTCAAATACGTATACACCATCTACCATGAAACCTTTAAGGTATTCAATATCCTTAGCAAAGGCTTCTTCATCATAAGCTTCTTCTTGTTCTTTAGTGAACCCGTAGAAACTCATGTGGAATTCTTCTGGAGACATGTTTTTAATGTTTTCCAGTGCTGCATCCAGTGACTTACGCATTTTTTCGTTCACAATCTATGCCTCGGTAAACGGTTCATCAGTTCCCTTCTTCATAGACTCTGCCATGCGACGGGAAATTTCAATAGATTTTTCTGGTGATATTTGCACTAGTTTATAGCTGCACTCACTGCCACACGTTCCCAAAAAGGGTTGAAAGTTTTCTTCTACGTGCTTCACGGCTTCTAGAGTAGATACTACCACTACTTCCGGCACTTGTCCAGCTAAAGCGGCGTTAACGTCATCAATTAATGACTGAATAAAACTTACTTTAGCTTTGCACAAAACAAACGCATAAGACTCACCATTACCAAGTGCATCATTAATGCGATTGTTTAAATTAGAAACCTTAGTACTTAAAAGTACAAGGGCTTCATTTAAAAGTTCTTTATTTTCTTCGCTCATAGCACAGATTCCACCATTTTATTCAATGCAACTGCTAAACAAATAATATCAGAAAGTTGATGATCGTCTGTGTCGCGACTGAAGTCACCATTAGGCTCAATTCGGTTAAGCTGAAGTAATAAACCTAATAGTTTCTTCATTAACTCTGTATACATACTTATTGTACTGAAATGAAACTTATCATCGTGATAAACAATTAATGCTGCAATAGCATTAATATTTTCTTCACATTTTTTAATTTCGTCATGAACGTAAAACATCATAATACCTAACGGTAGTCACCTGTGTTTGGTTTAATGTTTCGATAACGCCACTCTCAGATATGTAGTGGTAGATTACCGTGTTATTTTCTATCTCTTTTCGTACAACTTTTAATTCTTTTTTATTCTTGTTGCTTAGGTACAATAACACGATATATCTCTCTTAATAGATGCTCAATAACTGGAACTGTCCAACCATTACCAAGCATCTTGTAAGCTTGTGTATTCGATGAAACTTTGAAAAAATCGTCTGGAACTCCTTGACAACGACAACATTCTATAACAGAAAGCTTACGATAGTCAACCCCATTTTTACCCGATTGTAACAAATATTCTCGATCAATAGGTTCTTTGAAGAATACAATCTGTCTACGAGATTTATTGAAGTACTGGTTACAGTCGCCACCCTTAAAATAATTAGCATCTATACAGTACGATTTGGAACGATTAGTAAATCCACTTTCCAGAATATCCTGTAATTGTACAGAATCATACAATGGTGGAGGTATTACCATATTGTCAGTACTTATCCAGTAATAACGCTGCCTGTAATGTGCAGTGTAATTTTCGGAGTTTATTAATACTGGTGTTCTTCCAATAATTCCTGAACAGTATTCTTCAAAATCCTTTTTCATCTTGACGTTTTCAAATAGATAGTTAACGTCAGGATTAACAGACTTTATATGATTGAAAATATCAATCATTGTGTGAAACAACATACCACGTGGATCTGTTGTTCCACCTTGTTTGCCCGCCACGCTCCATGCCTGACAAGGGAATCCACCCATAAGAAGATCGATAGAACTCCAGTCAATATCCCATTCTTCCCACTTAGTCACATCACCCAATTGAATAATGTCAGGAAAGTTCACTTGGCTCTCTGCAATTGCAAACTTATCAATCTCAGATGAATAGTATTTGTCTACTTCAATACCCGCATTCTGCAATGCCATATATCCGCAGGACATGCCGTTGAATAACGACAGTACTGTGATCGGTTTCATAGAAATCCTTTTCTATAAAGTAATTATTTTTCTTGTGCACAAGGTATAACGTTATAGTACTCGTACAACTTGTACATTAAATCTTTTGCCTCTTTTAGTGCGACTTCATTCCATACACCAGAAGGTTCAGAGAACTTGCATTCGTTCATCTTAATGATACTGGTTTTTGCATTTTCTGAATCGTCCCAAATGTTTAGACCCGCAGACATTTTCCACGGCATCATACACAACTGGTATTCGACTTCACTGGCACTGTCTCTGTACTTAACTTGTGCATAGCGTTCATAAATGAACACATCAAATTCATCTGAGTAGAAATCCCCCTCAATATTGGATTTCTTAGAAACCTTACTACCATCACGTTCAATGATAATTTCAGGATTAGTACTCAGATATGAAAAAGCACGGTCAATTACTTCAAGTTCTGAAAGATGCTTAGAAGTCATCGGTATCCCCGTAACGCTCATCCATGTAATCATCGTCACGATCAAGAAACTCTTGACGGCGAATGATTTTAGAACGTGCTCCAGGGTTATGAGTACTTACATCATTAAAATTGTACACAGTAGTTTCACCGCTAAGTACAAAGTTTACCGCTTCAAGCATAAGTTCCAATGAACCCTTAAGCTCGACAATAGCATAACGTTCAGAAAAACCTGAACCGGTTGGAGTAATGTTACCAGTACCTCCAACGTTATCACCGTAATATACTTCTACGATAGAAGCAGTATGTTCTACAGTGCCGTCCTTATGGGTGAACGGCTCTACCACTACACGATTATTCCAAGACACTCTCGGCTCCTTTAATAATTTTCTCGTAGTGTTTATTTTCTACGAGTTGACGATAGGTACTTGTTGCACTTTCAAGATGCAATTTGTTTTTTACCCACTCGATTGTTTTAATATGTTCCACCAGCAAACTACTACTACTAGAAATTTTCAATCTTTTTATTGGATTGCTTTCTGGAGTAGAATTATATGCAGTAACTAAACGTTGGTTACACGCTTTCATTGCATTGATTGCGGTATCTAAATTTTGACGATAGATAATCAAAAATTCTGGATTCATTTTAATCTCACTTAATAACAGTAAATTCGTGTTGGTCTTCTGGAAGTTCATCAATTGTAATGACTTTAAGAAGACCACGATTCATGTACATGTTGAACACTGGAAAGTAATTACCAAAAATTACTTCCAAGTCAACTTGTTCTTCAGTGACAACTACCTGTTCTTCGCCAGTGTTCAAACGACGCCACAACTGACGATGGATTTCAAGAGTTTTGAATTCTTCGTTATCAAGTACACGACGCGAACGAGCAGGTTTAGACATTTTCTTTATCTCACATTTTTAGCAACTGGATATGACTATAATATACAGTAACATTACCCTGTGAGTCAACACTTTTTACTGGTTTTTCAAAGATTACGAACGTTTTCGGATCGTAACTTGTCATCATAAATGTCTTATCATTACGGATACTGGTTAAAATAAACGGCACTTAATAAACTCCATTATCTTTTTTATTTTATTTGGTTTTTCATCAACTACCCGTACTGAGTCTCCATAATAATAGCTACGTTCTTCTCGATCAGTACCCATATTGATGAAACCATACACATGAACAGTATATTCTTGTTGTACGATTTCTTGAACTATCAGATGATCATTACGGTCATTAATGATTATTACATCATCAACAGCAATGTTCTTAGCTTTTTTGTACATGAATCATGTTACCCTTTTCATACTCAACGGGGATGTTGATTTCCCGCCAGGATAGTTTTGCATTACTGGTTACATTACTCACTAACAATGCAATGAACATTTGACCATTCTTTGCAAACAAACCTTTAGTACTATCGCGTTCGTAAACTGGAAGTACTTTATAACCACCTGAGCACTTAATAAGTACTTCAGCGTTTTCAATCTTAGTAAACATCGTCGGGGTGTCCGTAAATTAATAGTAATTCGCCTGATGAACTGTATTCGCGAGTTACGATGCCTTTACGGTCGGTTCCACGAGTCCAGTTAATCATACTTACCTTCGTTCCATCTTCACATGAATAGAAAGTATTATGTTCCTTGTCAGTAGTGCTTGGACAAGATTCATTCTTCAACTTAGTCAGTACTGCTGCGTACATAAGCTCGTCCTGACGTTTTGGTTCTTTGGCTTTTTGTTCCTGTGCAATCTTATCTGCACGTTCTGCATTCTCTGGTGATACCTGTGAAATATACAGATTGATACACGTAAAGAATATCCAGAAAGCAATGAACCAATTTAGATTTTTGTCACCCATACTTTTCTCCAGATAAAAAAAAAGCTGCGTAAGCAGCTATAAACTTAACATTATGATTGTACTTAAAAAAATACAAAATGTCAAGACTAATCAGAGGGCGTGATTAAAAAAAATTAAATGGTGGGGATGGTCGGACTCGAACCGACACGCCCGAAGGCACCAGAACCTAAATCTGGCGTGGCTGCCAATTTCACCACATCCCCATTCTATACTTATATTATACCACAAAACTTTTTATTGTTTCATTTATTTTGCGGTATTTTATTTACCAGCAACGTAAACGCTTAGTTGCTTGTACTTCTTCTTTGTTAGGATAAATGATTAATCCTGTTTGGGTAAGACCATCAAAGAAGTTGAATCCGTAATCGAAAATATCCAGTACAAAGAATCCAGGAGGATAATCATAACCAGAAATTTGTTCAAGTACTTTATCTTTGACTTTATTCATATGGTCTTCATCCTTCAACTTAAGGATGATTTTGCGGCGACCTTCTGTGTGCCAGCCTTCAAAATTTGCAACAGGAAGAATTAAATCTTCGTTGTCTTCTTTTCGGGAACGTTCTTTGTACGAATTGTAAGTACCCCATACTTGGTCCAAACCATGACCAACCTGTGCAGCGAACTTACCTACTGGCATGTTTAAATCTTCACGCAACAGTACATAACACTTATATTGAAGTTTTGGCTTCATTCCTTACTGCCTCGGTTTTATAATAGACTGTATCTACAAAATTTAGGAGCTTGATAATATCATCCATCTCAAACTCCGTCAAGTCCTGAACGGTCATTTGTTGAAAATAACCTTCTTCAGTACTGGCAACCCTTAAGTTTTTGTATGTTGAAATATGTTGAGGTGCACTAAATTTCCAATGCCCACTATATTTAGTGGTGACATAATAGATAACTGAATCATTTTTCATATCGTAGTTGATATGATAATTTACTCCAGTTAACTTATATTTCAATTCAATCAAATCTTCAGCGGTACATTTAACGTCGAAGTATTCCGAATCTCCAAGTTTGAAATAGCAAGCTGGTCTACGATTGACCGTTTTATGTAAAAGATCAATCCTCTGAACGAAACGTTCTAGAACGTCTGATATGGGTTTCTTTACCCATCCCATTTTCCAACTCCTGTTTTAGTAGTTCTGCACCAGCAATAAAATCAGCGTTAGTACACCATTTTTCAACCATCTCTAACGCATTATCTTGAAAATCTTTTGGAAGCACACGATGATGGCGTACAACCCGTATAAACCAGCATATACTGTCCATATAAGAAGGTTCAGAATTACCTTTTTCTTTAAGAAACTCCACACAGGTCTGAATATAGCGTCTGATAAGGTCGTGGTAAATTTCGTTTTCATTTGATCGTGTCCATGCATTTGTCCATGTTTTATAAATCTCAAAACCAGCCTTAAAAATATATTCTTCATCAACGTAGCCACTCCATTTATCATCAATATAAATGCAGTACTCGCTAACACTAGGGTGCCAGTGAATGTACAAAGATTCCCGCTTAATATCAGGAAAAAGGTCATTTACTAAATCAACAAAACTTTCTGTTAAATCGGGATCTTCTTTATACATCAATTAGCTCCAAAATCTTCCATATCTTCAGTACTGGATTGTGTTTCAACAATCTCGATACCATCAGGATTATAATCAGGTGCATCTTCATTCCAGTATTTTTCTGGCATGTCTTCAGTGCAACCATGATTATCAATTTTAAATTCGATTTCAATACCGCGTTCTTTTAGAATACGATTAACTGTATCAAGTACATAGTCAGCGGAATCCCACACGGAACGACAATATTCCATATCTTCGTTACAAACATTAAAAGTTACTTTAGTACTCATTACCAGTTTCCTTCTCTATAACGGTCAATATACGCACGTTCGCGTTCTGCTTCAGCAGCCCAACTTGCATCTGATACAGCTTTACTATGTGCATCTTCTACTTTCTTATAATCGGTGTACTTTACGTATTCACCATTTACATCAGGCATTAGTTCGCCATCAATTAGATCATAACGCGGTACTGTCATTATTCAGTCCTATAATTTTCATCTTGGAAGTAGTTTTCAGTTTCATGCCATGAGCAACCAATCTCACAATCTCCTTCATGCACTGACCATTGAATGCCGTGTAAGATATTACCTTGGAGTACATAAGATTCTCCCCAAGTTATTTCAGAACCAATATTAAGACTTTCAATGAACCGACATACTTCATATTCAAGATCGCACTGGTCGCCAGCAGGTAGTACTAGACATATAGTTTTTTGTTTAGTTGCTTTTGGATATTGATAGAAGCCATGTCCAGACACTTCTTCATAAAGCTGACGCATAACACGACGAATACCGTCTTGGCGGTTTTTAAATTCTTCTTCAGTCTCAATATCCCATGCACCATCTTTTAGACGTGGAGTACGCATAGCAAATGAATGATCGTAACGCATACACATACTATCAATTAGTCGTGGATCGGGCTGTTGTGGTAGATTTGGTTTCATTTTAATCCTCAATGCGGGTTTTATATATTCTATACATATTATCCATAAATTCAGATACATCTGTATATTCAAAGGCAGAACAATCTTGAACTGTCATTTGCTGGAAGTGCATTTCTTCACTGTTAATAGTACTGAAGTTTTCGATTGTCCAAACTCTCTTAGGATAACTATCTCGAATATACAGCTTGTCTTCTTCCATACTATATATTAGTATTCCAACAAGAGTATGAATCATGGTAATATTAACTTGTATCACCCAATTACCATTTTCTTTAGTAATATATTCAGTACTAGTATAAACTAAGCTACCTGTTACACTTTCATTGTATTCACTTAACATACTCATACTATGTAACTCATGAGTTCAGCCAGTTCTTCAGATGAATAATGGATATAGTGTTTAGTGTATTGTTGGAAATGGAAATCCTCGGATACTAACTTTGAAGCATGATAAAATAGAAAATGTTCATTAGTAAGCCAGTCACGAATATAAAGAAAATCCGTAAGAGTGTTGTACATAATAACAAGTTCGGTATCAGTTTCTTCAAATGAGACACGAAGATTAATATAGTTCCTGTCCAGCTTCTTTTCATAAGAATTGGCTTTTAGTTGTTTCATTACGTCTTCGAAATTACTAAGCTTGTCCATTTAGGGAATCCACAATAGAAGGAATATCACATGCATAAAATCCAGCACAGTTAATGTTGTTAATTTCTAGTACTGAGAATCCGTCATCAGTTTCAGCGAAGTCCATTACAAATGCCGGTGCTGGTGTCCATACTTTACAAAGTTCTTCAGCTTTTTCAATAATAATATCTGGTACAACAGGATTAGTACAAAACTGTCCACGTACTTTATAAAGTGATTGTGCAACCACCTTACTATTAACAATAAAGAGACGGTATTCTGATAGTATTTCTACTGCTTCAGATACTAAAATTTCAAGTTCAGGATCACCAACACTCTTACCAAAGTTATGTAATGCATAGAAAAAATCATCTCTTTCTATTACTTTTGCAATTAATTGTTTGGTATCTCGAACTGGCCTGATAAAGATTTTATCCCAATACGGTAACTCAACCTCTCCAATTTTGAAGAAATCACAATTACCGTTAAGGAAGTTTTCAGAACCCCACTTTTGCATTTGCAATCTTATATCGAAATTAGAATTTATATAGCCACCTGGGATATAACCATTCTCAACTAACTGGTTAGCAAGAGCATAACTACCAAATGACATAGTTGGGATCGATTTGTCGAAGTACTTTTCATATGTAGCATCGGTATAATCATCAATATCTTCAGGTACAAAGATATTAGCAAATGGTAGCGGTTTAACTGAAGTATGAGAAATATTGTTCTGTACCATATATTCTTTCATGATACGAAACCCATCTTCGTTGAAATACTTATCCATTATTAAAAAGTGCATGGTTCACTCATTGTTATTGAATAGAAATGAAAAAACCAGCAATTTGCTGGTTTAAATAATTGGTCGGGAATGGTGGACTCGAACCACCTCTAACGGCTCCATATGCAATAGTATTGGTTGCTGTGAAATTCCAGTAGCTGGAATCTTTTATTACGTCGTGCAAACCCTGACACTAATTCCCGATAAAAGTACCGTAGTACTTTGGTAGTCATTCTGTTTCTCGGCTGACCTGCCTCAGAATAATTTCGATACAGCTTATGCTGTGATTGTATTGAGCTTACTGGATTTTGAGTCGCAGTATCGACCTGTGTATCAGACCACGCACGGAAGTGCGTTATCCATAGCTATATTACAGCTAATTTGTTATTAAATCGGACGGCTTTGGGTGTTTCGGGGTTACTCGTTTGTGAATCCTACTACTAACCCTTTTTCGGATTGATATTCACCTAAGAGCGTACTCACCGCCAATTTAATTAAAAGTTGTTATGACGCAGATTGCGTCTTTCAAGATATTCAATGAAAGTACTTACAGTACCAATAACTTCAGGTTCCCATTGATCTTCAAGACCGTAACAAGAACAATGACCACCGTGAACTTCATAGTACTGTTCATCTTCGGTATTGTAATAAAGTACAAGTGCACGACCTGAATAATCTTCGTAGTCATACCAAGCATAGACAAATTCAAAATTGTCTAAATCAGATAAATGAATATTAAATCTATTCGCAATATCTTCTGGTGTTTGAAATAGTTCGTTGAATACTACTGGAAATCGTTCTTTAATTTGATATAATTCGTGATTAGTCATTAGACATTCCTTGTTATTAGTGCTCCAAGCAGGATTTGAACCCACGGCTTCCTCATTACAAGTGAGGCACTCTACCAACTGAGTTATTGGAGCAGGTGGTACATTTTATTTATCAATATAAAACGTACCGAAAAGATTGTGCTGATGAAGTAAAGCAACCAGGCAACAATACAACCAAGCAACTAAGCAATCGAGTATTACCGTTTCCACAACCAAGCAAGATATAGTATCTATTAAGTATATGACGGAGCAAACTCTTTTTTTATAATTACGTTAGCGTAATTGACCATTAATCGTTTTGGGATTAATTATCATACTGACATTCGTCAGCATCTTCACCAGCAAGTTAAACTAGCAACCACCTCAACCGCCGGTTGACATGATTACTAATCTAACGCAAGCCCTCTAGGGGAACTTGATTATTAAAGTACTTGTAGTACTTTAAATAACTCTTTGTACTTGTCATCAACATCGATTTCAAGTTTGTTGTTAATGTAAGCAAGCTTATCACTAACGGTTTCTTGTTCACGCTTCAACTGAACGTACTGTTCATTGAACGCGTTGTGATCATCTGCACTTAGGCCGTTGATTTGGATGTACGAATCGCGATACTCGCTAGTACTTTCCTGTGCATCTTTCACCTGACGCTGAATCATTGCAAGACGTTCTGCGTCGGTTGTTTCTTCAACACGTGAGAAACCAGAAAGGACACGCATTTTATTCTCAATCTTAACTTTATCATTAAGAAGGGAATCAATCGAAATACCGTCGATAACGGTTGAATTTGCCACTTGTAAAGCTTCGCGGATTGCACTAATCGCATCAACTACATCAAGGGTTTGTTTAACCGATTCTGCATTAATTGCGGTTACTGCTGCGAAGGTATCTGCAACTTCTTCTTCTGTTGCTGAACGGTGTACATTCTTACGGGTACTACCAATTCGTAGGTTACCTTGTAATTCTTTAACAAGGCGGTGTGCTTTACGTAGGGTCAACTTCATCGTGATTCTCCAATTTTTGTCTCTTTGTGTTCATGACTATATTATACCACAAAAGATTTTCTTGTTTCATTTTTCTCAATTAAAATTGGGTGATTTATTTCACCCAAGTCTTACTTATTCAGACCGTGCTAAAGTCTCTAGCTCATCGAAGAATTTGTTGTTCATTCCGATAAGATCAGCGAACCAGAACACACCACCTTCACTTTGAGTAATAGGTAGTTCATTTACTGCTGCGTATAGCAACTCTGCTTTGGTAATATCACAACGAGTCCAAGTTCCGATAGTGTAACCAGTAAGAATACTGAAGTCACCACGACAGTCATCAGCTAGTTTTTCACATAGATATACCATGTTTACTTCATCATCTTGTAGATAACGAAGTTTAGTATTCACTGTATTGATGAAAGATACTAGATTGTAATTTGCATCAGTAGTTACTACGAAGCGATCTTGGTCACCATCTTTTACTACTTTAAAATCAAGAGTACAGTCTAGTGCTTTAACAACTTCCTTCATTAGATACAGTTCATATCCATGATATACCGTTGATTCACCAGATTTATCGAATACCCGAATAGAAACTCCGTGGTCTTCTTTTACTGTTTCAAACTTATCGTTACCTTCTAGGAAAGCTTCGATGTTATTAATAATTTCTTGTACTTCTGTTAGCATTTTATAGTCCTTTAATATATTCTAGTACTGCAATCCATGATGGGAACTGCTCAGTTCCGAAATGCACGAAATGTCCTTCAAATGATTCACAGTTAGCTTTATGCTTACGGTCATCGATAAGAACATCTCCACGTAGACAACCTTTGTCTGACGTAATAATAACTTTAGCTAGTAACTCAGGTAAGTGCTCCGATAGCCAGTGTTTCTTTTCTGAATCAGCAAGTAAGTTGTGTGTTGGAGTTTTAGTTGCAATCCAAACATCGTGACCCATATTTATTAGCTCACGGACGGCTTCAATTGCCCCTTCAATCGGATCAAGACGGATGTATGTACCTGGCATCATCTTGACTTCTTTAGGGTTACGCCCCTTAAGGTTCTTTTCAAAATCTGCAATAACACCATCCATATCAACATATATACGTAATGGTTTGAATTCTGCTACTTCATGATATACACGCTGTGCATGTGGGTATTCATGACCATTTTCACAGATGGTTGGTCCTACTGGATTACGTGCACAATTAACACCTTCAGCGTCACAAACTGGACAGTACCCTAGTTCGTTTTTAATCATAATTTTTATCATTTCCGATTTTGTGAATAATCCAACAAACCAAGAATCTTCATCTTCTTCAGTATTTCGCATATACAAATAAATCTTAGTGGCTAAATCCAGCCATGAATCTATTTTGTTCCTAATACTATAAGTAGATCTTAGTACTGCTAAGTTTTCACGATGGCTTTTATCTTCAAAGGTATAATCTTTGAGGTATTGATCAATTTCTTCTAATTTATTTTCACCAATCATCGTCATAATGTATTCTATCATTTGACGAGCTTTTTTACGGTCATCCATTACTCTCATCCTCTGGTGGACGAGGATTAAACATTGGCGGGATAATACCACGAGGTTTTACGCCTTTGCTAATATCACTTCGAATCCAGTCATGTTGCCGAACTTCTTTACTAAACTCACCAAACTGGTATTCATTAAGCTGTACTAATTTAGATTCAGGATAAATGAAAACATATCCCCGATCCCAATCAGTACCTTTGTATGCACCAGTTACTGGTGTGCTAGGACGTGGACCCATTGTTAAAAAGGTTTTACTAGCTGGAATAACAACTTCCATATCAAGATCGTATCTTAGAAGTTGTTCTATTAGTTCTTGTACTGTCATCATTTCACCATTGGTTTTCACATTCAATAAAACCCAAGGATTCGATGAATTGTGTAAGTATACTAATAATACTAGAAAGTTTTTCTGCATCTTCGGGTCTTACTTTAATATAAAAATCATTATTGTTTAATTGTAAATCTATACAACTTTCAATACGGATATTAAATTGTTTAAGATAATTGCAGAATTCTGTATATCTTGATGTAGATTCTAATTTGTCTGCATATTCAATTGAGCTAATACGTACATCAATTAGTTTAATTTCATGAAATCCAAATGTACTCATGTAAATCTCCAAATAAAAAAGACGCCTTAAGCGTCTTCTTTTTCTAAAATTGTTTCATCCCAAATCAGTGCATGTTTAGACCAGAATTCATTTGCTTCATGGGCTTCTTCATACTCAAGTTTCGGATCATGTACTTCTTTAGTTGCCAGACCACCAATATAAGCAGTCAGTAATGTATAACCATATTTTTCACTGTTTGGAGTACGTTTCATAATAACAACTACAGTACTGCAAGGTTCTGCTTGACGATTCATTACGAAGCGGGTCGGATATTTGCGACCTAAACGCGTAGCATAACGGAATTGATCATTGATGTGTACCTGTACGCAAGTACTGTGTCCGATTACGTGGTCGAACTGCACGGCTAATTTAATAAACGGTGCATCATTAGTATCGATGCGACTCATGGCTTCTTCCAGATGTTCTGTAACATCGGCATGTACCTTGAGGTGATATTTGCTGTAATAAACCCTGTGACCATCTTTAGTAATTAATTTCATAGAAAAAGCCCTAATGATTTCAATAGGGCTATTCTACAGGCACGGTCATGGGAAGTCAATATAAATTTGCGAGATCACACGGAATCGAACCGAAGACTGCCGAGGACTATCGACCATTATTCCACTTAACTATAATCTCAATTTGCAGGAGATGTAGGAATCGAACCCACCTGGACGGATTTGGAATCCGCTGCCTGACCAATCGGCCAATCTCCTAATCGAGAGAGGGGGAAGTACTTTTAGGTACTAACAAAGTCCTCTCTCTGTGTTACTTATTTACCGTCAAACATTGATTCGATAACATCTGGAGTTTCAGTTTTTACAAACTTAGCATGTAGATGATAATCACCGAATGTACGGGAAACTGTGATACTAGAGTTAGTTACTAGAGTATCAGCTTTATCGAACTCAAGAGTGAAGAAGTATTCAAGTTCTTTTACTGCAACTTCTTCAGAATCTTCATCTTCAGAATCTGTTGTAGAAGGTGCTGAAATTGCAACTTCTTCGTCTTCATCATACCAATCAGTCTGATGTAGACGTGCACCTAGTGCAGCTAGCTCTTTCAAGCGTGTACCTTCATCAGCATAGACATATGCACGAAGTTGTTCGTACTTAGCCATGAATGAGAAAGTAGTGAAGTTGTTGGTGTATTCTTCATCGAACTTGAATGGAACACCATTCAAATATAGTTCAGATAGGACGAATGCATTACCTTCACGTGCTTCAACTTCTACGTTTAGTTCTTTAAACGTTTCAGTAAAGGTTTGGGTTGGGTAACGGTTAAGTTCTTCAACCAAACACTGAATAATGTCAAAGCTTAGAGTTTCAGCCACATCCCATAGTGTTTCGAACTGTGGAATGAAATTCTTGTTAACCAACTTGTCATTTAGAAGATCTAGCATAACAGGTTTAGCTAGTTTCTTGTACTCGAAGTGGTAGAAGATACGGCTTGGACGGTTACATAGGAACTCGGAAACCTGACGCTTGTTAGAGGTTAGGATGTACAACTTGTTGTACGAACCAGTACCGTCTAGTAGAGTTAGGATTGATTCCTGGTGCTCACGCTCAATATATACCTTTTCGAACTCATCAAAAAGAATTAGTGCTTTGTCTTCAATTGCTTTGATGAAGTTGATGAAATTACCACAGGTGTAACGGTTCTGAACGATAATGGTTGGAATACCCATTTCGATTAAAGCTAGACTTACATCTTTCGCTAGTTGAGTTTTACCTGAACCTTTTGTACCACTTAGTAGTACACCAGTGTTTTTACCTTCACGAGACAGATAAGTATTAATTACTTTCTGATTACGTGCGGTCATTTCACCATAAACTTTAGCAGGGCGTGTGAACATTGGAGAACTTTGTAGGAAGAATTCGCCAGTACGGGGATCTTGCTCTACAGTGTATGCTCCTGCTGGAATTTTATCAATCTTGTTGCCAAACTCGTGAGCAATGTTGATAATTTCGCCGCTTTGATTATATTGAGTCATTATAAATCCTGAATTAGTTATTTTTAAGTTTACTAACAAGTACCCAACGGCGTCGAGTACTTAATTTTTTATTTGTTTAAGATACGTAGTTCAACAGCTTTGTTGTCGAAAATATCATAAATGTCTAGTGGGTCTTCACGATATGACCATTCACTAGGTTGAATGACAATCATTTCTGAATCACCCATTTTGTCGATGATTGGCTGCAAACGTTTGTCAGCTTCATCATCATACCACTCATCATAACGAGCTTTTAGATGAGTTAGAGTTACTTCCTGCCAAAGTTCTTTATGAATTTTGGTAGTTATTGATTCATCATCACCCCAAGGTGAAGGAATCATTGAAATTGCATCTGCCATTTCATGTAAGAATTGTGCATGAGCAGGTAGATCATGTTCCTGTCCCGAAGTCATGATTGGACGGTACATTAAGTTGTAAGTATACATTCCAATATTAAAGAAACGTACTTCACAAACTGGACGTACCACACTTTCAAGTTCTTCTAGTGAAAGTTGAATATTATGAGCTTCAACATCATCATATTCTTCACTTTCTAGTTTCTTTTGTTCACGCAAGAAACGAGCCATGTACTTAACTGGATTGCGACGATTAACAATATATTCATAACGATGTGAATCGCTATCATACAATCCTGATACTTTTTCTTCGGCAGCAAATTCAGCAAGACGTTCTACCAGTTCAAGAATCTTTTCAGAATCTTCACCACCTAGTTTGTCTTTATGACGTTCTAGAACCTTTTCGTACTCAATCTTAAAACACTGCTCATAAGTCATTGCTGTTTGAGAAGCAATTTCTTTGGCAATTTCATCTTCAAGGGTGAAGGTAGTGTAAATTGAATTACGGTTATCATCGAATTCATGATTCTCATAACTCTTAGCTTGCACAACATTGAAAATACTTTCATGTACTGCCATTGTTGCGATATAGCCTTTTTCTTTACCATACTTCCTGACAAAGAAACGTCCACTATGTGTCATATTCTGAATAGTTTCAAAGTCTAAATCTTCAACTTTGACGCTCATATGGTCATGATATTCATTATATTTTACGCCAGGCTCTGGTACGTTCTCTAAGTATTCTTCTTTCAGTAAGGAAAGAATATACTTAGCTTCAACTGAATCTTCGTCGAACTCGTAGTTGTTATAATCAGCGTAAGTTGCTTTTAATGCAATACCACCAACGATTTGAAAATTATCATGTGGATAACATTCGAAACCATTATGATCATCTGAATTTGACTTCAGAAAGAATAAACGTACTGCATCGCCTTCACGAATAGGAGTATGACTAATTGCACAAGTAGTGTTAAAAGAACCCATTAATTTTTACCAGAGTAATATTCTTGAATTACAGAAAAAAGTTTTAAGGTATCCATGTGATATAAACCAGAACCGTTCCAGCAATTGTATTCAACAATCTTAATGCCGTTTGGAGTTTCAGCTAAATCCATAGTGTAAATATCTGCTGGTTCATACAAAGGTGCATATTCGCTAGCAGCGTCTAAAACAGATTGTGGAATTACTGAACTATAAACAGTTCGGTTATCCCTGCGATATTGAGAACCAGATATTACTTCACCATTTAAACAGATGAAACGATATTCAGCTTCAATTTCAAGTACATCATGCACTAAAGCAGTTTCTTCAGCATAACCGCTACGATGGTAGTTGCTTTCTACGAAATACTTCAGTACTTCACCAGGTTCCATAATACCAGCAGTAAACGCTTTTAAGTCAGAACTTGGTTTAACAAATTTGGGTACACTGAATGATGCAAGCAAATCTTTATCATTATTCAGATTCAAAATCTCAGGTTTACTATTAAGTAATGGTAAATCCAACTTAGAATAATAAGCTTGATCGAACTTCTCTTGATTGTACGATATACCTAACCGAAGTTTAGCAATCAGGTCGTCACTTAGATTTTCAGGATGACCACTGTCAAGCATCTGAACAATCTTAGTACCGCCACGAACAATAAATGTATCCGATGGGTCTAAGTCATCAATACCAGTAATTGTACTGGTAAACGGAATTACACCGAACGTTACATAATCATACCCCAAAGTTTTAAGGGGGATAACTTCATTTTCAATTGCATCATACAATCGGGCTGTATCTTGTACTAGCCACTTAATAGTCATTATTCATCCACTAATATATTTCGTAGAATATCTACTACTGCCATCAACCCCAATGTAACATCGTCACACTGCATGAATATATTATAGCTTTCATGTTCAGTACATTTATCATCTAACCAGATGGTTCCCTGAACTGAAATTCCAAACCACATGTCCATGTCGATACCACAAACTGAACCATCAAAACCGTGCGTTATTTCTGCACACAACTGGCTCACTAATGATGCATGAACTTCTGGATTGAAATCTGGCATGTAATCATGTAACCGTTGTTCCCAATATTTTTTATCTTCAGGGGAACATGTACAAGCGAAATATGAATAATAATGATTTAATACATCAACATCTTCACTATCCCATTGCCGACCACGTTCTTTTTTAATACTTTGTTCATACGTTACCGACTTATCAATTTCACCATCTTCTTCACGAAGAAGGAATGATTCTGCTTTTACTAATTTCATCTTTTTTATTCTCGTTATCTGGAGGTAGATGTGGGATTCGAACCCACGAGCCGCTTTTAAGGGCGACTGCCTTCTTAGCAGGAAGGTGGTTTCATCCGTCTCACCCAATCTACCTTACACTCATATTATACCAGATATTTTCCAATCGTTTCATTTTTCTTGAACATTTCTACAAGTTCATTTGAAATGCGTTCCAGCTCAATCAAGTTCTCACGAGTTAGATTTACCGATTGAAGTACTTCATCACTAACATCATCGATGCCAGTAAACTCTAGCAATCCAGAATTCTGCTCCAACAGATTGTTGGGATCAAATAATGAAAGCTTTACATCTTCGGAATCGAAAATAACCTGAATAAGTTGGTTACTCCAAATATCGAAGAAATGCACGTGGTTGTTATGCTTCGACAACAACATTGATGCAACAATATTACCTGAAAGGGTAACAGTACTGCTGAACAACATATATGGTTCACGAGTTACCGATGGATACAACGATAAGCTCTCGAACTCACTTTTAGAAGCAGCAATATTATAACCAGTTAACGTATCGTATAAATTCATCCTAAACTCCGATAATAGTCAAGTACAGTTTGAACGTCTTCTTTGGTAATACCAAAGACTTCATCTGCATCTGATGCCAAAAACTGTTTGTAGTCAATCATAACAATGTTTTCACGATGAATAGGAACACCGTGATGAGGATTGAATAAGTGCATAGAGTACTGCACTGCGTCCAATTTCATATAATCTCTGGTGATCTTTAACTCATGGTCGATTGAACTGATGGTAAGAATTTCATTAACTCCATCATATCTTTCATACTTGGAGTAGTATTCACCATTTAATAACGATTCAAAAATTGGACTCAACATATCAAACCTCTGGATATTTTTTCTTAAAGATTGTTTTTACCAGTTCAATATCTTCGTAGCTCAATGCACCAAAGTTTCTTATTGTGCTTAACTGGAAAAACCATTCCTCAGAAATGTCACCATCAGGCAGATCATCTAATTCAATGTTACGCCCAACTGATGAAAGAGTCAACTTATTTCCGTTATAAGATAAGCTAAAGTCGTCAGTACTCAATGATACGAACTTGTACGATTTTACAGCATCACCACTACAAATAATGGTCATCGCATCAGATGTAGCAGTTTTTGCTTCATAGCGTAGAACGCTATTTAAGGTAAACGTAAGCACATACTCTTGTATGTGCTCGATACCATCTAACAGATTTTCGAAGGTACTCATTGTACCTCGTATTCTGTCCAGTTACGCTGCTCTTTGGAAGCTGCTTTCTGTGCATCAGTACGGTTGTCTTCAAGACGTGAAACCACATCTTTTAGTACCGCTACGTCAATAATACTATCCATATAATGCATATGGTCAGTATATCCAAATGCGTACTTCAGACCAATCCAAGCACGTTTGTACCAAGAGTTGCGAATCTCCATAGAGAGATTGATACTGCAATGACCGTTTTCGGAATCATCGCTTGCATCACCCGTATTCCACTGGTGGATGTGTACTGCGTGTTCACGTGCATCACCACACTCACAACGGATAATATAACCTTTACTCTGCTTTACCATATCGCCCCGATTTAACAATAGTTTTAATGAACTCAATCATATCATCACGAAATGATTCCCATGATGTTAGTCCATAAGTTTGTGTAATAGATACACTTTCTAACAGTTCATGGTCATCATTGTATACTTCAAATGCCACGAGGTCAGGAGAAATTTTGTTTTCTACCATTACTGCCCTGATAGCATCGATCATAACAACCTGACTGATACAGACATACTTATTCGTGTTAACAGGAATGTCCGTCAAAAATGCGGTTGCCTGACTTTTTAACTGTGCATCTGGAACAGCACATTCAGTGTTTGGCTTGTACATTACAATAAGCATTATAATAGTTTCATCAGCATTTGACAGTTATAGTCTGGATGGTCGAACCGACCTTCAAGACCGTGTGCGTAATTATAGTACCGATCAATTAATACAGTACTATGACCATCTGCATAAGGTATTACAAATACCATACGTGATGGGTCAGTGCCATTTTGCTTCATCGCATAACGAAAAGCAGTTAGCAAGAATTCACTACCTACCGTAATATCAAAACGGTCTTTTTTAATCATTTCATCGGCGTAGTTCATCGATGCTTTATCTGCATGGGTAATACCAAGCATTTCGTCATAGCGAACGATGAAATCAAATTGTTCAAGATTCATTCAGTAACCTTAAAAGTATGCTGGTGGGGATGGTAGTTTACCTAAACTTTCAGCATCATAATGGTAAACAAAAATGAAATTACCATCCTGATTCACCTTGTACACGTTGTGAATATTAGGGAATCCAATACGAACGTATCCTGATTTGTGATCACGTTTCGCAAACATTTGAGCCATTGCGGATGTTGGGTACAAATTATAAAAGCGACGGAATGCGTCCACCTCATGCTTGTCTTCGTATAAACGGTTAAACTGCGTTCCAGTTTTATACTGTTCTTCAGTTAGTTCTTGGGATTTATTACGACGACAATCAAGTGAATGTACCCATGAATTGTTTTCTTCAAACAATGCTTTGGCCTCATCAATGTCATAGTCACCTTTGAAGTACTCCCAAAAGTCCATTCCCAATCCACTTGCATCAGTTTCGTTAACGCGGAAATAATTCATTTGTTATCCTCTCAATTAAAAGTACCGATTACTCGGTACGTGAACATTATACAGCTTGTAGCGTGGTTGTCCAGTCTTTTCCTTCAAGATCCAGTACACCAAGCTCGTACATGTCTGTTCCATTTGGGTTATCCCAAAATTGCAGTTCCAAATCAGCTACTGGTTCTTCTTCATAACCAAGAAACTTACCGGATAGATCAGTTGCAATGAAATGGATGCTTTCTGGTACATGTACTTCAATGTCGAAGTAAGTTGCCACTTTCATTTTAGTTAGTTCTAGTACTTTCATTTAATTACCTTTACGCCATTGATACCATCCGTAGACGGAATTTAATAAAAACATAATCCACATTGCCAGTACAGCAAAGCCCTGTGTCTGATGATGCATTACAGCAATAACCCACATTGCAACGGCAACGCTGTTAACCATAATCCACACTAACCATTGTTCTGCATAACGCATTACCATTAAGGTAGTTGCAACTACACTCAGAATAGATGTAGCCGAATCCAATCCTGGTGTTGCACCTTCTAAGAAACGAAGGAAGAAAGCATATGCTGCGATTGCAGTTGCAGTACCGATGAATAAACAAACGCGTTGTTTAGTCGTCATTACCTTTTTGATAACGTCCGTATTACCGTCTTTGCTATTTTGAATCCAGTAGTAATAACCAGAAACTTGCATAGGGAAGAATAGCAATGCATAGGTAATAGTTTCACCGTAGAAGCGATATTGATACGAAATTAAAATGTATAATCCAGTACCGACGAAGCCCCAAACATACGAACTAATCTTACCTTTAGCTACCAGTATTGCACCGATGATACTTACTGCTGAACAGATGTATTCCAGATTGGAACTACCCATCGAAATACTAATGATCGTAATTGCAATTGGTGCCGCAAAAAGCCATGCGTATTCTTTGTACGACCATCCGACAAAATCAGTGGCACAAGTACTAAGAACTTCAGAGAACTTCAGACCAGTACCTGCAATGCGGTAGATATACAATCCACATACAACCAAAAGGAATACTGCATATCCCATCAATAGTGATGGTGACAAATTAAGACTTGTTACCAGTGCGTTCATTTTTATTAACTCTGAAGTAATAAGTTGTTGATTAACTCAACGGAACTATTAAAGCGTTGATTGAAGTCGCCGCTAATAGTGGTATATTTTACACCGTGTGCTTTGCAAAGAAACTGTAATAAGTTATAAGTTTCTTTTCGGCGTTGATCGTCGCTATTCAAGCGTAATGCATCATACACCCAAGGCACATCAATGTCAAGCATAATTACCAAATCATATTCTTCAGCGTTTGCCATTTGGCTTAGTACGGGGCTTGACTTACCCATACATTCAGCACTGAACAAAGTGATAAGATTGTTGGTATCACTGATCATTACTTTGTTGGCAGTTTTAGCAATCTTATGTTCTTTTACCTTATGCTCCATAGCAACATAAATGTAGTCTTCAATATTCATCATATCTTCCGACCAGTGGTATTCTGCTTCACAGATTGTACGACCAACTTCTTCAACATACTGAGTGTTGAAATGATTTGCAAGATTGATTGCTAATGTACTTTTACCAGTACTTTCAACACCAATAATACAAACTTTCTTCACAAAGTGTTTGTGTGCGGCATTGGCAATGTAATCCCAATACAAATAAGGATTACTGCGAACACGAGTTGCACTAATATCTACAAACTTACGTTCAGGATCAATAAGTACATGTTCAGAAACAGGCCAATGTACATCGAAGTAATCATTATAAATTACTTCTGAACTAAACACCTTATGAATATTATGTTCACCAGCCTGGTACAATGCTCCACGTACAATTGTAGTGAAATCCTGTGAACCTTCTGGATATGACTGTATTGGTGTTTCATCAACTACCAGTACTTTAATCTTCTGCATATGTTTAAAAGTATCTTTCAACCACATTAAACGATTACGTTTATTCAGAATCTTTTGAAGTTCAGGTGTTAAGGTACTTTGAAACTTTTCATCCCAGCACAATACAACATATAGAGTATCTACCATTGTAGATGCTTTTAATATTGCAGAAATGTGTCCAGTAGTTAAAGGTGCAAACTTACCGAAAAATAAACCATTTACCATGTTACTTTCCTAGTACAGAAGTCTGCACATATACTTTGTGCTTACTGCGTTTTGGTAAGGTATCAATTTTATCCTGCTTCGCTTTAAGTGCGAGGACTTCATCGAAGTAAACGCCAATAACATCATCACACTCATTGTGTGAACTACCTTTACGAATAACGCAGTAAACCGGAATTTCACCCTCTGAAGGTGTTGAGTTTACGATACCTTCAAAGATCATTTGTGCAATTTTAGATGATGCTTGCATGTTAGTTCCCCTGACATTCAAGTACTTGTTTAATACGAGTTACAGAGCGTTTGGTTGGGTTAATAGAAGAACCCTGATACCAGCGTGACTCGTCGGATAGTACAGAGTCTACCACAGCTTCAGATTTTGGTACAACGATATTCATACAGGTTTCACCCATACTGTCTTTAACGTGCGACCAAATGCTCAGCGAGAAACGTTCAATCTTGTTACACACCTGAACACGGCACATCGGCTCTTGAGTGAAATCACCCGCAGCCATTGCACTTTGAGTTGTTGCCAGCATCAGCACCACCAGAATCATTTTTTTCATTTTTTTCTCGTTCAGAAGTTAAAAGTACAATCTAGATGCAAAGAATGCCCCAAAAATCAGGGCATGTCAATATAAATTATAAATTTATTTTGGAAGGTAAAGGTATTCGAAGAACTGTACTTCACAACCTTCATAGATGGGATTAACTTGTACAATATTCTTGACTAGTTCTTCAAGTGCATTACATTGCCAAGCTTTGTTTTGTTTGAAACGGAGTACTGAACCTTCATGAACGATCCAGTACCGATTCTGATAAACGGTACTGTTATTGGATGGTTCTTTTAGTTCAATGATAGGATATTTCAGAAATAACTTTTCATTGAAAGCCACAATCAATCCTCGCTGGTGGACTCGAAATCTTTACCACGCTGTAGGTACTCTTTACCGCGTTCAGCAGCCTCATACAAGGTGCGACCAAAGAAGGTGTGGTGCCAGATACCTTCAGCGTCTAAGCCTTGATATGGTGCGTTGCGGTGGCGTACAGCCCAACGTTGACGCTCATTGTAGCCGTCAGTCATGCGTGGGTCATCAGTGTTGAATGTTACAGCCCACTCGTTGTTAATGTCAATGACTTCATCCATTGAACAACCAAAATATTTGAATACTTTGGTACTTTCGTCTTCGTGCTGGTCATTACCATCTTCACCATCACCAGTTTCTAGACCAAGTACTAAAGTTAATGGTGCATTGATGTACTCATGCATGTTTTCATCATCATCATATTCTGCACCAGTCATAACCCACTCAGAACCATCCCAAATATAACAATAGGATTCTTCGTCAAGTGGAGTATCACGTACTTCAAATTCAACACCAGTTTCACCACGATCACGACCATAGTATTCGGTACTTTCAACAGTATCGCCAACTGAAGAAATGAAACCTAGTGATACTAGACTTTCTGCAAGTTCCTGTGAGTTGTAGTTAAAGACTAACTGAGAACCAACACCAGCCGGATAACCATCGAAATTGCAGTATACTGAATGATACTTATCACCGACTTTAACGTTAATATTGCTACTAGTTGACATTATTTTTCCTTATTCGAATTCGTTTTCTTGTACTTCATTTTTCTTTAGAAATACTACATGGTACTTATCGCCACAGCCATTGTCTGCGTAGACTTTATAAAAGTCTTCATCTTCATAAGTGACATAACGAATTTCTAAATTATAAGTCTGACCTTCTCCTTGAAAAAGATCTTCTTTATTTCCGTCAGTGTTATAAGAAACACTGTCGTTATCCATTCCTTCGCGACACCACATTTCTTCATTCAACTCAAACTCTAAACTAAATTCAGATTCATGTGAGTTGAATTCTTTATGCATTTGTACTGCAAGTTTTAGTGCTTCATTACTGGTCATTAATACTTAAACTCCTGTGAATTACGTTTCGCTACTCCATGCTGATACCAGCGTTCATATGTTTCTTGCCATTTGGTATTTTCATACTCAGTACGCATTTCTACACAATCATAACCATCATTGTATCCATCATCTTCAGCATCCTTTCCAGTTTTCTGACCAGGTAACACTTCGACGAATTCTCCACATGAACAGTACTTACAACCTACTGGTTCCATATCGTCATATGAATCAAAATGGCGTTCATACGTATGACCACATTCACAAATGCGTTTGTCACCGTACTCAGGATTATAGCGATACTCTATGTGTACTATTTCTTTTATAATATATGGTTTTTGGTTCATGATGATTGTTCTTCATTCTTTTGAGCTTTGCCCCATTCATAACCACGTTTATAGTTATCATGTAGGCGACCTTCAGCAATCCCTGCTGCTCCACCTAATCCTGATAAAAAGTCTAAATGAGGATTTTGATATTCCTTATCATCGTAACCCTGCTCTTTACCTGCATAGAATGCTGCTAGTTCATCTTCTTCAAACATTAGTCTTTTCTCGTAAAAGTGTGGAAATCTTCATCTGCCTGTTGTTCTCCAACAATAGCTTTATGCATTTCGTATTCTTCTTGACGTGCTTCTTCTGCGTCTTCCGCTTCGTAACGCTCATCTTCTTCCTGCTGCATCATCTCTAGTAGTTCATCTAGACGATCATACATAGTAGTTACTTGGTCATAAAGAGCATCGAAATATCTGCGTTCTGATTTAGATAGCTGGTCTGGATGGAAACCTTCTTCGTACATCTTATCAATTAGGTCTTGCATATCGTTTGAAGTATTTTCAAACATAACGTATGACATATTAGGCATTACTTTTTCCTATTATAAAGTTTAGTTGCTAATTCAATAATCTCATCAGAGTCAGTGATAGTATCGATCCACTTTTGAGGAATACCATCTAACCCATAATAAGCACCTGCTAACTGACCAGTAATTGCAGCTACTGTATCTGCATCATCACCTAAATTAGCGGCAAGAAGTACTGCATCTTCAAAATTAGTAGTCTTTGAAAAACACCACAAAGCTGCTTCAATTGAATCTATAACATAACCAGTACTTTTAATTTCATCTCGTTCTTTTGGCATATAATACGCAGGATTCACAGCCTGTTTTACTCTACGATTTGTGATACCAAAACTATTTGCTGATTCGGGAGTCATACGTACTACGTCCATATAGTCATAGCCTAAAATAGCTCGGTTAATCATTATTGAATACGCTACACATGACTCAACAGCTAATTCTCCTGCATGTGTTGTAGCTGAACTCAACCTTGTGAACTTAAGTAAATCAGCAAACTCATGTGAATACTTTTCTTCTGTACAATAGAAGATTGGGATAGGAGCAAGTCGCATTAGGCTTCCATTACCAGCAGAATTCAATTCAGGATTATGAAGAATAGTACCGTGACGTTTGAAATCAGCAATTGCACAATGTGTGGAATGACCTACATCAAAGCATGTTCCTGTACTACTCTTATAGCCATAATGGAGCCAATTGTAATAACGACTTAATTGGTCATAAGGATCGAAACCTTGAATGAAATTAAGACTCTCACCTAAACACAAAGCAAGACTTGTATCATCTGTCCATTGTCCAGGTTTTAAATCGAATGCACCACCACCAATCATATCAGTCAGTACTGGATAGGTATCACGAGGCATGAATTCTAATGTCGTTCCTAATGCATCACCAACTGCTAATCCTACTAGCGAACCAATAGCACGATTTTCTTTATCAATCATATTAATTTTACCTTGTTTGATTTGCCATACTTCGTATGTCAAAGAATTATCGTTACTGTACTCGTTATCACTCGTACATAACTCAATTCTAATCTTAATTAAAACGTTAAACACTTTACTACTGACGAGATTTGTAGAGGACATTTTCATCCCCCCGCAGGGGAACGAAGACGTAAAAAAAGTACACAAGTGTGTACTGATTTTTCCTGACGATGATAGTCGTCGGAATCTGTCGAATTGTGAATTTCTCTGAATTTAAGATACAACTTCATTGTATAAATTATGAGAGCGAAAGCGGGTTGCTCGGTAATCTCTCTATCACAGTCATGTGCAACGGTCGTAGGTTTAAACATGCCTACACTCAGTACTGAATCTATTCGACCAAATCAGTACCTGCCATTAAATGGCTCCCTTAGCAAATTGGTAAGTGACCTTATATATCTATCAAGGAAACGCTGATATGCCTAATGCGTTTCTTTATAGTGCCGTATTGCCGTGATTCGTAGTCTTATGTCGGTTTGTTTGACTGCTAGTACTCTAACGGGTTTCTTCTGCACTTCGTACTGATTGAACTACTCATCTGCCATCTACGTTTTCGATAGGATCAGGTTTTACTCATCAAGGACATTCCTTGTCAATCAGAGTTGTATCTTAATTCTGTACTTCAATTATACCATAAAATTCTATGGCGTTTCATTTATCTCAATTAAAAAAATACCAGCACTAAGGCTGGTATTTGGTAGTATTATAGGTCAGTTTTCTCAATTAGCATAACGTAACCATTTACTAGTACTTCATAGAATGCAAAATCTGGTACATCTTCGATGCGTAGTAGTTCATCATCGTAAGTATACTTCTCACGAATCTCATCGTTGAATAGATGGATTGGTAGATAGAATTCTTCAGCTTTGAACTTGCTGGTAATCTTAACTACGTTCGCTTCTTCTTTGCCCCATACTAACATTACCCCACGGCTACGATGTTCAGTGCGTTCTTTCTTAGTTGCAAATGCAGTTAACTTCTCCCAATCGATAGTTAGATTAACTTCATTCTTAAGACTTTCGAAATCACGTTCCATATCTAGTAGTGCAGTTCTGATTTTAGCAGTACTTTCACGTACAAAGTTGTTATGTTTAGTAACACGAGACATAAATTCACCAACCATGTCACGTTCATATACCTTATGGAAATCCGTATAGAATGCTACGTTATCTGATTCTTTCTGAACCCAAGCTGGAGATAGATTGTCCATCATTTCATGGAACTTTTCAATCTTGTCTTCTGAAGTTACACCATCTTCACTGTACTTAATCAATAAGGTAGTTGGTGAATTCAAACTCCAGCCAACAACATTGTGTTTAGCAGCGTAGTTATCAAATTCACTGAAACTAATCAATGCAACTTTTAGTTCAAATGTTTCGGTTACAGTATCTGCAAATGATGTCATTTTATTGAAAAATTCTTCTTCTTCAGTAGTGATATTAGCAGTGGGTATTTCAGAACGAGAACCTAGAATTTCATCTGCAAATGTTTTACCTGGTGAACGAAGATAGTCAATGTCCTGCTCTAATTTAGTTTTCACTTCAGGAGTTTTGATATTAATACTATCATTAGTGCTAACTGAAATATCACCATATGATTGTAGTGTAATTTCGTTACCATAAACATCAAGTTTAACAGCTTCTGCCATAGTTTCGAAATTAGCACCAATTTCAGAAAGACCATTTATGATTTCTTTCATTTTATCAGTATTAACTTCCTGATCATTTTTATAAACTTTGTCACCTAGAATATTAGTCTTCGCTACTGGACGGTCATTTTCAATATCGTCAAATGCTTTCATAATATCTTCAATTTGTGCAGTACCACGAACCTGTGTCACATTTTCGTTGTGTTTAATTGCACTTTCAATTTGAGTATTGAAATTTTCATTAACTTCAGTAAATGCGGAATTAAGCTCAAACTTACTCTTATCATTGCGAAGAATTTCAGTCCTAACAATTAATACAGTACCGTCTACTGAGTTATAAGATTCTGGACTGTACTTCAATTCGTATTCATCTTGTAGAAGAATAATATTATTATCTTCTGCAAAAATCATTACAGTACCGTTATTGACACTGATATTCCCTAAACTAACACGCTTTCTACGTACCAGATAGTCGTCTTTAACTTCTTGTTGTGCGATAGTTGCTTTGCGAATGGACTCGTTGATTTCTGCCATTTCTTCGTCAGTATAACGCTCGATGACAATATCAGTATCTTTAGGAAGACTATCATAAATTGATTCCATTGCTGCTAAATCAATATCTGATAAATCGGGTTTATCTTCATCACTATGTTCAATAGTAACTGCAAACTCACCAACTGGAATAGTTTCTAGAAGGACATTAGGGAAGTCAACTAAGAATTGATTGTAGATGCCCTCAACATTATGGAACATGCCAGAAGTTTCTACGGTAATTCCCAATTCAGCATGTGGATTAACTACATGAACGACGATTTTGTTTGGTGATAAGAAATAACCACTAACCTGTTCATTTTGTAGTTCTTTAGTAAGTACATTGAATAGTTCAATATCGTACTTACAATCCTGAATATCAATTGTTTTAATTTCAATTTTGGTAATCATAATACACTCCATGTATATAAATTTAATTATCTTGAAGAACAGCTCTAATGTCTTCAAAATTGGCACTCAACCAATCAAACCCTTCTGGTACAATTACTCGACCATAATAGTCGTAGTAATGAACAAAGGGTAAAGTACTTTCTTTTAGTAATGCTGCAATCTGTGGGTTGTGTGCAATTTTGCAGATGAGCATGTTTTCCATAATCTTAAGATCATCGTCGGTCAATCCCAACACATCTAATCTATCGTTACGGTATTTACGACCAGCTTTCTTTGCCTCAAAACCTGATAAGGTCTTAAGATCATTATGCTGTTGTCCAGTAAGATACCAGTACCAGAAAGCTTCTCCTGATGCAAAGTACCCATAAGGTTCATATGTAAAGGGGGAATACGCAAAGTTAGATAACAATCTACCTAACTCGGTTTTAGCTTGACTGTAGATATTGATGTGAGTTATGCCGTCTTCTTCTGGATTATAGATAGGGGTACTATCAAATTCAAACATAACTTTTCCAATAAAAATCCCTCTAGTGAGGGATTCTATTTATTAATGTGCTTCGTCCTGATGGTCTTCGCCTGGTGCACCGCGAGTTCGTTCAATATCGACGTATACTCCAGTAGCATTTTTAGCTTGACACTGATCCATTACCCAAGAGTATTGAGTACTGGCATTTGTAATCCAACCTTTAGTCTGACATGAACTCATTTTAAAAAGTTTAACAGAACATAAAAGTGTTGCGACAATAAATGCAAGTAGCATTGTCTTGAAGAAACGCTTAAGGTTGTCTCCGATGATTAGAACGAAATCATCTTTTAGGTAAAAACGTGAAAATAGATACCAGATGCTAAAGTTAATAGCAAACGCACCTAAAACTACTAACATGTATAGTAACATAACTTCCTCTTACTTGTTCGGCACACAACGTGCTAAGGTTGAACTGAATTTAGAACCAACATAGGATTTGAGTATTTCTGTCTTCACTTCTTCACAACGTACTTTTGATTCGTAGTTGCCTACGCTGACAGTACTCATTGATGAATTGCTGCTAAGCACAAGTGTAAGAAGAATGCTATACATGTTAACTCACTCCAAATGATGTTAGAATTTGGTGTACAGACATTAGACTGAATTCGAACCTCGTAGTCGTGTCAATCTGGAATGCCTGAGCCTCAAAATCAAGTCTATCAAACCAAAACTGATCTATCAAGTACTTTTCGCTTCCAACGTACAATTGAAAGTAAATTTCATCATAATTCCACGACGATACGATTTTTAGCGAATCAAAAGAACCACCGCTAAAATCAACTATAGCGTATCTATCTGGACTTAACCTTCTGTACCAGGTATATCCTTTTTCAGTACGTTGTACTGATTCAATCGAATTGAGATTTATGGAATTACCATTAGGCAATCTCTGAAATATGCTTTTGTCATAATTTGAAAACATATCAGAAAGTGTTACTAGCTTTTCAATTTCATCTCTCATTCGAAAATCTCTCGTACACATCAATCATACATAGAATACTTATATCACCACCACCAACATCTTTAATGAATGCTTCAGGTGAATCGTACTTAAACCATTCCCCATTAGCTAATACATTGTGATCATGAAAAATTACAGTATGCACATTTTTCAAGCCGTCAGTATCTAATGAAGTAAAAGTAGTATAGTTAGAATTCCACTTTTCAGATACCTTTATCATGATAAGGCGTTCTTTAGTACAAAGCAGTTCAACTTGATAATACATTATTTGATCTAGATTGGTAGTAGTTATTGCACCGGTTATTCCACTGGCTTGTTGATATATACCGGTAATAGTAGTTACGGTTTTACCTACTGCTACTTGGACAGGGGCTGGTGGATTAGGTTGGGGTTTGTTGTATTGGAATGCATTGCGGGTACATTTGAAAGAGTACACTCCTTCTTTCACAAGAGTTATGTTAGTTTCACCATAACCATAACTTCCTGCACAATCAATTACATCAAAATTACATTTTTTAATTATGTCTAGTAAGTACTCAACATCTTGATACCAAACATCAAAGGGGATAGTAGGGGTCATTAAAAATCCAAAAAGCTGCCCCGAAGGGCAGCATTCATTAACGTAGTTTAATTACTTCTTGACGACCTGTTTCGAAAGCTTTAACAGTACGGTCATCGGTAATAACCTGACATAGTTTATCAATGTTCTTACCTGGGAACTTGCTACTCAAAAACATACTTGACCAGAATGAACCACGGAATTCTTCGTAATCAGAACAGGCATCAATCTTTTGCTTTTGTGCATTGTTGAACGCGTCACGTCCAGCATCAATTGTTACCATCAAAGTCTGATACATTTTAGGAGACAAGTTAGGCATATTCTGGTTCACGAAAGAACGAATATAGTTTTCGTCTTGTTTACCGCGACCTTCAAAATAAGCTTTAAGTGTCTTCTGCAAGTCTTCTGCATACATCGCTGGAATTTGAGCTTGTTCCTGTACTTTAAGAGTATAGGTGCTCAACTGCGTTTGACTTGCAAGGTCATAGCGTTTGATATTCGCTTCATAACTGTTGGCTGTATTGTACGTACCGGTATACTTACCAGCAACACCAAGACCACCAACCACAATTACTACAAGTACAGCGATCAGTAGAATCAGACCGTTTTTCATAAATCATTCCTTACCATGTATAAGCCAACACCAATTGAGATAGCCGCAGCTAGGATAGAACACAAAATTACTACCCACAAACTAGGCTCTAGTTTATATTTCAAGTACTCGAATTCTTTATTAGGAAGTCGCTTGAAATGATCATTCACATCTTTAACCAACTGCTGAACAAGGACAGGTGACATTTTTTCAGTCATTGCATCCATCTTCATTGTACTGTGAAGAAGTTCGTTCTGCATTCCCTGACCGAATGACGTACTGCTAAAGTTACTTACAGTATTCTCATCATCCAAACCAATGAACATTACAACGTCGTTCTTTTTACCACCTCGCCATTTAGCGGTTAGAGCTTTAACAAAGTTCAGATCGGATGCTGGGTACATTACCATAACAATGTTGACCTGCTTCGCTGCTCCCATATCACGTAGTGCTAAGTTGATGTAGTCATTGTACCCTGTACTATCAGCTTTAGTCAAGTTCAAAACATGATCGACGCGATAATAATCATACACTTCAGGATACTCAGGTAACTTCTTCTTATACTCTGCTGTGAATTCTTTTTCGTACTGTTGCTGGTAGAAAAGAGAATCTTTGTTACCGAGCAAATAGTTAATGTAGTTGCTTTCTGCACTTGCCGGATCACCCAAGCGAATATTAGCCCACCGTGGCGGCATTAATGTGCCTTGAGCATTTATGCGTTCAATGGTATTTGAACCTACTGAACTGCGTACATGCCAATCAACTTCATATGAGTAATCAAAAACTTTATATGACTCACACGATTTCTGACGTTTACCTTTGCTGTCAGTATAATACGAACAGCGTTCTTTCCAGTGATAGTTTTTACATGAACTATTTTGAGTACATATTTCAACTTCACGAGATTTAGAAAGTACTTTACCGTTAAGAATTTCAGTATCAATCATGGATGCGTACAAACTTGCATACGTCAATCCCATCATTAATGCAATACTTACACACGCCGCTGCAAAATGAATACAGAATTCTTTGCCACTGATTTCGTGTTTGTAATAGTACTTCATTATCAAGCAAATCAACAACGCAGGTAGTGCAATAATGATGAAGTTCATTTAGTTCTGCTCACGATTAATTTATGTATACATAGTAAAGTACTTTCAGTTTTAAGTCAAGCAATTTTTACGCTTTTGTTTTAAATTTTTCCATCATGTAAGAAGTAAATAAAGCCTCTTTAGCTGCATCGAATAATGGATTGTGTAAGCACAATGGGAACATGATTTCTTTCTCATTCACTGAATCACAGAATGCATCTAAATGTGGCTGTACAGCTTCTTTCATTTCCAACTCGTCTTGTTCAGACATAAGAAGACGTAAAGTGCGAACATTGTTTGGTGAACTGTAATGCCACAATGTACCGTTGTTAAACATCACACGATGGTTTTCTTGAAGAATACTACAGTCAAAATGACAACCATTACCGAATACTTTCGTTTCCATCGAAGGTTGTCCAATAAACTTAGCAAGAGCACTAGGAACGTTGGATACTTCTAGTGGTTCATCATTAGAACTTAGATGGATTGTAGGGGTTTGGATATTAAAACTTTTTTGCATTTCACATAGTGCAAGAGGGAATTGCTGTGCACAAATATTAAACCAGAAGTCCAATGTACGGGCATCCATTTTAAGACCATTATCAAGTTGATCCTGGATTGGAAGCTGAACATACATCCAACGCATGTCGTGTGTAAGTACTTCAGGGATTTGAACAATTGCGTAGTTAGGTACAACTATACCATAACCTGAATTCTCTGGTGTAGCTAGTGATTCAATGTCTAGACAAAATAAATTCATACTTTTCCTTTTATATGAAAAAAGCCCCCAGCAGGGAGCTTTTCAATTAAGTGCTTATTATTAACGTTTGTTAGCAATATCGCGTAGTGCGATTTTCAGATCCTGATCCATTTTGGACATTTGGATTGCTGCTTGTTTACGTTCTTCACGGCCAGCACGTTCGATACGGATGGTTTCATTGATACCATTCAACATATCGGTTTGAATAGACTGCAAAGTACTCAAGTCTACTACGCCACGCTGGTTCGCTGCTGCTGCATCTTTCATGTTCTGTGACACGGTTTTCGCGTTATCCTTCAACAGACGGTTAGTTTCGTTGTCGATCATATTCGACAGTTCGTTGTCTTTCTTCTGCTGCAAGCTGATTAGTGACAGACTCATATTGTTCTGCCATGCTGGAATTACAACAGTGTTAAGAGATTCGAACTTCTCAACAGTGTTCATATTCACTTTACGCATTGACGCAATCTGAGGTGCAGTCAACTTAGCAAGCTGAATCAGACGACGAAGTTTGTCGGCCTGCTTATCCAATGCATCGGTAAGCATACGCTGATCGTCGAGTACGTTCATTGGAGTATCAGGGTTTGCCATCAGTTCGGACAACTTCTGATCTTCAATTGCTTTCACTGGCTCCAGATGTTCCAGAATGTCACCAAGCTCATGCAAGTACTCAATGTTTGCATCATAGGCACTTTCAAGCCATACGGCTTCGCCACGCATACGATCAATACCAGTACCTAAAGTTGTTGAGATTTTGGTAATCTGGTCTTTACTTGTTTCGAACTGATCAAGTACTTTCTGTTTGGTATCACCGAAGATGTTCCAAACACGTGCCAACATACCTGAACGTTTCTCACCGAGGCGTGAAACATCTACCTTACGGGTTAAGGTAAGAATGTTGGCAATACCATCACCAAGTTCACCAGTATCTGCAACTTTAACTTTAGAAAGAATTTCTTCTGAAAGTTTACCAATGCTCTGACCAGCGTCTGAACCCAAAGTATGGATGTTCGCAACGGTCAGTTGAATTTCAGTACCTTTCGAGTCGCGAAGCACTGGCAGGTTTTTCTCTGACTGTTTGATTTCTTCCTGATCAAAGGTCTGTGCTTCTTTCTGCTTAGTTGCAGCAGGTTTACGCTTACGCTGTACTGTTTTCTTCGGCTGTGGTACTTCTTCGAATTCGTTAGATGCGTTGGTAGTTGACATTATTTTTTAATCCTGTTTCTTAGTTAATTAGAGTATCGGGCTGATGTAAACATTCTACCGATACTCGCATGATCTGTCAAGGGTTTTTTGGTGGATCGAGAGGTTTATTTTCCTCAGTCGATGTTTCGCGATAAGCCAAATTACGGATTAACGAAACAGTTTCTTCATCCACCTTTGTTGATGCCTGATTCTGCAATTTCATAATCAACAACGGTACGAGTACTTCCTGGATTTCGCCAAGTTTGTTGAGATTATTCAAGAAACGCTTGTTCACGGTTACTAATGACATTTCTGAAATATCAGTAGTTGCACGTAGTTTCATTAAACGTTCCTGACGCAGCTCAAACTCATACGCATCTTCTTCAGTTGCAATAACGTACTGGCAACCAATGATGCCGTGCTCTACGTTATCCTTAATGTCTTTGATCTTATCCTGAATACCCTTGAACATTGTACTGATGCCACTGAACTTAGTCGGGTCAATTGCAACTGCATTGTTCAAACGATTCAGAATAGTACTAATATCGTCTTTCTCAACTTCAATGTCTTTCTTAGAGCCAGTTACACGCTGGAACCATGTACGCTTAAGAGGGAATAACGATTCAAGTACGTTAGTCAGATTATCGAATACACCCATGATGTAATCGCTATTGGTCTGAAGAACGTTAACCAGATTCATTTGTTCCTGCGACAATTCACGGTTGCTTGTGGTAATCTCAGTACTACAAACTTCGAAGTTCTCAACCCAATCCAGTACCGTCAGTGGGCGGAAATTGAAATCGCTTTTAATCTCTTTGATAGCAGGCAAGCGTGGGTCATTAAGATCCAAATCTTTACGAGTAAAAGTAATCGGTGCTGGAATTGCTGGAGTCTGGTTTTCCATGACTACAGGTTTAGCACGACCCGCTTCATACTCTTTGTACTCAAGTTGTAATGCTGGAGTTGCGATTTCTTTGATACCAATACGACCAAAGTAAATATCATCCATCATCATTTCAAGTACACGAAGGCGAGTACTATCGTAGTAGATTTCATTCAAGTCTAAAGAACGAACATCAAAAATTGGCATACCGTTTGCGTCATAATTACGACTGACGATAACGTTGAACATGTATTTTTTCTGTACGTTTTTATCAAATACTTTCAGCAAAGAGTTACGAACATAGTCGTAATCGAATTCCTGAATTTCGATGCTTGTACCCGTAGAATCCTTGAAGAAATATTTGCCTTTCATGATTATCTCTCTATTAATTAAAAATTGGGGGCGTTAACCCCCAAGTAAATCTTAACGCCAGGTTACTTTAGCCACTGATGCAGTCGCTACAACTTTAAGTACCGAGAAGTCGCGATCTGGATTTTCTTGTGCTAGACGTGCTGCTTCTGCTTTCGCTGATGCTTCAGTCGAGTGTGGTTTTGGTTTACCTGACATTGAACTCTGTCCAGTTGCCTTAGTAGTGCTGACAACAATATACTTTCCAGTTTCCATCCAATTTCCTATTTGTTTAAGTTTACTTTTTTTATTTCATAATGTCAAGGTCACGTAGTGCCTGAACTGATGCTGGTGAAAGACCTGCCGCATTAAGTTCATCTTGAACTGTAGCGTGTGCCGTTGGTGGTACAAACGTTGGTACTACCGCTTCAACTGGTGCTTCAGCAGTTACTGCTTTTGAACCCTTTGACTTAGTTGGTGCTTCATCTGCTGGCTCATCTGCACGAGTGCTACGTGCTGGTGTATCTTCGGTACGTGGAACGTACTGAGCTTTACGTGCTGCACGGCGAGCGGCATATTTCGCTGCTTCTTTCACTTCACGCTCTGGTGCTTTTTCTGCACGGTAAGCCGCCACACGTTCTGCTTCAGCTTCGATGTTCTTCTGACGCTGAACAGCGGTGCCTACTGGAGTTACTTCAAAGCTGGTGAAGATGCTTGGGATGATAGTGATTTCACCATCGTCATGATCTTTCACTACTGCATAAAGCAGATCATCCATATCAACCGAACGTAGATTATGACCTGCAATAGTGCGGTCGGTGTTATGAGCCTGCTGTACATAAGAAAAAATACCATTCTCACGATCAACAGTGATTTCTACAACGCTGGTGGCTTTGAAAGAAGCTTTTTCGGTAAAGAAGAAGTTAATGGTGTACATCGTATTTCCTTTTTAGGTTTTTAAAGTATAATTTATTTTCGCAGAAAACGCAGCGGGTTACCGCTGTCTTCATGTGGTAAATGATAGGGCAAAACGCATGACCTGTCAAGCGACAAAAACAAAAAAGGACGAAAAATTACGTCCTTTTGATATTCCAATGAAATGATGTAACGGGAACAAATCTCTCAGGGGCTGGAGTTAAGTCGTACATCGTCGCATTTCTAAATTTTAAAATGTATGTATTCTGTAAAGATGCTACTGCTTTGTTCAAAGCTTGCATAGCACGTTCTTTCCAGAAGTTTGCATACGGTTCAGGACACTTAAGGTAGTCGTACCTGTACATACCTAAACTGGCTTGTATTAGTCTGTGTGGAGCTTCTGTCCTGCCATCAACTAAGCTTGCACCATGTTGTACGGACGTCCATCCTGGAATCCCAGGTAATGAACAAAACAAATCAAAATCTCTGATACTTACGCACATAGTCGAATCAACAATCTGATTATGGATTACAGCATCTTTAACAGTACTGTATAAATTAAAATCCATGTAAGCAGGTTTGTTATCAAACACATGCTGTAGTTCATTATATGTTGTAGGTACTGGTAGTTCTGGTAATAACTCACCAAAAACTTCTACACAAAATATCTTCCATAGACCATAGGTGAACGCTATCTCTGCGTCATAAAGTTCATCAATCATATATCGACCTCTAAGCCGTTTTTCATTGATGAAAACTTTACGAGCTAAGTATGAACGTAACACCATTTCAGTACTTACATCACGCCTGTTAATGTTGTCGTAATTTTTACCAATACGATTGATTTCGTAAGTTCTGACATACATCCTCTTACTTAATCCAACATTACCTTCTGATTGTAAAGATGTTCTTGTACTTTCATGAAGTGCCACTAACATATTATAAATTTTCATTATCGAAGTACTACATATTTTCCGTTAATGCCAACGATATATTCGTTGCCGGATTTAAGTACTTCGTAATTTTCCCCAAGAACAGCACTCAATCTTGTTTGGTCTAGGCTTGTATCTTCGTTCAGTAAGTTCTTCACATACGATTCGTTCACAATACCAGAACCTTTACTGTAATGCAACTCCGGTCCGTAAACACTTTTAATGCAAATTGATTCATTTACAATATCAACATTCACTGCTGCGAAGTCAAAGAACTCACGTAGTTCTTCTTCACTAACTAGTTCCATATCATTAGTAATCTCATCAATATCTAAATCGATAGGATCATTAACTCCATACATCTGCAATTTCCAATCTGGATTGGGACAAATGTTCTCAATGGATTTAATAAGTGCAATAAGCTTGTTAGGGAATTCTCCATCACGCTCGAACTCTACGAAGACTTGGTATAAACCATCAACGTTGGGTGTTTCTGCTGCTTCGGTATCAATAACATCTACTGGTGAACGTTCAATAAATGAACTTAAATCATATGCAGCATCGAAGTTATCTTTGACCAGAAACATCACTACGATATTGGCATCGTCAATCTTAGGTGTATATTCATCTACACTAATTACAGGATGAATCAAATCCTTCAGTACTAATGGACGTAATGCCCTTTCATAAATTCTCTTAGACATTACATGCCTCCCTGTTCATCGAATTGAATATCATCCGAACCATCGCCTTGTTGATCCTGGCTTTGGTCATCTTGTGGTTGTTCTTCTGGAGCAGGTTGTGCTGGGTCTTCATCGAGTGTATTACTGTTGAAGTCAGAAGCCATAAGTTTATATTCATCAAAACTTTCAGGGTTAACTAAACGTCGTGGTATTTGAAACTTGTAAAGAATGATTGCTTTACGTTCGTCTTTCGGTTCACGCATTGCTGCTGAATTACCTAAGACGCTTTGCATGTCCTGATTGCCACGTGGGTGAGAAATAGGGTATGTTTCCCAATCTGGACGTACTTTAATAATTGTACCCTGTCTTTCAAAGATCTTTGTAGCTACCGGGTCTGGAAATGTTTCATGGTCAAATTTAAGCGTGATTTCTACCCAATACTTACTTACGATTGGTCCTTCAACAATTTCACCATATATCCAGTTCTTATAAGCATACAAGTCCATGTTGTCAAAATATTCCTCTACGCCAAGAAGAATATCAAGTAATCCGTCCTGGTCGTAAAGATTCTGAACTGCTGTTGAACTATCCATGTATATCTTTCCTTTAAGGTTAATAATATAACCTTATTTACTATTAAAGATTTAGTAATACTCTCCATCAATCTTATAAGTAATATACTCTGCCATCTGGTTCCAGTCAGTTACGAAATTATACTTAGGATTATCTTTTTCTGTAACATTATGTGTACATTGAAGTACTACAGTATCAAGACCAAGTTCCTGTGCAACATCGATATTAGCAAGATGGTCATCGACAACAGTAACAATATCGTACTGTGTTGCTAGCTTAGCATATGTTCCACGTTTAGTTTGATAGTTTTCAAGAATAATAATATCGTCAAAAATATCACCAAACACATTATGCAAGTTAACTTTGCGTAGTACTTCACCGTGACCGAATGTACCACTTTTCGTTACGACAATGAAAGCAACGTCAGGATGAAACATTTCTAAGAACGTCATGCGGTCAGTAGTGAATTCATCCATTGGTTCTAGTAGACCAAATTCATATGAATAGAAGTTGAAGTTCTTTAATAGATCCATAACCTGTTCACCATCACATTGTAACCAATCTTGGAGATTGTATTGCTTTGGTTCACCAACGGTTTTAATATCGTAATACTTTTCAACGTACTTTTTAAAACCACCTAAGTGGTTTAGTAGAATTTCGTCACAATCTAGAATTACTGCTTTTTGTTTCTGTGTCATTAGTTTTCCTATTACATTTGGTCGTTGCAGATCAAATCAACTTCACATAGAAGTGCGGATAGGTTCATCTCGCGGTCAGATACAGATGCTTGTTTAACTACTGCATCACGAATCTTAACCTTGATCTTCATTTCTTTAATTTCGTCTTTAGTGAACATATCGACATTACGATACAAGAATGAGAAGAAACCATCGATTTCATCTTCAGGAATATTCTGTACAATCTGTTCACGCATCTGGCGAATATTACCCGCCTGCATTGCTTCGATAATAGCTGCACGATAACTAGCAGTACTATCAATTGAATCTTCAAGCTTAACTAACTTGCCACCAACAACTGAACTCTGTAGTGTGTTTAGAGTTTTACGGAAGTCAGGGAATGTACATTTAATGTACTTATTCACAAGGTCAAGACTTTCTTCAGAATCTAGCTCAACACCTTCGGTAAGAAGAATCTCGATGATACGAGTAGTGAATTCATCCTGATCATGTTTCTCAATCATAATAGACTGAACGCGAGAGATGATTGGCTTTAGAATCTTGTGTGGTTCGTTTGAGGTAAGAATAAAACGAGCATTATCGTGATAATCTTCCATAATACGTTTTAGTGAACCTTGAGCTTTAATACCCATTTGTTCCATTTCTTCAAGTACAAAGATACGGTAATCACCAAATGCGGAAAGACGTGCTGCTGCATCAATCTTTTCACGTACTGCATCCATACCTTCATCAGACATGTTAAGAATAGTTACGTCAGACGGATCTACGAAACCATTTTCCACAAGGCCATTGATTAGTACTTTAATCGCAGTAGTTTTACCTGTACCTGCTGGGCCGAAGAAACCAATATGTGGGATTTGGCCTGTTGCAATCCATTCAAGCATTTTCTGCTTGAAAGCTGGATTTTTAAATACGTATTCTTCTACTGTCCCTGGGCGGTATTTTTCTGTCCATAGAGAGGTCATTTATTCTTCCTTATATTCATTAATCCAATCTGGATATAAAAGTGCTGTGAAAATATCTTCATTCATTTCAATTTGGTCTAAAAGATAATCAAAGGTGTTAGCCATCGTTGGATTTTCCTGACCCATGTTTTTGATATTAGAAGCAGAAACTAACATTGCTTTAAATAAATCTTCATCTACTTCAAATACTCTACTCCGGTTCTTTACCGTCTGCATATAAAACTTACCAGACTTATTGAGAGAGATAAGTTTTACATTGTAGAAATTAAATTTACCATCAGTTGTTACGCTCATAAAATCTCGACAAAAATAATGCCCTGACAATGCAGGGCATAAAAATTAATATCCTAGTCCTAAGAACTCAGGTCTTTCATCACCAGCGGCGAGAATACCTTTTGGATAATCTACTAAATTTAGAGAAACATCATCGACTGTGATTGTACGTGACCAACGACCATGTGCAACCAGAATCCAATCACCTTCTTTTAGTTCTGTTATATCTTCACCAACGGAATATACTTTAGCCCAACGACTATGTACACCACGTACAGTACCGTCATCATCACGTAAGACAATGCCAGATTTAAGAACTTGTTCACCAGTATCTAAATCAGATACTAGAACTTTACCTTTACAAGCAGTAAGTACTTTCGACTCCATTTGAATATCCTTATTCTTGATCAGTATCGTCTTTCACAGTTTTAGCACGTTTAACAGGAGCTTTCTTTTCAACCGTTTCAGTTGGTTCACCTGTTGGAGTACTTTCAAACTGTGAATCGTCAAAACCAGTATCAGCAAAATCCATTGGATCGCCCATCTGTGGAGCAATAGAATGACTTTGATGTTCAGGGCTAATGTCTGGCTTCTGCAACTCACGTTCACGTTCAGCTAGTAAATCTTCACGCTTCTTAACAACCGTGCCGCCGCGACCAATAATATCGCCACGTGCATTCATGTTAGCGTTGCCGATTGCTACGCTATGCTGGTGCTGAAACTTCAACATTTCCATGTCGATCTTCTGACCACGATAACTTGTATGTTTTTTCATAAAAATCCTTTTTTACGTTACTTGGTACATTATACCATAAAATTTCTTACCATTTCAAAAATTCGTTAACATCCAAATCGTATTTTAATGAATCAACCATATGTAATTCAATCAAAAACAAACAGTAGCTGCTAACAGAACTTCCACGACCTAATCCCCAAAAGATATGGTGTTCTTCAAGATAATCTACAAGCCATATCATACAGCGTAGTAGTTTAGTCATGTTGTAGTTTTCGAATAGACTTAACTCATATAGTACTCGCTCACGTGCCGCATCAGTACTACATAAGTTTAAAAAGTAGTCTTCTAGATTAATTTTGTCATAAGCTGGATCGTAACGCCACAATTCATGATTCTTATCATGATCTATTGTGTAGTCCAACATACGTTCTTCTAATCCAAACTTCTTGCAGTTATCATTGAACTTTAATCGTTCAGCTTCATCCTGCTCATTAAGTTGGATATAGGTTATATCTGCACCGCAGTTAATTGCATATACTACGGCGTTCAGATCTAAACGTACATCACCATGATCGCTTATAGACCGATTTCCTTGTACTTTCATTTTTCACATCATCAGTTGAATTAAGATACTTATCTGAATCAAATACACATGAATTATTTTCTTTCTGAACTTGTTCAAGATCATTCTTAGCTTGACGAGAACGTAGTTCATCTTCACATGCATGAATTACAGAAAACATTTGCTGTACTACTTCGTATTGAACACCCGCAGAACGGGCGTTACTTACTCGGATTGACATTTCATTAATTTTATCAAAAAGTTCCTGATTATTCAATGGTGATGGATCAAAAAATGGATGGAACATAGATCCCCCTTATTGGAATAAGTTCGGTGACTTTAATACTGCCATAAACGTTTCACGTTCATAGCGTTTATTATTTTGTACGTAGTAATCAAATTCAACAGCAGTAACTTCAAACTCTAAGTTTAATAAACTACCGTGTTCATTGTTCTGAACAAGTGTGTTGAAGAATGTTTCACCTGTACCTGGCTGCAAATATGCAACTACGATATTAGGGAAATACATATCTTTGATATTATCTTCTACGTATGGATGGTTCATATAACGTGGAACAGTATCAATCATTTCATCTGATAGACCATTAATAGCATCCACCACAACACCACGATTATTCAAATCCGTTGGATCTGATAATAGGTTTTGTGTATCTTCTCCTAATACAAGATATGCATTTTGACGAAGACCATAGATTTCAGAAATGACGTTCGAACTGTAGTCAGTGTAAACAAGAGGCTTAAGACTTAAATTTACAATCGTTCCTTGAGGATGAACTTCTCTGTACAGTACATCATACAGTACGTTTCCTAGATTGTCAAGTGCAGAACGCACTTTATAATTACCTAGTACTAACCTAAATGAACTATCTGGAGTTGCAGCACCTGCTGTAGTGTTAATTATATTATTCCTGATCTTATTGATCGTTGGCTTAATACCATCCCATTGCATTGTAGGATTTACAAGATTCTCTTTTAGTAAGATTCTTGGTATTTTTTGAATACCATAACGTGGATCTACTGCTCTGTAATATGAGGCTTTGCTAAACGCATTAGAACTTATGGTGTTGAACCATTGACGTTCCATTGTTAGAGAAGGACAAATATCAGCACTCATAAAGTTCTGACCGAATCCACGTACAATAGTTATCTTAAATCTTTGTGTAAGGTACTTACCAGTTTTACCAGTAGCTACTACGTCGAATTCAAGATTAATATCATCGTTAGCAGAGAAATCTGAGCCTAATGCATATGCCGTTCCGATAACAGTACCGTCAGCACTTAAATCTAGTCCGTATTTACGAATATCATTTGGTGAAGTACTTTCATTGATAGTATATGAAATCAAATCAGAACCTGATGCAACTATCTTAGGATAAACAGTGTGACCGAAGTATTCGCCCACATGGATAGAACCTAGATTGGAGTCGGTTTCAAATGCAATATCAGAACCAGTTTCATCATTGATTACAATTCTGAAAATTCTACTATTGTTAATTGAACTTGAACCTAAACTTTTATTATACACACCTAAATCATACCATTTTGACGAATCGTAATCTGTGTAACTGTTACTTTCAAAAATATTCTCACCTACAACATATGGATATACTTTTGTATCTTTTAGTTGATAGAGGTGATTGGGTGTTGGTTTATCTTTAAATGTAGTAACATCATCTGGTGCAATCCATGTCTGGTATGCACGGAAACGTTTACCAATATAGTACGCACTCGCTTGTGATGTATAGAACTTATCAACAGCAACGACCCGAACTTTAATGTACGCATCAATTGGTTCTGAATCATATAACATAGTTTGAGTAATCTGACCGTTGTTACCATTAAACTTTAATCCAGTGCTTACTAGAGTACCAGTACTGTCTTTGATTAGCAAAGGTATTTCTTCTATCAAACCGGCAGACATATCAGGTACGATAATAGTTCCAGAACCTGTTATGTGACTTGATGGTATTTCAGAATCGGTTATAGTTAGAATTTCATATGCAGGCATAAACACATTCGTTACCCCTGAAATAGTCTGGCTATTACCAAACGCTTGAACAAACAATCGTGATTCTGCACCGTAACCAATTCCACCTATTGTGTATAGATTAGTTCCGTGAGTTACTAAGTCAGGTGTTAACCAAACTTCATTAACTGTGTTGTAGTTTAATGTTGCAGTACTTACACCGATAACACCGCTGGCTGATGTATTTGCAACCTGATCATCAATTAATGTTATTTCATTGATGCTGTCGATATTGAATGTCAATGATTCTGGACCATCCCAAATACCATCTTGGGGACATTCTATTTTAAAATAATAGGCATCAATTGATGTAACTGATCCTAAATTGAAGTTCTTATTACTGAACTTAACTACATGTGACCCTTGGGTTGAGGATGAGCCTGTTCCTGCTTTACCAATAAGAACTAACGTAGAAAGACTTTCACCAACTGATACTATAAAATCACGTTCCTCAAGAGTTTCCCCTTTACCAACTATATTGAAACTAAATTCCAAGTATTGGTCATCTTCTAAAATATAAGTACTATCTGTACTACTTGTATTATTTTTAGAAAGTTGTAATCTGAAGTATGTTGTCTGTCCTTCCTGTATTGAATTGGTATCAGCTTTCAAATCCCATTTGGGTTCGAAGTTTGCCATATAAAATCTCCAAAACATAAAAAGCTTTGTGGTATTTATGATACCGCTTTACAAAAAAATAAAGGACGCAGAAGCGTCCTTAGTTATATTATTCTGTATCATCCTGATAGACGATGTTCATGTTTCGTAGCTCTACTAGTTCCTGACGATAAATTGCCCAAATCTTATCGTGATTCTGTAGTAAGTCACTGTACTCATCCATCTTCGCTAGAGCATCTTCAATATCTTGAAGTACTTTATCGTAGTTTTCCTGAGTCCAACGATAACTTGCGAAGTTAACGATGTTCTGGATATTTTCTTCAGATGCTTCAATTTCAGTGTTTAGTGAAGTTACGAAGTCTACCACTTCAGCCCTGTTCTTGAATGACTTAATCTTACTCATCATATCATTCTCAAAGCATTCTTTGATTAGAATCTTGTAACGTACTTCGGCGTCTGCATCTGCTAGTAGTTTTTCATAACGTTTGATGTAGTACTTGAAACGGAACTGAACGAAGTCTTGAATTATACCTCGAACATCATCGTAACTTTTTACTTTTCCATTTTCACCTAAAACGTTAAGTGTATGTGCCAATTTAGTTGAAATGCCAAAATACTGCATTACATCCATTTCATTCCATGATACTGCTGTTCCACGTGGTAGTTTAATAGTTATATCAACTTTACCGGAACTGTCATCACTATATCCACGAATTTTTCCTGCGTCTTCCATCTCATTCAAATCTTCGATGAATTTCTCTAGCTTCATACGTGGTGATAGACCTCTGATACGCACAGTACTTGCATCAATGATTTCAGCTTTACCGAAGAATGTATACTTACCTTCTCCACGGTCTTCAACATAATCATTTGCACCATAACTTGCATAGTAAGGTGTCATTACTTGTAGGTCTTCGCCGTCAATTGCACGAATGGTATTATCGATAATGTCATTCATGCGATATGGGAAGATGAAACTTTTATATGCTGTTGCAGTACCATCCACGCCTAGTAGTGCTAGTGGGATTAGTGGTAAGAAGAATTTAGGTTCCATTGTGGTTCCGTCATAATTCTCCTGCATTGGTACAACATCCATATCACGAAGTACTAGAGCTTCAGTTAGCTTAGTTTTCTTCACATAGGTATAACGTGGGCTTGCTGGGTCAGGGTTTACCTGAGTACCGAAACCGCCACGCTTTCCGATTAGTGGGTAGTTGTTCACAACTGGACTTGCAAGATTCTGCAAAGTACCTGAAGCTGAAGCATCACCGTGAAGGTAGATACCATCACTGATCATACGACCTGCACATGATACAGTTTTAATCTCACCACTGATTTTACTTAGTGTGAAGATTGCTTTACGTTGTGAGTTTTTGAATCCGTCAATACCAGGTAGTGCACGGTCAAAAGTACTTAGAGCATATTCTAAGGATGATTGGTTAATATAATCTGAACTTCCAAAGTCCAGTAGGGTTAGTTCATTAGGAACTATTTCTTGTGCTTGAGTTTTCTTTGATTTACGCATTCCATTTGCCTCTTTGTTATTTCGGGGTACGTCCTGTACCCCACTAAGTCTTAGTCTTCTTTAGTCCATTCTTTACGGTCGTCGGCACGTTCCTTATTAAAGATTAGGTCTAAGGTTGCCCCTAGATTGCCATCATCAGTAATAGCTACTGCTACGCCGTTTGCTAGTGCATCGCGGAAGTTTGAAACTTCTAGAGTTCCTAGTCCTTTTGCACGAGTTGCTTTCCAACCTTTCCATTCTTCAGGGTCGTATTCATGGACGTTATGACCATAGAAGTACTTTGATTCTTTACCCTTCTCAAGAATAATAAATGGAGTTTTGAAAATATAAATGAATGGATTCTCTGGATCTGCGAATAGTTCAGGCCAGAACTTATAGAAAAAGTTCACGACTAGAGCACCGATGTTTTTACCATCTTCATCTTCGTCAGCACAGATATATAATTTACCGAAGTTTAAACTTTCACGATCTAGTTTTTCCCCTGGGATAATATTTAATGAAGCCATAATGTCATGAATAGCTGATGGCTTATCAGCAGTACCCATTAGATCCTTAGTCTTCTCTTTTCCGTTTACGTTTTGGATTTTACCACGTAATGGAAGAATACCATGAATCGCTGAGTTACGTGCTGCTGTCATTGAACTGACCGCTGAATCACCTTCTGCAATTAGAAGAATACATTCTTTGCGTGGAACAGTATCGTTAACATCGCGTAGCTTCGCAACTTTACCTTTAAGTAAACGCTTAGCCATTTTACGATCTTCATCTGCATCTTTCTTGTTAGTACGTTCTGCACAACGAGCATAGATTTCTTCAACCCAATCATTATTCTTCTTGATTAGTTCTGCAAAGAATTCTTCGCTTAGTGCGTTATGTACTGGTTTAATGACATTTTCGTTAGTTAACTTAGTTTTGATTTGTGAGTTGAATGTTGGAGTATTCATCTTAGTGACGTTATAAATCAACAAACCTTCTTCAATATCAGAACGGTTAGGAGTCATTTTCTTTTGCTTAGATTTACGTTCTAGAGCTTTAATTACGCCTAACGCGAATTTCTGCTGGAAAGTATCTAAGTGTGTACCACCTTCTAAGGATGGTGCGTTGTTCACAAGACCTTGCATGTGCAAATTCTTGCTCAAGCCTTGCACTGCATTAGGAACAATTAGGAAAGTACTGTTCAAGCCAGTTTCCGCGTCGTCCACTTGTAGTGACATGGTTTTAGCAGAACCGAATAAACCTTTACGTGCTACTGTGATTTTCTCACCGTTCAAGTAAATTTTATAAGTTGGGTTAGCTGCTGCAATTTCTTTTAGAATACTGTAAACCAATTCGGTAGGTAAAGTGTGTACTTTGAATACTTCTTTACTGATTTTGAATCGAACAGTAGTTCCGGTTTTGTCTGCTGCAATCTTACGAATACTTGGTTCTTCAATTCCAAGTTCAGGGAACATTTGAGTTCCTTCAGTGAACTTCTGAGTGAATTTGTAATTGCCAGTATATTCGGAGTTTGCTTTGTCAGTTTTGTAAGGCTTACCAGTACGGTGAATTTCTAGTTCAGCTTTCTCACTAACAATCATTACTACTGAACCACCTAGACCGTTCATACCAACTACGTTGTTACGTTCGTCATCGTTAAAGTTACGTCCAGTTTTCATTTCTGTTAGAACCATAGTACAGACGTGTTTCTGTGCTTCTGGAACATAGTCGATTGGAATACCACGACCATTATCGCTAATTTCGAATTCAAGTTCATTTTCATTATACGTTACGTGTAATGTTGGGCTTTTGGCACCGGACTTAACGAATTCATCTAATGAGTTATCCACGATTTCGCGGAATGAAGTTAGTAAAGCTGGAACCCAACGTAGATTTTGTACGTTGAAACCATCTTCACCGAAAAGTAGTACAGGTTGTTCATGTTCTGATTTAGAACCCAAATACATTTCAGTACGAATACGAGCGTGTTGATATTCAGTTAATTGCTGAACACCGTGTTCCGCTAGGACTGAACTTTTCTTTTCCTTTGCCATTTTGTAATTCCCTTTATTGTTTCTTAGCTAGCATATTATAGCATAAATTGTTTCTTTGTTTCAAAAAAATAACGACGCACATTGGCGTCGTTGTTATTTATCCTTAGTTTACAAGGAGGAATTGTAGGTCGGCTGAAGGTGAATCTTCATCTCCCCAATATTTGTGAAACTTCTCTGGTGTAGCACGTTGAATAACTTCACCATCAGCAACTACATATACTTCATGGTTGGTAATCAACTTCTGCCAGAATCTAATAGCATCATCAGAATGTAACGTGTCACTCAAAATCTGTAGACCACTTTTAATAATATCCATATACATCTGATAGACAATTCCTTTACGTCCACGTTTTGCTGCAATTGCTTCTATATGGAATACTTTTCCAATTAATTGACCACTAACTACAGCAATCTCATTACCTGAATCGTCATACGCCATATATCCAGAACCATTTTTTGATTTAGCAACTGAAAATCCATCATGTTCAGCAACAGGGACCATTTTATCTCTTGAATTCAACTTTGCAGTTTTATCAACAAATTCAACAGGGTCTGCATCAGCAAATGCATCAAATCGTTGTGGCATTTCTTGTAATTGGTCCTTGTTAATTAATTCTTGTTCATCAGCATCATCGATATCATGTTCCAATTCTGCATTCTGAATAATATCAGATAAGCCACGCATTGAAGATTCAGCCATAGCTTCTTCGCCACGTTTACGACGATTAGCAGTACGATCTACGTAATAATCTAGACGCTCATCAAAATCAGCAATATCACTTGCATTTATGAGTGCTTTAGAAATATGTCTAGGTTCAACTTCTGGTTTGTAATAACTGTCAAATAACTTGTTGGTAAAAGATTCAAAATCTTGTTCCTTTAAATTATTGAACATGTTTTCACCACCATTTATGTCGAGTGAATATTTTTTACCGGAAGCTTGAACTGTCATCTTGAATTTTACACCAGCCATCTCAATTTCAAAAAAACCTTCATCTTCAATATAATCATTAAAGGTGATTTTCTTAGTACTATCTTGATTTAAGAACTCTGCACTTTCAGCAAGGTTTTCAACTGCAAATAATAATCCATGTAAATTTGCATCAGGGGTTGATTCATCTTCTAACTTGTCTTTTAGCTTTAAAATATTTCGCATATTTCCAAGATATTCGATTGGCAATGATGCCATTTGTTCTTTAGTTAGATCAATGCGAAGTTTTTTCTCATCACCTTCTTTAACTAGTAGGAAATATTCGTTTTCATATCTTTTTCTAAAAACTACTGAATATGATGGTTGATACCCACCATCAACAAATAATGTAAACTGTTCTGGATCTTCCATATTCACATTTTTATTGGTGGTTGGTTGCTGATCGAATTCTCTCCATACTCGAAGATATAAATCTCCCATTAGGCTTTGTCCAGCTTCAGGGTAATCTAAACTCTTTTGTGAGTGGTGCCCGTCAGAAATATCCTTCTCTGATGAATCAAATTCATGGTCTTCATCTTGATTCAAATCATTATCATAAAAGTTACTTACGAACTTATAAATCAATTTCATTGCCTTATTTGCACGAGCATCCTCTTTGTACTTTCTAAGTACTGAAATGATTTTGGATTGACCAAGAGTTTTCATAGAATATTGTATGGAATTGGAAATATCTTTATTTTTATTTCCAGTAAGTTCATCTTTATTATTTTCAAGCCATTGAGTTGCACGCAACGCCAAATCTTGTACTTGTGGTCCAAATTCAACCCCACCAGCATAATATCTGTCATCAGATGTATGGGAGCCACTATAGCCTTTAGCTCGCATAGTTTGCTGATCATTTGGGTTCAAATTTTTTAAAACTACTGATTGAATAGTGTGTTGTAACTCATGCTGTACAGTATCCATAAAATAATTTAGATGATCCACTATTGCGTTAATATCATTACTGTTTTTTATTTCAGCATTATAATTAGGAACGCCAAGATCTAACTCATTATAAGTTTCATCAGTACCACTACTACCAGCTTTATCAATGAATTGATTGCTGATTTTCATAGTGATACGCATTTTATCAATAAGTTCTTTTGTCTTTGGATTTTTCTTTAAATTATCAGGTAATTGATTAAAGATCTCATCTGCATCCAATTTAAGATTGGTACTACTGTTAACATACTTCTTCAAGTCATTTGGTGAAAGTACTGAAGCATTATATTTTCGCTGGAACCTTTTACACCAATTCAATAGTGCAGTGGCTTTTTCAGATTGGCCTTTATTTTGTAAATCATGCTGTTTCATTACAGCCATTGTTAAAAGTACTGAACCAATAAATTTCTGTACTCTCTGTAATAATGCTGGTGGTACATTTAAAACACCAACACCTCTAGCTTCATCCAGTACCTGTTCTTCTTCAGCCGGTGGCTGGATGGCGGCATTTAAATGCTCATGAGCCTTACTTATATTTGGCATATTATAATTTCCTTAAACTTGCCATAAACTCGACGTACATAGTATCCTTGTCAAGTATTTGGTTTACTTCATCAGGGTAAGATACAGAATATCGTATCAACATCTGAAAAGTTATTAACAATTGTTTTAATGTCCATACATATAAAGTTTTATCTGCATATGAAATGTCTATCTTGTCAGCACTATCTTCAACTTCAACAACACTGAACTCTCGATCAAAAACCGTGAACTGAGTTGGACTTGATTGTTGAAAATCAACTCCCATATGTTCAGCATCTTCTTTCAAGGACAAAATAACATCATTAATAGATTCTTTATTTACAGAACGTCTTTCACCCGTGATAAATTCAAGGTCATCTATAATATCAGTACTGTCATACCATGTAACTGAAGATAAGGTTCCAAACAAACTTAGTACTTGTTTACTATTAAGTTTTTCTTGTTCTTCAAATTCAGGATCACTGGAAATGATATTTACATAGTAACTTCCATCTTTGGACGTTTTATTTTTTGCAAGTACTAATGTCCATGAATCTTTCTTAACTTCAATCTGAACTAACGTGTCCATTGTTTTACCGAAAGCCTGTACTTTGTATTCGTCTTTCTTGTACATCATTTTGTACACGGTAAGCATTACATCAACGTTTGCTTCCAACTCTTCAGCAGGAAGTTCGGTATTTGAATAATCAATACCAGACTGTTTGATATTATCATAGATAGGTGAAATGTTTTTATACAATGCACTCATAGCCTTTTTATATCGTTCGGGTTGTTTACGATATAAATGGATCAAGAATGTTCTCGATTCTCGATTATTTTGTGCCACATATTCAATTGCTTTTTTTATTGCTTCATTTTTATTAGGATTAAGTTCATCCTTCAAAGCACTCTTTTCAAGTTCTACAGTTATGCTGTCGATTACGTTTCCTAATTGTGGAGTAAATTCAATACCACTGGTATAGTAATCTTCACCATCAGAAAATTCTTTACTGTATCCAGGTTTCCTTTCCAATTGATTATCATTTTTGTTGATATTCTTAATTGCAAATGCCTGGACTACGTGTTGTAGTTCATGATACGTATTACTCATGATTTCACTGGCAGTTTCAAGGAATGATGGATTATGATTTAATCTTCCGACAACAACTGTAACTAATGCTGAATAGTTCCCAATTGATTCTTTTGAACCACCTAAATTATTATCTTGACTCTTAATCAACAAAGATAACTTCATACGGTCTTTCATAAGACTGACCAATCCTGGAGTTACACCCTTGAAGTTTAGTTCTTGGAAAAATCTTTCTACGTCAATAGGTATATCGATAGAATGGTTAACAATGTTATTTGCAGTTTCAGTGGATATATTTTTAGCTCCATACTTCGACTGCAATTTACCCATTGTTGTTTGTGCATCTTTGATAATACGATTCTTTTCTTCATCACTGGTTCCGGTAGGAAGCATGAATTGAATCTTATCAACATACTGTTTAATTTTAAAGTACAAGTACGAAGCTACATACATGTTTACTTTAGTTAATACCTCTTGAGGTACTTTAATAATTGCTTCTTGTAACTGATTATACTTCATCGTCACGTCCCTTTAACTTAATCATACGTTTCGCAATATCAGTCATCTTCTGACTAATTTCACGTTTAGCAACTCGACCAGTTCTTGAGTTCTTCCACTGTTTTCCTTGGAAGGTATAAGTATCTCCATCTGGTGCACGGAATTCATGACCAATTGGAACTTCTACAGTTTTCAGTACTTCTGGTTTCAATGCATCTTCCCATTCACCGGTTTCTACATTATATTTCAAACGTGGTTTAACTTCGTTGGGATTAGTATCAAATTTGTGTTGAGGGATTGATTTAACTTGACGGTACGGATATTTGTCACGAATGTATCGCCACAAGAACTTACCTTTACTGTCAACCTTTAACATTTGACGTACTAATGCTTCGGGTACATTATCGTACTCATAAGTACTACCATTTAGAAAGGTAATATACAATGCCTTTCCAGTATGTTCAATTGTCTTAAGGTGGGATGAATCAACGTCAGTTGGAGCAATAGCTTCAAGAATAGCGTTTAATAATTCTTTTTTCTGCATAATAAAAAAACTCCAAGGTTAATTTTGAGTATTTATCTCTCAAAACCTTGGAGTTAATCTTTAAGCTATATTAAATGTCACCTGGGAAATCGCGACGGATTAGTTGTTCAATTACTTCTAGACTATCCATTGCATCGGATTCTAGTATTTCTACTAGATCAGTCTGAAGGTCTTGACCAAATTGCATGTTAATTGTTTCTACCATGCAAGAGAATGTATGCATGATTTCGAATGAGCCTTTAGCAACAACTGCTGAACCTTCGTAGTGGATGCTATTAACAATGTCATGAGCTTCTTCGAATGTTTTACGAAAAATGTCCATAACAAGTTCTTGTACATATTCTTTTGACACAGTAGTACTATCTAAAAGTTCTAGATTATATTGCGGAACTTTTAGTGTAGAAACTGGATTATCTTTCAAGAAAGCTTCAAAGCCATACTGGATAGCTTCAAGTTCTTCAACTTCAAATGCATTCTTGATCTTTGCAACATAGGCAGTAATATCATTTGCACCAGCAATATAATATACTGAATTTTTGTAAGAAGCTTTGACCACATCAGTACCCATTAGGGAAAAAACTTCACGCACAATATTAATCATAATAAACTCCAAGATGAGAGTGGGTGTTAAAACTATTTAGTTAACACCCTTAAATTTTTAATGTACTTACTTAGCTCTTAGCTTTGACTGTGCAGGTGATGTTGTTACCCTGAACTGCAATTTGCTGAACAAATTCATAATCGTTTAGGCGTGATACAACTTCATTTAGATGTTCTACGTTAGCCTGAACACGTTCTGGATTTGTTTTAGTACGACCCGTCATTTTCATAACGATACGTACTTGTTTACCTTCAGAGATAAACTTTTGTGCCGATTTCAATTTAGTACTCAAATCATGCTCATGAGTACTATAGGCGAATTGAACTTCTTTTACTTGAACTGCGGTTTCACGCTGTTTCTTTTTATTGCTTTTTTCAGTTTGTTTCTGCTCGTACAAGTACTTGTTCAAGTCTGCAATTTTCACTACAGGAATATCTTGTTCAGATACTTGGATTAGATCAAGTTCTTTGCTGTAAGCAAGAGAAAGTGCAGCACCGATTGCCATTACTTTACTAGAACCTTCTTCAACTACGCGAACGTTCTTTGCAGTAATTTTTTCGTTGGCAATAACAGATTTCATATAGATTTTATAACTCCAAGGGGGAAAACTTTATTAAGTGAATCATATCATAAGTTGCAGAAAAGTCAAGTTATTTCTTGTCTTCTTCTGCTTTTAATGCTTTGCAGATTTCTTGTACAAATTTAAGATTTGCAATTGCAGTGTCTGCAACACTACGTGTACGTGGATATGGAGCTTCCTGTGACATTTTCTCTAAATCATAAATGATTTTATCAAATGCACCAACGTCCTCTAGAATCCTGTTGTAAAATGTTTTGCTTTCCATGTCAACTCCATGTTGTGATGTATTAAGCGGTTAGTTTGATGTATTCAACAGTACTACTCACAGTTTCTGCGGGAACAGTAACATAGATAGTCTGTAATTCATGGTATGTATTAGTAGTGGTAGCACCTGGATACGGAGCACGAGTAACAGTCTTCTGTACTTCTACAAATTCATTGTCAATCTCTTGTGCAAGTGCATCGTCGATGATCTTCTTAATTACACCTGATGCAGCAGTGAAGCGATCTGCTTCTGCTGGAGCATCTTCAAGAGTACTTAGGAATGGTTCAATACTAATATAACCAACAACTAATTCTGCGTCTGAAGGAATGGCAGTTGCTGAACCTGCTGTACCAAAGTCAATAGTGAAGTATACAGGAACTGATAGTTCACTTAGTTTACGTTCAATTTGCTTTAGACGAACAAATGCAATACCTTTGTCTTTAGTCTGAGCATCAGTTGGGGTTGTGGTGCTTGTGTTGTCATAGTCTGAGTACTGGTAGAACTTTTGATTATCTAATAGTTGTCCAGGTACTTTAATACTAAATGCGTTAAATAAATTGTTCATTTTAGTCTCCATATATAGAACTTTATACTATTTATCACAAGGGGCGTGAACCCCTTAGAAGCGACCATTCTTTCGTAGCATTACGCTGTAACGAGGTCGTGTTAAAGCTGTATATAGGATACGGCATTTGGTATCATTGTTTGGAATTCTCTCAATAAAATCAGTATCGAACCAGATGTTATTGAAAGTACTACCCTGTGACTTGTGAGCGGTAGTTGCATATGGATAGTTGATTACGTTAATCTTATTCTTGATTACATAATAATCTTGCCACATGTACGGCTTCTTAGTTAGGGGATTCTCCGCTTTTTTCTCAATCTTGTCAACTAAATCTTCAAGATGTTCTTCCAACTTCAAGCGTGAATATGGCCCAACTCCTAGAATAAAATTACCATTCGGTAGTTTAAATTGCCAGCAATCAATACCTAAGAATGATTCCTGTCTAATTTCTGGACACTGGATAATCTGTTGAACAGTATATGGACAGTTTTCAGTGATTGTTTCGAATACAATCGGTTCACCTGCGATGAATTCAACATCGGTGTGTTCATGGAAAACTTCGTTTCTGATATACATGTTCGCAAAGTTGACACGGTAATTCGTATAAGCAATGATTTTGTTCTCTTGTACGAAATCATAAAGCTTACGAGACGAAGTACTATGTTCAGTTACATACTCTTTGTATACATCAAGGAATAACATTTCGTCATCAATTGGTGTAATCGTATCCATTCCTTCAAGATTGTTTAGTATAGACATAGGCTCATTGCCTGTTCCGATACATTCACGAATCTGAGTTGCAACGTTGATGATAGGATTATCCAATGCCTGTCGTAGTACTTCAGTTAATTCATAACGAAGTCCAATGTTAAACGTTGGGCTTAATTTTGTTACGTTGCCAGTACCTTCAGCTTCCACTGGTGGTAACTGACATGAATCACCAATAAAGATAATTGCTCTGCGAACACGATGTATCTGGCTCATGATGTGATTGTACATTTCCTCAGAAATCATACTACATTCATCAACGAACAATACATCTACCATTGCAGTGCTGTTCTTGGATTGTGGGTCATGTTTAAGTACTTGTCGGTTCTTCTCATAGACCAACTTAAGTCCAAGGAAAGAGTGGATAGTACTTACTAGTGCATCTTCTTTGTCTAATCCAACATTGACTAACATTTCACGCAATACAGCATTTGCTTTGTGTGTTGGTGAAGTTACTGCAATGTTATATCCCTGATAGATATTTTCGATAATCTTAGAAACTAATGTACTTTTACCAGTTCCTGCGTACCCAATGATAACTGCTTCTGACCGACCAGGAAAGTTATTAATTCGGTCGATAATATCATCGAAAATATATTGTTGCTTGTCCGTAAGCGTAATACTCATTTCATCTCCTGTGCGGCCTTCTGAGCTAGGTCATTAGCCATTTCGTTATACATATTACCCACGTGTCCATACTCGTGTGTATATGTACATTCATTACCTATAGAATCTAACATCTGCCAGAGTTCTAGGTTTTCAACTGGTTTATTCTTTGAATTTCTCCAGTTTTTCTTTTTCCATCCATACCGCCATGAATTCATACCATCAACAACGTATCGAGCGTCTGTAAAGACTTCTATAATGCCGGTGTGATTATATTCCTGTCGAATGAATGATATTGCGGCAATTACAGCAGTAAGTTCCATTTGATTGTTAGTAGTGTGTTTCTCACCAAATGAAAGCTGATTGATAACTTCACCATCTTTCAGAATGACAATACCAACCCCACCTGGGCCGGGATTACCTAAACACGAACCATCCGTATGAATACGATAACTCATACCCAATCACCCCACGCTGGTGAGCTTGGTTTAATGCGGTTGTAATAAGTAACTACAATACCATCTTCAAGTTCTTTCATGTTTGTTGGTTTAAACTCCAAACCACCAGAATGAATATCAAAGAATGTATCACACTCAAAATCACCCTCAATAGTTGAAAGTACTATCTGGTCAACAAATGGTAGTGCTGATTGGTAGATGTTTGAACCACCAATAACAACTACATCTTTATTCGTTTTAAGGAATAGTGGAATCCACGTTTGATGAATAAAGATCACATCGCGGTGCTGATTGATTACTTCATCAGGAACATCACGAGTGGTAACCACGATATTAACGCGGTCGGGAAGAGGTCGTTTAGGTAAACTCTCCCACGTTTTGTAACCCATCAGTACTTTCTTACCTTGGGTTTCTTCCTTGAAGTGCTTGAAGTCAGCAGAACTATGCCAAGGAATTGAGCCATCTTTTCCAATTCCGTGTTTAGAATCGGTACATAAAATCATTTTAATCATTCTTTGTTAATTCCGCTTTAACTTTACTGTGTCCTTGTGATAGTAACATCATCCTGTACATACCAACTACAAGTACTGCAATCGCTAGTGGTATGCTGTTCATGAAATACCATACGATTAGTAGATGGCATAACGTTGAGCCAATGTAATTAACTAAGCGATTTTTGTATTCTTCACCAAAAAGAGTTTCAATCCCTTCTTTATAGAATGGTTGTACTAAAGGATAAAGCCGTACTGCTTTGTCTATACGGAACGCAATAAACACGGCACCAATACACATAAGTGAGTACCAGATGTGCAATGACTTCATATCACCTGTATAAAATAAGTACGATGTGAAAATTATGTTCAGTATATTATAAATAGTCGTAATCATAAGACGCTTTTCTCGTTCATTTGTAAATATTATACCATATTCACGTTTTTCGTTTCAGTTTTTTACACATTTTATATACAGTTAGGTAAATATGTATATAATTATTAAATAATGGAGAGGATCAACAGGATTATGTTCAATATTAACGCTGACGTGATTAAAAAAATCCTTGAAGTATTCTCTAGAATGTCTGCACTAAGAATGATAGCTTTTTCTTTATGCATTATGATGCTAGGTATGGTCTATGTAACTTCTGATACATGGTCTGCTTATATCGGTTCTAGGTTTAATTCATTGCAACAAAATGAAATGTTCAAACCTGCTACTTATCAGATTAAACCCCAAAACCTTGCAAGCATCAACGCAACCATTGGTCAGTTTATTCAGCAAAACAATGATATGGCAATGATACTAGTTTATAAACTAGTTCCAGAGGCAGATGCATTCTATCAAGGGCGTGTGTTGGTAACAGGCATAACAAGTAAAAGTACTAATCTTAATTTGGAAAAGTACAACTTGAAGTGGCTGCCGATTAGTGCATTTCGTGCACAATCAAATATGATATTAAAAGGTAAGACATTCATCGGTGACATAGGAGTTATTAGCCGCGAGTATCTACAACCGGATAATGAGTTAAGGGATGAATACCTTACACCTGCAAATCTGTTGGCAATTTACAATGATGGAGCAAAATACATAATTTCAATTCCTGTTAAAACCAGTAGGATTGATGGATATGTAAGCATCTACTTCAAAGAAGTTCCCCAAACAGATGAAGAAGCAAAGCAATATCTTACACTTGCACAAGCAGTAGCTGGTGAGACAGGTTACTACATCTCATATTAAGGAGAATAAACATGTTTAATCGTAAACAACAACTGTCTATCGTTGGAAAGTTGCTCACTATGGTTGCGTGTTTCGTACTCGGTGTCTTTGTTCTGTTCAATATGGATTACATTCATAAGAAAACAGAATCCGAAATGTCACCTATTATAATGAAGAGTTTAGCTACAGTAAATGTACAAAACAAATCAATTATAAATATGGAGTTCAGGAAAATGATGATAAAATTTCCTGATATATCTTCGGTAGTCTTATACAAATTTGTATCAGACAAAGGAACCAAAATGTACAATGGTCAGATGTCAGTTACTTCTGAAACCAGAGACGGACGTATGTTACCAAGTGATGACAATGTTACCCCTATGGTAGACGGCACAAATAATATTCAAGAAATACTTTTGAATAATGTACATTACGAAAACATTGCAACTATTCAACTACTTTGTGAAACACGTTATGATGTAACTCAACCATATTCATGTGAGAGATACAAAAGAAACGGAGCAATTTATAAGAGCATCATATCTATTCCAATTGTTCAGGATGTAGACATAGGAGTAATTGGCTATGTCATGATCACGTTAGGCAATGAATACGATAACCTAGAAGTTCAAAACCTAGTCAACAGTCTAAGACCTAATATTTCAAGTATTCAGGTACTGTCAAAATAAAAGTGGGAGCACAATGCTCCCACTTTTTTTATGCAATAAATTTGCTTAGGTCGGGTTCGAAGAATCCAGTACCTTTAAGAACTTTGCCATCAACTGCACGATTGATTACATAGAATGTTTTACCATCATGTGTAACTTCACCAACAGTAGCACCAACATAATCTTCTTTACCTTGTGAAACACGCATATCAATATCAGCTAATGCAGATTCTTTTGAAGTACAGAACTTACTCATATTTGATTGGTGTACTTCGTTAAAAGCACCTACTAAATCAAAGTTATGTGCATGTGCAATACCAATTACGGAAAGTACAATGTTGTTTAGGCCAATCTGAACAGTACGGCTGTCGCCCTGTAAAAGACCACGTTCGGTCTGGTTGTAACCATCTTGAACATGACGCTGTTTAGCGTATGCAGTGGAAATGGTTAATGCTTCTGATTTTACGTTTGGAATTTGATTATAAATTTCTTGTTCGATTGCATCAAGACCAAAGGTAGCATAAGCACCATAAGCAACATAAAGTACATCACAGATACCATCTAGGATGCCTTCTAGATTGTCACTTTCTGCCGAATCGAATAGTTCATTCTTACCATTCATTTCTTCATCAATTAGACGTAGACGAAACTTACCAACTTTAGTTGTAGGATTTGTCCAAGCGGTATTAACTGCTTGACCTGCAACTGACATAAACTCTACTACTGAATCAAATTGTGTTTTTGTGGTAGTCATTACCATTCTCCATAATATGCATCGCCGTACTGAACAGCAATGGTTCCAATTTCTGCAAACTTAGGTTCTATATCCGATAGAACAAATAGTAAATCTTCGCAGTACTTTTTAATTTTATCTTCATCAACTTCAGTAGTTTTAAACTGAGTAATAATTGATGTTCCACCACCATTTGAACATACAAACATACCGCTATCAAATTCATACATAGCATCTAGTAGCTGGTCTTCGTATGGAGTGTCGAAAGTGTCTGCGGTTAATTCAATATAAACTAATGTTTCTGCATACTCTCCGATATGCAACTTCTTTTTAGTTCGGTTAGAACGAGTTGTAGTTTTCGGAAAGTTTACTTTCACTTCTTCAAAAATGTACTGCATTAATTATCACTTACGGTTAGTACGACGTGCTTTACGAGCAACTTTGTTTGCCGCACGACGCTTGGATTTAATCTTTTGTTTTTCTGCTTTGTCAGCATCTTTCTTCATGTAATAACCAGAAAGACGTGCAATCATTTTGCGAGTATATTCTAGGTCAGCTTCAGTCATTTCGTATCCTGGAACTTCTTCTGCTGCTGCTTCTAGATTCTTGTCTACCATCTGATTTAGTTTCTCGTTCATGTTGTTTTCCTTTTCTGTTTCAACTCACACATTATACCACAAATTTTTCATCTGTTTCATTTTCTTCATGTCGCTGTACAGGACTGAAGTACACAATTTTATCGGTTGGAATATGCATTAGGTTGTTTAGTACAATACCGTTGTCATAAGTTTCAATAACAATACCAGAGATAAGTTCTCCAGTTACAAGACGGATTTGGTATGTATAATTAGGGTCGAATGTAAAAACATCTGTATAATTTTGCTGGGACATATATATCTTCCATGAAAAAAGGAGGCTATGCCTCCTTTAAGTTATTATAATTCGAAGTTACCAAATGATTCTTCGGAAATGTCGTTCTCTACTCCACCTAGAATATAAGAACTGATTTCAGTTTCTTGTGGTGCTACCTGTACATCGGCACCAGCAATCCAGCTTTGTGTCCAAGGTAAAGGATTGTTCTGACTAACACTGTACGGACATTTAACGCCAGCAGCGATCATACGCTTAGAACCAATCCAGCGAACGTACTGCTTAAGAATAGCAGCGTTTAGACCAATGATTGAACCGTCTTTGAATAGGAAATCTGCCCATTCTTCTTCCTGTACAATAGCGTCCATGAACATTTGCTGTACTTCATCTGCACATTCTTCAGATAGACGTGCGAAGTCTGGATCTTCTTTCTTCAATAGGCGTAACATCATTTGAGTTGCCCCCAAGTGAATGTTTTCATCACGACAAATGAAACGAATGATCTTAGCATTACCTTCCATCTTTTCGTTCTCTGCAAAACTCCACGAACATGCAAAGCTTACATAGAAACGAATACCTTCAAGAATATTAATACTGTTGATACATAGCCATAGTTTCTTTTTCAATTCATAAAGATCAACTACAACTTCTTCACCATTAACAGTATGAGTACCTTCACCTAGCAAACGATACTGAAGAATAGCATTATCTAGATCATCATAGTACTTTGCAATGTCTTCAGCACATGATGTAATTTCAGGAATATCTAACATTGTGTCAAATACTTCTGATGGATTTGGGTATACGTTACGAATAATGTGTGTATAAGAACGGCTGTGAATACTTTCAAAGAAAGCCCAAGTTTCGATGAATGATTCAATCTCTGGTAGAGATGCAATTGGTAGTAGTGCTAGATTAGGACCACGACCCTGTACTGAATCAAGTAGAATCTGACGCTTTAGGTTTGAAGTAAAGATATGACGCTCATGATCCTGTAGAGATTTAAAATCAATACGGTCTTTTGAAAGATCTACTTCCTGTGGACGCCAGAAGAAACTTTGATGGCTTTCAGTCATTTTTTCGAATGGTGAATATTTAACGGTGTCATAACGCTGAATATCAACTGACTCATCCAAAAACATTTTCTTGACTAGGTGGGAAGTTTCGTTCTTTTTAAATACTGACATTGTTTATCCTTTATGTGTTAATCTTTTTGCCTAACTTATATGACAACCAGTGAATATCACGTAGGCCATCTTTAGAAGTAGCATGTAGTTCTAGTAACTCGTTCCATGTTAGAACTGTAGTATCTAATGGTGTATGTGCATGATAACGATCCATACCGTCTGAGCATGGGTCGAATGCTAAAATCTGTGCACCAGTTATAGTTTTTGCTGGTGGTTCTAATCCTAGTAGTGAACGAACATCATCAGAGATAATCTGAAATACTGCTAGTGCTGCTACACTCAATTGATCCCATTTTTCTTTAATAAAATCTACAGTTAATTTTTGATAACGAGAGATATAGTTACTATCTAAGTACTCCCATTTTTCTTTGATAAAGTCTACCGTCATTGTCTGGTATCGCGAAATCTGTTCGCCAACTTTATCTGAGAATGCAACCAACTGATCCCACTTCTCTTTAAGGAAGTCTTCAGTTAGTGTTTGGTACTTAGTAATAGTTTCTATTGCCGTGGATTGAAAATCACTCCACTTTTCTTTAATCCATTCAATGGGAAGTACTACGTACTGTGCAATAATATTCTTATTGAACCAAGCCCATTTTTCTTTAATGAAATCCATTGTCATGTTTTGGTATCTAACTAATGCGTTAGCATCTAAACGATGAAAATGTTTTTCAATAAAGTCTTGAGGAAGTTTCTGGTATTGAATAACTTGATTCATATCCAAATCATCCCAAAATTCCTCAATAAATTCCAAATCCATTGGTTGTGTATAATCTACTTTCATTTATTGTACCGATAAAAAATCCCGTCATAGACGGGATTGTTATTGTTAGATTTTACAGCTATCGCAGTCATCTTCTGCTTCCATTGGTGGAAGAAGTACTACGATTCCTTTATCTTTCTTTTCACCTTCTAATTTATCCAAGTCAACTTCACCTGAACCATCATTGGTGTTCATGTAGTACAAATTCTTCAAACCGTACTTATAAGCTGTTAGTAGGTCTTCTAGTAACATTGACATAGACAACTTCTTATTAGGATAGTTTTCTGGATTGTAACTGGTGTTTGCACTAATACTTTGGTCAATGTACTTCTGTAGTACGCCACAGATTTTGATATAACCATCGTTACTTGTCTGATCCCATAGTAAGGTGTACTTATTTTTAAGTTTACCGATTTCTGGAACTACTTGCTTCAAGATACCATCTTTCGATGCTTTAACTGAAACTAAGTTACGTGGTGGTTCAATACCGTTAGTACTGTTACTAATTTGTGCTGATGTTTCTGCTGGCATTAGTGCCATAGTTGTTGCATTGCGAATACCGTGTTCTGCAATATCTGCCCGTAACGTATCCCAATCCATTTTTAATTCTGTTCCTACAAGTGAATCAATACTTCTCTTGTAAGTGTCGATTGGTAGAATACCTTTCGCATATTTTAGATTCTCAAATCCTTCACAGCGACCTTGCTCTTTAGCAAGTTGTACTGAAGATTTTAGAAGATAATATGACCATGCTTCTGACCACTCATTAATAGTTGCTAGTGCTCCGTCATCGTAACGTAGACCACGCTTAGCTAAGAAATAAGCTAAGTTGATGATACCTACACCTAACGGGCGATAAGCTTTTGTAGCACGTTCTGCGTGGATTACAGGGTATTCCTGATAATCTAGTAATGCATCTAGTGCACGTACAGAAAGGTCACAAGCTTCTTCCATTTGTTCTGGAGTGTCAAAATTTCCCCAATTGATTGCTGCTAATGTACAAAGACTAATTAGGCCATTTTCATCATCTTTAACATCTTCAAAAGGAACAGATGGTAATGCGATTTCCTGACATAGATTACTTTGTTCAATTGGTGCAACGCTTGGATCAAATGGTGAGTGGTCATTTGTCAAATCAATGTTCTGAACATAGATACGACCCGTCTCAGAACGCTCTGTCATCAATTGTGAGAAGGTTTCTACAGCACTTAAGGTCTTACGACGAATAGTAGTGTCTGCTTCGTACTTAACGTATAGACGCTCAAATTCATCTTGATCTGCACAGAATGCTTCATACAATCCAGGAACATCGCTTGGTGAGAAGAATGAGATATTCTGACGATCAATAAGACGTTTGTATAAAGTCTTGTTGATTTGGAAGCAATAATCCAACTGACGCACACGTGAGTTTTCAGTACCTTTATTGTTCTTTAGAACAATTAGATCTTCGAATTCATAATGCCACAATGGGAAGTGAACTGTTGCTGCTCCACCACGCACTCCACCCTGTGAACAGGATTTAACAGTTTTAGCAACTGCTGATAGGAATGGAATCAAACCAGTATGTACTGCATCACCACCGCGAATCTCCGAACCAACTGCACGGACACGCCCGTAGTTAACACCTAGACCAGCTTTCTTAGAAATGTACTTCATAATAGCAGAATTACCTGCGGCGATACTATCTAAACTGTCACCAACGTTTAGTACTACACAGGAACTGAATTGACGTGTATTAGTACGTAGACCAGCCATAATAGGAGTTGGGAGACTAATATCAAAGTTACTTATTGCATCGTAGAATTTCTTAACCCATTGAATACGATTGTGTGTATAATTAATAAACACAATTGCAGCAATCATCATGTATGCCATTTGTGGGGTTTCAAAGATCTTACCTTCAATACCTTTCTTTGGATTCGCACGGTTTTGAACAAGGTACTTACCTTCCCACTGTTTCATCGCTACGAATGTAAATTTATCATCACGCTTATGCTTGATATAACGACTAAGTTCTTCTAATTCTTGTGTAGAATATTTTTCAAAGATTTCTTTATCGTATTTTCCAAGTTCTACTAATTTAGTTACGTGATCAACGAATTTGATTGGTTCATATGTTCCATACACTTGCTTACGTAGTGAATAGTTAATTAATCTACCAGCAACGTATTGGTAATTAGGAGTTTCTTCAGAAATAAGTTCTGAAGCTGCTTTAATTAGAATGTCATGAATGGTTTGAGTATTCATACCTTCGAAGAATTGAAGTTGTGAACGCATTTCAATTTCAGAAACAGAAACTCCGGTTAACCCTTCACATGCAAAAAATAAAATCTGGTGAATTTTATCTAAATCAAGTGCTTCCTTTGCACCATTACGTTTAGTAACGTTTATCATTATACATCCTTGTCGTTATGTTCTTTTTATTAAAATATTTTGGTTTTCTATTTATTAGGGTCGAAAAAAGGCGGGAGCCTTAAAGTGCATCCCACCCGCGAAGTATGAATTCGACTGTAAAGCTTTCAGTACTATCATTTGATAGTTGAATTGCCATACGATTCGTTCCTGTATCAAAAGCTGGATCGTTAAATTCGATAACCACTAAACCTTCTGATTGGTTTGTATTGTTTTGTTGAGCGATTAAAACCGTATCGCCCTGAACCACAAGTTGTACTGCACCAGATTCAAGCAAGGTGCTTCCAGACGCATTACTATAAGCTACATACTCAAGAAACACCCTAGAACTACTTTGAATGTTTACAGTTGCGGTGCCGCTAGCTGGTACTGTTATTTTATATGGTTTGTTTACTATGCTGTTGATTATATTCCAAGGGGTAAATTCTGTTAAGATTTCTACGTTCTCTTTACCAGAATTAGGTGCGTTCTCCCATGTTCTACCTGCAACAATTGATGATGGTTCAGAAGAACTTGGTAGACCGACAAATACACGGCCTACGTCAGTACTAAACCCTAATTGTCCTTTTTCAAGTGCAAGTGGTAAGTCACGCTGTTTACCCATACGAATTTGCATCAATGCAATTTCTTTTTGAGCCATAACTAAAATCTCCTATTAAAGTATAGGATTATTTAGTGCTTTCGTCTTTTGCTTTTACTTCAGCAATACGAATATCAATTAGCTCATTTACTTTTGTACTATCTACAGCAGTAAGAATCTGTGCAGGTACTGCACTCTTAAGGTGTTTCATGTATGGTGCAAAAGATTTGAATTCTTTTTCTTGAAGTGCTACGGCGATTGCGTCTACATCTTCTTGTGCACTTTCAGTACGAACAATCTCAACTTCATCTTCTGGAATAACTACTGAACTTTGAATTTCTTCAATGTCTTTCTGTTGTTCTTCGGTGTTAGTTTTATAACTTTCGATTGTTTCATCTACTGAAGTAGTTGGCTCTACTACTGGTTCATCCTGAATCATAATATCAGCGATTTCTTCAGCGATTTGTTGTGCAGTTTTGCCGCCACGACCTTTATATTCTTTCACTGCTTGAATAAGTTTATTTGGTAGTGGTAGTTCATCAAGTTTAGAATCATCTAGCTTAATTAGCTCTTGAATATCATAACCCTTTGCTTGTACTGCTTTCATTGCGAATAAATCTTGTTTCATTGCTCTTGTTCCCATTTTTTACATTTCTCCACGTTGAGTGTAAAATTTCTCCACTCTTTCAATCCACATTCTTTTAGCTTCTTCAAAATCTTCACCCTCAATAATAAATTCTTGATATTCAAGATTCTGAGGGTCTTTCCTGACACAAATAAAAATAACACCACGATTAATATCTGTACCGTGTTGTTGATTATGTGCTAGGGCATAAGCTGCTATTTGAAGGCGATAATTTTCAATGAATTCCCATGTTTTAGGTTTACGTGAATTCTTATAGTCCATTATAGAAGGGATACCATTGTGCATTCCTACTAAGTCAGTAGTCCCAGCCCAAAGACCTTCGAAGAATAACGGTACTTCCTGACCCCATATTTCATCAATAGCAGGCCACGCGTTACTTTGAATAACGTCAGCCATATTACGGGCAAGTACTCTAATTGGCATTCCACCATGATGATCAGGGTCACCGACTAATCGACGTTCCAGATTTTCATGCATGAAAGTTCCGACTGTTGTTGCTTCTAATGTAATCTCTGCTGCTTTCGCTTCACCGATTGCTGCTCGCCATTTCCTCAATCCTTCATCATCAGAAGTGGCACTTAGTATTGTAGTCACGGATGGTAGGTTTCCACTTGGGGTAGAATAAAGGCGACCTTCTGAGCCGCCTTCGATTCTTTCATAACCTACATACGTGTACTTATTAACGATAGGTGGAATGTACATCCTGTACTCCTATATTATAGCACATGTTTTTTGTTTGTTTCAGTTATCTTTGTTTTAAATTGCTTGATGCTGCTTTTGTTGCCATATCACTTACCTGTTCTTCGGAAGTCTCTGCACTTGCTCCACCATCAGGGGATGTGTCAGTACCTTGCAAAGTAACAATGTCAGAATTTGCATCCTGAACGAATGGTAATGTGTTTAAAATGTCCATTATTACATTGTACGGAACATCAATATTGGTACGCTTTTTAATTTCGTTAACCAATGATTGAACACTAACTTGCTCACGACCAGTAGCAATGAGAGATAGTGCAATAGTACTAATCATGTTCCGTATGTCTTTACCTGGGGCATCTTCGGTTATTTGGTTAAACCTCATGTTACCTCCAATTATTTTAGAATCTTAAGAACCTTAGCGATCTTATTCTGGTTTTCAGCTAACCACTGATTCATTTCTGATTTAGAGTTGAAGTACTTATTACCTACTGAACCTTTAGTGCTCTCTAGTTGAATACCAAAACGTTTAGGGGTAGCAGATTCTTTCATCTCACGATCAATTGGAGTTGGCTCTGGTAGTCCTTCAGCGTCATCAAGATCTGCATCAGATTCAAAATCAAAATCATCACCACCAATATCTAGGTTTACATCATCAAATGAACCTTCATCAGAAGAACCTAAATCCGCAACTTCAGGTGCAGCCGTAATGTCACCAGTTAGTTTTAGAGTTTCGGTACTGATTTTGTCTTTAACATCCATAATAGTTTTAACAGCATGGTCTAATAGACCGCTGATGTTATTACGGAAACTTTCTGCTGATTCCAAACCGTGTTCAGCTTTAATACGATCCAATAGTGGACCTAGTACGTCAACACCCATGTTATTAATAACTTCAGCTTGACGTTGTAGTTTATCTACGATTTCACCCTTAACTGCTAGTACGATTTCAGCTTTTTCGATGTTTGATTCATTAAGATGAACCAAGTTTAGAGCTTCAACACGACTACCGGATTCCATCATTTTTTGAAATTTCTTTGACATTTACTATTTCCTTATAAATGAAATTTATATCCTTATTTAGTTATGAAACCTTCTTCTTTTAAGAAGTTCATTACTTTTGTACGTAAGTCGCTTGCTTTCTTTTTATGTTCAGCAATAACTACATCCAATTCTTGTGCCTTATCGTACCTAGATTCTTTAAGTACATTCTGGCGTTGCTTCGCAGCATTTATTGCTTCTTGCACAACTTTGGTATATTGAATACCAGAACTGATAATACCTAGTACTTTAGTATCAGTTAAAGTCTTTCCAGCGTTTAAAAGATTACGCAATGCGATTGCAGATTCATACATCATAATATTATCAAGAACAACCTGATTGGTTGCATTACACTTGATACTGTACATTTTTGCATTCTTCATACCCATTACATTTTCTTCCATAATTGACCAATGCAAGCCTGGTTGATATGGACGATTTTGTTGTACGGGTGCCGATGATTGCTGTGTACGTTCTGGCTGTACCTGACGCATTCTTACTTGGATAGGGTCTTCAATAAAAGACTCACCATCTTCTGGTATATAATTACCGTATACACTATCAAGGTCATTGGAATATTCATCCATAAAACCACCCTGATCATAAAACTGTGCATCTTCCTGATGAAGATTACCGTATTCGCCTGTTACTTCCTGTAATGAATGTAATAGGTTTTTTGTTTCAGCAAGGTTGACTCGTGCAAAATCATTTTCGAAAGTACTTCCGTCAGCTAATCTTGTATTTTTAGTGACAGCTCGACCTTCTTCAATGTCATCAAACGCAGACATAATATCAGACATTAAGTTGATACCGTCCTGTCTGTGTTGGAATTCTCCAAAATCTTCACTCATTGCTTACTCCTTTTAATTGATACGTAATATTCTGTGTCACCATCTTCATCTATATTTAATACTCCACGAGATACGAGTTTTGAACCCAACTCCTGATAGTACTCACCTAGTGATTCTACTGGTACGCGAATATTAGCATCAACCTTTTTAATCAAACGATATTCTTCATTAGATACAATAATAGAGTAACCATTCTTTGTATCTACTGATCTCATTACTTACCTCTCATTCTCGAACAGAAGTCAATAATCTGTGAAAGTACTTCATCAGCGTTATCCATTGCATGATTACCTTCAACTGATTCTTCACCGGAAGTGTTTTCGTCTGAACCTTCAATATCACCAATAGCTTGTGCTAAATCACCTAAGCCTGGATTGTGGTTGGTCAACGGTGAGCTTGAATTCTCAAGATGATCAACATCAGGTGGTGCCATAGTATCTTCTGAATCGTTTTCTTCGTATTCAGCTTCTTGTACTGGTTCAACATCATCAAGACCAAATACACTTAATTGGTTTGCTTTTGATGGATCTTTGGTAACTACTAATGTTTGGTCAGTTGTTGGACCAACATCAACGCCTACTACTGGCTCAAGTTCAGTACTACCTGAAGATTGACCAGGTACGGTAACTTTAAAGTTCTGGTTATTTGCGTTTTGTTGTAGTTGTGCCTGTTTCAACTTAGCAGCAGTTTGTGGATTAATCTGCGTCTGTTGAGTAGAGGTATTTTTCTTATTAATCTGGTTCGCACTTAGAGTACTTGCTAAATCTTCATTCAATTCATCAAATACAAGTGTCTTGATTTCAGCTAGAGTTAAGTGTGAATTCTCACGTAACGCAAATGCACAATGTCGTTTGTAGAAACCAACAAGTTCATTGACAGTTAGTTTATTCAAAGAACTTACTTCTGCTGATTCATTAATTTTGGTTGATGTGAAAAGTTTATGACTTTCACTCATTCTTGCCTTGTACCGTTGCAGTACTTGCATGATAGCTCGGTTATCCGAGTTATCCATTGCCTGATTGATTTCCACGAAATCACCAGCATCCATTGCACTTAGTGCTTGGCTCACATCCATTTGCAAACCGTTTGCATCAGCGAACTTTTGTAGTTCTTGTGCAGTTTGTTGTATATCCATATATTATCTCCAAAAAGAAAAACCTTTTCTGTACATGATGATATTTATCATGTACGGGAAAAGGTTTGCTTTGTGATACTGATATTTCGTTCAGAAGTCGTGTTATTAAATTTAGTTAAGCGTGTTCCATTTACATCAGTTGGTAAAACCAACGGAACTCCCATTACCTTAATGTCTACGTTCATTGGTAGAGCGAATTTAAAAGTACTTACAGTACATTCGCCCCACGAAGAAGGTAAATTATAGAATGATGAATTGTTGTTTTTGCTTAAGTCAACTTCAGTCTTTGCAACGCTCACCATCATAGGACGATCAAATTCCATAACACATTCAATCAATCTCGATAAGTTCATTGCACCAGTAAATGTTCCATCCACGATAGGAGGTGTAAGACCATCACCAATATCAATTACCGTATTGATTGTATAAAATGTATAAGAAATCATGTTAGTCCTTTTTCTTTTTATCTTGCTTGTATTCTTTGTATCCGAAGAAGTTAGATTTAGGCAAACGGGTTACCAATGGAAAATGAAATCCACTGGATACTGATGCAATCCCACCAGCACTTGTTGCACCTGAAGATGCATTCTCGTTAATCTTTTTATTTTTCATATTAATTACCTTTGTTCTTTCGCTTTTCACTAAGAGCAATATTCTCTAAGCCCTTTTCGAATTTACGATAATCACGGTTCTTAATACTCAGATAAAGCCGACGAGTTAAATCCTCGGCTTCTTCTTCATCAAATTCTTCTTCGATACTATCAAGTAGATTGATAATCGAATTTATAGCATGATCTGCACGATTACCTAAACTCTGTAATTTATCCTTATCAGAAGTATAGTTCATTATACTATCTAAGAGATTGTGCTTGTTAGTTGACATAATTACATCCTACCATTCAAAAAGTTTCGCATATGAGAAACTTTGTCTTGAGCCTTTGGTGTATTTATGTCTGAAGAATCTGTACTGTTCATATTTTGAGTAGTTGCAAGTTCTGGTTCTGGTGTTTTAGGTTTTGATGTAACACTGGTTAGTTTGTTTTGCAACGCACTTAGACCTGATGAACCTGGTAATGTTGGTGTAGCCATTACTCCACCTTTACCTACTCTGAATTTACCACTATGACGGAATGAAGTGTTAATTTCCATTTCCTGTACTGTTTGTGGGTGATCTAGAACACGCAATGAATCAATATCGTAAGACATGATTAGTTTGGAACCTACTGCGGAACTGTTACGAGTTTTCTGGAAGTCAAAGACCATTTCACCACGTTCTTTACGTGCATCAATGTAGATTACGTTATCTGCGGTATAGATTTTAGAAATACCACCTGCAATCTGTGCCTGACTCTTAGTATCTTCACCACTAACACCACTACGGTTGAACTGACAAGCAGTGAATACGGTTAAATCCATTTTCATCGCAAGTGCACGTAGTTCTTCTGATACGAACTTATCTTTTACGAATGCGTTTGATTTATCATTCGGTCCACAACGATCAGAAGTTAATAGATCAAGGTAGTCCACACAAACATAATCAAGTTTAACGCCAGTTTTAATCTGTAATTCACGAATATAACTTTCAATGTCGTTTACAGTACTGACAGATTCAGGTAAACGGTGAATACGTAATTTACCGTTACTCTTTTCTTCAATTTTTACCTTAGCAGCAGTTTCGCTAATATCAACCTTAACGCGACCCTGAGCAGTATCAACCATCATACCATAGATACGTACTGCTACTAGTTCTTTAGCAAGTTCTAGTGAGATATACGCACCATTTAGACCAGCTTTACTGAAGTTTACTGCTAAGTTTTGTAGTACTACTGATTTACCACCACCGGATGCAGCAGCAAATATTTCTAGTTCCTGACGACCGAAGCCACCGAATAATTTAAAGTCTAGTGTTTCCCAGCCAGATTTAAAACTACCTTGCATATCAGCTAGTGAGCTAATTACATCTTCAGGATTCTCATAAATGTCCAAACCCAAATCATTTTGAACAGTTACAAGCATAGCTTCACGAATTAGTTCTTCGATTCCACCGTAACGCTTTTGATTAACAAGTTCCATTCCTTGCTGAATTGCTAGAGCAAGTGCTTTATGACGACAGAATTCACCAACGCTATCTAGAACCGCTTGTTGATTAAGTTCTTGTACTGGCGTTTCAGAATAAACGCCATCTGCGTTATGTTTAATGTCATTTAGCGTAGGAGCAACATTGTACTTACTTGAATAATCGTGTACATATTGAATACTTGGTGAGAATTCCTTATCAAAGTATTCAGGCTTTAGGACATTCTTACACCTAACATATAAGTCCGGTGTACTAAAAATCTGCGAGAGAAGATATAGTTGATATTGAATGTCGTATTTTCTTACGTCCGTGTTAGCTGCCATTAAAACCTCAAATCCATTTGTCTGTTTGTACTCTTATGTCGAATCTATCAGTATATATACTTTTATGCAGTAGCTGTAAACAGAACAACCTACCATACTTAGCACATGCTTCATCAAAATCCTTTATGTGACGAATTCCATTTTCATCACGTACTGTTCCGAAATCAGGCATTGCTACACTGAATCCGTTATCTATAGCTTGTTCGATAGTGACTAAACCATCCTTATCACGATCAGGAACAATAACTATATTTTTACCACGTTCAGAAGCCTTGTGTAACAACTCAAGTTGTGACGAACTCATGAAGTAGTTATTTGACGCCATGCCACCCATTAGAGCAGCATCTATTGGCCCTTCACCGACGAGAATAGTTTGTATTCTGTCGTCATTCAACAAATCAAAGTTATAAAAAATGCCCGTACTAACTTGATTGCGATAACGGAACTGACTATCTTTATCAATATGACGAGCGGTATAACCGATAATGTTACCGTTCATATAATATGGAACTATGAAACGTTGAAACATATAAAATTCTTTAGACGGACTCCAATATAAATCTAAGTCCAACAAATAAGGATTGCGGTCATTTACAGCATTAATAACCTTGATAAAGTCCGGTGGTATGTTATCCATATTCACCCACTCTAAAAATGGTTTTGCATCTGATGGCAATTCTCTTTGTACTATCTTTTGGTATAATTTAGAAGCAGATACATCCTGAACTTCATATTCACCACTTTCAACCATTTCTTTAGCAATCAGCTTAATTGCAGCTAATTCTTTATCTGATGCACCGTAAGAATTAAGCAACGTTTCCATATCGCGGCTTAAGTATCTACCAGGTGACCATCCGGTTTTAAGGTGACAGTTGAAACAGTTATAGGTAATGGAACCATCATTTCGAAACATATGGTTTCCACGACCTTTTGTATCGGGTCTTGATTGCCCTCTGAATATACAGGCAGGGCAATTGTGTTGATTCCAGCGTTCCATGATTGGTGCCGGATCATTCATAATTGATGATATAATACCTTGTATCTGATTCATCATTCATATCCTATGTCTGTGTCAGTACTACGAATATTATACCACAATTATTTTAAGTATTTCATTTATCTACGGATCAAAATCTTAGGAACCGTATTCAATGGGTTATAGTCTTTCTTGACTATATTAGGTGGAAAATTTTGAACAATCGGTGGAATTAGAGCAACAACTCTCACCCACATTAATTGTCCACGGAAATTGAAAGCCCTTATACCATCAATAGGAATAGGAATCCCATTAGGGTCGAAGTTATTTTCGATATAGTCTTTACCATCTAATTTAAGAATGAACCACTTATAATCTTCAGCATCTTTAGGAGTTTCGTTTAATAGACAACCCTGTAATTGAATGCGTCCAATAAAATTATGGAAATAATAAGCAACAGTACTTAAGCCGTCAACTAATCCATATTGTGCATCTGCTCTTATAGGAGAGCTGTGCATTACATCAAAATCACCAACAACACCATTTGAAATAGGCTTTTGTTCTTTATCTTTGATAGGCAACCATGATGGATTTTTATCTGCACTGATTTCCTGACTTGGTGTGAATGTTGGTGAAGCCAGATTACTAATAATTAGTTCTGAACTTGCCTCATATCCTAAACCAGTATATAAGTACTCGGTAGGTTCAAATAGACTTCCATCCATTGTAACCTTAGTAATACTCCAACGGTACTTAGATCCTACGCTCAAGTCTTGAATTACACCAGCAGGTACAATACAACCGTAGTAAACTTTCTGTTTGTTATTAATTGTTGGTCGTGCTTGTCCAGCTTCTGAAACCCATGATGGTTTAATCTTATCGAGTACTGTTTCAAAGATACGAGTATCGTTACGAGCATCATAGATACTGAAGACAAGGTATTGATTATCATTAATCAATGTGTATTTCCCATCAGCATTATGTATTGTAAAGCTGACTGGATTGTTTGCACCTCTATAAATCGTAAGCTTCTCGTTGTTAAAAGGCATATTAAAATTGCCTAAAGAAACTTCATTATTATAAGGATACATGTAAACGCCGTGATGTGCCATGTTTAACCTCTATAAATAATATATATTATCAATAACAATATTTATGGAAGTCCTATGAATGAACACAAAACTTATCCGTTCGTGACGGTCATAGAGCACGACGAGGTAATCTATTATGGGATCATCAAAATTAAGAGTAAACAATACATGACTTTGTACTGTTTCTCTGAAATGGATGAAGCTCATCAGGAAGAACTCTTGCTATTAGCGAATAACTGGTGGTGGCAAAGTAATAGAACTATTCCGATTTGCTTGTTTATGCAAGAAGAAATGGAAAAATTTGAACCCTTTACCAAACGTTTTAATACTGACCAAGTGAAGGTTCACTCCGGTCCAGTAATCTCGCTAAGTGATCTACCAACCAAACGAATCAAACGCCGCAATGTTGCACTCAAGAAGAAGAAATAATGTATTCTACGAGTGCATTTAATTGTACAACAATCATTAAACTATATGCATAAGCATGGGGCTTTTTGAAGTAACGTAACTTCTTACCCTCTGCGTCTAGCCCAATACTATCATAATCCCAAATAACCCGCTCAACCTCATCCCAACTATTCATACTCTGACACTGACGCTTTCCAGGACGGATCATTGCAATAAACATTGCAAGCTCATCGATGCTGCGTGGACGCCAAACATTAAGTAATGTAATATGCTTTTTGATTTGAGATAATTCTTCCACGAATTCCGGTACGAGTAATAGATCCCAATCCGGCTCTTTGTTCATCAACTCCTTCAGGTGATCCCTATCCCGTACATGTTCGTATGCCGATTGAGAAAGAATATCAACTTTTTGGTATCCTAATCTTTCGGCTTCTTTGTACTGAATACTTGCAAGACCACTAATCGGATCTACTGGTATATTATCAAAATGAACACCACTGTTATGTGCAATTAAGCCATCTTCAGTAATTCGTTCAACACTTCGAGTACATGGTAATTGCTGGATAACTGACTTTCCATCTTTGAAGTCAATATCAATATCAGTCCTAGCTTTACGATAATTAGTATCCGTTGTACTCTTGTGATCCATATCCATTCGTAATTTCCTTCAGTCTTTGTACATCATTCTTTAGTGTCTGAATTTCTTGTAGCAGTACTGCAATAGCGTTGTGCTGTTCTTTTAATCTCTGTCTCATGGTATGCATTGCTTCTTCATGATTCTTAAGAATAGTGACAGTCTGCTCGATACGTTTTGGGTCGGAAACTTGAAAAGTTCTCCCACCTAAAGTGATTTCTGTTACCGAACCTCGTTGAACCATGTTCAACTTAGATTCAGCACTATCTTTTAAAATTGCACTCTTTTGTGCAAACTTTTCATCTGGTACAGATGAATACATTCCTTTGTTCATAGTCCTGCCTCAACAAGTAAATTTCTTATATCCATAACTTCATCGTTATAACGGATTTGAAGAATCTTGAAATATGTTGGGTCAATGAATCTAACTAAGTAATCTAACTCAGAGTCTGAGAAACGATTAAGTAGTTTGTTACCACTTTCTGGTGACGCAGTATAAATTATCCAAGGGGATAACTTACCAGTTTCAAACCATAATATTGCACGTTCAGTACTTACATTTTCAAAGAAATCTACCCATTCATTATCTGTGGCTACTCCCCATTCAACTAACGCATTAATTGAACGTTCTATTCCACGACGAGGATGTTCATTACGTATATTCTTAATAACCCATTCTTCATATGTCTTATGCGAACGCCATTCGTAAACAGTTAGTCCACTGGTTAACACATGAGTGATGAATTGTTCCTTATTTAGAATATCATTAGTTAAAATGTACTGAGCAAATTCATAGAAGTCATTGAAGTAACGTGATTTGATAAATTGCATCAATGGTTCTTCATTCTTCTTCATCTGGAACTTGTGTGCTTCCATAAAAAGCATATACAAACGAAATGCCTCACGCATTAAACGTGATTCACGGTCGTTGTATCGGTCACGCTTAATACAAGCATGAGTAAGTACTGTATCCTCACGCTTATAACATTTTCCACAAAATCTGCATTCATAAGTAGGGGCTTTAGCAGCCCCTTTGTTACTTTTTGCCATATTTTTCACTTTCTGCTTTGAATTGTTTTAAAAGAGATTTTACCTCTTGTTCAGACGATCCTAAGTCTTTAAGCAATTCCTCAAAGGTATCTTTGGTATAGCCTGACAATAAAATTTTGTATTCTGCTTCAGTTAATTGAACAGCAGTATACTCAGATTGTGTTCGTTTGATAATCTCGAATAGAGTCTTATCAACGTTCTTAATTCCTTTACAGTGTGGCAACCAGTTATGAGCACGTTTCTGTGGTCCAATCATTTCTGATACGGAGCACATCAATTGATAAACTAATTCAGGGTGATTCTTCATATCCCAAAAATCTTTGTTTACCATATCGTTTAGCATAATCAAATGGAACTTAATAGTGGTGCTGTCAATCAATGAAATGATTTCAGACCCACCAATACCAAATTCTTGCATAGTTGCAATCAAAGCATCTGCTGATGCTCTGTCTTGTACTGCGAACTTGATACGCCAATCGTATTTTGCGTGTTCATACTTAGCTGCACTGATGCAGACTCCTGCACCAGTACTGTTAAACTCATCCTTTAGTTCATTTAGTGCATCTTTACCACCTGATGACCATTTACCAAAGATTGATTCTACTTTTCGAGCATTATAAGTTACTTGAACTGAATCATCAAGTGAACTAACCCAACGTAATACAATATATGGTTGGAAATGCTTCTTTTCTTTATCACTTAATGTGTCAAAGTAATCATAATCAGCCATGTCAATCTTTTCGAGTAGAAGATTCATATCTAACTTGGTATTTGCACCAGTACTTGAATCTTCTTCTTCGGTTGCGATTGGTAGACCACTAAAATCGAACATTATTCACCAATTCCTAAAAATAAATCTTGGATTTTTTCGTTTTCATCTGCAAAGTACACACACGGTGGATTCTTGCCATTGTGTAGAGGTACTGCAAGTAAGTTTTTCTTTGGTAGCATTGGAATTTGCCATTTAGTGGTTAGTGTAAACACACGTAGGACTTTAACTGGTTCATATCGTGGATACATGGAGCGGATTGGGTTATACACAAATGCTCGTGGATCTTTCATATTCAAAATATTCTCAATGGTACACATTTCCATCATACCAGTATCTTCGTCGCCTAGCAAAATCTGCCATCCTAACGGTACTTGTACAATGTGATTTCCAATCTGGAGGTCTGCACTGATACTATTGAAAGAAACGGTGTTGTGGATATGTTTGAAATAATAATCAGCATCTTCTACTGAGCTTAAATCTAATACACAATACATTTCTTCAGGGATGGTATCAGTTACCAAATCCATTTCAAAAGATTGGTTTTCAGGGGTTAGTACATTCATGTGACTTCCTTAATAGTAATTGTCGTCTTCGTCTTCATCATCTTGATAATAATCTTCATCATCATCAATACAGCCGTAGAACTCCAATCCATAGGTTTCACACAATTCTTGGATTTTATCAACATCAGTATCAAGGTACACATCAAAATTACCAGTGAAGCTAATTACATCAATGTAAGATTTAGCATCTGAACTGGCATAGATAATGTCGTACTTGTGTTCTTTGTCGAATTTAGCATCAAGACGTGCTTTAATGTCGTAGATATTAACCCACGAGTCATCATCTGCTTGGCAGCGGTAAACATATGTATCTTCCGTTTCTAGATCTGCAATAAAATCTAGTGAAGATACCATGTCGTCGATTAGTGATTCTTCCGATATTAGGGTATCAATAATCTCCAAAATTTCAGAATCGCCAATAAAAGCGATACTTGATCGAAGTTCCATTTCAAAATTTCCTTTATTCTGTATGTCTATATTATATCACAAATTTCCAAATCATTCCATATTTTCCCAATTATCTACTTCCATTTCGACATAAGGATACTGAACTTCTTTGTAGTATGCGATTCGTTCTCGACGGTGCTTAGCACTGTACTTATTAGAACCAGAAATATCATAAATCTCAACGTGGTCTTTGTCTTCTGCTCGACGTAATCCACGACCGATACTCTGAATAGTCCTAACGAAACTCTTCCCAGGTTCGATTAGTACTACATTATATAGACGACTGATACTAATACCTGTACTTGCAACACCATAGGTAGCAATTAGTATTTTGTTATCAGCCCAACGTATTTCACCATAAGATGCTTCACGGTCTTTCTTTTTGGTATTTCCACGGACAAATTCTGAAACTGGAATTCCTAAGAATTCACATAGTAATTCACCTGCTTCCAATCTATCGACTAAGACTAGGGTGTTACCTGTTTCTGCAATTGCTGCAATGAAAGTTGCAACATAACTCATTCGATCTCTATCAGTAACTAAGTACTTTAACTCTGCCTGATAGTCTGCGAACTTCATTTTGCTTTTCATCTTAATACAGTTTACATTACATGTACTAAGAATCTGTTTGTCTTGTAACTCTTTCGCTGATATTGTATAGATTATATCACCAACGTTACATTTAATCTTTGCGGCTAGAACCGGATCTTTTGGTATTGTACCAGTTAATCCCCAACGCAAAGGAATATTACACATAACTTGTCCAAGTACGGCATGTAATGCTTCTGCTGCACTGGTATGTGCTTCATCGACAATTACTGCTATAACTCCACTAATAAAGTCATGCACATCCTGTTCGGTTAGTTCTAATTCACCTTTCTTTGTTTTCTTCCATAGTGAGTTTAATGACTGCCAAGTAGTGATTGTGTGCTGGTGGTTAAGTTCTTTCTTATCACCATAAAACACACCAGCATCTAGGCCGCACATTTCATAATCATTATAGGTCTGCTGTACTAGGTCTTTGTTTGGAACGATGATAATACTTCTACCATATTTCTCAACACTCTTAGACATAGCAGCGGTAATTAATGTTTTACCTGAACTAGTACTTGCTAGTAGTAAACCATGTGGGTTTTGAAGACACGTATTTACAGCATTTACCTGATGTTCACGTAGAATGATTTTTTTACCTTCCATGTGGTGACCAGCAGGGAATTCGACGTAATCGAAAATATTTTCATCAATCGCTTCGAACTCGAAGTTGTGTTGAATACGTTGGTCTTCGATTTCAATCATTATATCATGTTTTTCAAGAATAGGTAGTAACTGGTCTAACATATGATAGTGAGTACTACCACCTATGTTCATAAAGTTCACTTTACCATCCCAGCGACCCATACGGCCTGCTGGGGTGAATTTTGCATATGGTAGTGTGAATGAAACCTTACGAATCATTTCTTGACGAATATTAGGAGCAAGCCCCTCAAATTTACAGTTAACTTCATCCTGAAGTATTAACTTACAAGTTCCACTCATCCTTGAGTTCCTTATTTTATATCTTAATGTGGTTGTTCATCTAACGCGATTAAACCATCATCCATCCTGCGGGTAATTTCAAATTCGACTGTATGTGCTAGGTCGGCATCAAAGTTTGGCATATCAGGATTTAGTACATCCATATTCATAATCATCCAGGTTAGATAATTCTGAGGTACTTCTGACATTATCATGCCTTTATGTTTACCAATAGTCATAGTACTGTACAAAATTGGAGTGTTTGTTAATGCTACAACTTGAGAACCAATTTCCTTATTGGTATCAATCAAACCGCGTTCAATCGCTATATTTACTAGGTGTACAAGTACCTTATATGTCATGTAAACATCATCTTGAGCACTGTGGGGAATGATTTTACGTTCACAAGTCTTATGAAGACCGAATTTAAACCACAAGAAGCTTAGAGTTAAGTTTTTAAACTCAGGGTCTTCAGCAAATAGTTTCTTTGCTAGTTTAAGTGTGCAAATCCAACGTAAATCATCAATGAAAGGGGTGAATTCAGCACTATCAAAGCGTTCGCTATTTTTTACTAGCATTCTGCGGTCAAACTGCACATTGTGTCCTACAAAGTACTGTTTTAGTTCAAAGAATGGGTAAAAGTCACCGTGTCCGGTATCATAGGTACGTTCATTAGCTAAATCTTCGGCTGTAATGAAGTGAATTGCTGAAGCTTCTGCCGGAATATCGGCAAGTGGTTTGAATCGTTCGGTATAATTGACTACATCATCGAATGAATCATCTGAACCTTCAGGGAAGGAAGCACTGAATTCAATAATTTCCGAAATATCGTCAACTCCAGTGGTTTCAGTATCAATTACCAAAACATTTTTATAAAAGTTTTCTAAGTTATCCATAAATTCCTGTCAAAAAACAAAAAGGACGCAATAAGCGTCCTTAAAATTAATCTAATCTTGCGTCTTCGATACCAGCAGTTCTCAATTTAACGATGTTGTTTAACTGATATGCTTTCATCTCTAACGATTTTACTACGCCTGCCAATTGATTTCGGATATATGACACATCTGCAATCAATTGTGATAATGCAACTACGTCAGGATCTCCATCAACATACTTCTTACAGTCTGCACTTGATAGAGCACGTTTGTAGTGCTCTAAAAGATTCTTAAATTTCTCAGATTCGAGTTGTTTCATCTCGATTTCAAGTATTTCAAGGACTGCTTCGACCTGCTGGAATTGGCTGAAGCGTAATTCATGGAACGCAGGCAACTTTTGAGCAATTTGTTCAATCAACCCAATTTGTTTAATCTCTCTACGGGCTTCTTCAAGTTCTTCTTCGAAGAATTCTACCATATCAAGTATTTTGGATTTATCATCTTTGATAATCCAGTGCCATGCTTTTGCCATTATTATACTCCGGTTACTTCTTCATCTGGTAGATCAATGTCAGCACCGAATTCTTCATCACCTTTTTCTTCTTCAGTAACATGAGAAATTAGTGGATGGCGATTGAATTGACCCATTACTAGATCAAGACATGAATTAGTGTTTTGTACCCAATCTTTACGATACTGTAGTACTTGCTCACCAGTGTCAATGTCAACATATGATAGACGGTTACCTGATTTAACAATCAGACCATACTTTTCGAACATATCAAGTAGACCGCTTACAGGGTTCATACCTTCATTCCAAGGAATCTTGATTTCTACATCTTCGAATGGTTTATTATAACGAGTCTTCATTACTTTACACTTAGAACGAATACCGTTGACTTCTGATGTTTTATTACCATCTTCGTCTTCTTTTAGTTTTAGTTTACCCATCACTACTACAATAGATGATGCATATACTAGACCGGAACCACCACTCACTTTCGGATCTGGATTGAACATATCTTGGCTTTCGTATGAGTGGTTTACACATACCATACCAATGTTTAATGCTCCGATACTGTTTACACAGTTTGTAATGTAAGCTTTAAGTTGTTTAGGCTTGTGACCCATATCACCTTTTAGGTTACCAGCTTTCATTTGGTCATTTGCAATTTCAGTATTCAACATACCGATACTGTCAATTACGAATAGTACTTTAGGACGTTCATCACGTGGTACATCTTCATAATCTTTACGATAACCTTCAATGAATTCATAAGTGAATTTAGCAACGTCGCCAATCATACCCATGTTCATCTTAAGTAGTTTATCTTCTGAAGTATCCACGCCTAGTGCATGTAGCCAATCAGAATCTAGAGCATTCTCGGAGTCAATTAAGACAACGAAGATACCTTGTTTCTGTGCTTCACGGATAATGTTACCTGATACGATAAAAGATTTGCCTGAACCTGATTCTCCCGCAAACATAGTTACTTTGCCTAGAGGGATACCCTTATCAAAGGAACCGCTGATGCGATAGTTCAATGCGAAATTACCAGTACTAATCCAAGTATCAGGATCGTGGAATCCGATACTTACACCAGAGTTTTTCTTAACTGATGCTGTACTGTTTTTGATAATGCCTGCAAGACCTGCTGAAAAATTCTTCATATTTCTCTCCATGAAAATGATTAAGGCCAATCCTTGGCCTTAATTTATTACTTACTACTTAATTAGCCGCCTTTAGCTTTTAGCTTAGCAACTAGCTCTGCTGGAGATAGTTTTGCGGTTGTTGCTGCTGGTGCCGCTGCTGCTGGAGCAGTTTCAACAGTTGCTGTTTCAGTTGCTGCTGGCTTAGTTTCTGCTACTACTTGAGTAGTTTGTGCTGGAGCCTGTGCTGCTACTGCTGGAGTAGTTGGAGCGGTATTGCTTGAGCCAGTTGCTGGCTTTTGGACACCTGCTGGACGATAGAATTCAGCCCAACGAGCCGGATCGTATGCTTCACCGTTACAAGATGCTTCGAACATCTCACGAATCGCATTCAATTCTTCTGGAGTTGGCTGTTTTGGCATGAATTCACTTAGAGTGAATAGGCCATATTGTTCAATCGCTGCACGTTCGTCACCGTTTAGTGGACGCTCTGAGAATTTGAACTGAGATGAGTCATAGGTATTGAAACCGCCACCGTTCTTAGTTTTGATTACACGGAAATCACGTCCATGTTCAAAATCAGTTGGTAGTTCTGCCACATCTGGATTCAAAATGATAGATTTGATTTTTTCAAACAAATCTTTGTTCACTAGAACACGACGGATTGGATTTTCAGGTGCGTTGTCGTCTTTAACTTCAACTGAACCTGGTGCAATCATACATTGGAAAAGATAAGTTTTCTTTTTCCAGTAAGATGATGCTTGTTTAGAAAGATCTTCGTTACCAGTTTCTTTTGCTACTTTATACCATTGACGAATCTCGGTAAGAATAGGGCAAGAATTTGGAACCCACATTTCGTTACATGGAACCTGTAGACGTACCTTATCGGTATGAACACCTTTAACGCCGTTAAAGGTAAGATTAATCATCTCACGCTCACGCCAGAAGTAAGTGTTGTTTGGATCTGCGTCTGGTAGAAAACGTAGATTTAGATCTTGGTTTTCAGGAATATTCCAGAACGCTAGAAACGCGTCAGGTTGACCATTTCCGGTGAATGTTCCACTTTTTGCTGCTTCAGCTTTTGCCGCTTCAGCCGCTAGTAATGCACGAATTTCTGCTAATGATGCCATTTTTTGATTTCCTTATCAATTTGCTTCTTTGTTTCTTTGTTTAATTTGCTATTTGTCTTCGGCTCCATGCCGTTGACTATCATATTATACCACATTATTCCGTGGCGTTTCATTTTTCTTATTATCGGGTGGCTCTAATTGCCAACGAATAATAATAAAAAACGGCTTTTAAGTCTGTGCTGACTAATTGAGTTGCCTCAAATCTATCTACATTATACCACAAAAGTGATAAACGTTTCATTTTTCTTTATGGAAGGAGGCTTATTCGCCTCCTTTAGCCCATTCTTCTAATTGTTTAATTTCCGGCTCAATGAGTACTTCTTTCTTAGCACGATTACGCCCTAGTACTGAATTACCCAATGCTATGATGAACTCTGCATCTTGCGGTAACATATATGGTTTATGACAAATGTTTTCCAATACTTCCTTAATAATAGGGCATTGTACAAGTTCTAAAATCTGGCTTCCAAATAGTAGTACTTTGTTTTCTTCGTCAGATGGTTCCATAGAAAAATCACCGTCAACCGGAACACAGCCTAAACAGACCTTCTTAATCGCTGAACTAATATCCTTTGGTTCGTATTCACCAGTAATATTACTTTGAGCAGTATTTAAGTATGCTGGTAGTTTAGAACATTCTTGTATTAGATGATGACGAGCAAAGCATCTGTTATTATTGGCATCGTCGGACATAGAGCTTAACTTACTTGCGTAGTCATCGATGTACTTATTTCCTACACGTGGTACTAAGCTTAGGCTCCGCATACTATCGGAATAACCCCTTGGTGTACTCGAACGTTTTAGAAAATCTTTAATAGAGTTGATGTACTGCATAGTTTTACTAGCCTGAACAACTTTGCCACTAATTTCTAAATCAGAAAGTAGACGCTTTAGCGATTCTAAATCCTGAGAATATGAATCCAAATGTGAACTAAATTTATCGCCCCATTGACCACCTTCATTAAGGTGATGAGTCATAGCTTTCGCCGCAAATAAATTGTTAGTACTCATTCTTCGACGTTCACCGTTACACTCAACAAATACTTCTTTAACGTTTCGTGTACGTGAACCTCTAATTTCTTCTTGCACTCTCATACTGTGAACAACTACCATTTTAGCTCGTGGTAGTTGATAGTATGAACGCATTGCTGAACCAGTTAAACCTTCCATCAAAGATTCTTGAATCTTTGTTTCTTCCATATTACGCATTGCAATGTGAGAGAATTTTTTAGGTAAGTTTCCTGTTCCAAAATCATAAATTGTAAAACCGTATCCGTACTGGTTAGATGTACTTTTAATACGCTCCAGTACTTCTTTTGTTTGTTCATCTTTTACGTCGCTAGACTTCCAAAGATAAACTTCTGGTCTAATGGTAGTTTCGGCAACATCAGGTACTTGAATCATGAAGTTAACTGGCATTACATAAAACCATTTAGCTTCTGATGGAGAGATTGTTCCCTGTCCTTCGGTATCAAACATTGTAATCTGATAACCATACGAAGGTGCAGCAAGTACTTTATAAATGTCCGAACAAAGAACTCCTTGTTTCATTGACGTTCTCCTTCAAATCTGTATAGATATATTTATTAACGATTATAGCTTACAAGTATAGATAACGGCTGATAAAGCTGTGCATCATCTAAAGTTTCACTAATAACCTGTGCTGTTCTATCTTCAAATTTGGCGATAATATCAATCATACGCACTATCAATAGTGTTGAGCTTACCAAGTCATCTTTACAACCTAATTTAGCTTTATAGATACCATCATTCATACCTGACTTGATGAAATCGTTCAACTGACGGTGTAATTCAGTACTGGCAACTTCCATCCTGAAGGTTTCCATTAGTTTTTGCATGTGGAAACACGCAGTCTTTTTGGTTGCTTTAGTAGTTGTCATACCTTTACGAATACGACCAGTTCTTGTTCTCTTAGGTTCGTTAATCAAAGTCCCAGGGAAACGCTCAATACCTAGATTCTGAATCTCAAGTACAGCAGCTTCACCAATGGTGTTATTTTCTACTGACCAGAATAAATGATCCTCAATATTACGAGCACCACGTTCTTCCATTCTAGCAGCAATCTCAGTTAATATCCTGTGCATTAATTTAACTTGATTAGGAATACTAGTACCGTTATGTTTCCATTCCGCAACTTGACGTAATGTAGGTAATTCATAAACCTGAATTGCAGCATCATCGCCGCCGGTGCCGCCAGATGGATCTAGTGCAACAGCATAAGTACATCCGTACTCAATCTCTTTGAACCAACGAACATCATCTGTTTTCGCAATTGGATCACGAACATAACGGTTTTTGATTTCAGATAGTTTTACGCTGTTAATTAATGTTTCCTGGTAAGTTACGAATTCGCAGTTATATTCCCGACGAAAACGTGATGAACCAAGTTTATATTCTTCTGCGTCAGCCCAACGCTGGTCACGGTCAGGGTGTTTATCCCATGTTACTTTAATACCACGGAAATCGTTGATACCTGGACCCATTGGATCTAGTTCAATAACACCGTTTTCACCTTCACGACTATGATTCTGTGATTCAAACCAGATTGATGCGAACTGATCATATTCGGTGTTAGGAGTACTGGAAATAATACAACCACCTTTAGAACCTGCTAATGTCGGAGATACAGCAGCCCAAAAGTTTGATTGATAGCTTTCTTGTACGAATGCAAATTCATCAAGGTATAGTAAGTTTACAGTTAGACCACGAGCAGCCTGTGGGGTTGTTGCACGTGCAATAATACGAGACTTGTTTTCGAACTTGATTGTAAGTTCGTTATATTTGGTAACACCATCTCTAATATGGTCAGGACACATTTCGTATGCAAACTTGATACGATCCATGATTTCCTGTGCTGCGGCCTGTACGTTACCCATTAAAAGAATTGTTTTAGTTGGGTTGAACATTGCATACCATAATAGATATGCAGCTACGACAGTAGTTTTACCCATCTGACGTGCAGTAAGCATGATGTTATTTCGGTGATCGATGAAGTTCTGGATCATTTCACGTTGGTACGGGAAAGGTTTGAATAACGCTTCGCCACCACCAGTTTGAATATATACAAAGTTTTCAATAAAATACAATGGATCGGTAGTACAGCGTTCTAGTTCATCTGCCATCTGTTGAGTATATTCAACTTTGGTTTTCGGTTTCTTTATAACCGTATATTCTTCACTATCCTCATCAAGATAATCTTCATCATCTAGATAATCATATAGTTCTTCATCTATATCTGTGTTTAAGTCTTTATGTGACATTGCTAATTTCCTCTATCTCACTCCATGCGAGTTTTCTAGACTATTTAGCAATTTAAAAAAATAATTTCAGTTAGGAAGTAAGTTTCAGTACTTTGCTATTGTTATGTAGTAATACCCATTCTGATAAATCACAATCATCTAGAAGATAAAGGTCTATTGATTTACCACGAATACCGTAATCAGCATTATATACGAAGTTTATTTCAGAACCATTAGTGAATTTTATTCGGTCGATACTTCTCAATGATATGGATGAAACATTATCTTCAGGTATTCTGTATTGTTCAGGTATAGCATTCTCAAAATCACTGTGTAATTTGTACACAATCTCTTTCACTAATTTTAGTACTACATAGTTCTTCGTACAAAAGGCTATTTTTGTTCTTGGATGAAACATAGCTAACCATAATGCAGTTACTGCAAGTAATGTTGATGAACCAAAACGTCTAAAGGTCGTTATTTCAGAATAATCGCCGTTTTTCATGTGCAACATATGGGATAATACATCACATTGCTCATCACGCAGTTCTAATTTAAGGTATTGTTCCATAAAATAGAAAATAGAGTGTTTGCAAATGTCGTATTCTATTAAGTAATTCATATCTTCCTTAAAAAGTACCGCCAAATTGACGGTACGTACTAATTAAAGCTGCTTTTGGGTGTATGTTAAGTCCATATAGGTCTTAAATGGTCCATAAAGTGCTTCGGTATTGTTTCTTTCTTCATAAATGTCAGTACTTAGAGTTAATCTAGGTAGATATGACCCATTTTCACTTCGAACTAACCACCAGCCAGGATAGAAACGCTTTTTCGAGCGAGAACTTTTCCTGAAAGTACCGATGCCTAATGGATCATCATATAGAATATCGATAATCGTATCTGTATCGTTAATAGGGTAGTCTCCTAGTGCTTTAGAAGCATTCGTGCTGTCAGTAATGACAATCTCGGCATAAGTGAACTTTTCACCAAGTAATTCTTCAAGACCAGCCATAGAATCGAATTTCAATGTACCAGTACTCGTAAAGAACTCAATTCCCTTACGTTCAGTAGTACCCTCGTCATAATTGACGAGAATACCCATCTTTTCGCCAGTTGTAGTTTCTACAATGAATGAATATTCGGTTAAAATCTTTAATACAGCCATTATTCATCCTTACTTGTAAACAATTTAACGTATGATTCAGGTGAATTCTGAACATGAATAAGTTCGTACTTAGCTGCGAAGCGTAAGAAGTGTACGCCAACCATTGGAATTGATTTTTGTCCTCTACCAAAGATTTGTTCATCCATAATTGCAATGACTTCTTCTGGTTGTTGAGTTAAATCAACTAACTTTTGGTTATGTGCGTACATTTGACGTACTGTCACTTCTTCACCATCGTGGCGAGTCCAGTTTGTATTCATAAAGCTGTTCCAAGCATAACCTTGTGCAATACGATCATCATATGCTTCACGAATTCCGACACGCTTCTTAGTACTTTTCATTGGTGCACCAGGATAAGCACTGAATACGTTATCTGAAGTATCACCACGGATACATTTTTCAAATAGAATGAATTCAGGATCTGGAATAGCTAGTGCATTACCTTTCTTGTCAGTAACTAATTCACCTTTAAGGTTAAAAATACCTTGAATCGTGTACATTTGTTCTTGTACTGGATTATATTGTTTAACGTTATGGTTAAGTAGTTGCTGGAAGTCAGTATCAGTACTTAGAATGATGTGATTATCTTCTGGATGGGTTTGAATCCAACGTGCAATATAATCATCGGCCTCACATTTAGAGGAACGAAGTAGAGTACTGTTAGTTTTGTTATCAACGAAGTCTAGGAAATCGTTAATCATTTCAAACATAATCTGAGATTCTTCTTTTTCTTCCTGAGTTCTGGAATCAGCTTTATCTACACGATTTAGTTTATAGAAAGGGTCGTAGTCTTTACGCCATGAACGTCCTTCTGCACAGAAAACTACATGGTCTGCGGAGAACTGGTCATTCATTTTCTTCAAGCCACTTAGGGTGATGTGCAATGCTAATCCGACTTTAGTCCATATGTCAGAAGAACGTGAAGCCACGTTGATTGCACGGTGGAAACAGTTTTGTGTATCCACTAAAAGGTAAGTTTTATTCATTTTGGAACTCCATTTCCATATTTTCCTTCATTATACCACATTTTAGGATGCAGTTTCATAAAAGAAATAAATAATTGCATATAAACACTTTATACCATTTTTAACTCGTTATTAATACGAACGAATTGAAAATGATAAATAACATTAAGCAGGCAACAAGCCTGCACCAAATTAGACAAGGAGATTTCTTATGAGTCTTAATTCTTTTGATCGTAACTATGGTATGTCTGCTAATAGTCGCGAATATTGGGGTGGTAATAACGGTTTCGTAACTGTTGTTGTAACTCTACCTGCCGATGTTGAAATCGGTGCTACTGCGGTTGTTGCTGACGGTACTGAAGTTGGTGATAACGCTGCTCAGACCGCACTATCTGCTGCTGAGAAGAACCAATTTATCATTGCTCAAGCTCTTGCACAACGTGCAGTTCTAGTAACTACTTCTGCTCTATCAAATGATGTTGATACATCTGCTGCTGGTTTCGGAACTGTTGGTGGAAACGTAATCGCTTTCGGTTCCGCTGGTACTCTTGCTGATAATTCTTTCGGTATTACTTACATCATTGAACGTCAAGACGTATTCAATAAGCAAGTTAACAAGCCTGGTGCTACTTATGCTTTAACAGTAGATCCTGCAAGTGAAATCGCTGCTAACCTAGCTCAAGCTGGTGTATTCCAGAAGAAAGATGGTTCTGCTGCTGACGCTGCTGGTGTTGCAATCAAAGTATTTGCTGCTCTACCAGTACTAGTATAATAGGGAGAACGATATGTTAGAACGTATTAATGGTTTTTCTGAAAGTGGTGTTCTAGGTTATTTCTACGGTAAGAACGCTCTAGTTTCTATCGCTATCAGTGGTGCATCTAATGTTGTTGTTAAAGTTACAGGTGCTGTATGTTCTTTCGTAGAACTTCAACGCTTCCTAAACACTGACGACACTGCTACCATCGTAGCTTTCCTAAATGACAAACATGTTGTTCGTGTTGACGGCACCGCTTTCGTAGCGGCTTCACTAGAAGCTGATTACACTGCTGCTTATGCTGCACAAACTAACGTGAAACGTGTGATTGACATTGTTCAGCAACGTGCTGTTATTCTAAGTACTTCACTAACTGCACAAGATGTTGCGGTTGCTGGCTTCAAAAATGCTCCATCGGGTGTTTCTGCTGCTGCTTCTGTTGCAGATGCGAACGTGATTACTTTCCTAGTAGAACGTGCTGCTGTATTTGATAAAGATCTTACTTCATTCCAAGGTGTTCCAGATGGTACAATTGATGAAGGTCGTCTACTAATTGATGATCTAACAACTGTTCCAATGCTATCAGCTACTGCTACTGAAGTCATTCTAATGTCTTCTGCTACCGCTGCTGATGCAGGTAACTTTGCGATTAAAGTGTACAAGGCAATCCCTGCACTTTCAATTTAATAGATACAAACGAAAAAAGGACAACATTATGTTGTCCTTTTTTTTTATTCGTAAATCTTAAAATCAGTAGAACCAGTCGTTTGATTCATTTCGTCGTTTACGCTTGTTAACTTTGTGTCGTAGTCACCGCTGTAATCTTCAGTGGCTAACTTCCGACCCCAATCTCTGATAAAGTTATCGATAATTTCATGTTCGTCATTGCCTGGATGACCTTCAGAACGAAGTTTTTTCCAGAAATATTCATTGTAGTCAAATGACATAATAATATCATTTGCTTCCTCATCAAATTCCACATCGAATGCAAACCAAGGCTCTTTATTGAAAGTAGCTACTTCTTTGTCATATTCGTTCTGTGTGATCCCTTTGTACTTCAAAGCATAATCCAATGCTGCTAAGTACTTCTTATCTTCATCTTTAATTAATTCGATGAATTCTTTATCATAAGCTTGTTGATCAATCTTATTGTACTGTAGTTCCAAATTTAGGCGACGTAGTGCTACTTCACCTGGTGGAATTACGTGATGCTCTGAATCAATTTTGATTTTGTTATCTTCAAATGAAAACTCATCAAACATCCCATGCTTAAATTGAAGTTCGTTTTGTGTCTTCTGCAAGTCATACTTAGTTAAACAAGTAATCTCTGCACGTTTTAAATCTGCTTCCAATCCTTCAAAATGAAAATCAATTAGGGCAAGCTCTTTAGCTTTACCCTTTAGACCCCAATGTGACGGATAGAAAGAGAATGGTAGTAATCTCTTAGCCATTTTTCTTCCCAAATATATCACCAATTTTCATAACATAATAAATCTTGTTATCTTCTTCTAGGGGAGTATTTAGTGAAGATTTACCAAAAACAACAACGTCGCCGTCTGCTAGGTTATGTTCTTCACGCTCACCATTATCTAGAAAACGTCCTGGACCTACTGTAATTACAGTACCAGTACATGGCGGCTCAACTTTAGTAAGAATAATACTAGTTGTTTTTGGTGTATTGTCAGTTAGTTCGACAATCACATAATCGTTAATAGCTTTTAAACTCATTTTTGACTCCATTCAAAATAAATTAGTAACCGCCAGTATTTGCAAAGAAGTTGCCACGGAAATATAAATTACTACCTTTATCACCAGCAGTAAACGCTTCAAATTCCATAGACTTTTCAGCTTTACATTCAGAACAATCTAGTGGGTTGTCACGATCTGCAATCTTAACAATCTTTTCAACAGAATGTTCGCAAGCTTCAGTAGTACAGCGATATGTATATAGTGGCATTTTTAAATCCTTTTAAACAGTAATTTTTCGTGAATCTTCTAGTGCTTTATGATATAGAGCTTTTGCAACTGCATTAGTCTCAAGTGCACTTAGCGAGTTTTCTTCTGGAACACCCGCAAAGATTTGTTGTGTACTATTTACTGTCTCAAAACCTACCCGAACTTCGTGTAGTGTTTTAGGAAAGAAGTTCATGAAAGAACTGTCTACCGATACGTTCAAATACTCTAATCCACTTACAGATGCAGTATGAACATGACCATGAACATTCTTTTTACCACGTAGTTCTTCAGGGTGAATTGGTGCATGTGACAACCAAAACTCTTTGTACTTTAGTAGTGAGTGAACTTCGTCGAATGCTTCACATAGTTTTTTAGTAGGAATGTATTCTGAACAGTGGTTACCCATGATGAGAATTTTACTACCAGGAAGTTCTTTAATAAAGTCCAGATACTTTTCATCAAAGATAACATCACCTAAGAAGAACATTGTATCACGTTTAGTACAAACTTCTGCAAGGACATATTGAAAATACAAGTCATTATGTAAAGTACTTTCAAACAGTGGGCGGTATTTCCAGATATTGCGGTGACCCATATGGGTATCTGCAATAAAGCGTGGGGTACTCATAATTATATCCTTTAATTAAAAAAAGGGAACCGAAGTTCCCTTAAAAATTAAGCACCACTTACGTAGATGCTATAAACTGCAATACCAGTATCTACTGTTACGTTTAACATACCCGTTTTGGTAAAACCTAGAGACTTAGTTTCAGCATTAGATACGCGGTTTAATGCTTGAAGTACGCGGTCAATTGGATAACCATAACCTTTAGTTAGTTCACCTTCTGTTTTAGAGAATAGTAAAGTACCTGTATGGTTGTTTTTATTCTTTTCACCAACGTAGAAGTATAAGCTGTCATCTTCGGTAAAGGGAGTGACTAAAGCAGAGAATGATTTAAACACACCAGAGAAGCTTTTTAGTTCATTAACCTTTGCGGCACTAGGTGTAACCTGTACGTCATATGGTTGGTCAGTGAAACGAGGTTGGTTTGGAATATATTTTTCCGCAACAACTAGGTAGTTAGTATTTGCATCGTCTGAATTGAAAGTTAGGCTTTTAACTACGCCATCTTTTGCATTCACACTAATTTTTGTACTGTCTGATTTGTAGACATTTAGGTTCAATAGACCTTGAAGCATTCCAAGATTACCAATACCAAAACGACCAACAACTTCAGGTACATCTTCCTTAGTATATGCTCGCATTACTAAGTTTTTATCGGCTGTATAAGCTTCCATGTAAACACGTTGACCCTGACCGCGATCTTCACTTGAAACAGCGATACAATCAAAATCGATACCAGAGGTAGTTGTTACTAGGTCGCGTAGTACGTCACGTAATTCCATTTGTTAATTTCTCCATTTTGTTAACAAGCACATTATACCACATTTTATGTGCTTGTTTCATTTTTATTAGATGTTTCGGGTTCGAGCAGCTTTTTGTCTAGACGTTACTGAACTCTGCAAGTCAGAAATAACGTTGCTTAGTTTACTATAATCAAGACTATCGTCATCAATGCTAATAGTTACATTTTTCAATGCATATGCAGGTAAATCATCGTTAGTGAAAGTTGCAGTATATGGTTGTGTACTTACCCAAGGAGAACCAATTCCTGGAAGATTAGGTTTGTTGTTCCACGGATTGATATTATCCCAAGGGGAAGTGTCAATTGGTGGATATGGTTTGATTGTTGGTGAAACAATAGGCACTTGAACAATCTTTTCAATAGTTTTGGTTTCAATTTTATAAAGGGAGATAACTTTCTCCCCTTCTAACATTGATCCAACCTTTTTGAAACCTGAACCTTCAAGAATTTCTACTTCTTCTTTAGTTTCAGCACGTACAATATCGTACTCACCACAGGAAGAAATCGCTCTCCCTATGCGTTCATAAATGTTAGACATATATTTTCCTTATATTACCAATCGAAGAAACCTGTGTTTAGTTCGATGGTACTTTTCTCTGTTATACCAATATCCATATCTAGAATACCGAAGATATTACCTAACTTTTTGGTTAGTACTGCTGTTTCCATAGTGTCATCATCAAATGGTAATTCCATGAACCACTCTGGTAAGTAGTCTGCACAGTCAATTGGGTATCCAACTTTAGTAATTCCTAGTGGATTAGGTTTTAGGTCACAAACAATTACTTTCGTACCGTCTGTTGCCTCTGGAACGGACATATCATCGTTCAATTCACGAAGTCTATTCCAATATATTGCTGCTTTAACGTGTCCAACTGAGCATTTACCAGTATCCTGGAATTCTTTCGCTTTGTTGGTATAGTTCTTAACAGTTTTTGGTGATCCTTTCTCGATACTTGGTTTATCTTTGAACTCACGTTTGAATGAACGAACACGTTCACGTAATTCTTCTTCAGATTCACCAATTAGTAATGCAAGTAACGTTTCTTCTAGGAAGTTTTGAATGTATTTTGGTGTGTCTGAACGTTTAATCTCTAGACCCATTGCCTTAATCTTACCAGGCTTACCATCTACATCTAAACGGAAACCATCTTCCCAATATTTTAGAATCGCATAACGCTTTTTCTTCAAGAATAAGCCACGAGAACCGACCATTTCTAGATCTGCACCTACAATCTTACCGTTTTCAATACCAGTATTGAAGGTTTTATCCATAAAGTCAGGGAAAGATGCACCTACAGTGTCACCAATCATTTGATATAGCTCAACTACTTCATCTTTCGATAGGTTGAATTCCATATCGTTCTCTTTATAGTAGTGTGCAACACTGAAATATACTGAGTCGGTGTCGCCATATACTACTACACCGCCGTTGTGGTCATAAGTCTCAGTACATACTTCATTAATCTTGCTTGCAAGGTGTTTAGTCATGCTACGACCAGTTAATGTAACTGATTGTCCTAGACGTTTATCGAAGAAACGAGAACCTTTGTTCAACAACGCACCATATAGTGAGTTTAAAAGAATTTTACGAATCTGTTGGTTCTGTTTCCAGAATGCAGATTGAGTTTTGCAGTACTTCTTATCTGTGTCATCTACAAATACTCGACCATCTTCAATTTTCATGCCGTTTTCTGCAAGAATCTTAGCCATTTCTGGAATATTCTTCTCACCCATTGCTAGGCGTAGCAAATAAATCGGATCATCTTCATGAAGGTTGGTTTTATGAATACCAGTGCCTTTTTGTAGTGATTTTAGCTCATTTTCCAAGTCAGCTAACATATCTGATGGCATTTCCCAGCCGTCAGTAGCTAAGTGCTTATAGTCAATTACCATTTTCTGCTGTGCTTTACGCTCAGAATACCAGACAGTAAGAATTTCTGGAATTACACCGTACTTTGTCTTATCGAATAGAGTTCCGTTTGCACTTAGTACAATAGTGCTGTCATCACCGAAGATAATATCATATAATTCTGCACCTGTTGATTGGAAACTTGAACCATCTTCCAAATCTACTGTAATTAGTTCATTTGATTTCTCACGAACCATTGTAAATTCAACACTTGCAAACAAACCGTGCCATGCTTCAGTCCATTTAGGTTCAAATCGACCACGACCACCATTTTTCGCCCATTTAATACGCTGATCTTCAATTTTAGAAGCAAGATACGCATCTGTATATTCTTGACGTAGTTGGCCTAGAATACATTCAGTACTCATACCTAATGTACGTAGAACTGTTGGGTATAGTGAGTTGAAGTCCACACAACCTAACATATCAATTAGACCTAGAATCGGATCTTGCACCCATGCTCCTGCCGCCTTAGCACCAGTTTGGGATTCACCTTCTTCATCATCATCTAAATCAATATCGTAATCTTGATATTCGAAATCTTCTTCATCATCAATTTTACGTTTGTTGAATACTACTTCACCGCGTTGGTGAGCAAGATTGATAATTGCGGTATCAATTAGTGCTACTGAACCCATAGTTGTTGTGATTAATACACATTCTTTATGAGCAAGACGGTTATGTAGGTTAATGAAGTCCATCTTTTCATCGATTTTCTTAAGTAGAATACTATCCTGCTTAGAATAACGAAGGAAACGCATGTAATCTTCACGATATAGCTTATCCAATGAACCATCATATGGTACTTTGTTTTCACCAGTTACTTTCTCAGCAATATAATCAAGTTTATATGACTGTTCTACTTGTCCAGCATGTTTTTTATATAGTGCTAGATAGTCTAAGTGTACACGACCAATCAAATCGTATGTTACGATAGTTTTACCGAACATATCTGCTTCACGTGCAGTAGGTTTCCTGTTCCACAAGCACCAACGAGCCAATGTAGCTTCATTAAAGATCTTACGAGTACGGTTGACCATATAAGGAATATCATAGAACTCACTATTCCAACCAGAAAGTACGTCACTGTCTTCAATTAGTTCAAAGAAGGTTTCGAACATCTCTGTTTCTTCAGTATATAGAACTACAATACTGTTCGGGTCATTAGTTTCTGCATTTAGACGGTTGATAATGTCTTGTGCTTCGACTGCTTCCATTCCAGAAGGTGCCATTGTAAGAACATAGTCTTTACCTGTCCAGCTTTGGTAAATGGAGATTGCAGTAACACGGTTGAATGGATCGCTAGGTGAAGCATATCCAAATTTAGGGTGAAAGTCTGTTTCAATATCGAAGAATGCAATATTGAGGTCAGGAGAAGGCTTACCCATGTAGTGTTTTGCTAGGGTTTTAAATGTAACATTACAGTCTGCTTCATAAATCTTTGCAGTACTAGGTAATGATTCCATTTGTTTTTTCATTTCTGAATATCGCGTGAATTCAAACTTCTCAGCTAGTGTTCCGTTGATAGTTTTGTGTTCGCCACGTGGAGATTCTACATAGTATTCGTAAACTGGTTCGATTTCTCGAAGAATACGACGACCGTTTACACGTTCAGCTACATGCAGAACTTCTCCGGTACGTTTTCTATCCATATATCCATCTATATACATCTTATCTCCTTATAATTAACGCACTTAAAAGCATAATGCCCCATTCATTGGGGCATTATTTACTACTTCAAAACTATATTAGTAGTCTGAGTCATCCATTTGAGCTAGATTACCAGACACGGTAAGAATAGTTTCAACTTCATCTTGAGCACGAACTTTATCGAAGAAATCTTGCTTGTAGATACGCATTGCAGCAGACTTTAGCTTAGCCTTATCAAGACCAATTTCATCAGCTAGTGTATCCATGAAGTCGCTATATGATTCTTTGATTGTGTCGATGTGAGTCAGTTGAACTACAGCAGAATTTAGGCCATCTTTAAGCTTTTTACGTTGAACGTCGTTTAGCTCAGTTGCTTCAATTTTAGATTCTGTTTTCTTAGCCATTTGTGTTTCTCCATGTTATAAAAAAAGCACCCCAACTCTCCGTTGGGATGCTCATATTATACCAGATCATTTTTTATTGTTTCATTTTTCTTTAATGAGTTTTTCAACCTAGTCTTAAGTTGTTCCATTTCTATAAGGTCATCATTAGAAAGTGGGTTTTCTAACATCAACAGAAGTAACTTAGTTTTTATTTCTTCAGCAGTTTCTACCTTTTCAGGAAGTGGTGTTTTGAAGAAATTTGTTCCATCATAAGAATATCTTACAATGTCTAAATCTTCAGGTAAATCATTAAAATCTATTTCATACAAAGATGATTCATTTGGATTCAACGCAGTAGCATCTTTATTAAAACTCACTACTACATTATTTTTATCAACTAGGACTTTCATGTTGTCGTTACCAGCTTTATCGGCATAATCGTACCAATCTTGTCCATTTTCATCTTTCCAGTACTGGACATTTGAATATCCAGTTGGGTTATTGTACAACTTAAACATCACCAATGGTTCTCCAAGTTCCATCAATTAATATCTGTACTGGTCTAGAATACATATACACGAATTCATCTTGTGCACTGCTGCTTGAATGAATTTCAAATCCAGTTACGAAGCTACCAGTGGTGGTTCTATATGTAAAACTTTCATGACCTAATGGTTCACGAGCAGTTGCGGTTTCTGCACCTCTACGCACATTAGTGACAACACCACCAGTAATGCTTAAAGTTACGTTTCCATTAGCATCGGCGTTTGTATTATTAATACTACGGACAATATTTTTACCTGCTACTACTGCATTATTATTTGATACTGTCAATGATGGAGAAGTTAATGAACCGGATGCATCAATAGTTACTTCTGCACCACCTGCTGAACGTAATCTTAAGGTATTTGTTGTTGTGCTATGGTATATTGCAGCTCGTTCTCCACCGGAAGAGTTCTGGAACCAGAATACCAAGTTGGTATCATTTGCACGGATTGCAGCACTGTTAGCAATGGTTAATGAACCCGTCATTACATCACCAGTTTTCAATACATATCGTGCATCACCTGCTGATTGATTAAGTGCAAGGCTTGGTTGTGCAATATTATAAAGAATTGCAACATTAAAGTGACCAACATCAATATCAGTTATGTTGTGGTTGTGAGTTGATGTATTTCCATTAGGATAGACTGCAAAAGTGGTACTGAATGCAACACGACTATCTGAACCAGATACTGCCATGACTTCACGTGTATCATTTTCACCGTTAATTCGTAATCCACTATATGAATTGCCATCATTCCACGATTTACCGAAAATGAATAAACCATCATCTCCGTTACCACCTGATAGTCCTATCATCATACCAGTTCCGTGATAGTGCTGTGGATCAGTAATAGTTGTATTACTTATATTACCAGAACCTGCAATTACTGAATCAGTTTTTGTTACACCAGAGGTAGATATACCCTTTAGATACGCATTTTGATTAAGATTAGGTACTACTTGTGTTACTACAGTCGTTCCGTTCCACGTCCAGTACAATCCATCAGCTAAACACCAACCAGTTTTTGAAACAAACGGTGCTGCTTGTGTACCATTTCTACCATTTTGACCACCACTTACACCACTCATCTGTTCACGAATGCTTGCAATGTTCTGACCAGAAGTTAATGCATAGTGCATGATACTTCCAGGCGGTGATGATGTATATAATCCAGGAATATCTGTTGTGCTAGTTGTACTAGAAGGGAATACAATATTAAGGTTTGTTCCACTCACAGATGCAGAAGGTACTGAACTTGATGAATAAGTTACAGTACTTACACGGTTAGCAAGTTTATTGTTTACATCAGTTAATTGGTTATAGATTGGAGCAAGAATAACATCAGCACCTTGCAATTCAACCCATGAGATACCATTATGGTATTTTAAAGTCTTTGTACTAATATCAAACACTACTGCACCAGCTTCACCGATTGGTAGTTGTTTGTTTGGGAATACAACAGACGAAGCATCAAGTCTTAAAGGACGTGGCATACTTGTAGTACCACCTTCGATGACTATAGTCGCTGTATTCGTGCTAGTAATCTGGTTACTAGCATGATTAAATCTTATACTCATATAAATCAATCCTCGCGTTTATATATTATAGAGATATTTATGATTTAGTCCATGTCTTCTTCTAAATCGTCAAGTACTGCATCAATCATATTAGCTGCAAGTTTCTTTGGCATTTTATACCATTCCTTTCCGATGCCCTGTGTCGCATTCATCTGCTTTAATCTTTTATTAACTTCTTTCTCAGCAGCTTTGGCATCTTCAAAAAAGACTTCATGGAAAACTTCATAATCTCTAAACGGAGAACCAGTTTGATATGTACTTAGTCGAGTTTTCATTTCTTCTTTTGATGTAAATCCAATTTTAACCCACTCAGGCCAAGCTTGGTTTACGATAACATAACAGATTTGATTGGACATAGTTTTACCCTCTTTTTAAGTGGGTTATTTATCCTCTCAGAATCTGCACTTTTATACCTTTATCATTAAGATTAGAAAGTACCGGATTAGCGTTGAGCACTTGTCTTGTGACATTTTGCTGACCATATTCATTCACTGGAACGCTAACACTACCTACTTGGTTTGGAAGTTCGTTAAGCATTGGTGCATGAGGATTATCGCGTGTCAATCTGTCCTGATATAACTTTAGATATTCAGTGTATGTCATTTCTTCAAACTCGGAATACATAATATCTTGAACATAAGCATCGAAATCGTAATATACTGTATCTGAACCACAACATAGTACTCCTATTTCTTCGATATACCCTACGGTTTTATATTCCTGATACAATATATCAAAACGGCTATGTACACTTCTATGATATTTCTGTTGTGTATTCGTATACACTACTACAGTAGAATTTGGTTTGATGATCATATAATTTTCTCCATGATTATACCACATTATTGAAAGTTGTTTCATATGGTATCGGACGTATTTAGTTTACGGATGGCAGAAACGCGAAAAGGACGCCTAAGCGTCCTTTTCTTTTTAACATCAGATTTGTTTTAAACCTAAATGATACTTCAAATTACATGAAGGTTACGTTGCGGATTGCAATTTTGCTGTAATAGTCAGCAGCGTTACCTAGAGATGAAGTACTGTCAGTTAGCTGTACATAACCGTAACGAGTTAGGAAGCTAGTAACTAGTTCACCAGTGTTAGGGTCCATTACAGTACCAGAAGCCATCAATGGGATGTATGGGCAATAGAATACGCCAGCATCAGTTTCTTGATTTCCTTTGTAACCGATTAGTACATCAGTGCTGTCATCAGCATAAGTATCAACATAGATACGCATGGTTGAGTTTAGAACACCAACGAACTTAACGTTAGTAGGAGCTTCGAAAGTACCTTCAGTAGTACGTGCAAAACTTGAAGTAGTTGCAGACTGAAGAATAGTTAGAGCGGTTGGTGAAACAACGGCCCAATTCGCTGCACCACGTTTGGTACGACGAGCAACTTCGTTTGCTTGACGGTTGATTAGAGTAGCTAGAGCAGCGTGTTCATCACCAACGAAGGTAGCAACACCGGTAACTTTAGACTGATCGTAAACAACAGCAGCAGCACCTGGAAGTGCACGTAGACGAGCTAGTAGTTCTTGGTCGATTTCAGTTGTGATTTCTTGTGCGATAGCAGCCATTAGTTCAGCTTCAACGTCAATACCGTGTTGTGCTTGTGCATCTTGTGCAGATTCAACAGTCCAACGAGCAGATAGACGACGAGATTGAGCTTCTACGGTTTCACGTAGAATACGGATGTTAACACGACGACCCATTACACCTTCAAGTTGTGAAGTTGGAGCAGCACGTGGTGCGGTATTATCAGAATTCACTTCACCAGTATATGACTTAGCGATTTTGTATGGTGATAGTGCTTCTTCACCAGCAACAACGCCAGGTGCATTATCAGCATATTGAACACGTAGAGTGTGGATCTGACCAACTGGTCCGGTCATTGGTTGAACACCGATGATTTCGTTAGCAATAACGGTTGGCATAACACGACGGATAATCGGTAGAATAACCTTGTTTAGTGTTGCAATGTTACCAGCAGAAGTTGCACCAGCGGTTGCAGATTCGCGTAGCATTACTTTACGTTGGTTATCAAGAACTGTTTCCATAACAGTTTTACGATTAGTAGAAAGACCTTCAACAAGCTTTTCCTTAACAGCAGCCCATTTAGATTCAGTTAATAGTTGTGACATTATAAATCTCCTCAAAAGATATTTTTTTACTTTTCTGTATACTTTATTTATCAGACAGAAAAATTAGCATTTAATAATTAACGATTTTTGTTCATTCCTGATAATTTAGTAATTTCATCTAAGAAATCTAAGTCATCAGAGGACAAGTCATCATTGATACTTTGGCGGTTTCCGGTAACGACTTTACCTTCCGTTAGAGTATTTTTAGCCTTATTATTAACTGCTGGACGGCTAGGATTAGCAGCAGATTCATTTACAGTACCCTTAAGAACAGACTTGTGGTACTTGCTGAAATTTTCTTTTAGCTTCTCGGTTGGAGATGTTGCTAGTAGAGATTCCATAATTTGTTTTTGCTGGGAAGTTAGTGGCTTTGTTAGTTCAGAGATGATTGCAGAACGTGCTGCGTTATCTTCCATGATACGAACTTTACGCTTAGCATTATCAGCTTCTTTACGTGCTTCACTTAAAGCAACAGTAGCGGAAATTGCTTTTTCTTCAGCTTCTTTAACAGATTCGTTTAGCTCACGAAGGATAGAACTTTCGTTATATTGCTTGCTATAGAATTCGTTTGAGAATGCTTCGAAAATCTTACGACCAAACATATTTTGTTTTGCTTCTAGTAGTTCACCTTTAAGAGCACTTAGGTTCTTTTCGGTAGTCTCAGCAATATAAGTCGCTGCGGTTTCAGCAGTACGCTTAATGAAGTTTGCACGTGCTTCCGCAATTTGCTTACTTCCCTCTGCAATCAACTTAACGCGAGTTTCTACTAGTTCACGTTTTTCTTGATGGAAATCTTTAAGTTCTTCGGCTAGGACACGATTACTGAATCCCATGAATTTACTTAGACTTTCATTAATAGTTTTGCGTTCTTGACGCATGGTTTTTACTTCTTCAGCTAGTACTGTGTTAGCAAAGTCTGAGAAATTACCTAAAGTCTTACGAAGTTTAACGCGGTCTTCTACTAGTTTACGCTTTTCAGCATATACATCTGACATTTGTTCGCTGATTACTTCAGCCATCATTTTGTCTAGACCTTCTGTTAGTTTCGATAAGTCTTCTTGGTAACGTTCTTTCATTTCTTCACGCATTTCAGCAGCTACATTAGCTTTTTCTTCATTCCATGCTTCCTGAATAAGCTGTTTAGCTTCGTCAGAAAGAGATGATTCTTTTAGAAACTTATCCAATTTTGACATTCGTTTTCTCCTTTAAAGTACAGATAGTATCTGCACTTGATGTACAGATATTTATAAATTTATTTTAATAACCTTTCAAATCCTTAAAAAATTGATGAATTTCATTATCAATTCCTTTAGCATTTACATTGGTCGATTCAAATACACGCTTTGAACCAGTTACAGGTGATCCGTACTTACTATTTAGAGATTCAAATACCGCTTTAGGATACGCATCTGGAGCACTAGGTTGTGCTACAATATCAATAGTTACGATTTCGAAATCTGATACAATACCGTTATGGTCAACATTACCTGAACCACGTGAACTTACACCCAATTTAACTCCGCTCTCAATCATAGTGCGAATATCTTTACCGTGTGTAGTGTCAAGTAGCATAATAGTAGCCATACCATTTGCACCTTCCATCCAAACTTCAGTAATCATACCCACAACACGATCTAAGTTAACAGTTAGTGTTTCAGGGTGGTCACATTCACATAGAATACTTTCACCACGACGAATCCTTTCAGCCATGTTATTTACTGCTCTCGCAATCTCAGCGAAAGGATATACGCGTTCGTTCAAGTTTCTACGGTCAGCTTGAATTGCAATACCACGAAGGTAGCAATTCTTACGTCCAGTAACCTGATCCTCTTTGTACTCTAGTACTATTCTAGAATCATTGAATGAAGACCATTCTCTAATCATATTGCTCATAAAAATGATCTCCGTTCTTTAATTATTTTTGTTTTGGAAGTGGTGATTTAGAATTAGCAGCAGTGGTTTTTTGAACCTTAGCTGGCTTCATTACATTTTTACCTGAATCCATAACGTTGTTATTGTCGTCAGTGGTGTAGCTTAGTGTGTCAGCAGTATCGAAACTTTTTACAGTACCTGGATCTGAATGAGCACCATCTTTAATAGTTACTGGCTTAACACCATCAACTGGAGACTTAGCATTAGGAGCAACTACAGACTTCTTGTTAACACCAGCTTTCTCAGTTTTTTCTGGAGCGGTTACAGGTTTCATCTTGTATGCTTCACCAACTTTTTCTTCACCGAAATCTACATCAGAGAATTCGTCTTCTGATTCTTCTTCAGCATCACCGAAGTCATCAGATTGATCGTCGAATTCTGCATCTCCACCTTCGATTTCATCGAACATACGCTCTAATGAATCAAATGCAGATTTGATAGATTCCCATTGGTCAGCGTCAGGTTGTGCACCGGATTCATCTGCATCAACATCTACGTCAACGTCAAAATCATCAGATTCTTCTTCTTCTTCTTCTGCTAAACCAGAAGCTGAACCGCCACCGATATTTACAGAGTTTCCGCCACCAACATCAACTCCGAACATACCTTCATCAAGTTCTTCTTCTTCGTCTAGTTTGTAGCCAACATCATCAGTCATATCTTCTGAAGGATCTGTGTCTACGTCTTCGCAAACTTCTTCTTCAGCTTCCATTTCTTCTTCTAGTTTCTTGTTAATTTCTTGTGCTTGTTCAACAAAGTACTTACGCATTTTTTTATCAGCTACTTCGTTGTCGCCATTAGCAAAAGCCTGGATAGCTTCTTGCAATAGTTTAATATTTGCCATTATATCCTCCAAAAGATATACAAAAATTTATTTTGGTATGTCATTATTTATTGAATGAAAAAATACCATTTTCAAAAAAGCTTAAAAATGGCACTTTTCAACTAAAATAACTTACATCATGCCGCCGCCACCGCCAGCATCTGGAGCAGGTGCATAAACAACTGCTACCACTGCATTACGTTTAGCAGCTTCGTTCTTTTTAAATTCTCGGTACTTTCTCAAGTTGTTGAGAATTTGCAATGTTAATTTAGGTTTGCGAGTATCGGTGATTTGATATACTGTCTGATCATCTTCAGGGTCATACATCGAATCATCTTTAGCTTCAAAAATTTCGTCCAACATAACCTACATCCTTTATCATTTAATCGTTCATCTGAACGAATCATAACTATTTATGCTCGTTAAAATGAATTGCCTAAACTATTTGGGTCAAATCCATCACCACCTGATTGATCCTGATATTCTGAATCGGCACCTTGTAAGTTACCGTCTTCATCCATACCTAAATCATTTTCTGGTGAATTTGGAGATTCAATACCTACTGATTGAAGACCCGCATCTGCTCCTGGAGCATTTTGACCAGAACTATCTTGCATAGCTGCTGGATTTTCTTGTAACCATAGTCTTTCGTTCTCTACTATATCGTCTTGTTCAAAGCCCATCTTCTTCATGATGAATTGTTTAGAGAAATAGTGGAGGTCATTTAATGGCATATAAGTTTGAATTAGTTTAGCGTCCATTTCTGCCTTACGGTTTGCCGCAAAGTTCATTGGTGGGTTAAATGTAACTTCAAATGATGAAGCACTAATGTTATATCCATTTTTAATCATATAACGCTTAAATTCTTCATCGAAAATACGACAAATAATACGTTGATAACGCATACATTCGTTGTTAAAGCGAAGTTCACTTGCCATTGCCTGTGTAGCACCGTCACCAAACATAGCAACGCCGCCATCATCTGGACCCATTGGTAGATAAGAAGCAGGAATCTGTAATCCACGAATTAATTTGTTATTGAAATAACGTAAGTCGTCAATCTGTCCTAAATTATCACCACCTGGTAAAGTTTCTACCGAAGAACCACGACCTTCCGCTGTTTGTGGGAAGAAATAGTCTTCTAGGATACTTAATGGGTTATATGCTGCGTCCATTAATGAAGTACTTCCACCTTTGTTAGAAGGAATTCTACGCTGGTGAATATCGTTCTTAACACGCTCTACATATGCCATTGCCTGATGAGGTTGCATATCACCTACGTCAATTTTAAATACACGACGTTCTGGTGCACGTTGAACACGGTAGATAATAATACTATCTTCCAAAAGTTCTTTTTGTTTGTAGACTTTAAAGATATTTTCTAAAATACTTGTACCAAAAGGCCAGAAAGGATCTTGTCCTGTATTTAGTGACAAGTGAATTACGTGTTCTGCCGCTACTGGTAGTACATCTAATTGTCCGTTAGTACCGAATGGGTTAGAACTGTCAGTACTTCCACCTGCTGCTCCAGCAACTGAACCATATTGGTTTCCAGCACCGGAAAGTGAATTAGGTAATGAACCGTAAGCCTGTTTATCAAATCCTAACTGCGTATTACTCATTACTTTGTCACGAATGTTTAAAGAAATGTCACGCATATAATAAATTATTGGATTTTTACCAGTTGATTCATTTACTACAACCTTATCGACGTTCATTGGGTTTACCCAATACCATTCGAAGGTTTCTGGATCACGAACAAAGAATTGATCGCCATATTTTAGAATTCCACGGATAATGTCATAGATACGAACCTTAAATTCGTTCATGTCACTCCATGATTCTAATCTGTCTTCTAATGTAGTGACTTCAGTATCACCCATTGTATCTTTATATTGAATCTGGAATGGTAATCCAAAATCTTTAGTACTTTGTGTACAGAAATCCGCAATAATGTTTAAAGCGGTGCGGATTTCGGGATCTTGGTCCATTTGGTCGTATTGACGATAACGGTCAACACGGTTTGATAGTCCAGTGTAAACAGCCGGAAGATAAGAAGCGAAGTTTGTCTTCGCTCCTGATGACTGTACTGGATTGTTGTTTTGTGGAGTGCTCGATATTTTCGAACGCCCCATTGTCATATGACGCTTCCAACTCATTTTTATATAACTCCATTATACATTTCGTGGTGCTTCAGTATTATCTGCAATTTGTCGCAATATCTGTGCAACTTGACCGTTATTCTGCCCTTGTTGTTCTAAACTATTTAGTATTTGTCCAAGTAGCTTACTTACCAGTTCATTATCTGAATTTTTAGCAGTCTGCACATTTTCAGTCTCTGATTGGTCAGCTTGTTCAACTTTGGTAGGAGGTGTATATTCAGGTGGAGCCGTTACTTGCTGAACTCCTGCTGTTTTTTGTTGTGTTGCAGTAGGTGTTATAGGCTTTGCATCATTTGATGCAGTTTTACCATCAGTTTTAGTTTCATCATCTGAATCCTTCCACCAATTTTTTACCCTATCCCACATTCCAGTAAGTCTATTCTTCAATGAGTTAAATGCATCTTGAAATTTTGTTTTTACATCATCAAAATTTATACTCATTTTACTAATTTTACTGAATACCGCAGTTACATCAGCGAAAATAGTTTTAATAGTTCCTGCTAATTCCTTTCCTGCTTGATCTATATCACTACTAGAACCTGTAAACATTTCCCAAATCAACTTACCAACTCTAATTGGTATTTGAATTAAATCGCCACCTAAATTACTAAAGGCTTCAGTTACTTTATTCCATGATTCACCGAAAATCATACCCATTAATTTATTAGGTATACTCGCCAACATTCCAAATGGCCCAGCCATTCCCAATTTAAACTTCTCTAAAGAGTCGGTGGCTAATTTGGATACAAAATCCCATCCATCAGTACTTCTATTTGCTAAGTCAGTAAGATACTTTGCCGTTTTTTCAGCGTTTTCAGCATAAAATTTATTAAAAGGTTCAGTGAAGGTAGCACCTAGCCATAAATTAAATCTGTTAGTGAATTCTTCGATAACCGGACTAGGATTATTTTTAGGATCGTTTAATAGATTCATTGTCTGTAGCATTTGACGGTGGAAATTTTCTGCTGCTGTATTACCGACTTGCCTATCAATATCTGCTTGCTTAGAAATCATGTCCTGGTGTTCTTTAATGAACTGTGCAGTCATTCGGTTGATAGTACGTTGATCCGTAATACCAGATTTCTGAACACCTTGCATGAATTGTGCAAACTGTTGAGATATTTCATCGTTAAATTCTTCGGGCAATGAACCTAATGACCACTTCGAAGCATTTAATTGCTGTGCCGTCTTACCAAATTCACCCATAGAAGCAAACATACCATTCCATGTCTTCATAACTTCAATGGATTTTTCTTCCGTCATTCCTGCTTGACTTTGCAATGCAGAAATTGTTGCTCCAGTATCAATGTTATTACTTAAATCATTAAATCTAGATAATAGTTCATCAACACTCTTACCAACCGCTTTACTCAAATAAGTCATTGAGCCTACGAACTTTGTAGTACTTTGTGATTCGCTCATATTACGCATCGTCTGCTGACTAGCGTACATTTTTTCAAATTTAAAGTTTCTTGCAGTAATGTCAGCTAATTGTTGCTGAGATACCCCATATAACCCCATTTGTTCCTGTGTAAGTTGAACGGTATTTAGTAATTTACCAAAGTGTTCTACACCATCACCATATTGTGCTTCCATTGCAGCTAAAGCATCGCTGTTTTTAGTTACTGCCTGACTGAATTCATTAATACTCATGAATGCAGAACCAGAACCTTTACGTACTGTCAGCATACCATTAGCAAGGGTAAGACCAGCACTGTTTAATTGGTTATACATTTGTAATTGTTGGTTCAAATAGTCATAGACCATCGCACCAACTTGTACAATTTGCATAAATCCAGAAGCTACTAAACCGATTGGTCCAGGTAACATTCCTAGTGACCTTTGAAGTACTTTTGCTGAAGTACCTACTGCACCAACAACATTCTGAATATTACCGTTATTACCTAACGCAGTTCTTCCAAGGTTTCCAGCTTCACCGAACAAATCCTTAAATGCATTCTTGAAGCTACTGCCTCCAGAATTGTTTCCATTTCCATTTCTTCTACGGTTGTTATTACGGTTTCCGCCATTTGAACCACCAGAATTATTTCCATTGTTATTATTACCTGAACCAGAACCTGAATTTTTTCCAGTATTCTTTTTAACATCAAGTAGTATTTCACGCATTGCACTTAAATTATCATTCATGGAAACACTTTGGTTTAACAATTCCTGTTGGATATAGTCGTTGCTTAATCCGGCCATGTGTTTTTCCTCATAAATAATCGTATACAAAATATATAGTATAGTCATATTTATTATGGAGTCGATATGAATAAGATGAACCCTTTATCAAAGTACACTAAAGTAGAAGTACTTTATGCTAAATTGGTAAGTAATGATGTAGTGAAATACCCTGAAGGTGTTTTACTTAATAACACGGTAGAATGTGGTATCTGTGCTCGTTCTGCACGTGATGAATTGATGTTCAATAACCCTGATGCACTAATGAATGGTGAAGCAGTAGTTAATGTTATTGAAAACTGTGTTCCTAATATTGGAAACGCACGTAAACTTTTTGTACCAGATGTTGAGTTACTTCTAGTTGGTATTAAACTAGCAACTAAAGAACGTGAATATCACATCGAAGTTGATTGCCCTAACTGTAAGCATCACGGTGCATTTGAGAGAGATTTGCAAGTACTACTTGATAGTGCTGATTTACTTGAAGAACAACCAGAACTATTACTTGAAGATGTTGGTGGATTGCTACTTAAATTCCGTCCTCAAACTTGGGAAGAATATTCAGCATTCGGTCAGAATATGTTCCAACAACAGAAGAAAGCACAAGTCCTAGAGAATCGTGAAGATTTAACTGAAGCAGAGAAAATGGCTGTTTTTAGTGAGATTTTTGAAGTTATGACTAAACTAAGTTTTGAAATGATTGTTTGTAATATTGACAGTATTGAAACTACAGAAGGAATGGTTATTACTGAGAAGGAGTTTATTGCAGAATGGTTAGGCGAACAGCCAGCATTTGTACTTAAACAAATTCGGGAAAAAGCAGATTGGATTAATAATACTGGTATCTCTCACGAGATGGATGTGGGATGTTCTAGTTGTGGTCATGAATGGACTATTGAGAATCTTCAATTTGACCCTAGCAATTTTTTCGCACAAAGCTTCTAATCTCTGAACCACACGAGATCATGCAGGAGATAGCAGATCTAAGACTGAATTCAGAAGACATTAAGAATGGGCTTATGGAAGTGTCTGTATACATAGAAAATACTACGTATGAAATGCTATTGAATATGCCAGTGACCGATAGAGATTTGCTTGTGAAGCAATACAACAAAAAGGTTAAAAAAGAAAATAAGAGATAACTAAGACCAGCCTTTGTGCTGGTTTTTTTGTATCTGAATTATTATAACTCTTTAGATTTGCCATACTTCGTATGTCAAAGAATTTTCGTTGTCTGTACATTCACTGCGTTCTGTACTGAACAACTCAATTCAGTTCTATTTCTTAATTCTCTTATTAATAACTGTTACGTTCAACACTATTATACTGACGAGATTTTGTAGAGGACTTTATCATCCCCCCGCAGGGGAATGAAGACAATAAAAAAGTACCAATTAAGGTACTGATATTGTTCTGACGATGATAGTCGTCGGATTTAATTGTATCGTAAATTTCTTATTAGAACGAAAGCGGGTTGATCTGTTTCTCTCTATTACGGTCATGTTCAACGGTCGTGGGCTTACCACACTCAGCCTTAAGTCTATACAATCAAACTTAAAACCTATTCAACTGAAAATGGACGGATTTATATTGTATAAATTCCATCGCAAAAATTAACATCAGTTAAATTCCCTTAGCTTTTTGGTAGGGCGATTCCTATATATCTATCGAGGATGTTCTGTTAAGCCTAATGAACATCTTTATAGTGCCGTATTGCCGTGATTCGTAGTCTTATGTCGCTTTGTATGACTGCTAGTACTCTAACGGGTGTCTTCTGCACTTCGAACTGCTTGAACTTCTCATCTATCCTCTACATTTTCGAGTGAATTAGGTTCTATTTTATCAGTACCGTTCAGTACCGCCAAGCAGGGTTGTTTTACTACATTCATATTATACCACAAAAAAGCTTTCTGTTTCACATTCTTGTAAATACATATACGTAAACTTTTTTGGGGTACATATGAAGAAAAGATTAAAAAATCCTAAAGAGGCAGCAGCCTATAGGAATGAACTATTAAAAAAACAAAAAGGTATTGATCCCATTTTAGGTATTCCGATTACCAAACCTGTTCTTGATCACCAACACTCAGGCAACCAACATTGTCGTGAAGTACTTCAAAATGAAGTAAATGGATGGGAAGGTAGAGTAGTTAACTCATACCGTAGATGCCTTGGACATTTAACAGATAAACCAATACATGAAGTACTTAGAAATCTCGCAGACTATATTGAACGGAATGGTAATATACCAGAAGAAGAACAAGTTATTCACCATACTGCACTTACAATTGATGTAAAGAAGTTCAAAAACCTTCCAGCAGCACAACAATGCTCAATTCTAATTTCTTTTGGAGTAGAACCTGAGTCCAATTCAGCTAAGAGAGCTAATCAAGCACGTAAACTTATTAAGTCTGGTGATTTGAATATGCTACACATAAAAAAAGGAGCCTAATGGCTCCTTTTTGTTTTATAGGTCTAGTACGTCACAGAATTCCATAGAACTGAAACTATCTTCTTTCACTACTCGTAAGATTGAGCTTGCACGGCTTACCAATTCCTCACGGTGAGATACTACGAAAATATTTTTTCCACGGACTGCACTCAAATCTTGAAGCATATGCCATGAACATTCAATACCACCAGTATCAAGGCCGTTATCTAGTAACTCATCAACTAATAGTACGTTAATGCTTTGATATAGAGACTCGTATGTATCACGGAATGCTAGATTCAATGCAATGATTACACGAGTTCTTTCACCACGAGACAACTGTTTGAAGTCATACGACTGTCCGTTTAGCTCAATGTCTACACTTAGGTCATTTAAGAATTCAACTGTGTGCTGTGAACCTGATTTCTCGATCCAGTATTGCAATCTTGAATTCAAGAATGAAATATTCTGCTCGATGATTCGACGGCGTACAAATGAATCTTTGTTCATTAGTAGTTTAGTCAAATAGTCCTGATGGTCAGCTAGTTTAACTAGTTTGTTGTATTCATCATAATCCACATGCTGAATTGAGTTCGTTTTTAATGTCTCAATCTGCTCAAAGAATGGATTTTGTGATGATTGTTCACGCTCTAAAGAGGAAACCAAAGAATTGAAAGCATGTTGCAAACCACGAACTTCTTCGGTGCTAAATGTTTCCGTGTATTCTTTTTCTTCAGTACTTTCTAACTCTGCAAATGCAGACATTAGTTCTTCATCATAGATATTAATATCTTCTTCAGTACTTTTCTTCTTTAGTTCTTCTAATTTGTGCTCATGAAGCTTTGCTTCTGATAATGTACGATAGAATGTCACTGGTTTAGCAGGCATCTCAAAGACTTCCAAACGAGAAACTTCAAATTGTAGAGTTTGTAGCTCTCCATTTAGTGTTTCAATCGCAGAGGTAATCTTTTGTACTTCGTCTTCAGCTTTCTGCTTCATCTCGGAATGATTATCATCATGTTCTAATGAATGTTTACACAATGGACACTTACTTTCAGCAATTTCAGCTAGTTTCTGTTGTTCATTCTGCAAATAACCTTCCTGATGAGCAATTCGGTCTGTAACAGTTTTAATTTGTTGCTCTTTGAACCGTTTAGTGTTCAATGCTTCTTTCAGTATTTGCTCTAGTGCAACCCAATTAGCTAATTCTTCATGTAATGCTAGTTCAGATGCAATATCAAACTCGGAAAGCTTGTTAATACTATTAAGTACTTCCACTTTCTTTAGTTGTAGTGTATTAGAATAGTCTTCATGCTTAACTGCAAGTTGTGCTACACGATTTTCAAGATTGGTACGGTGTGTATTGTGCTTAATTGCTTCTTCCATCAATACAGCTTGTGCAAATAATGTATCAAAGTCGATTTCCTCATAGTCACTTAAGCTTTGAATAAGTTCTTCGATAGTTTTAGCTTTCTTCTGTTCGAATTCATTTGCTCGCGTCTGTAGAGATTCTATACTTTGTACAATACGCTTGTTCGATTCAGTAATAGTTTCAATTTTGAACTTTTCCTGATCTGCAAGACGCTTGGTTTCCCTGTACATATCTTTAAGTAAGGTTGCTTTCTCGGTAAGTTGAGTAATACCAAGTAGTTCTTCAATCATTTCACGTTGTTTCTGTTGTGAAAGTGCTAAGAATGGTTCTACGTTAGCATTAAGTACTACGATATGTTCAAATAGTAACTGTGAAATACCTAAAATCTCATTCAAGTCTTCTTGGGTGTCTTTCTTTTCCCCACGCGATTCATCTGCGACAGGTTTCCCATCTTCTAGTGTTAAGAAATTGAAAAACGTGGGAGATCTCCCACGTTCAATTCTGTATTCAACACCATCTTTCTCGAAATCAATAATAACTTCACAATTCTTACCGTTAATCTTGTTTACTAGGTTAGGAATTTTAATATCATTACTAACACTCTTACCATACAACCCATAAACAATACCTTGAATGATTGCAGACTTGCCTACACCATTCCTACGCCCTGCTGCATCATCACCTACTGATGCATCGTTGTTCTGACCAAGTACTAACGCAAGGTCAGTACTATCTAGGTCTAAAACTTGGGGTGCATTACCAAAAGAAAAGAAATTACGCATTGAAATGCGTTTAATAGATAGCATCCTGCCTCCAATTATAGTGATAGATAAAGTTGAATCAAAAGATCGTTGTCGATTACGTTGGATTTATTCTCTTTTATTTGAGCAATAACGATTTCATCAACAGTTTCAGTACCTGCTGAGAAATCTTCACCAGTAAAGTTATTCTCTACTACTTTCTTGCCTGGAATAATGTTGAATTCACGAATCTTGTACAAATTAGTAAAAGTTTCACGAATAAAACCAATTTCATCCATTGTAACCGGAATATCAATCTGAACTTTAGCTATTACGTTGTCTTCAAGGTAATAAGTTGGTTCAGATAGTAATTCTGATAAAGTAAATGTTCTGTAACGTGGAGCACCGGGCCACATTTTGAATTCTGGCTCATCACCGTGCTTTAGGAACATAATTCCTCGTGCATCATCCCAAGTATCTGAGAAGTTATGAGGGAAACAGTTTCCTGTGTACAAAATTTTAGTACCTTTTGATGTTACTTTAGCTTGTCGTTTGTGGAAATGTCCACTAAAGACATATTCACATCCATTAAACGATTCTTCAGTCTCTTTACCATGATCTGGCATCTCAACCATCTTGTTAAGAAGGTAACCAGGTAGTTCTAAGTGTCCAAAAACGTACTTAGCACGTAGAGAAGGAAGTTGTTTGTATTCATCATCAATTAAGAACGGAATAAACGCACAATCATCGATGGTTTCAATGTTATTGATAAAATGAATCTTATCAAATACACGAGCCATATTGATACTCGTTACATCACGCTTGTTCTTATGATACATATCGTGGTTACCTACTAGAAAGTAGGTAATGTCGAATGAATCATTTAGTAATTGCATGATTTGAAGACCGAAGTCTAATGTATGGATGTTGATATTACTACGATTGTGGAAGAAATCACCCATAAAAATGCAGGTTCTGATATTTCTTTCATTTGCTTCACTGATCATGAACTTAACAAATTCAAAACAATCAGTATTGTGTTCTCTGCTATTATTCTTTAAGCCTAAGTGAATGTCTGTAAAGATAATCGCATTATCAAATAGTGCCATTTTGCTTCCTTTCTAGCATCTTCATTTCAATTTCGATTTGACGTGTATGACTTGGATTAAACCCATGTAATTCAAGTAAATCATCACGAATGTTACGAACGTTCTTTTCAGAATTAAGTACTGAACGGAATGCGTTGTTAACGAATGAAGTATAATATGCAAAAGGATTAAGCTGCACAGCAGGTTTGACTTTTTTGTATAAAATGCTTTCTGTAAAGAGTAGTGCGTTCTTAACTAGCTGAATTCTCGCATCACCCATCATCTCATCTAAGTACGTATAATTACGGTAGTTAGGTTTATGAGATATTTCTTCTGCCAACTTAATAAACATCTTACCAAGTTCATTTGTCTGTCGCCCATGAGTTAGAGAAAACTCACCATCTTCAAGGTCGCCTTTCCAATGTGATCTTGCAACTTCATAAAGAACCCCTGCATCATCAACAATGTAATGCTTAAATGGTTCGAAGTTTGTACGTACTTTCTTATCATCGGGGTTGTTCTCAATGAAAGGAATATGTTCATTACAAATGACTCGGATAACAACCTCATCAATTGGAACATCTGTAAGTAGTAAATTATGTTCTTCAGCGTACTCTTTTGTTTTCTTGGCAGTGAAAGCATGTTCAGCACGTATTTTATCAAGTGTACTATTGTTCAAACGCTTGATACGTTCTGCTTTAGCCACTTCAAGTAATTCTTCAGTAATTTCGGACTCGTCGAAGACGATGTAATCATACATATTGTAAGCATCGTCTAGAACCCAACAATATGACATTTTACTGATGTGAATTTCTCTTAGCAAATCCGCATTGTTTAGATACTTTTTGCGTTTTGGTCTAGTTGCCATTCAAAATCTCCATGTTTTTATATAAAACGATCCTTGTTTTACCTCTCTATTATACCACATATTTTATTATCGTTTCATAATATAAATACTTGATATTATTTCCTCGGAGAATGTTTATGATAGATCGCAGAATAAGACTAAGACCTAGAGATGGTGCAGCCAACTATGTATATGGAGACATATCTAATGCTGGTCAAAAGCAATCATCTATTCTGTCTTTTTTACGTGTTACGAATGGTATGGTATGGAACTATACACCTATCATATCTGAACAACGTACAGTTAACTATGAAATGGATCAACCAGTTCATACAAATAGTGGTTACAACAACTACAAAAATACATCTAACACAGTACTAACAGTTCAAGGCTCATTTTATAGCAACACTGCTATGGAAGCTATGTATACATTAGCTTGTATGCACTTTATACGCTCAATGACCTTGATGGATTTTGGTAGAACAGCAGCCATATCACAAAACCCTGATTTCGCAGTTGTCGGTGCTCCACCACCAATCCTATTACTAAGTGGATACGGACGATACATTTATAATGATATTCCCGTAATTATTAAATCATATTCTTTCAGTTACCCTGATGATGTTTCATATATTCAAGTTCCCGTTGATACTTCAATGGATGGCTATGATTATAGTGACTCAGCAACACGTGCTTACTTTGAGAATTTACGTAATGTCGGTACTGTAAACCCACAAAATGAAGTTTGGGTTCCACAAAAGATGACAATCACATTACAGCTAGAACAACAACCAACACCAGCTTTCATGACTAATAAGTTTAATTTGAATTCATTTAAACGTGGTGAAATGCTTCGCAAAGGAGGATTCATTTAATGGGTGTTCAATACAGTTTATATTCACCTTATGCTAAGGTGAAACAGACGTGGTATCTTAATTACAATTTACCACAAGTAATACTTCCAGCAGATTCTGATAGAGAATATCAGATTCCTGCTCAATATGACGAACAACCTTGGCGTCTAGCAAAGGATTTGTACGGTAATGAACGTTTGTATTACATTTTTGCATTACTAAATTCTAATGTACTAGTAGATCCAATTTATGATTTTAAAGCTGGAACGGTTATTCAAATTCCAACACTACAACGCGTACAAGTTTGGTTAAATGGCTCGCGTAATGTCAAATAAGGATTAACAACATGGCGTCAATTCAAGATATTATTAATAAGGCGAAAACTGGTTCTGCTAGTTTGCCAGATGTGAATCTAGAAGGTGTATCTTCTCAGGTTGACAAACAAATAGATGATAGCATTTCATCTTTAACAAAATCTGCTAACAATATTAAAACCAGTACACAGAATGCAGCTAACGCTTCAGTCAATTCATTGAAACAAGGAGTTGAGAAAGCATCAAATACAGTAAAAGGTATGATACCTGGTACTGCTAATGGTTATGTTGCTCGTATTACAAGTGAAAAGGCTAAATCTTATAATGCCGCCGATGGTACGTTTTCCAATTTGGACTTAAACAGCTTAGTACTTCCATACGATAACCCACTACTTGCATATGATAATTTCACTTGGTTATTTTCATTATACACAATGGCACCGAATGAATATGAATTCTTTTTGGATAATTCTAATGCAGAAGTATCAAAATATATTATTGCACAAAGTGGAGTTACTGGTAAGTACAGTATAAACAGCGTAAAAATGACTGTTGCTGGCCCAGCTACTCCAGGTCTTACATCCAACTTCACCCTAAACAACATTACTATGGAAGTTCAGGAAAATGGCGGTATGAGTTTATATGATGACTTAGTAGTACTTTCAAATGAACTTGGATATAAAAAGTTCATGGATGTTCCAGTTGTTCTCGAACTGAATTTCGTTGGTTATGATCCAGTTACTGGTGAACCTAGAACAATTACGTCTCTTAACCGTAAATGGGGAGTTCGTATTAACACCATACAAGGTTCAGCGTCAGCATCAGGTGGTACGATGAATTATACCTTCCAGATGGCAGGTACACGTGGTGGAATCATGGAAAACCGTGATTGGACTTTGATGGAACCTTATACATGTACAACTGGTAACTTTGGTCAATTCGTACAACAATTAGAAGACCATATGAATAAGGTTGCAACTGACCAATACGGTTATTTGCGTTATCGTTATGGTGCATTTGCTAATAATGAATTCTTCAAGTTGATTTGTCCAAGCGAACTATCAACCATGACCATTAACTATGATGTTAAGCAAAGTCCAGAAGTAAACCAAACATCTTCAGGTGCAAGTGCTGCTAAACAGTTTACTTGGGGTGCAGATGTTCCGGTATCACGTGTTATCGATGATGTATTGGACTGTTGTATGCCATTACATGAAAGTACTGATAAACGTCGCCAGTTCGTTAACATTATTCCAGTTTCTAAGTACGTTGGTTATGATCCAGTGCGTGATACCTCAGCATATAAAAACTTTTTCTATATTCTAAAATATAAAATTGGTGATGTAACATCAAAGGACGATTTGGATTCAGAAGTTTTCAACATGGACTACTTCTACGAAAACGCAGATAAGATTATTGATGAAAATGATCCTAATAAAAAGCCTAAGATTAATGCAAAGCGTTATGATTATCAGTTCAGTGGTCTTAACAATGAAATAATCAACTTGGACTTGAAATATGACCAAGGATTTAACTTAGCAGTTGTTCGTAACCCACAATCTCAGATTGATAAGTCCAACAGTGCAGGTACACACACCGCTGAAACTTTAGAGCTTGCTGGTCAGGAATTCAGCACCACTGATACTAAAGGTTTGTGGGCTAAATCACAGAGTTTAATTCGTGAACAAGAAAATGGTAAACAGCTTTCAGATGAAGAAAAACAATTCATTCGTGATGCACAGGGCGTAGCTCAAACTAATGTAATGCCAACCGAAGGTGAAACTGACCAGAGTAGTTATAACTTGTCAATTGCTGCTGCATTACCAAAGTATATTGAAGATTTCAGAAATGACTTTGATCTTACAACAGAAGGTACAAATGGTATTGGTGCTCCTAGGGTAAATTCAATTCCAACTGAACCAACTAACACTAAAATAACAAACTCAGGTACGAAAGGTGATAACAGTTCTGATGATGAATTAGAACGTAGATTAGTTCGAGACAACTACTACAACCGTTCATTCCTAGCAAAATTGGACATGAAAGTAATTGGTGATCCATTCTGGCTAGGATGGGGTGATTATTCATATATGCAGTACTTACAACGTGCAGTTGAAGGTAAGGATATTGAACAAACACCTGAAGATATTCACTTCGCAAACTATCTAACTACAGAAACGTATTTGCTTCTTAATTTGAAGCCTATTGTAGCAATCAGTGATGATACTGGTATTTTACAAATCAACCAATCATCAGTATTTGCTCAAACGTTCTATCGTGTGAATAAAGTAGTCAGTGAATTCAACAGCAACGGTACTTTCACTCAACAAATCACTGGTGGTGTTGTAATTCGTTCACTACGAAGAAAAGACCAGTACAACCAAGTTACTGAAACACCTGAGTCAATTAAAACTAACGGGAAATCACAATAATGGCTGATTCAAATGTAAGCAAAAGTCAGGCTTTTGCTAATAACCAAAAGGCACGTTTTAATCCACAATTCGTGCAACTTGCAACTGTTATGGACAACCGTGATCCACAAAAAACCGGTAAACTAAAAGTATGGGTTCAGAACTCACAAAGTGGCGATGACTCTAAAGGTTCATGGCTAACCGCCTCATACCTTTCTCCTTTCGCTGGAAGAACACCAGGTGTTCCAGGTGCCGCAAGTTATCAACAATTCCCTAAAGGCTATGGCTTTTGGGGAGTTCCACCCGATGTAGGGGTAACTGTCGCAATCTTCTTTGCAAACGGGAACATTCACGAATGTTATTGGTTCGCATGTGGTTTTGATGACCGCATGAATACCATGATTCCAGGAAGTGCTACACAGAAACTTCCAAGTAGTGGATATGATATGCCAGTGCCAGTTACTGACTATGACCGTAACACAATTCAAACTCAGCTAGACGAGAAGTACGTTAACGTACCGTTAGTAGCAGGTTTAACAAAACAAAACCTTTTGTACGATGAGCAGAAAGGTGTACCGAACCGTAGTAGTACTCGTCAAACTACCAGTACAGTTTATGGTTTGGCTTCTCCACGTGGAAATAACTTTATCATCGATGATGGATATACTGATGCTGAATTAACTGCACCAAATTGGGATGATGATCCAGATGGTTATCAGAACACACAAGTTAATAACCCAGCAAACGATACTACAGTAGGTTTACGTAAGAATGAAGGTATTGTCCTTCGTACCAGAAGTGGTGCACAATTCTTACTTTCCGAAAGTGATGGTAATGTTTTCATTATTAACCGCGATGGTACTGCAAGGATTGAAATGACCGCTGATGGTCAAATTACTGCACACTCTGATAAAAGTATTACAATCAGAACAGAAGAAGATTTCAACCTATCTGTTAAACAGGATATGAATATTGAAATCGGTCGCAATCTTAATGTTCACGCACAAGGCGACACAAAATTAAACCTAGTAGGTAAATTAGACGCACTAATTGGAAACCAAGTTGTTATTAATACAGGTGCTGATTTACGTTTGGTAGCTGCATCAAGTATTCGTGTACAATCCGGTAGTAGTACTAACATTACTTCTGGTGAGAACACTGCAATTAAAACCGGAACAACTTTAGATGTAACTGCACCAGATTCTATTAATCTTAGTGGTGGTGGTACAAACTTCAATATCGCCGGAGTTGTGGAAAGTAGTTCACAAATTAATGCACCTGACTTTGTAACACCTAATGTTGGTCTAACAAGTCACATTCACTTACACGCTGCATTTGCAAGTCCTACCAATCACAGTAATGAGATGGCAGCACCAATTCAAGGCGGCACGAGCGGTAATTCGAAAGCTGCGGCGGCTCCACAGCCAGCCAATGATGTTGCACCAGAAACACCAAAAGCTGAAGCACAGAATTCAGTACAGCACATTAACAGTACTTCAGAAGTAAGTCAAGTTCTTACTCAAGATTTAGTAGTTACTGATGGATCTGACGGTTCTAGTACATACACTACTACATATGAAAGTTTGCAGTTATTCATGCCTTGTACTGGAACAATTCGACAATTCGGATTTTGGGGTAAAGGTGTTCCAACAGAATCGGGTTCTACCACAAATAGAAATGGATGGATTATCCAATGTAAAGGTGATGTTGTTGCACCTGAAGGTGGATTAGTTACAAAAATGGGAAATGGTGGTGTTATAATTACACACCCAATTGGATACAAGTCGGTGTTTTATGATATTGCTGTTAGTGTTAATAATAAAGATACTGTCACGAAAGGGCAGAAAATAGGAACATCGAACGGAGTATTCAGTTACGAAATTCGTTTAGTTTCCGCAAACATTTATGGATTCTCAGGAACAGTTGATCCTGGATTATTCTTCAAGACTGTTACCGGAAAAGGTAGCGATTGTGCAAATAAGAGTTTAACTGCTGGTAAAGCATCTAATCCGAACGCTACTGCATCTACTGGTTATTCACCAGATAGTACTGACTTGGTAGTAATTACTACGGTAAACAGTATTGGTTCAACTTATGCACAGCGTGGTTCTTTACACGTTCCACAACGAACGACTAAGAAAAAATCTGGTGGTGGTGGTAGTTCATCTGCACCTGCCGAAGATTTATCTAATTTAGATAAAACTGCTATCGATTGGAAAATTGTTCCAAGTGATGGAAAGTTGATGGAAGAAGTGAAAGAGTTCGAAGGTACAATTCAGTATCAGACAGCCGTTGGGTATTACCGTAATGGTAAATTCTGGATTTATAAAGACAGTCTAGGTTATCCGACAATTGGTTACGGACACTTAATTACCGCTAGTGATAACTTTGCTGGTGGTATTAATGAGGTACAAGCTGATGAATTACTAATGAAAGACTTAGTAAGAACTGTCAATGATGCTAAAGGAATTTATGCACAATATAAGATGAAAACTCCATATATTGTACAGATAGTTCTAACTGAAATGGTATTCCAGATGGGTAAAGGTGGTGTTCTTAAATTCAAGAATACACTTCAAGCTATGGCAAATGGTGATTATAAAGCTGCTGCTGCTGGTATTCGAAATTCTGCATGGTACAGACAAACAACTCGTAGGGCAGAAGTTATGGCACGTAGATTAGAGGCTGCTCAATAAATACCTATACTGATTATTTTCAGGAGGTAATTATATGAGTAATTGGGTTTTAACTAGTCAAGATGCTAAGCTATTAAATGACATTAAACTTTTCGAAGGTACTATTGCATATCAAACTAAGGTTGGATATTTCAAGAATGGAAAGTTTAATGTTTACAAAGATAGTTTAGGTTATCCGACAATTGGTTACGGTCACCTAGTACTTTCAAACGAAAACTTTGCACAAGGTTTAACTGAAAGTCAAGCTAATGACCTGCTAGCTAAAGATTTAGCTGCAAAAGTTTCAGACGCAAAATCGATTTATGAACAATATGGTATGAAAGGTAATATTGAATTACAGAAAGTTTTAACTCAAATGGTATTCCAGATGGGTAAAGGCAAAGTTCTACAATTCAAGAATACATTATCCTGTATGGCTCGTGGTGATTACAAAGGTGCTGCATCTGGAATGCGTAATTCTGCTTGGTATAAACAAGCAACTTCACGTGCTGAATCTTTAGCACGTATTGTTGAATCGCTATAAGGGAAAAATAATGGCAATTATATTCAAAGGATTTTCTTCTCCTATTGTGGGAAGGACAAAAGTACTATACGACGTTGATTTAGTTAAACAGGATTTAATTAATCATTTTAATACTCGTAAGGGTGAAAGAGTGATGGATGTGGATTATGGTTTTATCGGATGGGATTTACTATTCGAATTAGATAGACCTGGTAATGCACAATTACTGGAAGCAGATTGCAGAAATATAGTGTCGCAAGATCCTAGATTACAGTTGCTATCTATTACAGTTTCCAGCGTTGAATACGGTTACCAAATCAGCTTAGTACTTAACTATGTACAGTTAGAGACGGTAGAGGAATTATCGTTGGTGTTCGATAATCGTTCACAACAACGTATGGCATTTGTTAATGCCGCATAAGTCAAAGGCATCTTTCGAGATGCCTTTTCTTTTGGATAAATATTTCTATATTATTATATGAGGTGTATAAAAACATGGCACAACAAAAAAGACAATCTAATTTGTATGCTGCTGAAGATTGGACGCAAGTTTATGAAAGCTTTGCACAAATAAATCTTCAAGCTTATGATTTCGATACCATCCGTGAAAGTATGATTAACTATTTGCGTTTGACATATCCTGATTCATTCAATGACTGGATTGAAAACGATGAGTTCATTTTTATTCTAGATACAATTGCATTAATTGGTCAGAACTTAGCGTTCCGTATGGATATGAACAGTAGAGAAAACTTTCTGGATACTGCCGAACGTCGAGCTTCAGTACTTAAATTAGCAAAAATGATCTCTTATGCACCAAAACGTGCATATCCTGGACGTGGACTTGCGAAAGTAATGACCGTTAAAACAAACCAGGACATTAAGAACAGTTTCGGTTCTTCATTACGTAACCAAATTATTCGCTGGAATGACCCAAGCGATCCTAACTGGTATGAAAACTTCATTCTTGTAATGAACAGTGCTTTTGTGGATACGAACCAGTTTGGTGATCCAATTAAAAAAGTTATCGCCAATGGCGTAACTAATCAACTATACCAAATGAACACTATTCCAATGTCTGCTCCAAATATTCCATTCACTGCGAATATTAATGGTGAATCAATGACATTCGAAGTAGTCAACCCTGATATTACCAGTACAGGTACAGCACAAGAGCGTCATCCACAGCCACAAGAACAAAAACATATCATCTATCGTAACGATGGTAATGGATTCGAGTCTCCATATACTGGATTCTTTGTTTATTTCAAACAAGGTAACTTGTCATTCACTGATTATGACTATGAACAACGTATCGAAAACAGAACTCAAGATTTAGATACCAATAATATCAATGAAATTGACGTTTGGGTACAGGAAATTACCGAAGACGGTTTAGTACGTACTAAATGGACTCGTGTGCCAGCAATTGAATCAATTTCATATAACTCAGTAGACCGTAAACAGAAAAGTATCTTCTCTGTAACTACTCGTGATAATGACCAGATTACAATTAAGTTTCCTGACGCAAGAAGTGGTCAAGTTCCACGTGGATCTTATCGTTTCTGGTATCGTGTATCAAATGGTGAGACTTATACGATTAAAACTACTGATATTCAGAACAAACCTGTACAATATACTTACAGAACTAATACTCAGTCAGAATACGAAAGCAGTACTCTAGATATGCAGTTCAGTTTGCAATTCCAGTCATCATTAGCACAATCTAAAGAGACAATGGAGCAAATTAAAGAACGTGCACCACAACTGTACTACACACAGAACCGTTTTGTTAACGGAGAAGATTATAATATTGCACCTTTGATGTTGGGTAACACTGTTTTAAAGGCTAAGGCAATTAATAGGATTTATTCTGGTCAATCACGCTTTATTGACATTAACGACCCGACCGGAAAGTACCAAAACACTGATGTATTCACCGATGATGGGGCAATTTACCGCGATGAAGTAAATGCAAGCAATTCGCTTCTACTTCCAAGTACAAAATCGAATGCAGCAATCGTTGTTGACGAAATTCAACCATTAATTTCGGATAATGCAGTAATTCAGCTTTATCAGGACTTCGAAGCTAACACGGTAAAGGTTTCTACTAATCAACAATGGAGTCCAGAGTTTAATTCGAACTATACTTCTAACACTTATGGACGTTTAATGTCTGCTAATGCTAATGTGGTATATGATATTGGTACAATTATCAATTTCCCAACCGCTTCCGGTACAGATGTATGGACTTCAGTAGTAGACGTGGTTGGTGATGATTATATGGTTCTATCTGTACCAATTACAGCTAAGCAGCTATGTACTGAATACATCAAACCATTCCGTGTTAAATTCTCAAACGTAGAAGTGCAGACTATTGCAGCTATGTTAGATAAAAAGACCGATTTCGTCATGATTTATGTTCCTAACACATTATCATGGGTTCCAATTCAAGGTACATACACTGGAAGTACAGTTCAGTATGAGAATTCTGCCTATCCAATTCTAATCAGCATCTCGTATACGGCTGAATCATGGGAATTCGTTTCCAATGGTGTAAATTACGTATTCGTTGGTGGAGATAAGGTACGATTCTACTTTGTTAGTACAGAAAATATCACTGATATTAGTACCGGTACAGTTCAATCGGATAAAATTGAGGTACTGTCTAATAACACCAACTTCTCGAACAACAATGGTTACTCAACTGATGAATCTTTCCAGATTATAAAAACGGTTAATCAGGAAAATGGATATATTGATGGTTCTCGTGTAATTGTGACCAGTTCACAGCGTGATAGTAATGGTATTCCACTAAATCCAAACCAGTTCAGAACGGTAGTTCCTTCATTAACAGGTGAAGAAAAGACTAAGTACGAGCAGTGGTTAGTTTTTCAAGAAAACTCAGACTTTACTATTGATTTAGTTGATCCAACTGGTGGAAATTTTACTTTATTGGATTCAACTTGGAACTATACACTAGCTCAAGTTAATGCTGAGACTGTTGCATACCGTAAAGCTGCACTATTACGTAATGTTGAGATGCGAAGTACGAGTATTACTAATCTTTATAATCGTGGCTCCGGCTTTGTTATTGGATTTGAGTATAATGGAACTGATTATTTCGTAAAACAGACTGTTGGAAATAATAATGACCGTTTAAACAACTTCCTATCTAATATGACTCTTTCGACTGACGGTAATCCATTGACACCTGAACAGGCGTTTGTCCGTGCAATTGAAAATATGAGCGTTGAAACAGCATCTGAAGCAACTAAACTTGATTATTATGGTTATATTAACGTAAGTACTGACTATTTCATCAAGAAAGATGCTCGTGTAGGAATTAATTATCATTGGAAGCACTATGCACCTGATGATAACCGCATCGACCCAAGTAAAACCAACTTGATTGATATGTATGTTCTAACGAACTCATATAAGACAGCAGTTGATATTTGGTTGAAGCAGAATGATGGTTCAGAATTCCCTAAACCACCTACAAGTTCAGAGCTAAATGAAATGTTTACTGAAGTTAACAACAAGATTGTTATCAGTGACAGTACAATTTGGCACAGTGCAACGTACTTGAAACTATTTGGTGATTCTGCTGACGCAGATTATCGTGCGGATTTCAAAGTTATTAAACTACCCAACTCAACTTTGAGTGATGATGAGATTCGTCAGAAGGTAATTTCACTAACTAATGACTTCTTCAGTGTAGATAATTGGGATTTCGGTGAAAGCTTCTATTATACAGAACTAGCAACGTACATTCACATTAATTTGAGTACTGAAATAGCTTCAGTGGTTATTGTTCCACAAAACACAAACTCTAAGTTTGGTGAGTTATTCGAGATTCCATGTGAATCGAATCAGTTATTCGTGAGTACCGCAACCGTTGATAATGTTATCATCGTTAACTCTCTAGCGAAAAGTAATATTAACATCGGACGTTAATACTAAGGGCATCTTTGTGATGCCCTTTCTACTTCTATAAATAAAACAAATGAGAGAAAGAATTTTTTATTGGAGAATATAATGGCGAACGGATTTAAATTTCAGCCTTCAAAAGTGTCAGAAGCTGTTAATCAGAAGTTGTTCATAAAGAGATTACCAGAGTGGATGCAAAGTCTAGAACAGATTCAAATGTTCAGTAATGACATTATCCAGCAATGGTTTAATCCAGCAGATGAAGAAATCGTAGACGGTTATATCGGTGATCGCGGGTCACCTGCGGCTTCAGGAAAGATCTTTTTGAATGAACTTGATGCTAAGCGTCAAGAATATCAGTTAAGTACTGCATATGTTTCACATAACTCAGATACAAGCGTTCGTTCTCTCCAGTTTTATCCTGATTTAGTTGGTTACTTGGAGCATTACGGTGCATTAACTGAGAACCAAGCACGTCTATTGAGTGGTAAGTTCTATTCATGGACACCACCAATCAACCCTAACAAACTACAAAACTATAGCTCATATCTTTGGGATACAGAAAACGAATATGGTATTTCTCCAGACTATATCGTAATGGAACGTGGTGCATTAAATGGTAACACTTGGTCATTACAGAACTTCTGGTACACCGTAGGTCAATCTCTACCTGACGGTACTGTTATTACTGAACAAAGTGCACAAGGTACTCGGTTCAAACGTGCACAAGCACCAATCATCGAATATAATAAAAATATCGAATTGATGAACTACGGTACAACGTTTCGTGGTGTAGTGGACTATCTATCGGATTCTGTAAAACCAGAAGATATTGTTCAGAAAAATGTGAGCAACAACGTTCGCGTGGATGGTCATATTCTACAAGCGGGTGACCGTATTCTATTCACGAGTATTGGTAACCCAGGCGAGAATAACCGTATCTATAAAGTATACATCAAGCAAATGGCTGATGGTACACGCGTATACGGCCTTGTTCTTGACGAAGATGAAGAAACTACTGAACGTCCTACTGGCGAACCATTAACTGGTGACGTTGTGCTAATTCGTTCTGGTGATACCTATGAAAATACTTCAGTGTATTGGAATGGTCGTGCCTGGACTACTGCACAGAGCAAGAGTGGTATTAACACATTCCCAATCTTCCAACTATATGACAAGAACGGAATTAAACTAGATAACAGTACTGTTTACCCAAGCAGCACGTTTTCTGGTTCAAGCCTATTCGGTTTGAAAATTAACTTCAACTACGGTTTGGATAAGATTTATGGTAAGCACGTAGAACTAAGTTCTTACAATTACTATGTCTTTGAAAACTTCCTACAGACTTCTCGTTATAATTATAACAAAGCTGGTGCGATTACTGAAATCCCAGGCTTGTATTTCTATAATGTAATTGATGCTAACGGTCAGAATCTAAAATCTGATTGGGTAAGAAGTGAAGATGAATCTAAGCAATACGTTCGTCAAGTTCCAGAAGTTACTAAAACTTCTATGTACCGTGTGTTTAATACCGTTTCAGAAATGAACTTATTTAAATCACCAATTGAGAACATGTTTGCTTACGTTGTTGAAAATGATACAACCTATAAGTATTACAAACCTAGTAACAGTACTTTCCTTCGCTGGAACGCAATTACTACCGTAGCAGTACAATCAGACCGCTTTGAACATACTTATGAGCTAGCTCAGAAGATTAATCCAACCGATTCTAAAGAAAGCTTGGAAGTATTCTTTAACGGTACAAAGACTTTTGATTACACTACTACTCTTAATTCAGATGGTAATGTTCAAAGCATTACTATGGCAGAAGATGTAACAATCAACGAAGACAGCATTATTGAGATTGTAACCTACAGTCCAACTAAGGTTCCTGATGAATCACTAGGTGTATACCAGATTCCAATTAACCTACAGAACAACCCATACAACGAATTTGTTGATTATATCCATCAAGGTGAATATACTCCACACTTCCTAGATATTATCGGTAAGAATATCACCGAAGGTTCTGTAAATGATTTAAACAACTATGAAATTCGTTTAGAGCAAGGTTTAGTAGACAACTCTGTTGGTACTAAGATCATCCAAAACGAAACATCTCTACTACCATTGATGCTTCATAGTGCAAATGAAAACTTAGATCTATTCTCTGCAATTATCTTTACGCAGTACGAATATTTCCGTTTCAAAAACAAATTCACAACTCAAATGATGAACATGTACCAAAAAGATTCAGCAGGCTTCATGGCTGAAAGTGCATCGAACATTGTTGATTTGATTTTTAGTGCAATTAATGTGGGTAAAGATAACAACTTCCCATTTGCACTTGATAATGTTGGTACAAATACAACAACATCAAAGACATTTATTCCAACTACACCACAGTTCTTAGGTATTCTTAAAGCTTACTCTCCAGAGAAAGCAACTTACCTACACGTTGGACGTGATATTGGTTGCTATAACATCGACCATATGGGAGTTGCAAGCAAGGCATATCGCGTTGTAAACGGTGTTGATTTGATGGATGATGTAATTTATGAATTAGAAAATCGTATTTTCAATAGCATTGACAACACATTTAAGACTGTTGACTATGTTCCTGCTATGACTACTGATTTCCTAAGACCAACTCCGTACTTCAACAATACTGAGTATACTCTAGACGAGTATATCCAACTTGAACTACGTGGTTACATTAACTTTATTGCAACTAACGGTATCGAGAACGGTACTCATGACTACGATCAAAGTAACTGGATGACTTGGAACTATACTGGTACTACTTATGTCGTCGATGGTAATCCAACTAATATTCCAGCACGTGGTTCATGGAGAGCAATCTATACTGATATGTACGGTACGTACCGTCCAGATACCCATCCGTGGGAAATGTTTGGATTTACCCAACGTCCAGATTGGTTTAACCAAGAATACGAACCAACTAAAGTTCGTCTAGGCAATGATGCATCAGAATATGTGTACGTTTACACTGCGTATGTTACTAATGAAAATGGTGACCTAGTTCCTAGTGGACTATGGGATACTACTTCAGCTAAAGGTGACGCAAGTACTGGTACAATTCTACATGGTGCTCGTGCGGGTCAATACGATCAATACAAACGCTTTGGTAAACAACCGTTTGAACTAGTAAGTACTGGTAATTTTGCATCTGATGGTGAAGAAATCTTCGAACTAAATCTAATTGCTCCTGAAGTTTTGGGATTGGTTAGTGGTGCATTATCACATATATCTGAACCTTGGGCTTATGGTGACATGGGCGATATGGAATTCACCTATATGAACACGCCTATGTACGCATATGATCGTGTTATGGCTCTATTACGTGCTAAACCAGGACAGTTCGCAAACTATTTCTATGATACAAAGGGCAGTACTGTTCAGGATATTAAGAACGATGGTTCACAATTCCTATACGGTGAAACTAACAAACGTCTAAACTTTGATTCAAGTACAATCGTACACGGTGAAAACAAGCAACGTATATTAGGATACCAGACTTGGGTAAGCGATTACTTGATTTACCAAAATAAGAACGTAACAACTAACTACGGTGACATTCTTCGTTCTTCAGTAATCAATGTTGGTCATCGCATCGGTGGATTTACTAAGAGTGATCAGCTAACTTTCAGTTCTGATTCATTCGGTTTAGTTTCTCAAGAGAATCAACATATCGGTTTAGTAAAAAGTTCTGCATTCCGTGATGAAGTTCTAAGTGCTGTCAAGATTCAATGGACAGGAAATGGTTTCTCTATCAGTGGATATGACCTAGTTGGTGCAAAACTAAAATATAAACTTCCTAATAAAACTGGTCGTCGTGTGTCGATTACAGTAGGGAAGCGTTCTGTAGTTCATTATAACGAGTACCTTAATCAGTACGGTGAATATGAATATGGAACATTACTAAAAACTTTCCAAGAAGTGTATACATTCCTTTGTGCATACGGTGAATACCTAGAAGAATCCGGTTGGATCTTTGAAGATGTGTCTGAAGATGGAGTAACACAGGATTGGTCAGTAATTGGTAAGGACTTTATTAGCTGGAGTGCAACATCTCCTGTAGTTGGTGAGTATATTTCGGTATCTCCAAGTACTAAGAATGCAAAATTCGGTACTACCTTCGGTTCAGTCCAATCAGTAACACAATTTAATGGTGGTGTTTGGTCATTACTTGATGACACTAACACTGGTATTCGTCCATATGAGATTGATACTTCACGTATTGGTAACGTATTCAGCGTTCGTTTAGTTGATGATTCTGAAAAGAACATGTCACTAATTCGTGTAAGTGTAGTAGCATATGAACACGCAGTTGTTTTCGATGACACAACTATTTTCGGTAATAGCATCTATATTCCTAAGTACGGCGTCGTGCACGAAATGCTTAAGATGTATGGTTATATTACTGGTTCATGGAATGGTCGTCTAGAAGCGAAAGGCTTTATTATCCTAGAAGCTGGTACAATGCCAGATTTCGAAAAAGTAGTTGACGATTTCAGAAGTTATTACGATATTGATCATCCAGTGGATAACGTTACTCTACGTAACTTGGCTCGTCACTTAATCGGATTCCAGACTCGCGATTATATCTCTCAGATGATTACAAGTGATACATCACAAATCGATTTCTATCGTGGCTTCATCCGTGATAAAGGTACTAATCAAGTGTTCGAACGCGTCCTACGTGTTTCTAAGTCTTACAACACTGATAACTACAAAGCATTACAGGAATGGGCATTTAAAATTGGTGAATATGGTAACATATATGGTAAGAAACACCTACAGTTCCAACTAATCAATAATGAGTTCGCACAAGAACCACAACTATTCAGCTTCAGCGATACTGCGACACAAGACAGCACTGGAAATGATATTGTGTACTTCGGCTCACAGGGTGTAGATTCTCGCTGGATTACTCGTCCAAAAGGAACATTTGCATTCCCTACCAGAACTGGTAAGAGTGAAGCAATTCATCTACCAGATATTGGACCAGTGACCTTAGATGAAGTTTCTTACAGCACTCGCGACTTTGACACCGCATATTCTGACCGATTATCTTATATCAGCAATACTGGCAATACTCCTACTTCGGTATGGGTGCTACGCGATATGGATAACAACTGGAATATCTTTGAGTTAGAGAACACTGGTATTACACTATCAAGCATTACTCCAGTTGTTGTAGATGATACTTACCCTGGAAATCACTGTACTTTAACATTAAGTGCAGCACATGGAATGGAAGATGGAGATTACTTCTTCTTCGTTGACCCATCTGAATATATGCCTGACCTTCTAAAGAAAGAAACTCAGTACTTTACCACTGGCGACAGTGCGACAAGCTTTGTTATTCCTTTAGATGTAACGAATACCATTACATTCTCTGATAATAACCCTGTACTATATCGTTATGTTAACCGTTTCAGCACTGCTCAGAAACAAGAATACATCGATAAGAAGTACTCTTATGCAGCACCTGAAACAACATTGTTTGTTCGTCCAACTACATATAACTCAGAAACTAACGTAACTGAACTTTATATGAACGTGTACGACCCAATCAACGGCGTAATTCCAGGTACAATCATGGCTGACATTTCATATGTAAGTCCAGTTGACCCAGCGAAGTACAACAGCGATCAAGAAACAATTCAGGCGTGGGGTTCAGAAAAAGTCGGAATGGTTTGGTGGAATACAACTAACGCATTCTTCATGGACTATACCCGTCCTTTATATGATGAAGACGGTAATGTAGACGAAACGAAAACTACAGAGTATAAGCGTTACAATTGGGGTAAACTACTACCAAACTCAGAAATCAACGTTTATGAGTGGGTGGCATCACCAGTTCTACCTTATCAATGGGATAAGTACTGTACCGACCAGGCTAAATTGAATAAAGATAGCACTGCGTGGGTTCCAAGTGGGGAAGCTATTGAGGATTATTTCTCAGAGTTTCAGGAATACGATGTAAGTACTAATAGTTACAAGACTGTATATTATTTTTGGGTTAAAAACGCAATTTACGTTCCAAAAGTTAAAAACAGAAACAAACCTTGTAATGAACTAGCAAGAACTATTCAAGACCCATCTTTACTTAACGCTCCTTGGTTCGCACCAATAAGTACAGATTCATTTATCATCAGTGGACTTCAACAAGAAATTACCGATGATAAGAGTGTTCTTTCCATCACATATCAAAATGATGCAACTGAAGTAGTTAAACACGAACAGTTCCAACTTTGTCGTGAAGGTCAGGATTATAACTTTAACCCTGTTATTTGGGATTCTATGTGGAATTCGTTAATGTCTCAAGAAACTCTACCTGACGGAAAAGTATCTGAGTTGCATTACCCAACTAACAAAACCGGTATATTGCCTACTGAAACTTGGTTTGAAGATGTGATTGAAGCACGTCGCAACTTTGTGTCAGCAGCGAACGAAATATACAAAACAATCAACGTTACGACAAACTCTGTTGTAATGGATGGTGTGTTTAACGTTAAGACTGTTGAAGATAACCCAAATCTAATCAGTTTTAAAGTATTAAACTACAATAACGAATTAGTAATCAATCCAGCACAAGATGTGTTCGCTGAGAATGATGCTGTACTTGTAAACACTACTGGTACACTACCTTCTCCTTTGGATTCCACGACCGTGTACTTTGTGCACTTCGATGAGAATAACTATATTCGTTTAATGAACTCTCCAAGTACTAGCGGTTCTACCGTTTACATTACTCTTGAAGATAAAGGTGAAGGTCAACATAAGATGATTAAACAGTCTGATTATATTGAATCACTAGGTACTTCATTGGATATGTCTCAGTACTGGACACTAGCTGACTGGTATGATGTTGGTTACGATGAAAATACTTCTTACACTGATGAGACTAGTATTGACGTCGCAAATCAGAAGAATTATCAAGAAGGTGATGTTATCAGAATTACTGATGCTGACGGTGTATGGACATTGTATGTTAAGACTCTATCACGTAATGTTGTTATCTGGCAAGCGATTGCAAGAGAGAATAGTACTGTTGCACTTAATAATCAATTGTTCTATGGATACGAGCAGTATAATGCTGATGGTTCATTAAGTAATGTCGAAACTAACGTTCGTAAAGCACTAGCTTTACTTAAGAATTCATTTGACACTACACAAAGTCGTTTAGTATTCGAAATGGTAAAATATGTTCACACAGAACAAACAGTTGTTGATTGGGTATTCAAAACTTCGTATATCTACGTTATCGGCTTAGAGCAATCTCTAACACAGAGTGCAAATAGCGTTAACTTGATTGAACAAATCGTAGAGTACTTCGAAGAAGTTAAACCGTACAGAACGAAAATTCGTTCTCAGATTGAACAGAAAACTTCAAACACCGATGAAATGACGGGCATTTCTAATGACCTAGATCCTAACGGATACGTCTTTGTAAATGGTGCTTGGGTTAAAACTGAAGATGATATTTGGGATCATGAATATGCTCAGTACAATACAACAACATCCAAGTGGGAAATCGTAGGTTCACTGCCTGCTGGATTTAAATCTCCTTCTCGTGCATTCCAAGAATCATACGAGATGTTAGTATACGATAACTTCCAGTGTACACCAGATGAAGATTTGGGTACTGTACTAGATCTTGAAAAAGTTAATAGCTCTTTCATGACAAATACAAACGATATTCTACCAGTTGGAAGCCATTATAAGCTACAACGTTATTCATTCACATATCCAGTGATTGATACAGCTTCTATCAATAATAATGTTCTTATTGGTATTAGTGCTCTTTATTCTGATATTGACACAACACTTTCATTACAGGATGCAATTAAAGCTCAGTTACAAAGCTACAAAGACGATGTAGAAAAATCAGATAAGTTCATCGCTGATTTGGAAACAGTGTCTAGCAGCGTAATAAGTTCTAACCCATCTGTTAAAGTGGCTAATGAGTACAATCAGTACAATACATTAGCGAACAGAAGAAGACTATACACCTCATTAAGCAATAGCTCAATTTCTCAGGAAGTTGGTTGTCCGTTTAAGGGGAGAGTGTTAACAGACAACTTGAATACACGCTTACCATTTGGTTATGCGGCGTCAAACAACGAAACTTACGGCTATACAATGTATAGTAGAGAGTTGTATGATAAGTTTGTTGCTCTTACAAAAGAGGCGAACCCAACGTTCACCACCGATGAAATCAACGATTACCTAGTGTATGAGTACGGTTTATATCCTTGGATGTACGATATGGACGATGTTAATGACTCTGGAAATCATACAGGTAAGAACTATCTAGATGCACTATATGTACTAACAGCAATGAGAAATACATATAATCCAGATAATGATGACCAGTTCGAGATTGCAAGACAAATTCTTAAAACTCCAACGATTGATATGTACTGTATGGTAATGATTCCACGTAAATTGGTCAAAATCAAAGATGTTAACACCGATCAATATCTATCAGTACCGATGGATGTAAGTTTAGATACTTTCATGGAAGATGCTCTTATTGTGAATAACGATGTAGTTGCAATGGAAGACTTCAACTTAGATGACATTGAGTTAGATATTAATAACCCACTATATGATGAAATTCAAGATGTGATCACTGTAAGTTCTAAGATGTACTTGAATGATGCTAACGCATTTGACAGTTCAGGTTTAGAATCACAGACTAAAGATATTGTATATTCAGCTTCTGGTGATGTTAGTACTACAAAAGACCCTGTGTTTATTGATGTATCTGACATTAACCCATTAGGGAATGATGCAGCACAAATGAGATTCACCGTAAGTGGATATGGTTATGAAACTGCTGGAAACACACAGCTTAAATCTCAAGGTAACTTCCAGATTGAGGGTTATGTAGTTCAAAACCCATACAATACTAAAGAAGCTATCGTAAGTATCCCACGTTATGATCAAGCAATTGAATACATGCAACGGGATTTGATTTCTAGAAGTACTATTCGCTATTCTTACAAGATTAAAGATATTATCAACACATCAGGTACTATCAGTCTTGTTCAGGATAACGATTTTAAAGTAGGTGAAAAAGTTATGGTCTTCACTCCAGAAGCTGAAGATTATGATGTTCTAATGCAAGATAACACGTGGAAGACAATTCTACCTGTTGCAAACATTAAAACAGGCTCACGCCCACGTATTTTCACTGTTTCATCTGTATCTGGTAACAGAATTCGCCTTGGTGGATTGAACTTTAGCAATACATATGACAGTAGTTCAGATACGTTAATGAACACATCACCAACTTCTATTAACATTGTTCGTATTACATCATTCGCTGATGCAGAATTCCTAAACGGAGCTGTACCAATGTATACAAATGATCGTTCTTACCGAGTAAGTATTCTTGATTATGACATGTTCTATGATAGAATGATTAAAAGTGAAACGTATTCTGATACATACTTAGATGATGATTATGACGCGATTTATGTTTCTAATGAAATTGTAGAGATTGACGGTAATGAAGTTGACCACGGATATTACCAACCAGTATACGGAAAAGGTGTACTAAGTGAACTAGTTCGTACTAAAATGGATGACAGTTTGCAAATCTTCGTTTACGAATATGCAGATATTAATCCGGTACTGAACGGTGCTACTTGGTCTTATACCGGAACTGTAGTTGATGGTGTTTATGTAAGTGACCATGACGCAACACTAGTAGTAGCAATTTCTGATTCTATACAACATATGGGATACGTAGCAACTCCAACTAAGGTTGAAAGTACTACTATTAAGGATGGGGTATTAAGTTCTGCAAGTTCTGTTAAGTCAGACTTGATTTCAGTTAATAATGAAATTGTTCAGATTCGTGGTGCGGGTAACATGCTAAGAGGTATTTTCGGAACCTGTGAAGAAGATTACAAATCAGGAACTTCATATACTAAGCTAGGAGTTATTCTAGGAAGTGAGGATGAATTGGAAGTGTACACCACCAATTACCCAAGCATTCCATTGAGTACCTTTAGTTCAGGATTGAAGGTGAATGGTTCAGTAGTTGGAGAACTAATCAAATAACAAAAAAGGGAGCCAATGGCTCCCTTTTCTTTTTATACTAGTTTAATTTCACCGTCGATTACATCAAAGTTAGCAACGCCACCTTTACGTAGAGAACCGATTAGAATCTCTTTCGATAGTGGAACGCGAATCTTATCATTGATGATACGTTTCATTGGACGAGCACCCATTCCTGGAGTTACACCCTTCTTAGCCAATTCTTCTTTCGCTGCGTCAGATAGTACTACACTAACACCGCGACCATCTAGATCGGACTGTAGTTCTGCGATGAACTTGTCAACAACACTGATAATAACATCATGACCTAGTTCATTGAACTTGATCACACTGTCAATACGGTTGATGAACTCTGGTGGTAGATGTTTCTTAATTGCAGAATCCATACCATCATCGCCAGATGACTTCATACCCATTGATAGTACCGCAGAATCACGAGCACCTAAGTTAGTAGTCATAATGATAGTCACGTTGTCGAAATAAACGGTCTTACCATGTGAACCCGTTAAACGTCCTTCGTCCATAACCTGTAGGAAAGTTAGAAGTACTTTACGGTCTGCTTTCTCGATTTCATCAAGAAGAAGAATACAGTTAGGATGTTGTTCAACTTTATCTAGTAGAAGTCCGTTACCTGAATCATGACCTACATAACCTGGAGGTGAACCGATTAGTTTAGATACGTTGTGCTCTTGAGCAAACTCTGACATATCGAAGCGAACGATTTCCTGACCCATTGCATCAGCTAGTGCTTTACTGATTTCGGTTTTACCTGTACCGGATGGTCCAACAAACATGAACGCACCTTGGATGGTATTTTTACCGCGTAAACCTGCACGAGCAACCATCACGTTTTCTACTAACTTCTCAACCGCTTGGTCTTGACCGAATACACGGCTACGAAGATTATCAGCAAGATTTAACATGCGATCACTTTCTTCACACGCTACGATCTCTAGTGGAATGTTAGCTACACGAGATACTTCGTTAACAATGTCAGAACGTTCAATTACATCTGAAGGTTCAGCTTTGTTACGGTTACGTGCACCAGCAGCATCTAGTAGATCAATTGCTTTATCTGGAAAACGTTTGTTCTGTAGATACTTACCAGATAGTTCTAAGATTGCATCAATTGCATCAGCAGAGAATACAGCACTGTGGAACTTTTCATATGTTTCTTTAACGCCGTTTAGAATCTGACGAGTTTCATCTAAAGTTGGTTCAAGAATATCTACTTTCATGAAACGACGCTGTAATGCTGCATCTTTTTCAATATGTTTACGATATTCATCGTAAGTTGTTGCACCGATAACACGGATTTCACCACGAGATAATGCTGGTTTTAACATGTTGCTCATGTCCAAAGAACCTGAACCACTTGAACCTGCACCCATGATTGTGTGAATTTCATCAATGAATAGAATGACGTTTTCACGTTCTTTCAATTCAGTAAGTAGCATATCAACACGTTCTTCAAACTCACCACGATACTTAGTACCAGCAGTGAATGCACCCATGTTCAAAGAAAGAATTTCAACATCTTTCATTTCTTCTGGAACATCACCGTTTGCGATTTTTAATGCAAGACCATCTACGATTTGAGTTTTACCAACACCTGGTTCACCGACTAGAGCACCATTCTTCTTAGTCTTACGAGAAAGAATCTGGATTAGATCTGCTAGTTCAGTTTCACGACCGATTAGTGGATCTAGTTTACCAGCAGATGCCATTTCAGTTAGATTGGTTGTGTAGTTTTCGATTGTACGTTTTGGATCAACTTTAACATTTACTCCACCACGTTTGTTTGCTGCTGCTTCTGCTTTAGTTGGAACTTCGTCAGAAGTACTGCTACGCAAATCAACATCGTAGTTAATGCTGTTGATATAGTTCTGTAGTTCACGTGCAACTGCTGTGCGGCTTAGATCAAGTTCTTCTAGTGCAGCGTCAAGTGCAGTATGTGGGAAAGACAGACATTCAAAAAGAATGAAAAACGCTTGGATAGTATAATCGTTTTCTTTAAGTTGTTCGATTACTGACTTTTTACGTAGTTCTACCATTACTTTAGTAACAATAGAAGATACTGGAGTCATATCTTTAGCAAGCTGTTCTTCAACTGAATACGGAAGTGCTGGGGTATTGAACTTCTCAAGATAATCAGTGATACGTGCTTTTAGTTTTTTGGCATTAATATCGTTGACGCTTAGAAATTCAACAATGCTTGGAATATCAAGAGCAATAACTGCTAAGTGGTCGATGGTCAACATATTATGACCCATGTCACGTGCTAGTTGCTCACCCTTTTGGAAAAAATCGTCGAAACTATAGCTCATCGTGCTCTCCTTCGTTAAAATTTTATTCTGCACTTACATATTATAGCACAAAAGTTGAATCTGTTCCAAAAATAAATACAATATAGATTTCTTTTTTGGAGATAAAAAAATGTCTTATAGAATGTGGAAAAAAGGTCGTACAAACGATTACAAGTTCATTGACAATGCGATTGGTGAACAATACAACATTGGTGGGGTTGATATGTGGCTCTATACATATCAGGGTCCAAAAGGCAATGAAGGAAGTACTGATTCGACGCTACCAGATTACAGCACAGGTAATGGCACTTTGTCAAGCTTAGGTGATTACGTTTTTGGCGAAACCACACAACGCTCATACAACGTACAGGCTATCACACTTCCTGCTGTTTATCAAGTACAAGAAGCAACTCCTGACCTAAAAATTCCAGGGCTATTCTTTAACTTCGACACAATGGACATTACTGTGCATTACAACACAATGATGCAACGTGTAGGAAGAAAGATTATCGCTGGTGATGTAATAGAATTACCTAACTTACGCGACTTCGATGTTATCGGTCGTGACACTGGTTTAAACCGTTTCTACGTAGTACAGGACGCTTTCAGGACGTCTGAAGGTTATTCCGCTACATGGCAACACCATATTTTTAAACTTCGTGTGAAGCCTCTGACGGACTCTCCTGAGTTCTCAGATATTACAGATCAAGATAGTAATGCTTTTCCTGATGACCCGAATGATCCAAATAATGGAAATGGTAATGGTAGTCTAGGAAATAGTTCTGCTGGAACTGAGCTTGATATTATGAATCGTATCATACAACAAGCAGATTCAGAAGTACCATATATTCACTGGACTAACGAACACATTTACAATGATATTTCAGATATTAGTGAATTGTCAAGATATATCATCAGTGGTTACGATTTCCCTGTTAATCCTTCGAAGAACATGTTTTTCATAAAGAACACACTACCAGTACTTTATGAGAAAGATGCTGATTCAAACTGGACAATTGTACAAACATCATACGGTGCAAAACTACCACGTAAAGCTGAAGATTTTTCATTCTTCTTTGTGGAAGATGCGGCAAGCGTATCTGGTTATACATTATATCAGTACTACCTAAGTGATAAAAAATGGCTAAACTGTTTATTACCGTTTACTGAGGAAGACACTGTACCAGAAGATGCAGAAGACTTCTACTGTTATTATCATAAACCTCAACTTTATCAGGTTGAAGATGATGGAGTAACATGGGTAATTCCACCGGATTCACATAGTAATGTTCCGTTTACTACAAAAGATATTGCGGCAAACCGTACAAACCATGATGACATGCGTCCGGCGATCCCACCCACACAAACTTCTGAAAACTCTGGTGACCAGTTCCCTAGTGACCCTTCAGATGGTGAGTACTTTTATCGTACTGACTATGTACCACAGACATTATGGAAGTTCAATTCAGAAACTTCTTCGTGGTCACAATTCAACTACGGTGGTCGTTTACCGTGGACAGGTGCAAATCTAGAACAAACTGCGTTCATCAATAGTCCAGATAGAGTATCTATCCAGGATGTTGTTAAACCTAACATCATTTATAAAAAATAAGGCTCATAATGAAATTAAATTATTACTACGACGGCCAATTTCGCCGTCTATTAAAACATCTTATCAGAGTCTTTGGTGAATTTCAAGTGAAAAATGGCGTTGATGACAACGGAAACCAGAAATATAAAGTTGTTCCTGCTCGATATGCAGATATTTCTCGCTTAGCAGCAAACATCATTTCAGGAAACTCTGAGAACGTTATGCCTTCTGCACCATTAATTACATTGAACGTTGGTAATTTGAAATTAGATCGTCAGGGGATTCGTTCTCCTGCATCTCATACGATGGTTATGGGAACTAACAAATCACCTGCTCCTAATGAATATACCAAAGATCTTGATAAGCAATACCAAATAACCAGATATAACCCTACACCGTGGATTCTAACGTTTAATGTTAACATCTGGACTACGAACTTAACTAACAAAATGGAATTGTTTGAACAGATTGCTACATTGTTCAATCCATCAATTCAGCTTCAATTGTCAGATAATCCTATGGATTGGACAAGTGCAGTAGACATAGAACTTAAAGATTGCCAATTCAGCACTCGTGGATTCCCACAAGGTACTGAGAGTGATTTAGACATTATGGTACTAACCTTTGAATGTCCTATCTGGTTAAGTCTGCCAGCAAATGTTAAACAAGCAAAATTAATCCAACAGATTGTAACTAACATCAATACTGCCAAGGATGAACTTGAGATTGATTTGGAAAATTACACTGACACAATAACTGACGTGTATACACCTAAGAACATGTGCATTCTGGTTGACCGTGTAGAAAGTGCAAATGCCATTGAAACATATGAGGTCACTTTGGTAAGTTCTAGTTTAAATACTCTATCAACAAATGGAAAAATATATTCATGGGATAGGTATCTTGATTATCTTGATCCTGCTTATGCAGAGAAAGAGTTGTATTTGAAATTCCAACAAGGAATTGAAGAAGTCAACCCAATCAAAGGACATGTAATCAAGCGTAGTACTGAAGAACAACCAAACAAAATGGTAGTTCAGGTAGACACTTCACTATATGATGTAAAGTACACGATTAAAGGTTTTGTGTATGATGTTGGACAATTAGACGGTGCATTACCTGAAGATTGTTTTGTTAACATCTCAGAACACAATATCATTTTTAAAGGTACAACAATCAGGCCAAATGAGTTATTCACAGTTAAGAATCATGACGTTCAGATTGTGGACGCGGCAACAATTGGTGGGTATGTTTATAATGGTGAGGATACACACTTCTACCGTTATAATGAAGTGTTTGGTTGGCACCAATCAGTACAGAACAAGTACCGTCAAGGATACTGGAGAATAGCATTTAAAAGTGCTTAAGGATAAATTATGACTAACGAAGCCGTGGGAGCTATTTTTCTGTCTAAGCGTACAGGACGTATGATGTTGAATTTGCGTTCTGACACAGTAACGTACCCTAATAATTGGGGCTTCGTTGGTGGTAAGATTGAGAATGGTGAAACGCCAATAGAAGCGTTGTACAGGGAGATATATGAAGAATTAGGTGAATCAATACCTAAAATTGAAGATATTATTCCGTTTGACGTTTTCTGTACAAAGAACGAAAAGTTCAGATATTACTCTTTTGTTGTTATTGTTCAGGATGAATTTATTCCTGACCTTAATGATGAAAGTGCTGGTTATTCCTGGGTTAAAATCGGGAACTGGCCTAAACCCCTTCATCCTGGAGCTAAAAGTACATTATACAATAATACTATTGTCAGCGACTTTAACTCTTTATGGGATTCAATAAAAAATGGCAGTCCGTTTAAAACGAATCTGCCATATATCTATTAATTATACCCCAACTGGTGGTATACCTGTCAATGTAAGCAACGCTGACCATTGTGTTAGCGTTGATTGCCCTGCATTCAAATCCGAAATTGTAGCATCAATTCTGAAACCTAAATGTTTAGAACTGTTTAATGAAGAAGTAACATATGAGTTATAATCAGCTTGTGTAGTTCCATTACCATTAGTTAGGCTGGCATCAACTCCATTAATCACGACTGCAACTGACCATGTTTGGTCTATACTGTCAATAGTATCAACAATCTGAGTAAGTGAAGAAATTTTACGTGGGTCTGGAATTTGACTTGCGGTAGCAACACCATTAGTAATTGTACCTTCATTATCGACATAGAATGAACCACGGATAATCCAATCACTGTAAACACTTGGGAACGGAACGACTTCACCAGTAGAATCAGTATTCACAGTTCTTCCCATAATTTTCAATTCATAGAAATAGTTCGATCCGAACTGCAAAACACTTTCCCCATTTTGGAAGGTTACCCATCCATCTGAATCAGTAATACTTGCTCCACCTAAGTTAAAGTAAGCAATCGTTTTTGTCGATGTATTTCTGGTGAATTCAATGTACTTCTTACCTGTATCGTAATTAATATCAAGCAATGACTCGTACTGTTTGTTTACTGGTCGAGTAGTTTGAATTTCACGCCACTCTTTATTCTTCATTAGTACTTTTAGTGAGTCACCATTATTAGTTAACACCATACGACCCATAATAGAGGTATCTCCATCTGGAACGGTGTTGAATAATGTGATCATTGGAATACTAGCCCAATCAAGTTCAGTATCAGGATTAGCTGGGTCTGGTTGCCTCGCTGAATCTTTTAGTGAAATTAGCAATTCACCAGTGCCAGAAGAATTCTTATACCAGATTTGACCTGGAACAGAACCACTTGGTCGTGTTTGACCAGCAAAGTTTTCTGCTAGCCATAATGCGTTTTCATTCCATGCCTGACCATAACCTACTTTATCACGACCGACCAAGTTGATCGGTACTGGATTACCATTAGGCTGATTCGGACCAAGAATTACGTTATTAGGAATGGTAGCATAAATCTTACCATTACTACGTTTAATTGTATATTGAATCATTTATTTTCCCTTATTGTAACTGTACTCGCACAGTATACTTTACTTGAAGAACACGGTTAGCACTCTTTTCAACTGGATGGAAAATAATATGTGATAATGCTAAACCTGAATCACCATCAGTGTAAAGACCTAGTTCATCAAATACGTAGTTACCATTCATATCAGTAGTAGAACTTACGTTCTGATCTGATGGCTCACCTAATCCCAATGTACATAGACATACAATGTCGGTATATACTTGTCCTGGAATGTGAACAGTACTAATATTGTTGTATGCTGAATCTACACTTGCGTTTACATTAGCATTAATTTTTTTAGCATAAGTTTCTGAATATAATCCACCGAACGAGCTAATGCGTGGAGTCTTATAGGTTACGCGACCAGTACTTAAAACAACAGTACCGCCATTACCAAACCGCATTTCAGAGATTGCACCTAAGCTAACACCTGTTGAATTAGTTGAACCCGCTAATGCATATGCAATTGCTTGACTCATATTCTCAGGGTGGATTGCGTTTGATTTATCTACCACAATAGATACGTTATCAGGATCAGTAATATCGGTAATTAATACGTGTCCTTTAACAAATAGTCTTGGTAGTTCTGTATTGTTCATTTCTAATCCCTTAGTAATTTATTTGAATTTCTTCTAACTTACCGGCTAAGGTCTTTTGAAGTTCAGTCGGTTGAGTACTAATGTAATCACGCTGAACACCTACCCGCAAGTAAGTGAAATTACCTACTACGTTTTCAGCAAAGGTTCCAGTAACTCCATGCATATAGATGGTTTTTTCTGAATTTGGATTGAAGATGATAGTATCGGTAAATTCCATATAAAAATTGCAACTTTCTTCGAATTTAATTGGGAACCAATCTGATTCGGTTGGATTGCTTGCTAGTGTTGCTTGGACATAAATTCGTCCAATGAAGTTGCGTAATGTAAAAGCAAGGGTATGTAATCCTGTAGTACTGCCATAGTAACCACCAGCAGCTAGCGGTAGTGAAACTTCGTTCCAGTGATAGTCCTCATTAGTCGTATACCATGAATCGGTATCTTGATAATCAAGATACTCACCATCTTTACTTTTTCTTCTGAAAAGAAAATTTTTAGATCTTAAAGCCATTTTATCAGTCCTCTGTATTTGAACTTTTACTTATTTATAGTACAGCGATTGATAAAATACTGGATAAATATTGATAATATGACATAACATAAAAGGAATGAATTATGACAATTTCATTTAATAATGGGTCTTCTTCATCTTCGTGCCATTCATGTGGTATTAAAGGTCTGGTAATTAATAACGCCGGACACTTAATCGTAACATATGATGATGGATTAATTCAAGATTTAGGTTTAGTGGTTGGTGCTGACGGTACTAATTTCTATCCTAATGAAATGGGTTTCATTGTCCCAGGTTCTGATTTTGATCTAGATAAGCCTCAAGGCTGGACGTACTTGAGTTTAGTACAGCCAGTAACTTTATATTTCAAAACAAATGCCGCAAACGAATCAACATCAACATGGGTTTCGGCTCCATTTGGTCAAGGTCAAACTGGTGCAACTGGTAAACCATTCGAAATCGATTCAAAAGGTACTACCCTTCCTACATTAAATTTAACTGATGGTTATACTTTCTATAACACGACTGACGGTAAAATTTATATCTATGATTTAGATACACTAGCTTGGAAAGATTATCAGTTCCGTGGAGAACAAGGTCTTCAAGGTCAATTTATTATCAATTCACAAGGAATAGACTTCCCTGAAATTGCAAATTTAACACCTGGATATACCTTCTATGCCACTGATACTGGATACTTATACTACGTTATTCAAGATTCCAATGGTCAAAAATCATGGAGTCAGGGTATTCTATTCCGTGGTAAAGAGGGTGATAAAGGTGACAAGGGTGATCAGGGCGATCCGGGTTCAGATTCAAATAATATCTATGCAATCAAAAATTCAATTGATAATTCGTTTGAAAATGCATTACTAGTTATTGGTAAAGTCCCTGCTGGATATTTGGTAACAAGAATTGAAGTTACGATAATTGGTGCATATGATTATCCGGTTACTGATTTGGAAGTTCGCTTCGGCGGCACGGCTCAATCTGAAATCGATGGTACTATCATTGCTCCAGCCGATTATTTTGACATTAATAGTGCACGTAAGTACATCGTAGATGAAATCAATCATGATGTTAGTGATAAAGAAGAAATTTTGTCTTGCATCTTCAATGAATCTGTTAATAACAGTGCAGTTGGTTCAATGACAATCGTTTGTACCATTGCTAAACAACTTGATATTACACCAATCGAAGATCATATCTAATTATAGGGGAACTATCAGTTCCCCTTTTCTATTGCTAAAATAAATACAATAACAAACATTCTAAGGAGAACGTATCGATGGCAGTTTTTTCTAATTTAGAAGGAACCATGAAAAAGTCTTTTATCCTTGGTAAGAACGGTGCGAAGCTATCTGTAGCTAATAACGTATTATCAGTTCATAATTATCAAGGTACTAGTCTTATCCCTATCAGTGCTGGTGAACCAGTTGACGATACTCACCTTGTAACTCTAACTTACTTTAAATCTCACTCAGGTGGTGGTTCAGGTAATGCTTTACGCGGTCGTGATGACCCAGCAATAAGTTTAGGTACAGATGGTGATGTATATTATAAAGTTGACGACACTAGCATCTTGCAAGTTTATATTAAAGATGATGGGATCTGGAAACCTTTCAATATTCAACCACAAACCGATTCACCATATGCTACTAGCAGTACTGTTAAACCATCAGACTTTGTAAAAGTTGGTGATGACTATACATATACATTACTTGCTTCTGAACATGGACGCGGATCTGATATTATTGTTCAGCTTCAAGATGGAAGTGGTGCCGTAACGGGTGCAGACGTTCAAGTTGATTCATCTGGTAATATTACTGTTACAGTTGATTCAATTCCACAAACAAATACTAATATCATAATCATTGGGGGAACAACCTTGTCAACACCATATAGTCAACTAATTAATAAATCAAATTGGGTCGCATCTGGTAGTGATTATACACTAACGATTACGCAGGCTACTCATGGTCAGGCACCTGGCTCAATTTTTATCGCAGTATATGAAAATACTGTTGATTCAGCAACAAGTACATCACCATATACAGTCGTAACGGTAGAAACTACTATCGATAGTACTGGTAATGTAACGCTAACAGCTTCAGCACCACTTAGTGGTAAAGTAGTTATTAGCGGTAAATAATATTAATCCAGAAGAATTGTTCTTCTGGATTTTTTTCGTTTAAACTGCACCAATATAAAGGGTGCTGGATAAATACATAAAATAATGATTGGGATAATAGTTTTTTCCAAATTCAATCCAACGGAGGGATTACATGTATTCTATAAAAACTGATCTTGGCGTATCTGGTAATTCAACAATCGAAAAAGATTTGTTGATTAAGGGTAGTGCGGTTATTGAGAAAGATCTTACCGTAAATGGGACTGTCAATTTCGCTAATGCAGTATTCACTCAGATCACTGTCACAGATGCAGCAAATCTTAAAGATGTAAACTCTACAGGCACTGCGGCATTAAATGACGTTTCTGCAACTGGTAACACAATCCTTGGTAATTCCGATACCAATTCTGTTACAGTTAATGCAACTAGTACATTTAATGCACCCGTCACTGTAAACAGTGATGCGTCTGTAAAAGGTAATACCATCTTAGGTGACGCTGCGACGGACACTTTAAAAGTTAATGCTGAATCAACTTTCGAAGCACCTGCTAATTTTAACGGCGACGTTATTGTTGGTGATGCTGTAAGTGATTCACTAACTGTAAATTCAACTGCGAATTTAAAAAATAATGTCAACATCGGGGAAGATGCGACTGACATTCTCGCTATTAAAAGCACAACTAACTTCGATAACAATGTAACTATTGGTGATGCGAAGACTGATGTTCTATCTATTAATAGCAAAACTGATATTAAAAATGATGTGGTTATTGGTGAAGATGCAACTGATACACTAACTATCAACAGTACTGTTGCTCTAGCTGGGGATATTACTTCTTCAGGAAATGCAACATTCGATGGAAATCTAATTGTAAGTGGTGACACCACCCTAGAGAAATTAACCGTAAACGGCGATGCGGCTCTAAATGGTTCTTTAACTATGGCTTCCGGCACTACTGCTTCTGTTGATAACCTAGTTATTAATGGTAATATAAGCGGTAACTTTACACTAGATAACGGAAATTTCAAAACATTAAATGTAACTGGTGTATCTACTCTTACTTCATTGACAGTTTCTGGCACTTCATCACTAGGTAACGTTAACTTAAATGGTAACATTTCTGGTACTTCAAGTTCTGCAACTTTCAAAACGTATAACGTTGCTGGTTCTGACGGAATCATTCAATTTAGTTATAGCGATCCAGCAAGACCAACTGATATTGTTTCTTCAATCGAACCATATCAAGTAAGTTCAAACAAATTCCAAGGTCAACTTGGTGATTTTGATCGTATCACTGTTGGTGATGTAACTTATAGCACCGCTGGCCTAACCGCAGCAGGTATTGCTAAAATTGATTACCTAGATATTGTTGGTAACTCAACAACTGGTACTGGTCGTTCACAATTAACCGTCACTGGTAAAACAACACTACATGATCTAGAAGTTCTTGGTTCTGTAACAGGTCTAACTGTAGATTTAACTGGTCAGGATATTAACCCTAACTCAGTAACTGCAACGGCTGCTGTTAAAGGTGCTACCTTAGAATCGACTGGTAATACTACTGTTGGTGGTAACTTATCAGTAATTGGACAAACAACTACTGTTAAAGATTTAGTAGTAACTGGCACAACTACTGGTGTAACTGTAACTGCAAATGTTGATGGACAAGATATTAAACCTAAAACTGTTGTCACTACTGGTGATACTTCTGTTGGTGGTGATCTTTCAGTAACTGGTGACTTTAAAACTGCACTAAAAGCAACTGGTGGTATTACAACAAACTCACTTTCTGTAAGTGGTTCTACGGTTTTAGCTGCTACTACTGTTAATAGCATGTTAACTGCAAATAGTCTATATAGTAAAACCACATTACAAGTAGATGGTAATACTACACTAGCTGGTAGTCTATCTACAAGTGGTAATGTAACAGTAACTGGACAAACAACTACCGTTAAAGATCTAGTGGTAACCGGAACAACAACTGGTGTAACCGTAACTGCAAACGTTGATGGTCAGGATATTAAACCAAATACCGTTGAAACTACTGCTGGTATTAAATCTGGTACTACAATCGAGGCTGTTGGTGCATTGTCTGCTGGTTCTATCTCTACTTCTGGTACATTATCAGGTGGAGCAACAACTGTAGGCTCATTGACTACTACCGGTAAAGTAACTGCTGCATCTTCTGATGTATCTGGTGCATTGTCTGCTGGTTCTATTACAACTTCAACTGTTGGTAATGGTTCAAACGCAGTTAACTTCACCTCTAATGTAACTATGGCTAAAGACCTAACAGTAACTGGTACTCTATCTGCTGGTAGTATTGATTTGAGTTCTTCAACTCTATCAGTAACTGGTGTTGATACTACTGGTGATGTTAACGTTGGTGGTAATTTAGTTGTATCTGGTTCATTCGACCTAAGTCAGTCTGATATATATGTTAATTCATTAACTTCAGCTAACGCAGTTGTTGTTTCAAGTACATCTGCTGAATCAAAACTACCTGTACTAACAAGTACAACATTGAAGTCTAGTACATTAAATGTTACTGGTGCTTCTGTATTAGCTGGTCTAACCGCAAGTACAATTACTGCTACTGGTAATTCAACACTTGCTGCTGTTTCTGCAACTACATTAACTACATCTAGTACTTCAACCTTTAATGGAAGTATTACCTCTGCAAATAGTACTGTTGCAATTGCGAAATCAACTGCAATTACTGGTGATTTGGCAGTATCGGGTACACTAACTGCTGGTGTTATTGATTTAAGTTCTACTGACGTAACTGTTAAATCATTAGTATCTAATGGTAATACACACGTTAAAGGTGATTTGGTTGTTGATGGTTCATTCGATCTAAGTGCAACTAATCTATCTGCTGCAAGTCTTGCAAGTTCTGGTTCAACAACTGTTGGAACTTCATTGATTCTAACTGACGGTACTATTACTGGTGCTCCTAAAATTTCTGGAAATACAACAATTGGTGGTACTCTAGGTGTTACTGGTGCAACTTCACTATCTTCACTATCTACTTCTGGTAATACTACTTTAGGTGGTACTCTAGGTGTAACTGGTGCGATTTCTAAAGTTGGTGGTGGTAGCCTATCTGTTAGTTCTGCAACTGTGTTCTCAAGTGATGTTACTGTTAATGGTACGTTCACCCCAGCAGGTGGTTTAAACCTATCTGGTGCTGATCTTTCAGTAAATTCAGTTACTACTGCTGCTGCTGTTTCTGTTGGAACAACTTTAGGCGTAACTGGTGCAACTACTCTAGCTGGATTAACTGCTGCTAATACAACAGTTTCTGGAACACTAGATGTTTCTGGTAAATCTACTCTAGGTGTTCTTGCTGCTGGTGCAACTACATTGTCAAGCACTCTATCTGTTACAGGTAACACTACTGTAGGTGGTACTTTAACCGTTAATGGTGCAACTGCAACATTGAAAGCTACTTCAGCTACTACAATGACAGTAGGTACTGGTACTGTTGACTCAACCAAAGTTGTTAACGTGTTTGGTGATTCTGTACTAAATGGCAACTTAGATGTAACTGGTACAATTAACGCATCAATTAACTTAACTGGTCGTGACATTGCTCCACGTGGTATTACTGCTTCTGCTAATATTAGTGCTGCTGGTTCAATCACTGCGGGTACTTCTGTTACTGCTGCAACTGCTGTTATTGGTGCATCTGGAAGTACTAACAATAACCTACAGATTAATGGTAACGCTGTTACTACTGGTGATTTCACAGTAACTGGTAAGATTATTGGTACACTAGACCAAACAACCTCTGATTTAACTGTTAAGAGCATTACTACTTCAGGTCTTGCCAAAGTTGGTACAACTCTACAGGTTGTTGGAGCATCTACCTTAGCTGGTCTATCTGCAACTAACATTACTGCTAGCGGTACTTTAGGTGTAACTGGTTCAACTACTTTAGCTGGTGTAACTGCAACTAGTATTTCAAGTTCAGGTACTTTAGGTGTAACTGGTATTTCTACTTTAGGTGTACTAAACGCTGGTAATACTGCAATCACTGGTACTTTAAGTACTTCAGGACTTGCAACACTATCTTCAGCAAGCGTAACTGGTAATACTACTTTAGGTACTTCATCTTCTAACACTCTAACTGTTAATGCAACGTCTAACTTTGCAAACGCAGTAACTGTTAAAGATATTACTGTTACTGGTACATTGAATACTGATTTGTCTAACTTAGTAACCACTTCGTTCAAAACTGGTACTTACTATGTTAAACAACATGCTGCTGAAACTGTTAGTACTACTACTTGGACTCCAGATGGTACTTCTAACGTTTATAACTTAACTGTATCCTCAGATACTGCTGTTCAGCCAATTACTGGTGCAACTACTAAAGGTGCAGGTTCATGGTTCATTTACATAACCCAGGATAGTACTGGTGGACGTAATGTAACTTGGGATTCTTCATACAAGATCATCGGTGGTTCAGTGAACACTACTGCTGGTGCAGTAAGTATCTGCCAAGTAGTTTACTGTGGTATTGGTTCAACATTTGATGTGTTCATCGCACAACGCCCATAATAGGAGATAAAGGATGATTTACTTATCAGTAGTAAAAAATGATAGTGGTGATTGGGTAATTCTAAAAACCATCACGAACGTTATTAACGTTCGTGGTAACAAAACTGGAAACACTTACGGTGATATTTCAGCACTAAGTTTAGATGTTCGTCGTTCTGAAGGTTTTTGGACACAAAAAGACCTTTATGTTAATACTGGTGAATTCATGGTATTCAAAGAGAAGACAGTTGATTTCTCTGAACAGAATGCAGAAGTTACCAATACATACATATATGAGTTAATGCCTTTAGATGATATTCGAAACGACCTTTTAGGTCGTGTCGATTCTAAACGTGATGGTTTGTATTATGCTGGTTTTACTTTCCAAGACAAGCAATTTTATTCAGGTCTTGCAAACAGAAGTAATATTCAGCTAATGCTTTTGAATTCTATCGTTGATGAAGCAAATTTCCCAAGCGATTTAGTTTGGGATACTGTAGATGGTGAACAAATCCCAATGGATTTGGCTACCTTCAGAGCATTTGCTAAACAACTAGCAGACACTACACGTGAACTATTCATTACAGCACGTTCAATTAAAGCAGCAATTAATGCTGCGACGACTTATGAAGATTTACGTTCCGCAGCATCATGGAATGGTGAAGCACTATAAAAAAAAGCCGGTTTTACCGGCTTTTTTACGTCTAAAATATGGCTATTTTATTGATTTTCAAGGTAAATACTTTGTATATTAAAATAATATACATTTAACAATTCGTGAAAGGAAATATAATGTCAGATTTAAATAGCAACTTTCAAGTATCAGGCAATTTAACCATTAGTGGTATTATTCCTGATATTCAACTTAGTTCTGCTGAAAAGAATATCCTAATCAAAAAAGAAGATGGTTATTATGTCAGACAACCAGACGTAGTTTTACCAGATTTAAGTAGTTTCAAAACTAGCATCGATAATGCCGCTTCAATGGCATCAACTGCACTCGCTGCTTCATATACAGTAGAATCAATTGCCGATTTAAAAGCAGTTGAACCAACTACTTCTTCAATTACACATATTCGTGTCAAATCATATTTCAAAGATAAAAATGTCGGCGGTGGTTATTTCTACTTCGATTCTTCAGATCGTTCATCTGCAACTGATGGTAGTACTATTATAGTTACTGCTAAAGGTGCACGTTGGAAACGTATTATTGAAGACCAAAATCAATTAAACGTTACACACTTTGGTGCATTACCTGATGGTAAAACTGACTGTACTGATTCATGTCTTTCTATGCACAAATGGTCACAAAAGTACAATGCAAGACTTGGTATTCAATTCCCTGCGGGTACTTTTAAATTAAACGGGTTCGACCTAAGCGAAAGTTATGTTTCTACTTTCAGAATGGTTGGTGCGATGGTATCTTATGGTTATTTCCCAGCTACTACCTTAGTATCAGATAGAACTTCTGGTGCGATGGTTAAAGTTAAAGCTCGCTGGACTGAAGTTGCAAACTTATTCATCGAAGGCGAAACTGATATAGCTCAGAACACCAAAGGATTCTTTGAAAACACCTGCATCGAAGGTCAGTTTGTTAGAATGGGTAACCTACGTTTTAAAAACTTAGGTGGTTTAGCTATTAGTCTTATTGACACATTAGATACTAAAATTGATCAGTTCTATGCAAGTAACTGTTCAGGCGGTGTAATTCGTGCAACTTGGTCTGGTTCTAAAACGGGTTCGTGGGATCATACTACTGCATGTGAATTATCAAACTTCAACATTCAAAACTGTAAAAGTGATGTTCAGGTATTTGATATGCAACGCTGTACTCAATCATTCATCTACAATGGCTGGATTGAGAAAACTACTAATCCTGGAGATCTATCTAACGGCGGTTGGATTATCGATGGTCTAAGTATGGAAGATTGTTTAAATCCATTAAACATGACCTTCTGTAAATTTATCATGAAGCAAAAGAACTTCCAAGGTACATCTGCAATTACCACTACCGATGAAACTAAAACTCGCTGGTTGTCTATTTGGGAAGATGGTAGTACTGAAATGATGCATCATGGTTTCCGTGGTACTGGTTCAATGAACTATGGATTCTTAACTTCAGAAAGTCGTTTCTCTAATAACTCTGCAACCTCTGGTTGGGTAAAAGTTGGTACTGTATTTGTTCCTAATGATGGTGACACTATTAATATGCGTATAATTGGTTCACTAGGTTTCTCTTCTTCAATGAACACTTATGAAGTTGCAAATGGTCGTCATGGTAATGGTGAAGCTACTATCAGAATCCAGAAAAAATCAAGTGCAATTGGAATGACTTGGGAAGGTCAAGGTTCATGTGCTGTTCAGGATGTTATGTACGTTAGTACTAAAACTGAATGTACTGTGTATGTTAAACTTGGTCCATATGTAATGAACTCAGTCGCCATCATCGAAACATCTGCAAAAGACCGTTTTTATGCTGGTGTATGTTTCCGTTGGACGTTCGACGGTACTAAAATGGCAGAGGCTGATGTATTAGCAACTCCTGGTATTCTACAGGCATTAGGTCAAGCATCGTGGAGTGCTGGTAATAATGGTATAGTATTAAGTGCAGATGGTTCAATTGGTATTAAAACTCTACCAATCGAAAATAACCAACTACCACTTTATATTAATGGTGTGTTGTATAAAATCGCATTAACTAAATAAATTAAAGGCCAATCGCAAGATTGGCTTTTTTGTTTTAACCCCAATAAATACTTGATATAACCATTATATAAGGATATTTTAATGAGTGCAACAAGAATTAAAGGTGCTGAAGGTGTAATAATTGATAGTAATTACTACCTTGAACTACCTAAAGCACAGACAAAAACTACTACCTTCGCTGAACGTGCAGGTATGATCCGTTATAATACAGCATGGAAAGCATTTGAAGGTATTCTTGATTTTGATGATGGTACAGTAGAATACAGACGCTTTGCAAATCTAGATGCTAACGGACAACTATTAACATCACAACTACCAGATTCAATAACAAGTGGTATGGATTATATCGGTACTTATTCACCTATTTCAGATGATATTGATCCACCAATTGTAGCAGGTCAATATGACAAACTTCCTGCACCATCAACATCAAATTCAGGGGATTACTTTATTGTTCGTGGTGTTTATGATGCAGCACAAGCACATTATACTGCAAACACTCCAAGTACTTCACCCGTAATTTTCACCGCAACTAATCCAAGTTCAGCAGGAAACTGGATTGAGATTAAGTACTATTTCGATATCGATCCGGTTGAAACAAGCAAAAAGATTGTTGTTGCTGCATTCGCACGAATTATTACTTCTGCAATTCCATCATCTGGACATGAAGGATTAGTATCACTTTCCAGCGATACTGATTTAACGGATGTATTCACTTCAACTAATGATCGCTCAATTGAAAAAGCATTAACTGATGGTGATTGGATTATCAGTACTGGTGTTAAACAACAACGCCTACGTAGTTCTCGTGTAAGTATAAGTGCTGGAGCAGTTACTTTTGACCGCACACTTTCTACTGCAACCAATCGTGGCTTTACATCAAGCACAGGTACAGTACAAACCATCACTGATAGTCTTATCCAATTCGGTTTACGCCGCACTGGAGACGCTATGTACGACGATGGCGGTAAAGGTGCCGGACGGTTAGGGGTAACTTATGGTACTGCCACAGCCCCTGCTATTGCGTTTAACAATACTACATTTGACCCAACCTCTAATCCAGGAATTGATCCTACACTATGGTCAGATACTACAACTGGTATTTTCCATCCAGCTACTGGTAGCATTGGTTTAAGTGCTAGTGGAATAGAGCGTTTACGTATTTCTCCAACACAGATTATAACATATCCGGTAACTACTGCAACGGCAACAACACCGAATATTCTATTCTCAGCAACTGGTAATACTCAGCTTGGTCTTTTGACAACATCTAATACTATTAGATTTGTTAGTAATGGTGCGGTTAACGTTACCTTTGCACAAGGTCTAAGTACTTTTAGTGGTGATGTTTCCGTAACAGGTAACACGCAATTAGGTGATGCATCAACTGACACCGTTACTGTAACCGCATTAAGTAATTTCAATAATACAAGTAACAGTTTTGCTGGATTGCAGATGATATCTGGCTCAGTAATGACATTTAATGGTACAAACACTGCTTCAATTACCAAAGGTGCAACATCTTTGAATATTAATATGACTGCATATGATGATGTATCTATTATGGATGGAAGTACGCTACGTACTAAATTCAATAGGTATGGTATTCAGTTACCAGTTCTAAATCCAATTGATGATTCGGTTGGCGTTGATGGGATGATTGCATATAGTTCTTCAAGAAGTACTGTCATGCAGAAAACTGGTGGTAAGTGGGTTGTGGTAGGTTCTGGTGGTGGGGTAGCTACTACTTTCGCAGTATCAGATTGGGTCTTAAATGGTTCTAATTATAATTATACCATTACAAGTGCTAATATCCTAAACGTGACTGTTCAGGAATTAAGTGGTTCTAATTATAGTCCAGTTGAAGTTGATACTATCGTAATATCACCAACTAACGCAGTTCTATCAGTACCTGCAAGTCCAGATTTGAGATTTGCTGGTCGCGTAATTGTACAATACCAATAAAAAAAGGAGCCTTTGGCTCCTTTTCTTTTATACAGCCATTGGTGCTTTAATGGTTGCGTCTGGATTATAGTTCTCTAACCGGAATGAATCCATTGTGAACTTTTCAATATCATCAATTAAAGGATCAATCCATAGAGTAGGTAACTCTTTTGGAGTACGTTCTAATTGCTCTTTAACTTGGTCAACGTGGTTTTTATAGATGTGACAATCACCACCCATCCAAATAAACTCACCAACTCCCAATCCACAAACTTGTGCTAACATATGAGTTAGTAGTGAATATGATGCGATGTTAAATGGAACACCTAAGAATAAATCAGCAGAACGTTGATATAATGTACAAGATAGTTTTCCATCAACTACGAAGAATTGACTAAATGCATGACATGGTGGTAGAGTCATTTTATCAAGTTCTCCAACATTCCATGCAGTCATGATATGACGGCGACTGTCTGGATTATTTTTCAATCCATCAATTAGTACTTGTAACTGGTCAATAGTTCTTGAAAGTACAGAAACACCTTGATATGTATCTTGTGCAACTTCAACTTCGTAACCAGCTTTTTCATATTCAGCATAGCTTTCAAATGCAGGAACTACGATGTAGTCAACCCATTCACGCCATTGTTTACCATATACTGGACCCAATTCACCATCAGAATAACCTAATGCTACTCCCTGATTCTGGTAATTACCTGTCCAAATAGTTTTCTTTTCCCAATCACGTGTACCATGAAGTATTTCAGCTAAACGTCGTTCGTCATGTGAACCTTCAATAAACCACAATAGTTCAGATAGCATTGCTTTCCATGCTAAACGTTTGGTAGTTGTCGCTGGATAACCCGCGTTCAAATCAAACCGCATTGTTTGACCGATTAATTTGATAGTACCTGTACCAGTTCTGTCAGAACTCTCAGAACCTTCTTCAAGAACTTTCGCGTATAGATCGTGTAATTGCTGCATTTTCTTTCCTTAGATCATAAACTGTTTTATTCAACTCTTTAATTTTATTTTGGAATTGAATAATTATTTCTTCCATGTTGTATTGTATGCTAGACAACTCTCTGTCGTAGCGGTCTTCTGCCTCAGAATAACCATCTTTGTGAGAACGTTCGAGATCCTTTTCGTGGTTATATTCCAAATCGCCGATTTTTTTTTCGTAATCGACTACAGCTTCTTTATAACCTTCGTCGTAACCTTCAGAATGTCCTAATTCCCTTCCAGCTTCAACACCTTCTTCGTAACCATCTTCGTATGAATATTCCGACATATATCACTCAAATTTAGAGGCGAAGTTATCCATATGTTCTTGCGTTGCACGGCGAGTACCGATGCCCGTCCATTTACCATGTGGTTTAGGAACACTTTCAACTTCTATAAATTGTTTTGTTTGATTACAGTACTGATATACTTTGTTATCCATAATATCGTAGTGATAAATTTCTTTATCTTCGTTATCACGGTCTAGGTACATTTGAACCGCCCATGCAGTTCCGCCATCTAATTGTGAAGGAGATACTAATTCACCGATGGTATATACTCTTTCAGTACAATAAATTTGATAGCTATTCCTAGCTAGTAAATTGTATACATAACCGAATCTAGGAACGCTTCTTCCTAGTGTTCGATTAGCTAATTTTAATTGATCCTGCACTTCTTTACAGGTTAGTAATTCGTTTGGTAATTCAACAACAGTACTTTCATCAACATGTGCTTTATGAGCAGCAAAGGAAAAGTGTATTTCATCTTGACCATTCGCTGACGCCCACAAACCAAAAAGGCGGTCAGCTCCCGCTGCACCGCCACTGAAACATACGTTTTCGAATCCCATCAAAATGACAGCTAATTCATTACGTTGCATCTTTATCTTCTAATTTTGATAGTAAGTCTTTAATACTTTCGTCTTCTAATGAAAAGCTAGTTTCAAGAGCCGCTAAAATAACGGCTGCTGATTTAATCAATGATGAACGAAACTCATCAAACGATATATGCTTATCTGGTCTAGAAGCACTTTCAAATAAGTAGTATCCTGCTAGACCTGTCCAATCATTTTTCGTTTTAAGATGGTCTGCTAAAGTATTTGGGTTGCTCATTTGACGTAAGCGTTCTTCGATAATTAAAGAAATTATCTCATCCCTAGATACTTTTGGCATTTATTCACCTTTTCGTTCTTTTAGAACTTTCTTGACTAGTTCAACTGCTTTAGTTTGTGAAATACCTTCAGGTAGTTCAACGAAAACAGAAGTAGTATCACTTGATGCTGCTGGTAATGTACCTTCATATGGGCGAAGACTTGGATCTAGGCTATATGCACGGTCACGGTTTTCACGAGCTAATTGCTCGTATTTGTCAGCTTCTTCAAGTAGACGACCTACGATTGAGTTCTGTTCTGGATATTGATTAGCAGATTGCTCATAAGGATTGAATGACTTAACAGTACCGTCCTGAACAACCGAAGATTGATTGATTTCTTCGTTTAGAACATTAAGTGGGATTTTGTTATTTCCACCAACATGCATATCAACATCTAATGTGTTTTGTTTACGGATATAACCCATGCGGTGTAATACAGATAGCATATTACTACCTTCTAGAGTTCCGATTTTGTCCATTACATCCCATAGTTCGATAGAACTTTGACCGCGACCTAGAACTAGTTCAGCTACACGGTTAGAATAAACTTCCGGTAGTGAATCGCGATAAATCACCAAGCAATGCAATGGATCATTTTCAAGCTGACGCCATACTACGAAGACACGAGAGCCAGTACTGCGAATAACACCGCAGTGGCGAGTAATTCCGCTCATATTACTCTCCTTGTTCTGCTGAGTCAGCAGCTTTTTGTGCAGCTTCTTGTTCAGCAAGAATTGCAGCAGAGAAATCTTGGAAACGAGAAACGATTGGTGCAACTTCAGCTAGTTCTTTAACGTTAAAGATACCGCGTTCAATAGCTGCTTCCATGATTTTAGTTGCATTGACAATATCAATGTATTCTAGCTGTGGTCCAGCAACTTCGTTATTTTGTTCACTCATTATATACACTCCATGTATTTTTAATAATTATCTATATTATACCACAAAATTGTAGTACGTTTCAAAAAAATAAGGCCGTCATCCATAACGACCTCCTATTTATGTTTATCGATTTTCCGCTTCGTATTCGTAATGAACAGTAACACCGAATGGTGATTCTTTGCGTGGATTAGAGTGTACAATAAACAATGTATCACAATAATCAGGATCGCCCCATGAACCCCACGGTTCACCATCAGTAAACATAACTAACTGCTTAGGACAGTAATTCTGTTCTTTCATGAAATCCCAAACTGCCGTGAATAAAGTACCGCCACCGCCTTTTACTGGATATGAAAGAATTTGTTGTTCTTGACCATTAGTATAATCGTGTACTTCATAAACGTCCGTATCAAAGGTTAGAACCCTAATCTTAAATTGAGAGAACTGTTTAGTAATTCCGTATACTTCAGATAAGAAGTCTTTTAGCATCTCAGTACTAATACTTCCAGAAGCATCTAATGCAACGCAAATATCAATATCTTGATCTGGTTTTAGACCTGGGAATATTGGATAACCAAACCCAATTCCATTAGCCCACGAACGACGAGATGGCATCATATAACTAGTATCATTCTTAATTAGTGAACGAATAGTACGGTTTAGTTTAGAACGCCAATCAATTTTAGGTTCCTTGAACTCATCAATCATTGCACGGATTTCAGGTGGTGCACCTTTTGCCATTGCAGCGTTAATCATGGCATCTTTAAATGATTCCATAAATGATTCCAATTCTTCTTCTGAGAAGTTAGGAAGATCATCGTATTCTTCATCAGAATCTTCAGGGTTATCGGATTGTTGTGGAATATCATGCTGGTCTAATGTACCACCACCTTTACCACCACTACCGGAACCACCACCACCGCCATCACCATCTTCTACAAGTTTATTGTAGATTTCTTCTGCTGCCATTCCTTCATATTGTGGATCGTACAACCAGGTTGATTGAATCTCACCTAGATTTTTATCACGATTAATAATCTGGTTAATTGCAAAGTCTGCCGCACGGTTCCATTTATTACGATCACGAGTTCCTTTACGCAAGAAATGGTTATACGCACAGTGAAGAATTTCATGACATAATGCAGCGATTAGATTCTTTTGTGTTAGTCCATCAAGAGAATTCTTGATTTGTTCTTCAGTGATAGAATCAATTGCATCACGAAGTTGGTCTTCATATTCTTTACGAAGTGCTGGGTTTTCAATACCTGTAATGAACTCTGCATTATAATATAGATGCTTACCATCTACAGCTAGGGTTCTGCACCATGTATTGTTTTCAACTAGTTTAAGCTGTGCAGCAAGTACTCCGAAGAATGGACACGTCATGACCATTGCAGTACGTGCAACAATAATACGGTCAAGACAATCTTTAGATTTTGCAGCAGAAACTTGATACTTAGGTTTTTTGTTTGACATAACTTCCTCAAATCATAAAAGGGGCATAAGCCCCTTTATTAATTACTTCATTGAACGTGCTTTACGTAGTAGCTCACCATAATTTTTAACGAAGTCACGGAATACTGGAACTTCACTATAAGTGATGATTACGTTTGCATCAGTAATTGCACGAATAGCATGTACAATTAGTTCTTTTTGAGTTTCAGCAAAGTTGGTATCAATGAAAGTTAAGAAGTTGGAGCAATATGTACCCCACTGTTCAACTTCCAATTGTCCACGTTGACGGAAATCTGCTAGTTCAATAATTGCTTGGGTAAGACTCAATGTAATAAAGTAGTTTTTAGAAATTTCTTCTTTATGTTTACCGAAGCTAGTAATTGTCCCACTTAGAATATCACGTACTGATGGTAGGTCTGCCATTTGTTCAACATAAGTAGTGTATTCGATGCCTGCACGAGTACCAACGCGGCCTGCAACCATTGCTTTATATACTGGTGAAGAAATATCAGTACTTAGACGATGATCTTCAATATCAGCAACACGAGTCCATGAACGAGGTGAAGCACCACCTGCATGACTTGTATCTTTTGGACTTAAAGTGTTAAACCATTTTGCACCAGTTTCTTTGATGAATGCGATAGTGGTTGCATTCACACGATTAGGAATTGCAAAGTTTTCAATCCAATCGTTATAGTCTGGAATCATTTCAACGTGAGTCATGCGGTCACGTAGTGGAGTTGCAAGACTAAATGTTACACCACCATCAGTCTCACGGTTACCCGCTGCAAGAACTAGAGCTTTCTTTGGTAGTACTAGTTCACCAACACGGCGATCAAGAATTAGCTGATATGATGCGGCCTGTACAATTGGCATTGCCGAGTTGATTTCATCAAAGATGATAACCCCTTCCCAATCTTCAGGTAGTTGTAAAATCTGTGGAGAAGCCCAAACTACACCAACTTGTTCGGTATATCCTGGATTATCTGCAAGCTCAGATTCCATAATAACGCGACCATCTTTAGCAAAGTATGCTTTTACTGGAATTGGAATACCACGTAAATCTGATGGTTCAATTTGTGATAGACGGAAATCAATAAAGTTCATGTCTTGATCAAGTAGCAGACTATTAAATTTATCATAATCTGCCATTGTGACCATTGGGTCATCTTCGTTTTGTGCACGACGAAATAGTTGGTCTAATTTTTCTTGGCTTTTACTACGGAGAGGATAATGTGTATTCGCATATTGTAATGCTAGTGCGGATTTACCGATGCCTGGTGGACCCCAAATCATTAGACTGTCACCAATAGCGTCAGCGACGGCCATTGCTTCAAGTACTTGGGATGCTTTTAGATCATAGCTTAGGATATTTACAGGGGCTTTTGACTCACTCATACTTCAATCTTTACCTTTGTTATAATTAAAAAATAATCAGATCCATCTGACAAAAAGAAAGCACTGAATCATCAGTGCTTTGTTTTAGATTTCCATCATTTTCTTAGTGCTATTATACCATAAAAAATTTTAACGTTTCATAAAAATGTCGCAAACAGTTTGTTGAAATCATCACTACAAAAAGTAAGCTGTGCTATCACTAAATCGTCTGATAAGTACAAAGTATCTCCATCAACATAATATGGAGTGGTGCAAATACGGTCAAGTGAGGTAAAAACGTTCGAAGTTCGGTCATTTCGTTTTAAGGGAATCGCAAGAAACTCATATAACGAATTTTCTTCACATATTCTATATCCTAATTTACTCAACCTAAGACCACCACCAGTTCTGTAATTATCAAAAATAGATATTAGAATCATTCTGTCCGAGAAATCACAATCAAAATCATGAACTTCTCGGATTGAACCTAATACTTTATATTGAAACTCAGTACTGTTGGTTTTCGGTATCATAATTAGATTCCCACAAAACCTTTTTGTTGTGCATAAGAGTCTGCTTCAGCAGCACCGACTTCATAGTTCTGGACACCATCTTTATCAATATAAGGACCAAAACCTTCAGCACCATATTCTTCTTCTAGTTCTTCTTCAGAACCCTCAACACTATATTCATCATCAACTTCAGGTGAAGTTAATTCTTTCAAAGAATCAGAAATATTCTTCAAATCTGAAGTTAATGATTCCAAATCTTCGATTGAACCATCAGCAATTTGTCCTGATAATTCTTTTAGGGAGCCAATAATCTCTTTTAGTAATTCAGGAGCAGAAAGTTCAGATTCGACCTGAACTTCTTCTTCTGAATCATAAATGTCATCAATGGATTCCATTAGTTTTTTCATGTTACTCATTATAGACCTTCCATATACTTTTTATATTGGCTAGAAATAGATTCAAAGATAGAATCAACAGATTCGTCTTCTTCAGATTCGCCAACAAGTGGATTGTCACCTAATGCAGTACCAGGTTGTTTGTCTTTGTATGCATGACGAGAATTTACAATACCATCATCATCATAGAATTCAGGATCTGGACGATTTTCAGCGTCTTCTTGCATGGTACGTTTCCAATAGAATGCATTCCCTTTAGGAACAACGATGAAGTTATCACCTTCAAATCCATTGGTTTTTTCTTGACCGTCTTCAACACACTCAAATTCACTTCTGAATGGACCGAATTCTTGTGATTGGTCAGCTTCAGAGGCAACTGAATCTTCGTCTAGTGATAGGTCAGGGAGTAGGCTTTCAGCTACAGATTGGTCAGCGTCATCAACTTCTTCTTCAGAGTCAGCAATATCTTCTTCAAGTTCTTGACTTTCATGAATACCTGCTAATGAAGACATACGACCCATATCGAACTCGTCATCACCAGCAGAATCAAATTCATCTTCTGTTTCAAACTCGTCATCGCCGCCATCAAAAGATTGTACATCAGCAGCGGCGTCAATGTCAACTGAATCATCGCCAAAATCGGTCACAGAGCCAGCTAAATCGCTTACAGCAGAGCCGAGGTCATCAGCTCCAGCATCGCCCAAATCGTCAGCACTAGGTGCTAATTCAGGACTCATGATAGGTTGGGTTTCATCTTCACCGCCCATGCTATCAAAATTTAATGGAGCAATGGCAGGAACTGAAGTCATTCCACCCATTTGAGGCGAACCACGCTCCGCTTGCCCTGCTAGGGCAAGCATACGAGAAAGAGTATCAAGATCGCTAGATTCTAAACCTTGTACATCAATACGAACGGATGCCTCATTAATTGTTTTTTTCATAATAACTAATTCCTTTTATATTAATCTGTAGTATTTAATGAATTTAGAATCTCTGTTGCTTCACGTTGTTTACCAGCTAGAATAATATCTGCTGCTAGTAATGAAACTTCATCACCACGACTAAGAAGTACTACAATATTTCTTGCTAATGGAGATGCTTTAATTCTGTCAGCCAAACCTTGTAATCCAGATTCTTCAGAACCTTGTGGAGCACCGTTTTGTGCTGGTGGTTGTTGTCTACCCTGATCCGGTTGCGGTCTGTTTTGTTCTGTATCAGAACCTGCACCACCTACATTTACTTCAGGAGCCTCATCACTTTGGTCTTGAGTATCAGTATCACCTTGTTCAGCTTTACTAGACATGTCATCTAGTACTTTACGAGAAATATCAGAAGGAAGTAATTTTCCTGAATCGGAAATAAAACGACCATCACCTACATACTTATATGAAACACCTTTTTTAGACTTCCATTCAGTACCGATTTTAACAGTTTCAGTGGAGTTATGTTTCACAATAGCTGCTTGTGCTGCACGTTCTAATGGTGCGGCTGCTGATTGGTTGATTGGTTGTTTAGTTTCTGATGAGAACCAACGACCATTCTTTTTAAAGTACTTCTTACCTTTACCTGAAGTATATACATATCCATCAGGAACAACAGTACCTTTAGCACTATCTTGAGCTGGTGCATCTGAAGAATTAGATTCTTCACCGTTCTGTGCCATTTCTTGCTTAGCGTAATTTTTAATTCTATCCATATAAGCTTCAGGATATTCATTACCGTTCTGCAAATCTACAAATGCATCACCAACATAAGTAAGGGTGTTGCCTCTGTACTGAACAGTAGTTCCTACCGGAAAAACTTCATGAGGATTGTTGTTTAGCTTTTTAATATAATCTTTTGCTTCAGCATTGAGTTCTTCTAGATTATCATCTTTCTTTTTTACTCGGTCACCTTTATGGAACCAAGCACCTTTGCGATAAATGTAGTCACCCATTTTAAAGTAACTAGGAATCTCAGTACTGTTTTTGTCACCTAATTTTAGGTCAGAAAATTTATTATCTTCTGCTTCAAATAGATTTTTCACACGAGCATTAATACTTTCACTAAGAAGATTGCCGTTAATGGTAAAATTCCCACGGCCTACATAGGTATATGCAGTTTTATTAACTTTATATGATTTACCGATTTGTAATTCATTACTTGTGTTGTGTTCGTTAATTTGTTGTAGAGCAGACTTATTCATTTTGAAGTTATGTGTGCTTTCTACAATGTTTAAAGTAGAGCAGTTCATCCAAGAACCATCAAGGTACATATATTCTGTACCTTTATTTGATGTATAAACATAGTTATTTGGAATTGAAATGTTATTACCGTAGGATTTAAACATTATCTTCTCCTATTAAGAAATTAGTCGTAGTAGTTTTTCACGGTCTGCTGGACTTAACCCTGATAACTCACCTTTGAAACTATCATTACCAGCAGCAGGTGCAGGAGATGAATCGCCTTGACCTTGTTCCTGACCTTGACCCTGTTCTTGTCCTTGAGCTTGGCCTTGTTCCTGACCTTGTTGTTCAGGTTTATTTTCGTCTTCAGCATAATCAGTGTTTAGCTTTTGGACTGCTTTCATTAAAGCTGCACCAACATCTTTAGGAGTGAATGAACGACGTTCATTATTTCCTAAGAAAGAAACATCTAATTTGTTACCTTTGAAAAATGCAGCAACATCAGAAAACGAAACTGCTTGTGGGTGTGAACCATATTTACGTCCAATATAACGCTTAAAATCATTCCACAACTGGTTTGCCATTTGTCCGGTTTCTTGAGAACCTTGCTCAACTTGACCGGAACCAAAGAAACCTTTTACTTTGCCTTTCGCTGAGTCAATCGCTGATTGGCTACGGCTATAAGGACGCTCGTTTAATGGCTCTTGTTGTCCATCAAACATTTCTTCTAAAAGACTCATCGATTACCCCTTTTTACCAAAGCCAGCAGACATATATTCTGAGTACGGCTTTTTGTCTTTTTTATAACTGTCAATTGCATCTTTTACTGCGGTATCCGCACGACCTTGACCAGCAATTTCCTCAGCATTAACTTCAGGAACTTCTTTATATTCAGGATCTAGTAGGCGAGGCTCATAATCATCAAATTCAATATCATCTTCAGAATCAGCAATTTCTTCCTGATAAGGTTCTAAGTTGTTACGAACGTGAAGTAAACCTTCAGACCATTGTAAAAGACTTCCGATTTCAAATAATAGTACTTGTGGTTGAATCCCACGCTTACATTTAAAATCGAACATCCAAATTTCACCACAATCTAGATTATAGAAATCAATTGGGTTTGATTGGAAAATGGTTTTCTTTAAAGGACCAACTTCAAAAGCATCATATCGGTCTGTAAGTCGGGTTACGACTTTATGTAATTCTTCTGTGCTTGGCTCACAAGCAAATTTTACACGATACGAATATTCTGGAGTAAGTTCTGTTAATATTTTTTGTAATTTATTCATGTTAACTCCGAGTCACAGTAATTTAATTTATTTATTACGTTTCATTGATGCAAGTAGCTCGTTGCGTGATTTTACTGCAACAACCTTCTCACCTGGAATTGCGTTAGGGTCATTACTGTTTCCTAACGCTACTGGAGTCTTAGATTTCTGATTAAGTTCGATTTCCATCTTATCTTTCTTAATCTGCATATCAATTAGTTTAATATCAGAGTCGATGACTTTCGAGTGAGCATCAAGTGCAATTTTTAACATTGCGTTTGCTGCGTTAATCATTTCTGATGCGAATCGGTCTTCGCAATTGAATGCTCTATCAAAAATATCTTCGAACCGGTCTTCAGCTAACTTAGCTAATCTGTCTAAATGAGTTTTACGATGTGTAATATCGGGAATATCTTTAAGTTGTTCACGATATTCTTTTAACTGGTTCATTGAGCGGCGAGCTTCTTCAATGTCTTGTCCAGTAATTTCAGTACTTTCATCTTCATCATCTGAATATAGGTCACTTGCATCAGCACCATCTAGTAACTTCTGAATATCTTCAGAACTTGCTAGTCCTAGTGCTTCCTCTACACCACGTTTTACTTTCATATTAATTCTTCCTGTATAGTGATTTCTCAGTTATGATTTTAAACTCAATTTTATTCTGCTGACATAAAGCCATAGCTGCTGACCATTTTGCTTGATTAACAAGTACTGTGATCTTATCTTTGCGAGTTTTTGCAAACTGCATATAACATTGCTTTTCAGGTTTAATTTCTAGTAACTGAATTTTTTCGGCACCGCTCAATGGGTCAATGTATTTAACTAAAAAATCAGGCCAATAATTTTTAACCTTACCCTCTACAGGGCAGGTATATTGTATTGGAAAAGGTTCAACTGACCATTCCAGTACAGTAGGGTTCATATCAAGTGCAATCATCACATCTTTTTCCCACGAACTACGATAAATTGGTGGGTTAGATGATTGGTACTTTTTAATATTCTGGATAGAATATACACCCTGTGCTTGTTTTGTATTCTTTATTTTTGCTGGGTTAAACTTTTGCATTAAAAATCTCCTAAGATATTACCTAGACCAAATTTGGATGTTGCAGTACTGATTATACTTCCTAAGTTAAGAGCACTCGCACCTTTCGTTACAGCACTTCCTATATTTCGGATAGTATCTGGACTAATATTACCGTTCAGAATATCTCTTGCTGATGTAATAATGTCGTAGCCAGCAGTACCAGCCCTAATTATTTTACCAACAGTTAGAACACCAACGTTCTTATCATCCATTTGACCAAAGTACTTGAAGAATCCAGATTTACCTAAACCAGTAGTATCGGTAATTAAATTACCAATCCCAATTGTAGGTACACTGATTGAGTTATAACCATCCGGCCCTAAATGACCAATACCTTCATACTTCAATGAAATTGAAATAACACCAGGATCACCAGAGCTTTCCATTGATTTTGTTTCTAAGTTAATATCTTCAATAAAGACGTTAAACATGTTATGACAAGTATATGTATCATTGTCAATTTCATAGATGTTTATTTGTTTAAAGAAGTACTGCTTATCGGAGTTGCCGTTATTCATAACAGAACGACCCCAATTACCACCCATTGCTTCAAATTCCAATGGAGTACTTAGAACGTCATTTCTAAAAGATGCTGCACTTTTAACGAAGAAATCACCATAATAATATTTACGGTAAGCATCGATTAATAAAAAAGCAGCTCCATCTACAGTATCGTAGAAAGTCATATTTACTGGTTTGTAGTCCAACTTCCCAGCTTGTAAACGAGTACGGTTGTACTGGTTTAATTGTTCTACTGTAAATTGAGTACTAGGTAGATTCACATCTCTTACAAAACACGATACGTTTTTAACGTCAAATCCAGTATGAGTATCCGGTAATTGTGTTTCGATAAAGTTTTTAGCGAATGATGTTAGTACAAATTCAACAATAAAACTGTATTTTAATTTCGGCAGTACATAGTTTGAAAAACCACCTTCACCTGCTGAACTGAATACTCTTTGTGCAGCGTTATATTGTTCTAGTGGAGGATCTTTGATAATTGATGCGGAAGATACTACACTTCCAACAATATCAGTACTGACTGCCACTAGAGAATCTAAGAAAGCCATATATTATCCTTATAAACTTGTATTACCAAAAATCTTATCAACAATATCAAGTGCACTATTAGTCTTATCAGATAGCAATGAATTAATTCTGTCTGAGTACATTTCTTCAATCATATCATATTGAACACAGTTATCTGGTTTAATAGTTAATTTCATTGTTAAGTACTGAGATGAACCATAATCAAGGGAATCCCATGAAATATCGGTAATAATGCAACCATAGCAAACCCAACGGTCTAAAGTACTTAATGCGTTATAACCTTTACCACCAACGAAATCGTCAATAGCATTTACTAGTCCTGCGTTGTTTGTTACTGCTGTCGCCGCATCAACGGCTGTATCTCTAATTAGATTAGTAAGAGAATCATCAGGGTTTGCACCACCAGTAGTTTCAATCATCATTCGGAATTTGTATCCGGCGAATGGTTGTTCTGATTTTGCTGATATTCTGCGTTGGAAATCTAATTGTTTTTGAAGTTGGCGTATAATTGCTTTCGCTGCCTGGTTATCTACCGAATCACGAATAGTCAGGGTGATTGGTTTCCAATCCCAACGTCCTACATAAGAGGTATTTGTTGCGAACTGATATAATTGGTGAGTTTCGAAAGAAATGCTCGGACGGTCTACTGATTCAACTTCAAGTGCAATATGGTCTTTTTCATCTATGTCAATACCAAAATTATAAACGACCACGCGAAACTTGTGTTTCACTTTTGGCTGACTCATTGTTTTGTTTCGACCACTAGGTAAAGGAACGCCATATTTATCCATCATGCTTGCCATTACATTTTCCCCTATTTAATATGGTATGTATAATTATATTTAGCAATAAAAAAGCCCTGAACATGTCAGGGCGTTTATTTTTATTGACCTTGGTAGAAATTGGAATCTGGTAGAGTCTCGGAGTTGATTGCCGTTGGACTTGTACTAATAGAAATTGAATTCTTAGGAGTACCGTTACCTGCGACTTCATCACCTAGAGCTTGACCTTCTGGTCCAACTAGAACACAACCATCTGGTTGTAGTGACATAGTAATTACTTGTGCTTCTGAGCTGGAATAATCCCACTCACCGAAGTTTGAATCAGTAATAAAACATCCTTGGCAAATCCAAGTATGTAGTGTTCCTTCATAAAGGTTGGTTAAGTTTTCACTATTCGAGCCGTCAAGAGCCTGAATCCACATTTCGAATTTATACTGTGAAGCACTAGTACGAGATTCTTGTGAGTAGTAGTTGAATTCTTTACGCATTTGGTTCCAAATGGCTTTCAATGACATGTTGCCTACTGAGTCGCGGAATGCTACTTCAATTGTTGACCATGTATATTTGCCTTTGTAGTGTGCAGAACTGTTATAACTGTGAACAGTTATATTTTCGTGCTCCACATGAGGTGTACCAACAGTATTAGTGTCTAGTGTAATATAATTACCGTCTTCGGTATTACCGAAGCCGAAGAATACTACACGGAAACGATACTTTGGCTTAGGTTGCTTCATTGGTGCACGTGCTGCACCTGGAATTGGAGCACCATATTTATCCAGTAAATTTGCCATTATTGATCTCCTAAAATCTAAGGGAATAATCTTTAATGTATTTATAAACTTTCAGGGGTTGGAAGTGCATTAGTAATAAAAACAAAAAAAGGGAGCCAAAGGCTCCCTTAATATTATGAAGTTAAACTATTTTCCAAACGAATCGGAATATAGATGAAGTTGATTGAACGAGTCGGAACAAGTGCAATATCCATCCACAATTCATTTGCATCAATACGTGAAGTTGTGTTGTTTGATTCATCACAAACTACTAAGAAGTCGTAAAGACCATTTAGTTGTACAATTTCAGCTAGGAAGTTGTTAACAACTGAAGTGAATTCTTGACGAGTACTTGCAGTGTTTAGACGGAACAAGAACGGTTCAGCTAGTATTGATAGTTGAGTACGGATGTAAACAACAAGACGAGCAACGTTAACACGACTTAGTGCAGAACTATCATCAGCAGCTAGAGTTTTATCCCCATATACTAGAAGTCCACGGTTAGGACGCATTGCAATTGGGTTAATCTTGTTAACATACATTGTATCACGTTGACCCTGATTATATACTACTGGAGCATATTCACCTTCGTCATTGATATAACCAACTGAAGCAGCATTTGTAACAATACCACGTTGTGTACCTGCTGGTGGATACCAAACATAACTTACGCTATCGCTATAAGCATATGTACGCATCGCAACAGTACTTCCCGGAACTGCAACTTCAGAACCATCAACGTTAGTACCTAAACACCATCCCATATACTGTGCAGCATATGAATAAGCAGTTGTACGACCTACTTCACCATTACTTGCAGCGTTGTTTGCATTGGTCGCCCAAGCTTGAACATCTGTAGCAACAGGAGCTAAACGTGCTGGAACATCAGTTACGATGAATGCAGTTTCTTTACGGTCAGTGTTCAATGTTACTAGTTCATCTAGAAGTTCTACATATCCTGGAACACACATTAAGTTGAACTGGATACTTTCAGCACGAATATCTTCGTTACTTACTACTACTGATGCTAAAGCTTCAACGATAATTTTACGTTGTGCTTCACGTCCAAATAGACCAGAACCATCTAGGCCAACACCAGAAGCAACTGTCCATACGCCATTTTTCATTACTTTAACAACACCTTCAGTTGAACCTAAGTCCACTGCAAGCATACCATTTTGGTATAGTTCTGCACTTGGAACATCACCATTAGTGAAGTCTTCAAATACAAGACCGTTTAAAGTGCTTTGGTCAGTACTATCTAGTTTTAACCATGTACCTGAAACATTACGGTAGAATACATAACCATCAATACCCTGTGAAAGTGGTTGAACCCAAAAATCACGGTCTGCTGCTGGTTCGTCTAATTGAACGTACATGTTAGTACTTGCATCAATCAAATCCCAACTATCAGTTGAAACGTTAGCAACATATAGAACTACGTCCAACGAATCAGAGTTGCTGAAGTTGTACCAGTAAGTGCCTTCTGCTGCTTTAGCAGTTGGAGTACTTGGTGAAACACGAATGTTGTTTACGTTAACCAATGAATAGTTGCTGCTATCAACAGTTAGTTTAGAAAGTTCTGATGAACTGAATAGTTGTTGACCTGAATTAGTAGTAACGAAACTATAACCATTTTTATTACTTACAATTAGGGAACTAGTACCAGTGAAAGTAAATCCAGCATTGATTAGTTCAGCACTTTTGTTAAGGTTAGCAATAATAGTAGAAACATTAATAACTTCGCCAGTTTTAACAGCTACAACAGTTACTGATTTATTCAAGAACTTGAAAGTTAGTGAACCATTCGCAGTTGCTAATGCACCTGTTGATTGACCAGCAGGAACTGCACCCGCACTAATTGCTGCGATTGAACCAGCTTTAGTGTATAGTGAGAAGCTTTTACTGTCTTCGTCAAAAAGAGCACCGAAATATGTATTTCCGAAAGTACCGGATTTTGCTTCAATTTCGTAGAAGCTATTACCTGTCCAAACACTTACTTCAGACCAAACCGCAGTTAGGGAAGCATAACGTTTTAGTACAAAGCGAGTACCAAAATAGTTTGAACCATTTTTAGTATATCCATCACGAATCCAAATGTTACCGGTTAGGATACTAGAACCTGTAGGTACTTTGTTAATAGGTGATAGGTAAGTTTCAACCTGTACAAGACCAACTGCTTCATATTTGTACATAAGCATTTGTCCAGTACTTGGAATGTGGCGAACTAGTAAATCGTCTACGTTTAGACCAGTAGTGTCAACGTCTGCAATGTGTTCTTCGCTAACGATAGTAACAGGCTTAACCTGCCAATCGTAGAAACTTGTTGGGTTGTCAATCTTAGCAACATATGCTTCGATTTGTGATGATTTTGTGTCTAACCACAATGTGCCGTTAGATACCGGACCAGTTGGTGCAGTACCAGTTGGTGCCAATTGTGCTAAGTCAATATCTGCACGAACTACATAAGCACGGTTTGCAATACCCATGTAACTGTATAGTGCATGAAGACCGTATTCGTTTAGTTCGTCACCTTGAACTACTGAACCATTACTCGATTGGAAAATCGGTGATCCATATGTTTCAAGTGCGTTGCGTTGCGATGTAATTAGTTTAAGTGTACCTGCGTTAGCCTTAGTTGTACCAGTTGCAATTGAACTGCTTCCAGTAACTAGCTTATCTTGTGCAGTTGCAATAACAAACAAAGGCACTGTTCCGTTAGCACTTGTAGCACTAATGGTTTCATCGGTAACTGAAACACTAACACCAGGTGATTGTAAATTATCAGCCATTTAATCCTCCAAAAATCTTGGGTTTATTCGAATATTCGTATAATTATATTTATTGGAGGATGAACTGTAAGGTGTTTAAACGAGAATATACTTATATAACGCGTAGAATGTCATATGCCTGATTATATAGGTCATTTAGTGTTCCAGTATTCTCGACGATGTAGTCAGGATGATTGATACCTACCCAACCGTACTCTGAGCTATGAATGCCATCTAAGGAACGAGGAATAATTAAGTCCACATCAGCAGTATTTTTATGTAAATTATACTTGTATGCATCCCAATACCACTCAGGCAACTTACGCTGTACTTCAATAATGATACCATTCTGTTCACGAACTAATTTTACTTCATTAGGAAAACGACAATCAGTAATGATAATCTTATCACTGTCCATATTAAGAATGCGTTTTTCTAAACTGAACAACCAGATATTATCATGAAAATGCTTTCTAAGAACATCCGTACCCAAGTTCTGTAGTACCCAACGTGGAGTTACAGGACGACCCATTTTGTTAGTCCAGAATGCATCTTCTTGTTCACGGATAATACGAGATTCTTCGGTATTTCCTTCAAGCATTTCACGATCCCAACCGAATATAACACTTACTGCATCTTTTAATGATTCAGCAAACGATACTCGCTGGTATCCATTATCAATAAAAACTTTAGAGAATGTATCTTTTCCTGAACCAATGGTTCCGTTAATTGCAACTATTTTACGTTCCATGTATTTTCTTCCTTAAACGAAAAAAGGAAGAACCTTTTTAAGATTCTTCCAATAATTATCAAATATATTAGCCTATGATAAAGCCTAGTGGGTTACTACCATCTTCGTAACGGCGTAAGCGGTCACGTAATTCTTGTTGCATACGGATTGCGTTTGTTAGCAAATCTGCACCATCAAGAGAGAATGAACCTTGCGGCCCAGGTAGGGTTGCGAACTTCGAACGGTTACGGCCTAGAATCATCATCGCTTCAGATAAAGCCCAATCACGTAACCACGGATAAGTACTTTGAGTTTTGAATAGTAATGGTTCTGGTTTATTATGATATACATGTAGAAGTACTTCTTCTTCACCACGAATATCACGCTCTAGTGTTAGCTTTTTAGTTACTGAGTTCCAAAGGAACATAATTTCTCGACCAAACATACGACCAACAGTTTCATCGAATTGGTGATATAAGTCATAAGTTAATAGACCTCCACCAGTACTTCCACGAACTGCACTTAATAGATATGTGTTACTGTATGCTAAAGAAAATGGATCTACGGTAGAACCTGAACCCGAAACAACACCATTACCACGGCGATAAATTCTGCGAACAATTTCAACTTCAGTTGGTAGTTCGTATACAGAATCAGATTCGTAAAACTTCATATGCAAGAATGCTTCTTCTTTTGAAGCACCAGCCCATGCTCGGTAGTTTGCTACTGCATTATCAATACAAACCTCAAGCTGTTCATCGGTGATTTCAACTTCTACGGCACCTGCACCTAGCATTACTGTAACAACACGTTTCATTTCTTCACGGTGATCGTACTGTGGAGAATCTGGATTACCAGCATAATTGTATGACATAAAAAAATACCCCTAAACATGTTTATATATCATATTTAGGGGTACAGTATTAAAACTTAGTACAGTTTTGTGTGAAATAATTCAAGCGTTGAGTACTATATGGACCAACTACTAAAATCTTAGTTTCAGTTTCCCCACTAATAAAGTTAGTTGGTGCACCTTCCATATTACATATAAATTCAATCTCATCTAGTAAATCAGTCGAATCTGCTACAAACAATTGTTGTTCACATCCTGCATCAACCCAATCCGAGAAATCTTTATTGAATAGTTTATGTTCATTAGCACCAGCATATGATGACCGTGTTGGGTCAAACTGATTCATAATTTCCATACCTGCACGTACTGACATACGAACTAAGTCTACTGGAGATTGACCTTTCAAAACTACAACTACTTGATGTACACTCATTACTTACCTTTTATACGATGATTTTGTTGCTTGGAACAAAAATCTGAGATTCGGATTCTTTACTTGCTTCGATAGATTCGATTGCACTTACATATGCACCTGCGATTTCTTCTGAAGGTACAGAAACCGACACGATGTTATATTTGAAGAAAATGGTATTTTCTTCTGCGTCAGTTAGACCTTCTAGATAATCACGGATGATCATTTCACCTTGTTCATCTAGACCGAACTGGCATGGATTACGAACCACGATTGCATCATTCGCATCATCTTGGATAGTACCGATTAGTGGACCAATACCATTGATGAAAATAATTTTTACGTTGCTTGATACTTTAGACATTTTAACTTCCTTGTTAATTTAATTAAGTTCGTATAGATTCTTTGTTGCGTAAGTTACACGAGAATCAATGATTCTTTCGATAACTTCCCAATTTCCACCTGCTAATCCTGCTCCCATTTTAGGGAAGTGCAGATGTACACTATCAACTAGTTTTAATCCTAAAACTGTTTTAGCGGTGTTATTTAGTTCTGTAAAAACACTGTCAATTGCATCATAGCTGACATACTTTTTACCATCATACCCATAGAACTGTTGGGTTATTGCATTACAGATTACTAGAGAACCGTGAACTGGATGATTAATCATAGTTCCTAACTCTAGTCTGTTGTTGTTTTTAACGTACTCGTCATTATATGCTTCATACGCTTTTGGAAATCGTTCACGTAATTCTTTGGCGAAACCAGTACCCATTCTTCCCTGTGCATTACAACCGTGAATAATGAAATGTAGTTCGTCACCACACATGAACTGAGGGCGGGTATCTAGTAAATCAAATAGATTCCCGTAAAAATAATTAATCATACAGCCTCAGTGAAAAAAGGACTTCCGAAGAAGTCCTTTTAATTATAATCCGAAACGGATTCGCTTTATCTCTTTACGATTTTTTCTTGCAGTATTACTTTGGTGAAGTCTTAATCCTCGTTTATTATCTTTAGACAAGTACCATGTATCTTCCGGTACGTCATAATCACAATATCCGTCTTCCGTAATCGTTCCTAAGAAAGCTGACTTTTTAGGAATATCCACAGATGATTTAACACTTTCAAAAATGCCTTTAGCTAATTTCTCTCTAAAACTAAGCATGATTTTTCTCCCAAATTGTAATACGAAGGAATCTGTTTCCTTCAATATTATTTAGGGTTGTTTAACTGTTCCGAAATAAATTGCAATACTTGTTCGTGTGTACAAACTGAAAGTACTTTATCAAGAATTTCATCATAGAATTCTTTTCTTTCATGGTACTTTCGAATCAATTCAGTACGTTCAAGTACTGAATCTGCTGTAGGTAGGGAAGGTTCATATTCTACACCTAAGCTTTCTGCAAGGTCTTTTACTCTCTGCATACGAGCAGCATGTCGATCATGCATTTCACGTACTTTTCTTTCTCCTAGAGTAAAGTGTGACATATTAACTTTAAAATGCGTTTCTTCATCCAAGATGTACGCGTTAATATCAGACGAATCCTTTCGTTTCATTTTATGCTCCTAACTGACCGAAAATAGTATTTGCATCTTTACCATTATACTGACCATTATAGTTAGCTTTTAGGTAAGGGAACATATTTTTCTTTTCTGCCATAGATGGATTTTCTGCGATTGCAGCTTGCATAATAGCAAGTAGTTCATCATTGGTTAGTTGTTTTGGTAGTAGATTTTCTAGAATGATTTTTTCAGCTTCTAGAGATTCGGATGCACTGTACTTTAGAGACTCTGTAACGCTCTCTAATAGCTTCTTAACGGATTGGATTACTACGGTATCTTCGACGTCTTGTGCGGTGGTCTTGCGTTGAATTTCGGCAATGATTACACCAAATAGGCTGTATTTTACCTTGTCATTACCTAATGCTTTCTGGCGTTCCGTTTGAATGGTCTGATAAAGACTCATATTATTCTCCTTTTAGAAAAGCTTCAAACTTATCACATCCTCCAATGTATTGTTCATCGACAAAGATTTGCGGTACTTGTCGCACAGGCTGTCCAACGATTTCAGCTAGATCAGCACCAGTGATTCCTTGTGCGTCAATATCAATAAATTCCAAATCGAATCCATTCATTTCACAGATGAGTTTAGCACGGTCACAAAATTTACATCCTTGTGCACGACCATACATTTTTACATTCATAATATAATCCTTTTATTATGTTATTTTATTTCCATATACTGCGTAACAGCTTTAATGATACTATTACACATACGTTCAGTTAAGTACAATTCACAATCTTCTACGTCAATATACATAAACTTATCCAGTTCAGGCTTTTCTTGACCGTAACGATTGGTATAAGTACTTAAACATTCTAAATCTTCAATCTCAGGCTTTTCAGGTGCAGTATAGAAGAAAAGAACCAGGCGTTTTCCTTTCCTATAAGAGACTTCGCCAATTAAATGCAAATCTTCTTCAGAAATGGAAAAGCCCGTTTCTTCATAACACTCTCTAACTGCTGCCTCTGCATACGTCTCTCCTTCTTCAGTTTTACCTTTAGGGAGATCCCAATGAGATTGACCAGTTGTATGTCCTATAAGTATCTGACCGTCGCGGTAAAAAATTATTCCACATGTATGACGCATATGAATTTCCTACTAAATTATCAGATACCTATAATATACCACATTTTTTCTAACCGTTTCAGATTTATGCAAACATCTTTTTGATTTCAGTTAGTTGAATGCCCTTAACATACGTGCGAATATTAGCAGCTTCAAGTTTACCAGTTTTAACCATCTCCTGAATATCACCAACTGGTGCATCAGTGAATCGATCAAATACTTTTACCATAAGGTCTTCGAGTTCATTATCCATTTCACGACGAATAATAAAGTACTGAGTTACCTTATAAAGAAAATCTTCACCACCATTGTTTTTGATGTTCATTAGACTGAAGATTTCTACCATTTCTTCAGGCTTCTTCTTCCTGAACTTAATTAAATTCTCAGAATGAAGCTTGACAAAGTTACTGAACTTAACCATACGTGCAGGTAGTTTAATTGCACCTACAATATAATCTTTGTCTGCCTGCATATTCGAAAGAATTACCGACCAGATATACTCGTCACGATATTCCTGAGTACTTGTCTCAGCAATTACATCAATTAGATCTAGCTCTTTCTGTGTTGCAGAGAAACCAGGTAGTAGTACAGTTAATGCACCAATACTTTTCAAGTACTTCAAAAAGATACTTGGTTTAGCTTCAGAAAATGCCTTTTCAAATTCGACATAAACACGTTCTTTAGTAAGATGGTTAATTTCACCGGAAGAAACCATAGTACGTACCATATCATCGGTATCTTTGTGTACTTTGAAATCTGGATAACGAGCCGCGAAACGTGCCAGACGCAATACACGAAGTGGATCTTCTTTGAATGCTTCGGAGACATGCTTAAGTACTTTATTCTTTAAGTCATCTTTGCCGTTATATGGGTCAACGTGAGTCTTTGTCACAATATCCCATGCAATGGCATTGATAGTTAGGTCGCGACGATACAAATCCTGCTCTAATGTAACACCCTGAGTTTCAACGGTGAAACCATCATATCCAGTACCTGTTTTACGTTCGATGCGAGCAAGTGCATACTCATCACCATCAGGTGAAAGAAACACTGGAAAATCTGCACCTACTTGTTTGTAACCGATACTTTCAAGATAAGTAATATCTTTTGGTTTAGCACCAACGAGTACATAGTCTTTATCTTTAGGCTGTAGACCTAGTAGTTTGTCACGTACAAAACCACCTACAATATATTTTTTCATTTCATTTCCTGTTATTCAAAAAAGCTGCCGCCGCGACGATATTTTTCGTATGTTGGTACTTTTCGGCAGTCACCGACAAACCGAGATGGAGGGGGTTCTGGTGGCGTAGGTGGTGGCGGTACTGGTTCAAGATTAAGTACTTCGTCATTGAGTATTTCACCCCAAAAACCCGTTAATGTTTCACGCTTTGGTGGATTACTCTTTCCAAGATCTCCTTTAGGAGATTTACCACCAAGTACATGTGCAGTCCCTGATAAGTGATCATATACAATCGTTCGTGTATAATCATCACCACCATAATATTCATCAAACATATCAATGTCCATTGCCATTGTTTAAACACTCCGTAACAATGATGTTTCCCCAAAAACTTGTTGCCAAAGCTGATAGCTTTTCACGCTGAATTCGTTCGTTCTTTAACTGATCGAGAGTTTTTCTTTTTCTTTCGGCGTCGGTATTGTTATCAATCCAAATAGAGGAACTATTATAATAATCATTATTGTGGTTTTTGAATCGTGTCATGTCATATCCATGAACACGCAGTTCATCCTTTATAACCTCATAAACATGATTATGAGATTCCATATGATGAGTTTCGATGAATTTCTTCATAGACATTGCATTAGGCATAGCAACATTTAAGTCACCATGCTCAATAAGATACATATCCCCAGGACTTCCATAGAAACTAACTTTTAAATCATAAATTCTGAAAGTTGAACTCATAAATTAATTCCAATTAAAATAAAAAAAGGACAGAGCATTTCTGCCTGTCCTTATAATGTATCAGTTTTTTACAGTACTGTCAAGCACTTTTTAAATACTACTTAACAATAAATCAACTCGGTTGCCACCTACTTGATTGTACCAGAGAGAATTTTTAATCTCTCTCTTGAAACGATGCGAGTTGCTATTTTCTACACTTTTCCAGAGTTTATTAAACTTGGATAGTTTATCGCAGCCCATTGTATACGCCATTTCAAACAGAACACGTTGCTGATCTAATGTCAGGTCAACGGCCTTTTTACGCTGTAAAAGTAGTACGAAGTCGTTCTTTGTACGTTGCATATCTTGCAGAAGCATACTATGTGCTAATGCTTTACTGATGCCATTACGGTACTTTGCTGCGTCTTTCTCGCCCTTCCCTAAGTAATGACCATAACCGATTGTAAAATGACCGGTACTGTCACGATATGGGTAGAACTTTCCATTTTTGAAAGATGGACCAACTTTACCGCCAAGCAACTTCCGTTTAATTACTGCTTGGGATTCGCTTGTACCCTCTGCTTTTTTGAGATGGTCAATCATGGTCTTATCCGTAATATCAATCACTTGACTGAGATCCGGTAAAACAACTGACTTCAAATCATCATCACTAGGGATGTCAAACATTGTACCTGGATGCATCACTACATCTTTATTAACCACTTGTAAAACTTTGACGTATTCTTTTACCTCAACGTTTACTGGTTTAATTTTAGTTGCCACAGTCCATAGACTATCACCACTAAGTACTTTGTATTGCTTTCTGCTTTCAGTTAGTTCAGCATCACTCTGAACGACTGGCGGTTGCGTTTGAATTTTTACTACTGGTTCTGTTTGTACCACTGCCTCTACTGAGACTAATGATGTAGTACGATCATGTGAGATAAAACCTAATCCAAATGCAGCGGCAAGCAACGTAAAACCTACTAAGACATGTTTCAACTTAGCACGAGTTTTGAGTTCTTGTATCGCTTTATACAAAATTTCTCCTTATTACACATTTTGGTGCTTCTTCTGCGTAACTCGGACGTATTGTAATAATGCGGCCTTATTTGCACAAAGTCGCTCTTGGACTTTCTACGATAGTACTAGAAAAGTACTATTTCGAAATTTTATGTTCTCTACTGAAAATCAACTTCTCTATATCAAACATATTAAGTTGTTCTTCAGTAGCTGTCAACGAAATTGAACCCAAATCGTTGAGGTCGCATTCGTTTATACCAACGCTCATAAATTCATCAATACTTTGAAGCATATGAGGTGGTACGATTTGTGACATTATAGGCTGGTATTTATCATAAGTCAATGAAAATTCTAGTAACTTAGGTTCGACCACCTTGAAGCCGTCACGCACTGCTTGATGTAAAATTGATTTAAACCACTTGATATTTTCTTCAGAATCAGGTTGGTAAATGATTTCTTCTGCTATATTCCGGTGTACTGGTATAGTAGTATACGGTGTTAATCGTAGTTCTTGAATTACAAAACGATTAATATCAAAGTAGACATTCACATTTCGTGATAGTCTTTGTTTATCAATCAAATAATTATATGCTTCACCATAATTATTGAATGTAATTCCCAAGTTGGAATGTACTATGTCGCCTATAGGAGAAATGTTTTGTACGTAACCACGAGCTGGATCAAGTATTTTAAAGTAATGTTCAATCATGATAAGTTCGTCCAATAGTTATGTGAAATTCTGGATATATTGGAAGACCCAATTCACGACGAAGTTCTACTAATTCTTCACATTCAAAGTTAATTATGAAGAAATGGCCTGGATTTTTACGGTCTTTTATCTGAAGAACGTTAGGGTAAAATCTGATTTTTACTTTCTTTCTGTGATACTTTTTCCACAAATGAATATGTTCATCATCAGGTTTTTCACCACGCACAATACTTACGTGTGCACCCCAAGCAGGCATATCTAAATGAATATGTTTTTCAGTTCTAACAAAGTACTGATAATATCTTACTAAGTCATTAGGTAATTGTAATACACACCAATACTCTGTTCTTTTTTTCATATCTTTCCGGTCAGGATCATATTCAAGATACCCGTCCAGTTCGATGTATTCGGTACTCACAACTCACCTATAAAATTAAAGACCAAAAATCTTTGCAACAGATGCAACAAATGCACCGACAATAACAGTACTAACTGTAGTTAGAATAGGGTTAACAGCAAATGAAATTTTATACATCATTACTGCACCGATTATGTTGTTTCTAATTGATTTCATTTTATTCTTCCCAATAACTAATAGCTTCTTTTACTGCTTCTTCTGGTGAAACAGAAGTCCAATCCAACAACTCATCATCAATCCACGGTGATAATTCACCTTGGACTGTACTAAACCAATGTTCAGAAGGTGAATCAATAGATTTTAAAAATACAATAAAATGATATGCAAAATGCATTTTCCATTCTTCAAACGTAGACATATTATTAATTCCTTTTAAATAAAAAAGCCCCACCGAAGTGAGGCTTTGTGCCTATTAACCTAGCACTTGATAGCGTGGACTATCGATAGTGCGTAGCATAACTTGTACTGGATCAACATCCTCACCGCTTAGAACTGCTTCTAATACGCTTGGGCTGAATCCACTTACTAGTGCGACACCATTGGTATCGAACTTAACTGGATTGTTACCAGGACGAGCATTTAGGTTCCAGAATACAACTACTGGTAGTTCATATCCTGCACGTGCAAAGTCAGCTTTCGCAGACTCATACGCAGTTGCATTCCATCCACCAGAGTTATAGTGATTGAATTCCATGTCAGATAGAACAATTAAGTTCTCTGGCATTTGGTCTGCTGGTACTTGTTGCTGTACAGCAACTTCTAATACCTTTTTGAAAGCCAAACCAATATCTGTGCTGCCTGACCAGTACTGACCACCTTGATAGCGTTCCAAGTCAAACTTTTTCTCTGCAATGTTTGAACCCTTAAGTTCAAAGATTTGTGGACGAGTGCTGAAGTTCAAGAATAGATCTTTAAAAGCACCTTCTTGTTTATCTGCAATGTACAAACCTAGAGAAATTGCAACATCCATACAGGTCATGCGTGTAGCACCTGCGGTTGTACCCATAGAACCAGAGGTATCTACCATAGGAATAGCTTTCGCATCACCCATGAAGTTACGTAGTGCTTCCCATTGTGCTACAGCTAGTGTAGTACTTGATGGGTTACGACGATCTAACTTGGTAGTTACGTCATATGGATATAGTGCACCTGCGTTTACCTTAGCTTCACCTTTTTCAAGAGATGCTAGATATTCACGATAACGACCTTCGTCACGTTTCATGAATGCTGGTAGATAACGAGAACTAGCAACTGATGGTAGCTTGTTGTAATCAATATCAGACCATTCGTTAGCACACATTTTTTGTTCAACAGTGTTGCTCAAAGAAGATAGTAGCTTACGGTATTCACGTTCATTGATGTTCATCACACCCATGATTTCACGTGCGATTTTGTTGTTTGCTGCACGGTTTTTGTTTGCCGTGGTATTCATGTTCACAACACCTTGTGCGTTCTTTTTGAACTTATAGACGCGTGGCATCCATTTTGCACAAAGACCATTACCAGAAGTTAGTGCTTCCGCAATTGCTGTGTATGCAACAGTTTTCGCTGCTGCGGTTTTGAAGATTAGTAGATCATCCCAACGACCGAATTCTGCAAGTACAGGAATAATACGTAGAACATCTTGTGGATGTTTAACTTCCAAGTACTTTAGTAGTTCACGTGGGGTATTACGCTCACCTGCACCACCGCGAATATCACGTGCCCAAAGAATCATTTGCAATGCTAAGGTTGAGTTAGCTGCATATGCTGCATCGAAACTTGCTTTATAAGTGTTAAGATCTTTATTACGTAGAGAACCGATGATAAAGAACAAATCCACTAGTGGATTTAGTGTACTTTTAAGTGAGTTTCCACCGTTTGCGGTTTTCGCACGGTTTTGGATTTCTGGTGTGTTGGTGTTGTTTACTGCGTTTTTAAATGCTGACATTATATCTTCCTTTCAGAAATGGATTAATTTTATGTTGACACACTTCTTTTTAAATCTTATTGATTGTGCGTACAAGCTCATTCAATACGATTATTATACCACATTTTATTTTTCTGTTTCATTTTTCTCAATTAAAAACAGCACCTTTCGGTGCTGCTACATCAATATGTTTTACAATGAGGCTTGAATGCAGTCATTACATTTGAATCGTCAAAGCTAAACGGATTGAATGAGTTTGAGTTAGCAATATCTTTATTCATATGCTCTACTACTTTCTCACAAACTTCAGAACTTGGCATAGGAACTACATGAATTTCACTATAACCACCATAGCTTAACGATACGTAAAATAGAAATGTTGCTAAACCCATAATATTAATCCTCTGACTTTAGTAGATACTGGTTGTTGATAACTTTAAAGTGAATAGTTTGTCCATTAACTTTAACAGTACTTTTATATACATCACCTTCTGCGATTGGATGAGTAATACTTGCATGTTCAGCAGAAGCTAGTGCTTCTTTAATAGAACCATAAACTTCAAAGAACTTGATAATATCACTCTGTGGAACAATCTGGACACCAAGTAGTGCAGTAATTTCCAAGAAATCAGCATCATCTAGGAAGTTCTGATTATCTACATCCCAAATACGGAAACAATAGAACTGATGTTCAGTTAATTGTTCACGGTTGCCCTGAATACCCGGACCCATACATTCACCCTGCAATGCAAGCTGGCGATCATGTTTCTCACAGTACTCTTTTAGACGTGCTGGAATATCATCTTTAATAGCTGCTTTCCAGAATGCAGTACTTTCATCAAATTTCAATGCAAGATTACGAGAACAAACTACTACCTGAGAATCCTGCCACTGGAAAGGATAAGGTTTAGTTTCAATTACTTTAAGTTCCTGTAGTTCTTCATCCCATTCAACTACTTCATCATCCACTTTCTCAACAAAGAAATCTGGATTGTTAAAGTACGCAATAGTCTGACTAGAGCCATCAAGCTTTAGTGACTTACGGAATGGAACATCAGTCATAGTCTGACTGAATTTACCAAATACGTTCTGAATACGATCTTCATCAGTTTTTGGAACTACGATTGGGAAGTTACCCGCAACCTTAGCTTTTCCTGCACCAGTTCCACCATTACGTTCATCAGGACGTTCGTACTTAGTAACGTTTAAGTACTGCTCAATACCGTGACGATTTTCTTCAAGATCACGAAGAATATCTTTTGCATTACCCATAATAGTTTCAGCACTTGGCTGGCAGCAATACATTACATTATTATTAATACGATAGAAGAAATCTGCAAATGCAATTACTGGTAGTGCAAGACCCTGAGAAAGTTGTTTACGTAATTTGATTGATTTCAGACGAATACGGTCAACACCATGTTCATCAGTTTTTACGCCGCTTTTTGCAAGGAAAGAGAAGCGTGGATCTTGTGCCGGAAGATATGAATCAATCTCGAAGAACACACAGTAATCACCAACTTTAAATTCATCTTTCTTTACAACTACCTGCCAACCATCAATGATTGCAAGTACAATTAGATCTGCACCTTCAATTGGCTGAATATCATTAATTTTACGAACAGTTACCAGTTTACGACCTTCAATTACTAGCTGACTCATTTTATTCTCTTTTTAAATTTAGTTTTGTGTAACTCGGCGGTTCCACTTCTGCATGACTTCTTCCATTGATTCACCAACCAATGAAGCACCACATCCAAACTCACTCTCCAGACAATTAAATGTCCAGTACATTCCACGTTCAGTAATATCTTTTTCCAAAACAAGTTGTGTTGGAGAATGATGTGAATGTTTAATATCTAAATCTTCCCCAAAGCAACGTATATCTAATGAAGGACATTTAAACCATTGCATTCCAGTAGGATGTAAACTGTCATGCAAATTATAATGTCCAGGTTGATTACCACAAAATGGACACGGTTTTATTTCACCTTTATATGGATGTTCCATATTATAGTTTTCCTTCTGGAATATATGAAATTTTCTTTCTAATTAATCTTTATAGCTCTTAATAGGAATATCAGAAAGTTCTTTTTGTAGATTATATTTCTCGTTAAACTGTTCGATGTTACGATATACACGAGAACAAATATAAACATTTTTAATACGAGAACGTTTTACCTTAGAAGTGTAAGTAATCGGTACATTAACCACTTTACTAAACTCATTACGGCGATAAGCGTTATCTACATCTTCGTTTTTGATATACTTATAACCTTGTTTGAATAATTGAATTTGGTTACCCAATGTAATCATATAATACATTTTATTATTCAAACGTTCTGTATATTTTTGTTTATTCTTCTGAATTATCTTGCGTTTCATCATTACCCTTCAATTTTTTTCTAAGTAGTGATGAACTTGAATGACCAGGTTTCTTCTGGTCTTCAAATTCAATTTTGTTTTGTTTATATTCTTCAGCAAAAGACTTTAGAATTTTCTTTGCACGTTTCTGAAAGTTACTAGGCATCGTAAATTACCAATGCACCAATAATTAACCAGAATCCCCAATAATCTAAATCTAGTGCAAAACCATATGCACCAACACCACATAGTGCTGCACCAGCTAAAACCTTAGCTACTTTACCCATATTTTTTATTTTCCGTGTAAAGGGTTAGTACTCTGAAAGTAAATGCTATCATTACTGGTTTCGATTGTAAAGCTCTTTTGGCATAATTTTTTAGCCAAAATAAATGCAAATTCCTGAGCTTCAGCTAAAAGTACTGCGTCAGTTTTAGGGAAACGTGGATAACAAATTACACGTGCAGTAATGCCCGATTCTTTCCCACCAGTATAAACATACTCACATGGTGTAATCTGGAAACATGCACCTTTGGTGTAAGTATATTCACGTGCACACTGAACCGCAGTATCAAAATCACCAGCCATATGAATAGTTACATATGAAGTTCTTACCGATGCAATCTGTACAAACTCTGCAAGTTCTTTAGGGAATGGTTCTGAAGCATAAAGTTCCTGAACCCAATTACTGATACGGTCAATATCCATCTCAGTATAGTTATTGTGTAGACGATTGAAAACTTCACGACTTTTCTCAAGCCATTCATTTTCAGTTTTACAACTATCATAGATAGCTTTTAATTCATGACGAATTTGACTAAGCATTAGGAGATACCACCTTAATTGTTGAGTTTTTCATACGAAGTACTGGATCGAAGAAAGTTTCTTCTAAATGTACTAAACGCATGAATGTATATAAACTTAATGTTCCATTGGAAATACTGAAAACACAGTGTGGATTGTCCTCAGAACGATACAAGTTACCGTATGAATAGTACTTATTACCAATCCAAACTTGGTCACCATTAGAGAAATCCATAGTTAGTCCAGATAACTTTACATCCATATCCCCAGCTTCAGCGGCTAGAATCATACGCATTACATAACGATCAGAACGTTCAACAACACGCTTTTCTGCCATATCACTTTTATATGTTTTATAAGCTTCTGGATATAACTTACATAAATGTTTCAGGTACTGTTCATCAGTCATAACTACGGTGTTAACTTTATCCTCAGTACTTTGAACATCAAAAGTATCGTTTGGAGAAAGTGTAGGTGGTAATGGTGATTCATTTGATACAAATTCACGGACAGATTCATTAGCCATTAATGGAATTTGTTCACGTTTTACTTTTTTCGTCTTTACTGCTTTATAAATTAATACTGGAGCAGTACCCGCAAATGCATGAGATGCAACTAAACCAAGTGCTAACCAAATATCGATCATGATAAATGTACTTCCTCATTCTTACGTTTATGAAACCAACTAGGTCGTTTTTTAGAAATCGGTTCTTCGCGTAGAACGTTGACCAATGTCTGTAGTGCATTGAAAGCTTCGTTGTTTATTACACCGCGATTACCAGTAGAAGAACGCATTAATAAATGCTTCCCTTTTGGTTCATCACTTGTCCAGCCATATACACTACATTCAGGGTCTTCGATACTTACGTAAATACGACTTTCTGCAAAAGACACCCCTGGTAAATTAGCAGGAACCATTTTAGTAAAAAGTAAATTATCACCATAACGACTAAACTGTACTGTCATTTCACCACTATTATAACGGTCAATGATTCGTAGTAATCGCTGGCTTTCTGTATTGTCGAATGTTAAAAATTCAAATCGGCGTCTAAAATTGTTTCCAAATTTACCATTTAGTCCAGCACTACCAATAAACCAGATTAAAGATATAATTGAACAGATAATAAGTAGCATTTTCTTTCCTCAAGAATATGTTATAGGCCGAATTGTATCAGCCTATGTTTCTAGTGTCAAGCTTTATTTTTCAAAAAGTTACGGTAACAATGACGGCACATGCTTTGATACATATCATTACCACCAATCACTACCTGTTCAGTACTGTCAATTAAACGAGCATTGAATATGGCTTTTTTCCCGCAAGCACAAATATTCTTTAATTCTTCGGTACTGTCAGCAATCTCAAATAGACGCTTGGAACCACTGAATAAATTCGATTCAAAATCAGTTTTAATTCCGTAACAGAAAACCGGAATGTCACAATCATCCACTATTTCACCCAAAATGTCAATCTGTTCAGTACTTAAAAACTGACACTCATCAACAAATAATGCTTTAATACTCCAAGTTTTGCACATAGCATGTACATTCTTAAGTAGTTCAAGATCATCTTTTGGGATGATAGTTGCTTCAGATTCAATGCCTATCCTGGATGTTACTTTACCAGTACCATATCTGTCATCGAGTGCAGATGTTAAAACCACTATTTCGTAACCACGTTCCCTGTAGTTAAATGCTTGTTGTAATAAGTTGGTACTCTTACCACAACTCATAGCACCGTAATAATAAAAAAGTCCTTTTTCTTCCATTAGTGTTCCAGTTGAATAATCTCGTCGATATGTTCTAGTACGTATGCTGTCATATCTTCTGGTTCAGTCTCGCATATAAGACATGCTACTTCTGACATTACCCATTCACCCATATCATAATGTTGGTAGATCATGATAAAGTTTTCATCAGGGTATCCATCCCATGAACTGTATGATGGATGTACATTCAAATCAATAAATTCCAGTTCACACGCTCTTGATTTAATAAAGTCTTCCAACTCTATTTCAACATCAATTGTTGTTACTTTCTGTATTGTTATTTTCACTACGTTTCCTTACTTTATAATGCGGAATTCGAATCTGACGATTCATATCGTCCAAATTTAACTGAATATAAAATGGGTTATCCAATAAAGTTACAGTACCGTTCAAATCTTCCTTGGCTAGTAAACCCCAAGAAAAATCATCACTTTTTACTACCACTGGATCGCCTATTTCAGCAGTAGTACCATCATCGTATATAGCACTTTCAATTCCGAAAAATTGAAGTACTTCTTCTAGCATTAACCAGTCAGTCCAATCATCAGATAATGTATCAAAGTTCTCAATATCGTCGATTGTCTTATCTAGTTCAGTACCTTCTGGATAAGTTACGAATTCAACATAAAAATCCCGCACACCCATATCGACTTCTTTCTGATATTTCACTGCTGAAAGATAATCAGTAATAATTGTTGGATTATGATAAAATGTTCCGTGCTGGTCGGCTTCTACTGCTACAGCTACTAATTGTTTCATAATGTACCTATAAAAGAAAAGGAGGCAAAGCCTCCTTATGAGTTAATCCTCAGATTCGTCATCCTTTCCGCTATAATCGTAAGAATCATATCCCTGGTCAAACGTATCACTAAAATATCGGTCGTGTTCATCGGCTTCATCTTGTTCTTCGTCATCCATTTCATAATCATTCCAACGATATGCGTCATAACGTTCATCTTCGGTATTATCAATCTCCACACCGACACCATGCTTCTTAAGATAAGAAACAAAACTATCAGGATTATTGAGATTTAATGCTTCCTCATAGAACGTATAGTACTTGTCCTCGTACTCACGACCACGATAGTCATCATATTCCCAAAATGTATCCCAATTAGTATCTTTAGGCCATTTTGCCCAAGTTGGATGAATCGAATGATCCATTAGACCACGATCAAGAATATCTTTCTTGTATCGTTGTTCTAGTTCTTGATTAGTTGGTCTTTCTTTCCATTCTGGACGTGGAATTGCACATCCAATACTCTCTAGTCTAGAGAATACTTCATCTACCATATAATGGTAGTTTGCTTCTTCCATATCATAACAGTGAGCACTAGTACCAGTACTGACCTCTTCAAAGTTTTCATGTGTTTCACATGTAACAGTGATAATGTCATTACTATAGCACCCACAGTCTTCACAGTCAGAATAACTATCATGGATATTGATGTTTAATACAACGGACATTTTTCTCTCCTAAAAAGAAAAGGACACGCCATGTGTCCTTATTGATTATTGTAGTACTTTAAGTTTATATAAGATGCTCTCAACAAAACTCATTATATCTTCGAGTGTGTTTACAGAGCCAAATTCATCTTGGCTTTCCAATATCTCATGTATCTTAGAACAATGCATAATATATTCTTCAAGTAGAGGAATTGCTTCTTCTATCGGTTGGAATATATAAGCACTTCCAGTACTGAAAATTGGTCCACGGTCTGCCATTAGTCCTTCGATAAAGGAATCCACATATTCTGGAAGGTCTTTATATAATTCATCCAGTTCCATATGTTTCGAATAGTAGCGGCATTGTAAATGCCAGTGGTGAGCCTGTGATTCAAGAAAGATACTATTCTCTACGAATTTGATTAGTACATCATCGTGAGTGTCGTCGGTTGTTTCTACATAATCAATCATACTGCGTATGTCTTTAGGATCAAAAGGTTCGCTCATAATTATCATCCTTAGTTGTTGATAGTGTATTTAGCACAAAAAAACGAACTTGGGATTATAGTTATTACACAACGATCTGAAATTACCAGACTCCGTATCTCCAAACAAAAACAAAAAATCACACTCTAAATCTAAATCTCTGTAGGATTTATCAGTAGTGAAGTGCAAATTATCACTTTGCTGTACTGGATAATGATTGTCAAAATTGACACAAACTACTACAAAATCATCTGAAGAAATCTCTTTCATGGCATTAAAAATACCAGATGCTTTGTCATCATTGTGTCTGTTAATTTGAACATTATTAAGCCTATAGCTATATAAGTTCATCTCAATTAAAATTAGAAAGTACTTACTCATTACATCATAGAAGTACTTGTTATCCTCTAGGTTCATTGCCTAACTCCGTTAGTCAAGAATTTCGTTATTCTGTACTCGTTATCACTCGTACTGAATTAACTCAATTCAATTATATTACGTTTAACACTTTATACTGACGGGGTTTGTTGATCCATTTGCATCCCCCCGCAAGGGAGAACGAAAAAAAAAGTCAGAATAATCTGACGGTAGTAGTCTTACCTCTGAATTTGTAGATTTTACTCAAATTTTAGACGCAACTTTACTGTCCAAAAATAAGTAGTAAACACTGGCGGGTTGTCCGGTTTCCAGTTACTACAGTCGCATACAACGGTCGGAGGTTTCTCATTTCTCCGCATATAGTACTTGCTAATTCAGCAACAAATACTATTGATATTCTGTCGAATATCTCCCTTTCAACAGGGTTGAGTATGCACTCAATATGTCTATCTAGGGCGTTTATGTTTTCTTACACGCCTTTATTGTGCCGCATTGCCGTGATTCGTAGTCTTAAGTCGCTTTGTATGACTGCTAGTACTCTAACGGGTTTCATTTGCACATCGTACTGATTGAACTACTCATCTGCCATCTACTTGTCGATAGGATCAGGTTTTAACTATTCCTTGTTAAAGGATCAATCAGAGTTATATAAAACAAAGAGAAGACCAGTTAAGACCTTCCCCTATATTATACCACAATTTTTAAAGTTGTTTCACTTTTTAATCTTTATAGAAAGAATCATTGTAATCTTGGGTTTTTACCAGATATTCGGGATCGATATTTTCTGGTTTGATATTTTCATTCAAGAACTTGATAGCTTTTTCTTCAGTACTAAAGTACAAACGTTCGTCAGTACCTTTTGCACAAAGGAAACGACTATGGTCATAGTCCATTTCGTCATGATCTTGCATACAAACAATTGTTAATAGTTCTGGTGGAGAACCATCAAATGAAGATGTTTTGTTGTCTATACGAATAATACGATAATATACATCATTCCACATTTTTTTATTTACCTTATAGAAAAACACGTTTAAGACGGTCATCCGTCCTGTCAAAGAACTGCTCAATAAAATTCAAATCTTCGAAAATATCTGGATTTAATTCACGTTCATAAAATACTTTGTTGGAATAACGTTCGTCGCCATTCCTGAAAGCTACCTTAATGGGTAAAGATATTTGATTCTTTTCGTTTTGAGTATACGAACAACTTAGCTTAATGTGCTTACCAGTATCAAACAAAATGACTTCTTGAGTCATCTTTTCAATACCCGATAAATGAGCAAAAGAATGTTCTTCCTTTACCATAGTAATAGACACTAACACGTCTTTGGTATTACCCAAATCGTTAATGTTTTTAGTTGCACTAATAACTTCTAATTTTCCAAAATCAATATCTTTAAGCATTAAATCAACTCCAAAAAAAAAGGAAATCTCTCGATTTCCTTAATTGTATGCTTTTTACTTTTAAAAGTCAAGCTATTTTTTAGGTATTTCCTTCATGTCACTAACCCCGTTGATTGTATCAACAAGTTTATTATGAAGTCCAGCACAGTTGTTATAAAACGTCTGCCAATCACGAAGTACTGAATAAAGCTCCTTACCATCGTATACCTGTTCACCTTTATCATTTAAGACAAAGTTAGTTGGTAATGGTGTATCAGTGCTGCATTTCTGTAGCAATGATTGTTGTTCGATAATAGGAGAGTTGTGTACTGGAACAGTAGAACAACCTGTAATTGCAAACGATACTGCAAGAACCGCTGCAATGAAAATCTTTTTAATCTTGTTCATGATTATTTTTTCTTCCCATTGATAATATCAGCAGATTCCTGCTTATACTGTTTTAGAAGATCAACACCAGCCTGATCCATACATTGCTGTAGGTAGATTGGTTTAGCCAAAATAGTCTTTTCTTTGATGATAGTATTAACTCGTGCATCACTTAGTAAGTCTTTCTGATCTTGAAGACCTTGAGCTTGGTTTCGTTGATATACACTAATACCATCATCTACTATTTTCTGTACCTTTTGATCTAAACTGTCCTGATACCCATTGTAATAGGTATGAATTTGCCAACCGCCAAATATTGTGAGTACTGTGTAAAGAAGGAACGCAGCAATCCCTAACGGTAGTTTGTATAACTTAATAAAATTAAACATGGTTGCACCTCGTTAAATGCTTAGGTATGTACCATATTTAATTCTAAAATGTAATTACCGACTTGAAATTAGAATTTTATTGTGTAACAAAATTAATAACTTCTTGGACAGTTTTGAATTCTTCTGCACGTTCATCTGAAATTTCAACAGAGAATTCGTCTTCCATCGCCATGACCAATTCAACTAAGTCTAACGAATCTAGTGCTAAATTTTCGTAAAGATCTTGGATTCCAGCCTCTGGAATAACAAATTTATAAACTACTTCATAGCGAGTGCCAGTAACATCAGCAACGATGATTTGAATACGTTCTAGAACTTCTTTTTGTTTACCAGAAAGAACTACTTCTTCTGCTTCCGCAATCTGCTGTTCGAATTGATCCATATTATTAATTGTATTTTGACGTAGTTCTTTGATCAATTCTTCAACTTCGTTGAGAATTTTGAAACGATCTATTGAATTTTTGCTATTAAAATACTGGCGACTTAATTCATGACGAACGATGTTTAGATTTGACATACTTAGTTCTCTCTTTAAATCCAGCAGAAACCCTAATTAGTAAACGCTGGCAGTCTGTTTCAACTAGTGGACAATTATGAAGTACTTTACTTGTATACTTATGAGCAGTACAAGTTGCACCCACTTTCTCTATTAGGACTTCATTTGTTAGAACATCCTGAACAGATTTATAATCTTTTGTATTGATAGGATTCGTAATGAAACTAGTTCCTTGAACAGTACCGAAAATAATATGTGTCTCAGGTTCAAAGTCATCATGAATGTCATTAGTACAATCCAAGTGATACCCATAAATCTGAGAACCACTATCACCAGCAGTTAATTCCCTTACTCGGTAATCAACTACAATCGAACGGTCATCGTACTTTTTAATTTCATCTATCATACGCTGAATTAATTCTCCCATAACGGGAGGTACGCTGTCAATCACTTTATGCGGAGATTCGTATTTAAATTCCTGTACTGGAAGGTTCGTAGGAACCTCCCATGTAAACAAGTCCATCTCAATACTACCAACCGGATTAAGTGTATTAATATCCACACTCATAGGGTTTTACAGTTACCTTAATATCTGAAGTGAAATCAATGATAATATGGAAATCAGTATCGAATACTTGTTGTAGAAATTCTTCAAAATCGGCAGTGCGTAAAATTGCTTTAATTTCTTGTACTTCAGATTCACTTAGACTTACATTTACAGATAGGAATTCATCTGGTACTTGATCTTCATTATAATAGATACGGTCTACGTATTCGTACATATCATCCGACCGAGAATCTGGAATATTTGCAATATACACGTCAGAATCATGGAAACATTCTTCACCGTCGTTCCATTCTGGAGTAGAACCAAGTACGAAAATCTTATCTAGATTTGGGTACTTAGCTTGAAGTTCTTTCAAATCTTCAGATAATTTCACTATGAAGGTATCTTGAATTTCTTTCTTCATTCGTTCAATTTCATTTAGATAATCTTTTACTGCCTGTTCTGTATTCTTAAACATATTAATGTCCACAATCATAGTAATCGTGTTCGATTGTTGGTTTATCACCAGTTAGATCGACATATACGATATAATCAGTGTGATAAATTTCTTCAATTAGCTCATCTAAGTATTCTACTAGTGAATCTACTTTTTCGTTATCTTCCACTGAGTAGGTATTGATTTCATCAAATCCTTCCCACTCTCGTAGTTCTTCATCATCCTCAACTTCACCGTTACTAAGAAAATATGCAATACCAATTTCATATTCCGATAGATCACTGAAGTCATTCCACTTACTTCGTTGTGTACATGAGTAGTAGGTTTCACTCGAATGGGTACATGCATCACCATCGTTAAAGCCAGGTGTGTATCCTTTGATGATAATTTTATTAAGACCTACAACCGACTTAAGCTCGGTAAGAATGTCAGTAAGAATGTCTTTTTTATTATCACGAATGAATACGTATAGATCTTGTCGTGCTTTGGATGAAGCAGCACTTAGTTCTTTAAATTGTTCAAATGAATTAGTCATATTAGTATCCACAGTCGTAGTAGTCAGTTTTAAATGTAATATTGCCGTCAATGATAACGAAACCAAACATGTAGTTAGTACCTTCACGTTCTTCTAGAATTACGTCAATAAGTCCTAGTTCAGTTTCGATAGCACGTGCTTCGTCGCGAGTCAGATTATTGTACTCAAATTCAGTTTCATCAATTTCATTTGCTTTAAAAACTTGGTCAATTGCTTCTTCGTTCATATCAAGTACTTCAATAGAAGACCAGTGTTCACATGCGTCACCATCATTGAAACTTGGAGTGTAACCAACGATGGTGCCACACGTTAAACCTGGGTATTTGATACCCAAATCTTTGATAATCTCTTTAATGATAGCATCTGAATGTTCACTAATTAGAGATAGATATACTTCACGAGCGGTTTTAAATTGTTCTAGAATGTTCATCATTTTTTCCCATACCATTGCATTTCACGTAGTTCAATAAGTAGCTTAGCTGCTGTATGAATGTTTGGTGCACGTGGTAAATCAGTTTGTTTATATAGTACTTCACGAATGTACTGATCTTTTTCAGTCCAGTACGCCATCATTTCATCAAATGACCATGCACCGTTTCTGATTGCTAAAAGTTCTTCAGCATCAGGACGTTTGACATGTACTTCACCTGTACTTAATGCTTCTTCAGCAGTTCGAAGTAAACGCACAACATGCATTGCGTGTTTAGTATCATAACCGTTTAGTTGCTCAAGTTCAGAACGTGCTTCATTGCGATTCTGTTTCCAAGTATGATAGTTGTTCCGGTTATCAGAACTTTTTTCATATTCATCTTTATTGAATTTAACAATTAAGCGGGGTTGCTCTTTTACTTCTTCGATAGAAAGATTAGAGGTATCAATGCGATGAATACTACCATCATCATTGATAGTTTTAGCACCAGCCTTTGGAACTAAGCCAAAGATGTTATCACCATAAGGCACTAACTGATAATCATTCCTGTAATGAAGAATATTGAAATCACGATCTAGAACTTGATGTTCGAAGTAGTTATGAACCAATTTAACGAAATGATACTGTTTAAGAGGTAATGTACTGATCATTTGCAATGAAGCATTACGCATGAACTTTTCGAAATCAATAATAGTTTTGATGTAAGAACCACGTGCGTGTTCAACATTAACTAGATTCATGATATACGAAGGGAAAGAATCTCCGACCCATTCGATCATTTGTTCGCATGGGTATTGGTCGATTAGTTCCTGAAGAATACGAACTCCAGTACGTTCTTTATCCATCCAACCGTGATGGTTTTTCATACGCTTGGCTTGGTTATGAGCATAACCTGTATAAGTGAATGCAATTTTAGATGAAAGAAGGTCTGAACGTGCAGCCCGAAGGTGATCATACATTTCAGTTTTGAAAGTAATATCAGATTCGTCAACCCATAGTGATTCAAGAATATTTGGGTTTGCGGTTAGATAAAGCTGCATGTAGTTGTTAAGTTCATAGTACTTTGTATCTTCTTCATTAGCATCACTGACTTCATTAACTTTGAAGAAAGGTGTAATGATGAATTCTTTCTCTGCAACAAAGATACCCCTGTAATCAGTATCAGATGTTGGGGTACTAGTTCCGTAAGCTTGGCTACCCGCCAAGTGTCGGACAATAAGATTATCCAAATGGTTGTTTTTCATATCTATCCATGTTAATTATATTTTGAAAGAATATTTTCCTTTCGGTTTAATAAACGCATTTTTTCTTCATGAATCTTTTGATCAGCCATGATTTTTTCTTCAGCGTCTTTAGCATCACGAAGTCCAAGAAATACTTCCTTGAACCATTCATGTTCTGCACCTTCGAACAAAACAATATCGTCTACCATAGTATCATCGTTAGACAATACAAAGTACAACCCATGAACTTTGTCATAGATAATACTAGGGTCTGGCTCTGATTCACTACGACCATACCGTGCGGTATTAGATACAGTTTTAAGTACTTTATCGTTAACAACGAAAGTAACTTTACCTGTATCCGCATAGAACTTACGAAAAGGTTCTAATATATCAAAACGATGTAATTCAGTTGCTATAGTTTTTACCAGCATATATTGTGCTGGTTTTAAAGCGGCAAGCTTACTTTTCAAATCAATAATTTGCTTTCGACGACGAATTCTTACGTCAGGTGCGTTAATGTCATTAACGAATTCACCCAACATTTTTGCATTCTTTCGCAAGAGTAAGAAAATGATAGTGATTGGTTTCATTAACGATACTCCGATAATGCATTCAGACGTTGTTCTGCAATAGCATGTTTAGCCATAGTTTCTTCTTGGCGTTCTTTTGCAAGCACCAATGAAGCAAATGCAACAACAAATGCCTTGTGATCGAAGTCTGAAAACGCAGTAACATCTTCAATAACTGTACAATTTTGATTAATGGTAAACGTAGTTCCAGTTTTGGTATCAACCAATCGTGGATACCTGATACTATTACCAACCAAGACAAGGGCAAGTTCTTCACTGCTGTAATCAACGATTTCGAAACGGTCAATTTCCATTGCCATAATTCGCATGAGATTACGCAAAGTACTGTCGAGTTTACTGTACTCGTATTTGATTTTAATTACACGCTGGCGATCTACATCTTTAATCACATAATCTTTAAGTACCGCTTTACTTTTACGCAATACTGCAAATAACAGTTCTAACCGTTTCATTATTACATACCCTTTAACATCTCAACGATTTCGTTGAAGACCTCAATTATCACGTTTCCGTGGCAAGGAAGCGGTGCACATGAGCATCCTATCCGTTTACCCGAAAGATTTAAAATATCACTGATAGATATTCTACCATCTTCTAGGCACTCGTACAAGTGCTCACGATACATTTCTATTGAAACAGAACGAGATATTCCCTGACCTAAGTCAATCGGGTGTGGGTTTCCCCAAATCGTTCCCCGACCAATATAAATGTCAAAATCACCTTTATGACGGTTTACTAGAATTGGTGTAATGTAACTCATGTGTATGCCGCAATAATTTTATTCTTAGTCTTTTGGTGTTCTTGTTCTTGTTCGAATTTCCTAATATTCTTTTTAATGTACTGAATTGCATAAAATGCATTTATGAATAAATGGTAATCAGTACTGGAACTAGACATATTAGCTCCACATGAAGTATTAATTTTACTCTGTTCGTCGTTTTCAAACACTTCAAATGTAATTCTAGTTTCTTTATCCTGCACCTTTAATTCTATTAGCTTACCATCCATCATAACATCATCCCTGTCTATATCGAATCTGTCAGGGTATTTCATCATTTTGGTAGTAAAACTTCTGATTAAAGGAGTGCATTTACTTATTGAGTACTTAAGATTTACAATTTCACGCCTAGCGATATCAGTACCCGCAGGATGAGTATTAATGTAATTAATAAGGGAAGCTGAGCTTCCCCTTGTTACATATGCGAGTAGATATTCTTGTTCTTTATGCTTCTTTAACTTTTTCAGAAACATCATATTCTCCAAAAATAAGCTGTACTTTTTCTTCAGTACTCAAATCTTCGAACTTACGATCAGGAATAACTTCGTCAATCTTAGAGCGAATAACTTCGTTACCTTCGTGTTCTTTAGTGTAAGTCACACGCTGGAAGAATGAACCTTCTTTGAAGAATTTCGGATATTCGTTCCAATTAATACCCTTCTCAACAAGAAGCATATCCAACTTATCGTTAGTACTTTTACCCTGTAATGAACTGTGACTAAAGTTTGCATACGCAGCCATTGAAATGCTGTTACGTACTGCATCTTGGTTACGCCATACAAAACAGTTTACCGCTTCAATTTTAGATGGAAGCTGAAACATACGACAATCGAATACTGGAAGACTTTTCGAGCATTGTTCGGGATATTCTTTAAGTGCCAGTTCAACAAACTTTGCAGTAGCAAGAGCAGACAGTACTGAAACCATCTTTTGTTTCTTACCACTAAAGAATACGTCACTTTCAAATGACTTCTGCAAATACACCAGACTGATTTCATCAGATTGTGTATAACCAATACATGCACCAGTTTCTTTTACAAGATACTTAGTAACTTCTTGCATGATAACTGACATGTTCTCATCGTATGGTTTTTTCATTGATTTAGTAAAATTACTAAAAGAACGACCATCAATGCGAGCATAGATTGGTAGTAGTGGCATAAACTTTTCAGTAGTTTCTGCCTTTTCATAAAGCTTAATACGATCACCAAGTTGCATGAATTTTTCCAATTAATTTATTAGGTAGTTCAATATCAATATAAAACATAGTACGGCTTGATAACGCTTTGATATTTGCGAATACACGTTCACCGGAGTTAAGTATCATCTCAACTGAGACGATATGTGTAATCCCATCAATGTTAGTTTGAACATGATGTACTAGCACATCGGCAATACCAGAAAAATTTCTTTTTAAGTAACCACTAAACAATTCACTATAAAGATTGTCGGCTTTATAGTTCTTAATTCTTATAGATTTCGAAGACACGTGTCTGTTCCTCAAGGGTTTTTAATTCTTCTTGTAGTTTATATTCGTTCTTTTGCATTGTCTTCAATGATTCGAATACCCTAGCCATCATCATTGTTTCATCTGCGTTAAGAAACTGCTCATCATTGATGTAGACTGATGGATTTCTTATACGTGGTTCATTCTCACTCCAGCCAGAAACAAAGTTATAATACCTAAATTTAACACCAGTTTCTGAATCCAAAATTTTAGTAGATGCGGTCAACGACTCGCTAATCACAAAACGCTCAGGATCTTTAGCCATAGCGAAAAGGATTGAAATTACTTCAGCCCTGCATTTACTAATCTCATATTTCAATGTAATTAGTTCACGTACACTAACACTTGAGTTAACGAAACAATCACAGTACTGCTGAAGTTTACGAGAACTTTTACGGATCATCAGTACAGGTAAGTGTATATTAATTTCTTTATGCTTCTCAGGATTTCTTATCTTTATTTCCGGTTCTTTGTGAACGCGAGTCATTTTTGGTATGTATCCCATTAATATTTCCCACATGATATATAAAAAGTCCCAATTTGTCAAGAAGTTTTTTCTTTTATTTTAAAAGTTTAAATTCCCCACTGGCAAGCATTGTAACAGACGTAAAAAAAGCGGTCAAGTGACCGCTTAAATTTATTTCCAACGTGTCCCAGGAGCAGACGGATCGCCGGTGCTGGTAGGAATTGCTGAACCCCGTTGCGTCGTACTTGTACGATACGTCAAGAATCTTGATACTTTCTCGATAGAAATCGAACTTATTGAACTTGCTCCAGTAACAACAGTACCAATATATACTCTCCATAATTCTTCAGAAAGTAATGTAGTACTTATAACATATTGAGCCTCCCCTTCTAAATTTACAACATAAACGTAAAATGTTTTGTTTGCTGGAGATGAATCAACCGTAGTTAAATCTACTGTAGTCTTAAACAACTGATAAAAAGAACCATTTATTAAAACAGGTACATCCTGATTAAAAAATAGTTTAAAACCGACCGGTTCGTTATCAGATTCAATAATAACATTTGAATTAAGAATATCCGAAAGAGTTCTATCCTTTACAATTAAACTATTATATAAAGTTGTAAAATTGTCAATTTTACCTCTAATAACACTATAATAATCATAATCGATATATCTTGCATTAGAACTAAAGACTATCCCGTCGTTAGTTTGAAATAATGAAGTACCTGAGTTGATATTAGAATCATAGCCATTGTAATTTTCTAGATCAAAGATATATGGATTATCTATTTCTATTACATTATTTGTTGATTCAATTTTTATAGAACCATCATTCAATGTATCAAATGTATATGATTTGGTATCTATGTTATATGTAAAACTAATACCATACGTATCTGACTTAGAACCAAAGCTAGCTTCAGCGTAAAATCGATGCACTATTGAAACTCTAATATCAGATTTAGACTCATTACACTCTGCATTCAATAAACCATAAGTTGTTATATAAAATGGATTAGTAGTAGTGTTGTCATCTTCTAATATCAAAGGAAAGTCTGTCGAAGACTTGCTAACGATAGTGTTAACTACATTAATATAATTGGAATTAGATACAACGTTTCCAAATAAATTATTACCAGATATTCCAGAAACGGCATTTAATGATGCAGTACTTTCATTAATAACATCAGATGTGTTTAACGTATATAAACTTATATTAAATGCATCATCTTCGTTGTATGAATCTATACACCATATATAAATCAAATCCCCTACAATGTGTACGTAATTAGGATTGGTATTTGGTATTAAAGATCTATCGAATTCAAGAAAGGAATGATAAGATTGATCAAATGTTCCATTAGTTAATGCAATAGTATATGTTAAGTTGCTACCATTGATGGTTTTCATCATTAACACTTGATCAGATTTACTAGCTATAAAATCATCAATCTGATAGGAGCTTGTAAAAAAGCTTGGTCTATATTCTAAATTAGTGTTGATGGGAGTAAGATCACCCGCAATTCTGGCATTTTTCACATATGAGTAGTAAAAACGTTCAGTACTACCATTCGTGGTAGGTCTAATAATAACTAACGTTCCATCATTTTCCAAGATTGTAGGGAAACTGTTTTTTGATGTTGATGTTGTAGGTACTGCCGCTGAACTCACATTTATTGGTAGATAATCTTGAGTCCCTACACGAGTAAGTGGAGACATAGATATCATATTTTCGATGTAAAGTTTATTGTAATAGGGGATATTAATATCCCCCGTTGAGTCTGCTTGGAGTTCATTAATCTCTCTGATAGTGTTCAAACCATTGATTTGAATATTACCAGATGAGCTTAAATCACCGTATATTTTTTTTGCCATAAGTTATCCTTACCAATTTATTGTTCCGGTTTGTGCTGGATTACCAGTACTAACAGGGAATGCAGAACCAATTTGTGTCTCACTTGGTCGATAAATTCCGAAGCGTGAAACCTTGCTAATATTTAGGTCAGAAACTTTAGTACCATCCGTCTGAATATCACCAATATACATATTACTTAGACTTTCAGGAATTTCAGTTAAGCTAACTTTATATTGTGGTGTGCCTGAGCTTGAATCAACATAAACGTAGAACTTTGTATTACCTGGATTAGTTTTAATTGTGCTTAAATCAATTGCAGTGATAGGCATTTGATAGAACTTACCATTCATTAGTACTGGAGTAACTTCTGTGAAATATAAGTAAAATCCTTGAATCACATCCTGTGCTAATATAACAGTAGGTGTAGCAGTTCCGATTGGAGCACCATTACCCGCAGGCATGTTATTTTGGAATTCAGCTAAGGTTTTTCCTCGGTAATCAAATACTAATTTAGTACCTTTATCCGATTTCTGGAACATATAAAAGCCGAATCCGTAATTAGGAATATAACTATATTCTCTTGCAGTAGGATATAAATCAGGTGCATGGTAACTGTTACTTTGTTTTATAGAAGTTAAAGTACTTCCAGATTTAACACCTGCATATGAATATTCCTGACTATCTCCAGGCACTATTACGTTGATCGCATGTGGCAATGAAACATAGGTAAAATCACTATAAACAGCAACACACATACCACCATGTCTTACCATTTCTGATGTAAATTTACCATTACCAGTAACACCAGTAATTTCAGTGTTTACATAGTTATTAATAACAGTATTCAATGTAATTGCCGTTATAGTATCACCAGTCAATGTTACATTAACCGATGCTATAATTTGATTACCACCTAATCCAGAAGTATTAACCGTACTAATACAAACAATACTATTAAAATAAGATGTATTTGGTGAGAAATACAATCCTACTAAACTAGTTGAAACACTTAGTCCCAACGAAGATATAATTGAATTTTTAATATTTGTTAGTAGTGTATTAGATACTGTTATAGTTCTGTCATATGTTAATGTAGTTGGATCAAGTTTATATCCACATGATAGAATGTTATTCTCAATAAACAATGTACCATAAAATGAAACATTCCCAGCAGCATCGCAATATGAAACACCACCGTATGTATCTGGTATTAAAGGTACACGATCAACTTGTGGTGAATATCCAGTCATAGTACCGCTAGTAAATGACTTATAATTATAAGTTCTGGTAGTACCTATGTCAGAAACACCTTTCTTGTATTTTGAATAGGCAGTTCCATCATATGTACCAGTACCACTGAAAATAATTTTAGAAGTATCAATTGGTATACCGCCCATTAATTGATCACCCACTCGTGATGCATAATCGGATGAGACAGTGTAAACTGTTTTGTTACTTAGTGTTCTATTTCTAAAATTGTATGCGTTTACTTTACTGGTAAACGAATCGATCTTACCAGAATAAACGTTGTAAGTATCACTTAAAACATATTTCTCTCTGATATAGTACTGAGTACCATTATTTGTTATATAAACACATCCATGTAAACTGTCTGAATAAGCATTATCAAAACCATATAAATTCTGGCTTGTAACTGAATATGGGTTGTTAAATGTAACAGTTCCGGTATTTCCGCCTGAGCTTGTAATTGGCGTGTTTGATAAATCAGTGGTGAATGTATTGGTATTAATATTGTATTTCACAACAAATGAATAATAAGTATCAAATCGATTTGTTTCATTTGTACAAAACATGTTTGTGGAAATGTTTATATTGATATTAGTTCCATCGAAAATACACTTAGCCATTCCGGGCATTGAATATGTATATGGTGAACAGTTTGAAAAAACCGAATTATATTTGATGAACGAGTTTGTATTAGTACCAATAGTACTAGCCCATGCATCAGCTATTCGTATAAATGGCTGTGAACCTTGAGCACCATACATTGTATTTCCGTTAATACCAGTAACCTGTTGTACAGTACTGATTGTTCCTGCGTTAATTTCAGAAACTGGAATTCTATAAACCATAATCTCAAATGGATCTGCAATATTAAATTGCACACCAGACGGATTGTTTGCATCAAACACTGAGCTATATAAACAAAATAAGTACAAATATGAACCAGCAACGGTAGCAGTTAAAATACTATATGGTGTTAATGTTCTTGCATATGATGCTGTTTTATGAGCATCTTTGTCCAAAGTACCGTTAGTAAGAACTACATGAACTAAATTGTTACCTACTTCTTCATATACTAAACAATTAGATGCATCTGAATCTGAGAATAAAATGTTATTCCATGAACCTTCATAGTACTTGTTAATTGTAGTATAAGGACGCATGGTTGAATCTGGATTATTGATATAAGTGTAGTAGTAATTAATAGTGCTACCGTTTGTTCCAGGTCGTAGATATACTAAAGAGCCATCATTTTCTAAGAGAACTGGCATCGCTGAATAATACGAAACTGTACTACCGCCATCAAACGTACCAGCAACTCCAGGCTCGTTGTTGTTTATTGCACCATATTGTGAAAATGGTAATTGTCCGAATACTTTATCAACATCATCTTTAAGTGTAATTGGTAAATCGATTACACCTGATGTATCAGGAGTATAAGTAATTCCATCACCAGTTAGTGATACATTTAATCCAGGTTGTTTGCCTTGGATTATCATTGTTCCGGTGGTTTTTACATCACCTTTAATATTATAAGACATTTGGTTTCCTTACCATGAAATTGTTCCAGACTGTGAAGGCAATCCAGAACTTACAGGGAAAGATGATCCTGCTGCTGAAGAACTTGGACTGAACACATCTAGTCTTGAACGTGAAATGATATTAGTTACAGTAATTGCACTTGAACCAGTAGTAATAGTACCAATCCAGAAGTTGTTATATGTACTGGTTCCGGTTTCCGCAATTACAGTATCAGTTATTAGATACTGTGCTAATCCTTGAACCATTGTGATATAAACGTAAAAAGTGGTATTAGCGGGAGAAGCTTTTACTGTAGTTAAATCGACCGTACTAACAGGAAGCGTCAAGTAGTTTCCACTTAGGATTGCAGAATTAACTGAATTGAATGTAATCTTATAACCACTATATGTTACCAAACCAGTATTTGGTACGAAGTTTGAAATGGGAAGTACACTTATCATATCAAGTAACTGGTCAGATGTATATGAGTCTACAGTAAAACCTAGAGTAGTGCTGTCTCGTGTAGTTCCATTTAACGAGGTCACGACTGCTTTCCCGTTGGAGTATGCAGTTTTACCTACGTTCAATGTTCCTTTAACAATTTTTGCCATTTTTATTATCCCTAAATTTATAGTTATGATGTATTTATTAGGTGTACAAACAAAAAAGGCACCCATAAAGGGTGCCTGTATTAATCAGTGTCTTCTACAAATATTACTTTAATTTCGAAGTGACCTTTTGGATCACCAAAATCATCTACTACAATCTCGTCGGAATTCAAAATGTCCATCGGATCAAAGTCTTCAATATCACGAAGTACTTTATCATAAACAATTATCATCCGAATTTCTCTCTTAGTTTTTCTAAATCAATATTATATTGCTTAGCTTCCCATTGAACAGGATCATCACCGTGCATATCCAAACGTGTATGCATCGTACTGCTCCATGATCTGGAATTCCAGATTCTACGACGAGAACAACAGCCAGCCAGATTTAAACGATGAAGTACTTGACGAACTATATCAACATGTACATTACATTCAGCAGAGATTTTTTCAGCGAACCAAATATAATCTACCGATGGATGCAAGCCTTTACCGTCCAATAATCCTTTTACAATAATATCAAAAGCCTTATCTACTGACATTTTCTTACCTTTTGGGAAGTAAGTTTTCTCTCGCTTTTTACCAACTAGAGCATGTGTATTGTAACACCATCTGCGATAAGTACTTTCATTTTTTCGATCATCTTTCTTTTTCATAAATCCAATTCAATCTTTTGATATGCCATTTGCATTCTTTCATCTTCAGGTATGTCTGCGATTAGAGAATGTTTCTTTAAGGTAGAAGAACTTAATACGATACTTCTACCCAAAGATAATGTGAATATTGTTCCAGTATGAATTCCTTGGGTTACAATATATAATTCCATTAGTGTGTTTCGAAAATGAAGCTATGGCTAAGATATTCTAGAATACGTTCTGGCATTTCTTCATGAGTGTACTTACGCATGTCAACGAAAGGAATGTTCATATCAACTAGAGTTTGTACGAATAATTCATCAATTACACGAGCTTCCTCTAAGGTTTGAGTTCTTCCATATGCATCATATTCTGGCTTACGTGGAAGTAAGAATACCACGTTATCGTACTGACGATATAACTCGAATGCAATTTCAGTACTAATATTATCAGCATCTTCATAAAACTCATTGTAGATGATACCATTAAGTAATGATGCATCAGATACCACGAAATCCACCTTTCCTGATAAGCGGAATAGGCGATGATTCTGTTGAGCAGTGATTAGTACTTGATCCTGCATTGCCATTTTGTTTTCATCGTATACGTAATCTTTAATTACTTCTGTAACGATTTCCACTTTCTTGTTGGTGTGCAACTTCATCTTTGCAAACAAACCTGCTGCTGTAGTACTTTTTCCGCAGCACGGACCACCAACCAAATTAATTATTACGGTATCCATATATTATCCTTTTATTAGTACCGACCTGCTTCAGTAATTGTATAATTCTTCCGATCTGTATGTTGAGTAAGTCCTAATAGCTCTACTAGTACTTTATCAATTTCTGGACCCCATGCTGGACCTAATGCAACGTTACCAGTATAGGTATTAATGTTAGTAACATTAGATGGTAGTCCAATTAACAACGGGTCAAAAATATCCCATTGAATTTGTGCACGAGCTTCTTGTAATTGCTGTTCCATTTGTCGTTCACGAGCCGCTTGTTCTGCAATTTGAATACGTTGTTGTGTTAGTTCTTCTTGTAAACGATCAATTTGCTGCTGTTGCTGTACTAGAGTTTGTCGAATATTATTCAACTCAGTACTCATATTATCAACTTTCTTACTTAGGCTTTCAATTTGATTAATCATACCAATTAGCATGGGTAGAATAATTTTAATTGAAGTGAAGGCTTGTCTAACCGCTGATGGAACAAAAAACTCGTATGTTAAATCTTTAGCATGTTGTTCAATATTATAGTACTGAATAGGACACACCAACCATGCATTCATATGGTTATTTCTAGCATGTGAGACGAATCTATTATAAAAGTTAATTACCTGACGCGAATATCCGTTATCATCGTAGCGGTCACGCTCAACTAATGTTGTATTAACATACTGTGCAGGAATAATAAGAAGACCTAGCTTCTCTGCAACTTCAATAATATTTTCCATTTTTGCACGTGGTGCATTATGAATTTCAGGAGTATATAGTTTATGACGAAAAGATGAATCATAAGTTGAGAACTCAATATTCTTGATAGCTTTAGATACTTTCATATCTAAAAAATCAGTGCCTTTACGATTTTCAAGTAATGTGTCATTGAATTTTTGAACTAATTCTTCAACCGCACTGTTCACCGCTCTGCGAGAATTTTGGTCACCATGAGTTTTCACTAGATCCAAAAATTGTTTAGTAGTTGATTCAAATGACTCAACGTGATTTCGAATTTCTTCTTCGTACTTGGATGCTTTCTTACTATTACCGTATGATATATCTTTTACTAAATCTACTAAAATCATTTTTCATCTCCATATAAACCAATATAACGACGATACCACGACATTAGTGGACCGTTAAAATCTTCACAGTAACGGGACGAACGTAAACGTGCGTGGATAGCAATTGCATTTTGGAAATGTTTTGTCATTTCAAAAGTACCTGCTTCTTTTTCTTCACGGATGGTTTTAAACAAATACTCAACTGCTTCAATATACAATTCAGATTCGTTACCATTTTTAAATTTATCTACAATTTCTTTTAGATAAACATCTTCAAGTGTATTCAACTTCCTTCACTCCAAAAGCATCAATAGCTTTTTCACAGATAGGGCATGGCTTTGCAGATAACGGATTACCCTGACAATCCACCCTTGCGATTAACAACTTATGTACTTCTTTCTTTGCTGCGATCAGTGTTGCAATCTCTGCATGTAAAAAGATTGCTTCAGGACGACCAGCCTGTACTGCAAAATGTTTTTGCAGGGGATGAGAACATTCGTAGTTGTTTGTTTTCATTGCAAGTACTTTACCTTTTTTATCTAAAGCACATGCAATGATTTTATACTTCTTTCGAGTATTCTTGACCTGTAATAAGGACGGCATATCCTTTAATATGCCGATTAACTTTTTCATTTTCATTTTGGGAAGCCGTAACGATCCACGTCATATCCTGCTTCCAATGAAGCTCGTGCAATTGTTAGGTCATGATCAATTGCCATTTGCTCACATTCAATTTCGTAATACTCTTCCATTGAAATTGTTTTGTCGGATGCTTTGGTTCGCAAAACATCTTCGTATTTTTTCATAACATCGATTTCGTTACGAAGTTCTACAATTTCTTCCATTGTGTACATTACTGGTTCTGCATATTCATAATCTGCATCACCTACTGGAATTGTTTTAATTGATGCCATGAATGCATCAAAATTAAAACCTTTCATTCCTTCTTCACGATGTTTATTTAAATCTTCTTTTGTATAGTTACCGTACTTCGCAATTACACCGTTGTATAGATTTTCAACTGCTTCTTCCCACGTGTCACCGCCACAATCTAATTCCCATTCGTGTGCGTGAGTTTCTTGGTTGAATTGCTCATCGAAATAGGGAACCATCAACTCAACCCAAAATTGTAATTTGGTATTGACTGATTGAATTTTTTCAACACGGTTTGTTTCTGGACAAACCATATGTGGGGTAATTTCAATTATTGCATCTCGACCGAATGGTACATATGCTGGGTGATTGGTAATCCAATAATACTTATCACAGATGTTCATTTTCTTTCCTCGTTACCATTGACCAGGTAATCCAATGTTATAGCCATATTCTTGATCGTAATCCCAATCATCGGGATTACCAGTATAGTAATCACTTTGTTCCGTTGGTCGGATTTTATTTTTAATCTTTTTAGTTTGTTTTTTGGAAAATAGACAAGTACCGTCAGTCAATCGACCAACGGCAGTTTCACCCTGTTTGACCTGACGGCCTTTCTTTTTCCATTGTTTGTAGGTACGATAACTCACAAATTCCTCTCAATTAAAAAGAAATACAACGCCCTGGAATTTTGGTAGTTACGTTGAGTAGGGATATTCCAGTACTAGCATTGCAGCATAAACGGTCTTACATCTGGTTTTTGCCAGAAAGCACGGCTTTGTATTTCTCAGTTCTTTGTTTTACCGACGACGATTCTCAACAATGATAAATGTGTTTTTACCACGTTGTAGAACAAAATACTTGTCATCGATAATATCAACATCTTCAGTGAAGACTAGCTCTTTAGTATCATAAAATTCATTTGCCTTGCGACCGTTAATTTTAATCGCACCATTATCAATGAATTCACGAGCCATTTTACGAGACGCAGCGATACCAGAATCTACTAGTAATGATACTAATTCAAGTGAATCAGTACTGTCCTCGACTTCAAAACCACTATCAATCATCATCTTAACAGCTTCTTCTGTTAAGTCAATAGTATCACCAAATAAAAATGAACTAATATCACGAGCTAAATCGGCTGCATGTTCACCATGAATGGTTTCGGTCATTTTGTAGGCGAACTGAAGTTTAACGAAATTTGGGTTAACTTTCATTTCACGTTCAATATCTTTTACATTAAACCCAAATGGTTTAAAGTACTGGTACAACTTAGGTACTTCTGCATCATCAACATTACGCCAGAACTGGAAGAAATGGAATGGTGAAGTACGCTTTGAACCTAACCAAATAGTACCAGATTCTGATTTACCGAATTTAGTACCGTCAGCTTTTGTTACCAAAGGTAGAGTAATAACACCACACTGAGCATCATTTCCATGAAGTTTATGAATCAAGTCAGTTCCTGCGATCATATTACCCCATTGATCCGACCCACCGATTTGAATTTTACAATTAAGCATATCATACAGTAATTCGAAATCCATTCCCTGAAGAATTGGATAGGCGAACTCAGTAAATGAAATTCCCTGATCTGGTCGTTCAATACGAGAACGTACTGATTCTTTATTGATCATGTTATTCACAGTAAATGCCTTACCGTAATCACGTAGGAAGTCTAACATATTAATGTCTTTCATCCAACTTTGATTGTTTACGATCTGAACATCATTACCAAGAATGGAATTTATTACAGAAGTGATACCTGCGATATTTTTGTCAATTGTATCCCAATCCATCATAGAACGTTCTTCGGATTTAAAGCTTGGATCTCCAATTGAACCGGTAGCTCCACCGACCAACGCAATAACATTTACACCGTGTTTCTTGAACACTTTCATTACTGTAAGTGGAAGGAGACTACCGATATGCAAAGAGTCGGCAGTTGGATCGAAACCGCAATAAATTGCAGAACCTTCAGTAAGTAATTTTGAAAGTACTTCAATGTCAGTACTTTGATTAATCAAACCACGTTCTTGTAATTCTACCAATGCCGGATGCATCTTTATTCCTTAATCTTCAGTTTTTTCTTCAACAACACCTAGAATACAATCTTCTGGCATTATCATGATATATTCGTTGTCAATTTTCTCGCGGTGAATTCGGGAATCACCTTCGATGTAGGTAACAATATCACCTACTTTAATTTCAGCTTGCACACCTGGGCCAACTGAAATAATTTCTGCGTGAGTGGTTTCATCTTCACCGCTTGCGGTTAATAGAATTCCACCAGAACTTTTAGCTTCACGAATCACTTTTTTAGCGATTAGGTGATAATAAACTGGACGTATATTCATTACTCATTACCCTCAGAAACTGAACTAAGTCTATCATACTGCTCAATCATTTGCAAGGCTACAGCCGCAACTTGTACCAATTCTTCACGTGCTGTGCCAGCATGGGAGCCACCAAATTCATCATGAAGAATCGCTTGACAAACTTCGCCAACTTCTTCACCTAAAATTGCCTGCCACACGAAAGGATGCTGATTTCGGTCGGCACCCCATAATTCATCTTGCCTGTTCATTTCACCGATAACATCGAACATAGCATTAGTACTTGCATGATCTTTCATATTAAATCCCTTTATTGAATGCACTGGAACGTTGAGAACGCCCCGCAGGTACAAAATTCCAGTACCTGTCTTTGCAGTTATTCTTTTTATGTGTTCTTGCATTTGAGCAGAACATCTTATTATATGTATTCTTTACAAATGCTTTATTACAAAACGGACAACGAATAGTGGCACCAGTTTCTGCATTAGTTGCAAGTACATATCGCTCTCGCATATCAGAACGTTTGTTCTCAATATCCCAAAAACGTTGCTCAGCTTCTTGTTCTTCGAAATGATCGTCAGCTAAGCCGCCCCAATCTTCGTTATCCATTCCATAACCCATATTACTTCCCTACTACAGTACGCCATTTTTGTAGTTTAATGTTCATATAACTAATGAACTTATCTTCAATTTCAGATGCAGTTAAACCCGGATGCTGCAAAGCAAACATATCCATAGCACAAATTGCAAGATCAACTGCTTCACCAGCAACACCATCTTTTCCAGGTTCTTTATAAGATAGTCCTGTTTCGATTTGTTCTTCTAGTGATAGCTCTCCTAGTTCTTCCATGCACTTTTTAAGTACATAATCATTTGTACGATATGCATCAGAATTAATTGGTCCAAGTTCAACTGATAGTTCAAACATAGCTGATAGTGAAGGTGCTGATTCACTGTCACTATCACAACCGTATTCATCTTCTTCTTCAGTTGTTTGGTTTTTTGACCAAATTTGCGTTTTATAATAACGCTGGAATGCTTCTTGTTCTTCCATTGTTAGAAGCTTTACAAGATGATCAATTTCATTTTCATCGTACTTATTAAAAATTGAATACACCAAGTTACCAGTTGCAATGAAACTAATTTCAGAATCAATACCTTCATTCCAAAATACTGCTAAGCGTGAACATAGTGAAAGTGCAGAACCAAGTTCAGTTAGCTTAATGAAGTGAATGACATTAATTTCATCCATTTCATGAATATCATAACTGATGATCAAACCATTAAGTAGTAGCTGCTGAATAACAACACCATCGTACTTACTGAATCCTAAACATTCATCTGCTTGAAATTGAACACCAACAGAAGATAGATTACCCGCCATTTCCTTCAGTAATTCACGTGCTTGCATGGTTTGCTGAACATCCAATTTAATATTTTGCATTTTGTACCTATAAAAGAAAAGGAAGCCTTAGCTTCCTTTGTGTTGACGTTTGCGTTTGGTGCAATCTTTCCATGAAAGACTGCGACGAGCCATAATGTCATCCCACGGATTAGGGATGCAGCGACGGCGACCGCGAAATTCTGGTTCACCTTCTTCTTTAACTACCCCAGCAATAGCCCTTCGTTCAGCAATAGTTTCCATACAACGATCATATGTAGAACTGTGACTTTTGCGACCATGACGGGAACGGTACTGTAAGTATGTTTGACCCCGACGCATGTACCAATAAGATACTCCAGCTTTTTCAAGCTCTTTGCGACCTTCGGCAAAGTACTCATTCTTGAAAAGCTCAGGTGAAACCATTACATTATTATTAGTGTATAAAAAGAATGTTTTGGTTACATCAGTATTGCGGTAGTAAGACCAACGTCCAAATGCACGTTCGTACTTACAAAGCCACTTCATGCTATAATAGAACTCTTGAACGCCACCATGAAAGTTTCCATGAATCCATCCTAAGAGGTCATCAGTCTCAATTACTTTACCATCGTCAAAAAAGATTTTGAATTTTTGTTTAAAGAACATATTTTTCTCCTATTATATTAACTTCATAATCGGAAAGTCATACGCCCCTTTATTAATGTGATCATGTTACTCCTTAACAAATATAAGCCCAATAACCAAAGGCTCCAATTGCAGCAAGTACTAATAGGATGATAAGAATTGTACATCCAGTAGCACTCATTGCTATTAATTCAATTACAATCTCAAGGATTGCAAAAATGATTTCACCCACTGATAGCTCCAATTGGGAAGTTCCAGATAATGGCTACAAAACCAAAGGTGAATGTGATAATGAAAAGACCATTTTCAATAATCATATCTTTAGTTGGTTCACGTTTAATGCAGAAAGCACTATAAACAATCATGCTCAACAAGATTACTAATGCAATTACACAAAGAATAATATCAGTCATTTTATTTTACCACGAAGTAGAATGGAGCATTATTATATGCCAACCAAAAACAAATTCCAGCAGCAGCGAATTGCACAATTGGCATCCACCATCCACCACCACCGAAAGCCATAATCATTTTTGAAACGATCAATCCGGCTAACGTCATTCCTAAACCGACAACAATTAGTACGATGAAACCAATCCAAACGAGAATCATTTTTCTACCTTTTTAGGAAAGTCTATACGAAATTGTGTCATTAATGAGTTGTGTAAAGGTTTAAACATCTCAATCAACTGTGTACAACGTTCTTCAATTGTACCAGTAGTTTCATCATAATTAGTGATGATCAAGTTATGAATTTCGTTTAGAGTTAAAATATCAACTTCTTTATCAGTTACATCGTACTGTTCTTTTAAATAGAACCATTTAGCGTACAATGGAAACTTAAATGCGTGATAAAGATTCTTTAGTCCTAGTACTTTATCGTAGTCAGCTTCAATTTGCAACTTCTTTTTACCTTTATCAAAGGCTTTTGAAGTAATGGAACTGATACAAGAACGTACTTCATGTAGTTCTTTATTGTAGAATGCATCATCAATGTCTTTCATGATGGCTGGGTTGCCAATACACATGAAGTACTTTGGCTGCATACTATTAAGTTCTGCTTCAAATGAACTACGTTGTAGGAATTCGACGTTAATCGTCAAACCCGTAAAGCCCAAATAGAAGGACTTGTGACGCGGCTCAGGAGGTGCTTCATCAGTGACAATAGTCACATCAATATCATTAGGAACAACGTCAAAACCGTGCATACGCTCGATATATGAGCCATAAATGATGATGTTATGAAACCCTAATTCGTTAAAGTACTCATAGATGTGGTCAACTACGAACTGTTCCGCTTCGGTAATTTTCATTTTATTTTATTTTTCCAATAAAAAAGGCCACATTGCGTGGCCTAATAAAGAAAAATAAACAACATGGAGTCAAATATTGTTATTATTATGACTTATTTATGCTGTTTATAATCATCAAGGCCAGAAATGGAAAGCCATTCTGTGGGTTAATATCGATATTATACCACAATTTATTTTTTTGTTTCAAGAATTTTTTTAAGATTCTCACAGAGAGTGTGCATCTCGTGTTGTAAACCGTAGTTAATTTTCGAGTAATAATTAATCCACAACCACCTTTTGACGACATACAAAGTAGTGTAGACTTGTTTACCGTCGCCAGTTTGTTTGTCATCCTCAGTAAAGTATGCAATAATCTTTGACTTAAACATTACTCAAATCCGATAGAACAGATGCGATCAATCTTATCACCATCGAATGGAACTACATCAATTGAAATAATTTCAAGACCCGTAACAGTTTCGTCTGGTAGTAATGTAACAGTACCTTTAAGGCTGAACATTAGCTTAACATCACTCGCTAATTCTTTTACCTTTTTACCGTTGATGGTATCAATAACTTTAACTTCAGCATAAACAGTTTCATCTTGAACATAAAGACTAGTCACTACACCACCGATATTATCAAGATTAACTTGAATAGTACGTTCAAGTGGTAGAAACTCTGATAGTTTTGTTGGTTTGTTATTGAATTTTTCGATAGCTGCTAGAGTAGATTCTCTGTCATAGATTCTACCGTTTGCATTTGGTTTATCAAGGTAAAGTACTTTACCAGTTATCATAGTATCCATGTTATTCCTTATATTTTGAACACAGTTGTCTTAACTTCCTATTCAATTCTTCCGATGTACTGGCTGTAATTGAACCTATCTTTTTTGATTCAGATATTGTTCCCATTCGCACATCGAATTCATGATTATCAAATGAATCAACAAACACGTACTTATTACTTGTGGTTGATTTAAATGAAGCAGAGTTATGTTCAATGCACATATCAAATTTAAACATTATTTTCTCAATTAAAAAGGGGAACATAAAGTTCCCCTAAGTGTTATAGATTTTCTTCTGCAAATGCTGCTAGTGGTGAACGTACTACACCTTCTAGCTCAATAATGCGACAACCTTCCCAATCTTTAAACTTCTCAGTTACATAAGTTAGACCAGAGTTGGTCGGACTGATAAACTTGTTATCGATCTGAGATAAGTTACCCATGATGATTACTTTACAGTTTTCACCTGCACGAGTAAGAATAGTCTTAGCCTGTGCTGGAGTAATGTTCTGGAATTCATCAACAATAAGAATAGTGTTAATGAAACTACGACCACGTACAAAGTTCAATGCTTTAAACTGGAAGACATTACGTTTCATAATTTCTTCGATTGAGCCTTGTGGATTCGCATCATCTTTATGCAAGTACTCTAGTGCATCGATTGCAGCACCACAGAATGGCATAACCTTTTCCATTTCAGAACCTGGTAAGAAACCAATTTCCTCGAATTGAGAATCCTGAGTTTTGGAGAAGATGATACGGTCGTATTTCTTCTTCTCTAGAATAAGTTCTAGTGAAGTTGCAATAGTAATTAATGTTTTACCTGTACCTGCTGAACCAAGTAGTACTGTAATATGTACGTCCTTGTCCATGATACTATTAATTGCCATCGCCTGTTGAATGTTCTTGGCTTTAATTCCCCAAACTTTACGAGCTAATGATTTTGATTGACCAACTTCGGTAAAACAAATCATATCACGATCATCATCTTGATCTAGTACCGAAGCATAACCTTCAAATACAAATAGACCATCTGCTTCGTCATAGATGTAGTCACCAATACATACATTCGCAGGTAGAAGATGTTTAACATTTTCTTCTGGAATAAAGTGAGTTAGTTTCTGACCATCTTGATTAGCGTAAGAATCATCACCAACTTGTTCCCAAAAATCACCATCAATTGCATGGTGACCAGTATGGATTAGGTCGGAATCTTCGATTGTTACATCATGACGATAATCCTGAACTTCAACACCATAAGCTAGTGCTTTGATACGCATGTTAATATCACGAGTAACAAGTACAGCTTGAGATAGTCGAGCAACTAGAATAATCTTGTCATCTGGAACAGTACTTTTAACTAGAGTATCAAGCTTATCATCATAGTTTTCACTTAGATGTGCAATTGCCTGTAGTTCTTCAACTGTAAGTACAAATAACTTAGTTTCAGGATTGATGTGAGGGTGGGTTTTAAAAACTTCAACACCAGTAGTTGAAATTTCTTCGTGAGTTGCGTTTTCAAGAATGGTACTGATATTGCGAATTGCAACACGAGCATCACGTGAAATATCAACTTTACGACTCTTGATGGAATCTAATTCTTCTAGAACTGTGAATGGAAGAATTACATGTGCTCCTTCAAATGCTAGGACTGCATGTGGATCACCAAGAATCACGTTTGTGTCAAGAACATATTTTTTCATAAACATCCTTTTTTGTTTGTGTTAAAACACTTTGTTTTCCTAACAGTATTTAATGTTCCTTATAGACTGTTAGTTTTGGCTGGGTTCATAGTTTACGTAGCAACGATTACCTTTCGCTTCTTCGTACCAGCATTCCTGATAAACCAATTGACCTAAGCTAACTGGTTTATCAGTGGAACCGTACTTTAGTTCGTTGTTTTTGTCAGTATATTGATATGAACATTCATTATCCTTACACTGACCAAGTGCAACAACTTTACCGACATTGTACGTAACATTGGTATGTTCACCACTTGGTATTTGCATTAAACCATAAAGCATACCAGTGAATAATGTAGCATACACAACAGACGCAATGATACGTTTCATTACTTACAAACTCCGAATAAAGTTAAAGGCGTTTTCTAGGTACGAAGTGATATTTTTCGCACCAACTGGATTTGCACTATGAACATTATAGGCAAATGGTTTAGCAATCTGATTATCCATCATGTATTCCACTAGGAATTTACAGAAGGTATAACCAGTTTCCTCATTTTCATTTTCAGTATCACCCAAATCATGATCGAATGATACGAAGTTTGGTAGACCATGTTTCTGTACATAATCTACTGCTTCCCGATATGTCCTGCAAACTACAAACGGCTCATCTGGATAGTACTTCTCTACTTCACGTAGATCATCCAAGAACATTTTATAACCCTGCTCAGTCTTATCATCACCAACGTAGTTGATTAGCAGTTCTTCATCTTGAACCAATTGAAGTAGTTCAAGTTTTGCAGTACCAATGAAGTTCTGTTCGATTAGAGTGTTCCAACCACATTCTACTTTATTACCTTTTAGGTAACGGCAGATATGCAATAAGTTAACTCCAGCATTTTCTGCTCCGAAATGCTCTCCATTGACTGCATTGTTACGAATTTCAAGAAGTTCATCATAAGATACTTCAAGAGAAAACGAATGATTGTGTGATGAAGTTGCCATATTTTTATAACTTGCCAATGGCTTCAAACGCTCAATTGGTAAGTTATATGCAATTTCTTCCTGGGCTTCACGCTGTACTGCAATCTCCAGACTAGGATCGTCGGATTCAACCAAACCACCAACTGCACCCATCAGACCATCATAACGAAGTTCTGAAAGTACTAAACTCACATTCGGAATATCGTTATAAGGATAGTTCTTGTATGGTGTGCAGTTCTTTGCATAAATCCAAACAAACACACAATCATAACGTGCAGAACGCTCACCGAACGGAATTGCTTCGTAGAGATTCACAATTACACCATTTCCTGTACGCCCATACGAGCGGTAATATAATCTTCAAGAGTGCCAAGTACATCAGTCACTGGACTGTAAAGATTGTAGTTAAATTTGTCGTCGTTATCATGCGGCTCTGGATTGATGTTCACAGTTTGTGAAGCAGTTGCCAGACCAGCATAGACCGACCACGGAATTACGGTGTCAGATGAACCGATAATAATAAAGGTATCACGAGCACGAGCACTGTCTAGTACTTTGTAAAGGTCATCGTAAATTGGTTTACGAACACCATCACTGAACCAGAATGTCTCACCGAACATAACAATGTTAGGTTTAGAGAAAACTTTAGCTGGTGGTTCGAAGTCAGTATATCCAATCTCATGAACTTCATAGTCAGGAGAGTTTACTGAGAACGGACTGATTACTTCAGTCAGGCGACCATGTACGTGCATCGCAGTGCCGCCAGCACGTTCAACTAAGTCATCAACGTTAGCGGTGATGTGCATTACACGATCATCACCATACAATTGTTGCATACGTGCAATGAACTCGTGACCTGCATTCGGTTCATAATTCTGAAGACCACGACGCATCTTGTTATAGAATGCATGTACTGCATCATAGTGAGTAGGGAAGTGTGCAATATTGCAAACAATATCTACACTTACGTTATCCCACAAACCTTCGCCAGCGGCGTCACGGAAAGTTGGAATACCAGATTCCTTCGACAGACCAGCACCAGTACAGAAAATCAGTCGCGGTGATTCATCATTATTCAAAAAACTATCGAGATTCATTGTTTACCTTAAAGATGTGAAAAGTACAAACGGCAACCACATTTAGGACATGCGGGTTCCCTGATATAATATCCGTCAGTGCCAGGTACTGTACGGGGTGCGTCCTTAATTATATACGAACCGAAGCACTTAATGCAAGTAACTTCTTTATTTGCGAGTGGATGATCATCAACCCAATCGCCATTATACAGCCATTTTTGATGTTCAGTTAAATCGCCGTGCTTCATACTCAGCTCACTTAAACAGTAGTTTTATTGACCTCATTCCCAAAAATTAATTCTTCTGGTAATACGCCAAGTTTATAGATGAGTTCAATAAGATCTTCATCCGTGTCTTTTGGTTGGTATACAATGCTCATGTGACATTTTAATTTTGGAAACTTATGTGTGTAACCAGCATTTACCAATTCTTTATGACGCTGTTCAATCTCTGGTGAATCTAGAAGAAGTACTATTGCTTCCCATTCTCCACCAGGTTTCCCCAACCTTTCAATTCCAGTAATCTTCGCTTTATACGTACTATCATTTTTAAGTAGTTTGATTGAAGGGTTACTTTCATCTTGCATAACAGTAACATGAAACTTCGCTGCTGTCAAGCAGTCAATGCCTGCTAATTTAAATATTTTGTGTATTTCCTTTGCTTGAACCGTGTCAAGCTTTAGACTGACGTATCCTTTCCCAGCCATAATGTGCATCCTTACATAGTTAAAATTAAATAACCCAATATAGATACAAACGTTCCAGCTACTATTCCTAAGAAACTAGCTGCACAAATATAAAGTACTTTTTTACTTTTCTTAGCATCTTTGTATTTTACTTTGTATTCGCAATATGTAAGCCAAAGTAAAATGGCATACGCAACGATAGACATAATCAGTATTGTGGTTAACATATTTAATGCTCCGTCTAAATTAAAAAGAAGGGGGCATAGCCCCCTAAAGATTACAAACCTTTGTTTGCACGTTCACGTACTTCATCGAAGGTACTGAGATTCATGATCTCACCGTTCACGTACACATCAACCATCATATCACGTAGGAATGGGTTGACTTCTTGTAGTTCAATACGCTCTGCAATAATCTTGTGAGTATTAGTGCACTCATAAGTAGTGACGCGACCACGTAAAGAACGCTTGCCTACATCAGTGATTGGGTCTTTGAATAGATCTTCCCAAACGCCAGTGTTTAGCTGCTGTGCGGAACCTTTCATTGCGAAGCTGTAAGTATCACGTCCTTTTTCTGGATGTACTAACTTACCACCCATACCAAATACGATGTTGGTAAGACAAAGCTTTTTAGCTTCCATGTTTGCAACAATCTGACGAATACTGTCTTCGTTGATGCCGTCACCCTGAATTACACCAATGAATGAAGGTAATTCTTTATAACCATTTGCGTTTACGGTAAATCCGAACTTCTCCATCAAAATCTCTACGATTTCAATTGGCATTGTTAGTGGATCACCGCTATCTGGACGAAGAACTAACTTAGCTCCAGGGCAAAGTGCTGCGATTTCCATAATGGTAGCTTTCAAACGAGTACCAATGTATTCGCGGGTAAAACGATATGCATCATAGGTATCAATCACTACTGATACGATTGGTGGAACACCAATTGAACCTTTAGCAATATATGCACGTACTTTCATTTCCCACAAACGAACCATCTTAACTGCCATATTAAAGTCGTCGCGTTTGTCTGCGTCTGAGTTAGAACATGTTGCACTATGCTCACTCGCAGTAACTGAACTCAAATATGCATTAGTTGTGTGGTAGTATTGTTTAATGTAACGGTTAGCACTTAGACAATCAGAACCGTTGAACAATGCCGCATGTGCCATACCTGCAATGATTGCAGATTCGAAGCTTGAAGCTCCGCGATCACCGAAGTTATGCAAGTGATAGTCCACAAAACGAGAGCCAGTATGACGCTCCATTGTATCAGCTAAGAATTCTTTAATGCTACGTGCATTACTAGCAACTGTAGTTGGGAACCAAATACCACGCTGAAGCTGAGTTTCAATATAGCTTGCAATTACACAAACACGTGGATCAGTACTGAAAGAGCGTACTAATGGACTGCCAACAGGAACTAACGTACCTTCTGGAATTGCACGAATATGTAATGGAATTTTACCGCCATGTACTTCTACAATGTGTTCCCAAAAGCCGCGATCAAAATCATCGCCACGTTGTTCAGTTTCTAGTTGTGCTTCATCAATGTCATCAGTAGTGATTTCAATATCCAAATACTCTTGTAGATAATACTGAATACCCATCATCACGACATGTGTTGCGTACTTACTTGGTTTACGTGCAATGATATTTGATTCAAGAGCTACAACACCCTCTTTCATCATAAAACCGTGACCAGTTTTGTACGAATCGACATTTAAGATAAAGTTTACATTTTTGTTAATTTTGTTCATACTAAGACTCCCTTAGATATTAATGTTAATGAAAGCTACATCGCTTTCGGTTTTTGGTTTATACCAAATGTGGTAGAAGAATTAAAGGTATCTTTGCCAATAAGTTACTTGGTTCAAATACATGTTTACCAAAGCTAAAGTACGAGTACATTGCATATGGATTACGCTTTTCTTCTGCAATTTCTTTCAATGTGAATTCGAATAAGTCACCGAACTCATCAGTTGTTGTGTAGTACAATACATCATCTCGTACCATAATGTACCTTGATTGTGGCTTAGATATATGTACTGCACCTTGATCTATGCAAGCAAAGTACACTTGCACATATCGCATATTTTCATTTACTTCAAGTGCATCATATACACCAAAAGTTCGTAGTGCAAAGATGCTGTTCTCGTGAGTAGGCTGCTTCTTAATCATTTCAAGGATGTAAGATATTGGCTCTACATTAGTCAAATTACTTGGAATCTTATATTCAGATTCTTCAATCTTCTGAATAAATTCAGGTTGATTTGTACTGATATATTTCAATTCATTATAAAATTCGGTTGGTTGACAGAACAACATATTGCTTCTCACTTAAAAGGAGTACCGAAGTACTCCAACAACTTATAGAATACCTAAGAAAGTATCGATGATACTTAAATGGTCTTCGAAGAACTTATCACGGTTTTGAACAAGTTCACCTAGTGGCATCCAAAATGCTTTCTCTGCATCGTCAGCACCTTTTACCTTTGGTAAGGTATTGTCTTGAAGCTGAATATAAGAGCATTTGGTAATGATACGCCAGCGTTGGGAACGGTTGAAGTCACCGAATTCCATACTTTCACGGATTGAACCTTCAAGTACTTTCATTGGAACATCAATCTTTGTTTCTTCTTTCAATTCGCGTAGTGCAGTTTGGATTTGATCTTTATCCTGCCATGCATCAAAGAAGCCGCCTGGTAGTGCATACAAACCTTTGCCTGGGAATGTGCGACGTTTCACAAGAAGAATGTGACCAGCACTGATTACCATTGCATCACCCGTTAAGAACGGAATGTTGTTGTATGGCAAACGCTCATTCATTTCTGCACGATAACGTTGGACGAAGTTGAATTCACCAATTAAGTTTTCGAAAACAGTTGGTTTAGTTTGCATAAACTTCTGAAGGAACTCTTTAGTTTCTTCAGGAAGTGTTTCAGGAACTTCTTTAGTGCTAAAGAATTGCTGACGCATTGCAGTACTATTAATAGTGATTGGATTTGATTCTGCGTCCTTCTCACGATACTGCGGTGGGATACCAGCCTGTGATTTCTTTACTTCACCAATAAAATCTTGCTGCCACTGTGGGAAGAAGTTCAGATAGAAAGTACTTTCATCCGCTTCTTTACGACAGCCAGTAATAAAGATATTATCACTTGTAGTTACGGATTTAACTTGTTCGTGTACTTCCATCAACCATTTGCTGTTGTTATATACATAATCGTGGATCGGAAGAATATCAATCTTAACCCGACGCCCTTTAGCCCATTCATCCTGTGCCAAACGACTAGACATAGCATCCAGTACCTGTTTGCGTTCTGCGAACGTGAACGGATTTTTTGAATCACGTGCAAGCTCAGAACTACCAACAAGAATTACCAAACGGTCGGCATTTTCTAATGCGTGTTTAATGGTGGCTTCATGACCTTTGTGTGCCATCTGAAAACGACCAATATACACATATACTTTTTCTTTACTCATTCTAAGACTCCCTTAGTTATTTGTTATTCAAGGCTACATCACCTTGTATTCATATTATATCACAAAAAAGTTCAATGTTTCATTTTTTATTTTGTGTATAAACTCTTTAAGTACAGAAATCATACCAGAAGTTTTCAATTTTGCAAGTTCTTTTTTGTTAAAAAGTAAATATTAATAGAGATGCCTCATTTTTAACATCTCAATAAATATATAATATAACTTTCTTAGGAGACTAAAAATGGGAAAACCAATTGCTGGTCGTAATAAATCCCCATTCGGTGTAGATGGCATTAATGTTGATGCTGCTGTACTAGCCGATGGTACAAAATTAACTAACATTCGTATTAGTAAACAACGTTCTGCTAACGTATTTGATCTAATGAGTGTTGATGGTCTAACTCTTTATCCATTCATTGAAATCACTGGTGTTGATAAAAATGGTGTAGCTTTAGATGTAACTGCAACTGGTGCAGAACTTTCGGATAGTATTGCTCCAGGGACTTTCTGTATTAGTGCGGTTGATACAAATGGAGACATTGTTGGATTTACTGTAAAACTATTAAGTAATAAACTAATTCTTCAAAATGGTAGTGTATTGTTCTTATCTGATTATTCTAGTCAAGGTCAGGTAATTGTTGCAGTATCTTCTGTTGCAGTATCTCCACTCACTGCTGCTATTCGTGTTGGTGCAACTCAACAACTTACTGCTACTATTGCTCCTGCTGATGCAACCAATAAGTCGGTGACTTGGATTTCAAGTGCACCAGCAATCGCTACAGTAAGTGCTTCAGGTTTAGTATCTGGCGTTACCAACGGTACTGCTAACGTAACTGTTACCTCAGTAGACGGTTCGTTCACTAGTGTTTCTGCAATTACTGTAAGTACTGCGGTAACTGGTGTTACAATGACTCCAGATTCCGTAACTCTAAGTATAGCTGGAACAACTACACAACAACTAACATCTACCGTAGCTCCTGCTTCAGCATCTGTTAAGACCGTTACTTATGTTTCATCTGATCCGGCGGTTGCTACTGTAAGTGCATCTGGTCTAGTTACTGCTGTGACTGCTGGCTCTGCAACTATTACTGTTACAACTACTGATGGTTCATTCACTGATACTACGTCAGTTACTGTTACTGCTTAATATTATTTTAATTAAAAAAAAAGGAGCCACTTGGCTCCTTTTTTTAATTCATCTTTTCTACGACGAACTCTGCTTTTGGTCGGTCTTTGTAATACACGCGATTACCAAAGAACGTAAGTACGTCTTCATCGTGAGTATCAAGTGCATTCGTGATGTAGTACTGTTCTTTTACTGGATCAAAACGTACAACGAAATTACGCACATTTTTCTTTGGAGCTTTTTTGGTCATGTTACCAAATGCCACCTTAATAAAGGTGAAGATAATTCCAATAACCACTACTGCGTAAAAAACAAAAATAAGTACTTTCATTAATTAGTCCTCTAAGTCGGATAGTCTTTGAACCATTATACCAGCATTTCGCAGTACGTCAATAGCTTGCGATGGTGTTCGGTGATATTCGTTGTCAAAAATCACACGCTTGATGCCTGAACCAGCAATCAAAAGCGAACACACGTAACAAGGCTGTAACGTACAGTAAAGTGTTGCTCCATCACGGTCTGATGGATTCGAAAACAAAAGTGCGTTGTGTTCTGCGTGGAGTTCATGTAACTGGCTCCATTCATGATGATGATGTTTAGCATCATCACTAACCCAATTCTGTAATTCACCATTATTTACTAAATGTTTATTAGCATCGCAACAATTCTGCTGACCGGTTGGTGAACCATTATAGCCGGTACTGACAATACGATCATTCTTTACAATAACTGCACCCACATGATGTGAGATGCATTTACTTTCATCAGCTACTATATGAGCTATCTTCATCCAAGTTGTATGCTTCATAATCAATCCCTAATTGTTTTGCAATTTTTATTGAAGACAAATGCCAGTCCTGCATCGTTTGATAAAAGACTACATCACTTTCACTAATCTCAAATGGTTGTTTGGCATACATCGACCAACGCTGGTGTGTCTTCTTGAATAAGTCTTCGGTTTTCTCGTCATATTCTTCAGCATACCATTTAAGTTGTTTTTCAGCTTCGGTAAGTTGATCAAGTAGACGTAGTTTAAAGTACCCACCAAATGCGTAAGGAGTTCCACCATAAGGTGTAATCCAATAACCATCATCTTCATAGAAGAATTTACGCCATCCAGTACGGTAACGTTCTTTGTACTGTGCATCCATTAGTAATTGACGGTCAATCCATAAGTTATATAGGTAATCACCTAACATAATAGACTTTTCTAAATTACGTAACCAGATGATTGTATCATTTTGAGATAATGTTTTATAGTTCATGTTTAATACCAATCACTTCCAATAGTTCAAGTCGTTTTAGATTTACTTCTTTTACTTCTTCGTACATCTTAAGAATCTCAGTATCTACTGTAAACGGCACTGTTCCGTATTTCAACAGAATATCATACATCTCTTTTATTTCTTCAACTCTCTTTCCATAAAGGTAGGGAGTTTCGAGTGCAGCATGGACAACCTGATTAGCAATAGTTTCCTGTGAAACATTAAGCTGTTTTAGGAAATTAGGATTAAGTTCTGCACGGTTATACGAATATACGTATTTCTTTTCAGATACTAATGTAGTACTAGTGTGTAAGCAAGTGCCGCGTTTGCAAATCCTGTCAAAGAAACGATCCTTCTTCATCGGTTTAAACAAACCTTTGTGGTTTCGTTTATACGAATTATAATAACGCTCAAGAATATCATAAGCCTGTTCATGAACAAGACAAATAATAGTTTCGTGATTACCTAAATGTGTTAGTAAATCGTATGTCTGATCTTCAGTTAATTTGAATTCCATTCAAGTGCCTTATTGTAAAAATAATCAATTCGTTCCAACCATTTAATATCGGATTCATCAAACTCAAATGGTCGGTGAGCGTACTTAATTAGTACTGTGTACTTTTCACGCAAATCATAATTAAGATAGAAATCATCAGTAAGAGTACTGGCTTTGTTTAAAATATCCATTTCATCTTTATTGAATTTTTCGATACCATAACGTTCTAATATGCTAATATCTATGGTGTTGAAATACCCAAACCCATAAACGAAATCACCTTCTTTAGAAAATAAATCATTCTCAAACAAACTTGAGCCGTATGAACCGTCAATAGAAATTATTCTAGGGTGATTGTAGCAGGTAAGTCTGTCGATGAAATCTTTTTCTTCAAGTGCTTTCCATGTGAATAATGATTTTTTAAAATTACGAATGTATTCGTAAAACTTATCAAGTAACATCACATGTGCAGATGCATTAATTCTGTAACAGTAATCAGAAACTACCTTGAACTTATTAATAAGATCGTCAGTTTCTTCTGGTGTATACGGGCGTAGTTTCATAATGTTCCTTAAAAATAAAGCCGCACAAGGCGGCTTTAAAAATTACTTAGCGATGTAGTTGTATTGATAAAGATCTTTATCGTCAAGAATACCACTATCATACCCGTACTGAAGAATAATATCGAACCCTTCATCTACCATACGAACAACATCTGCATAGCGACTAACTTTATCAGAGTTATCTTCAATTGACTTAATTAGCATATTAAGTACTGGAGCCATATGTGGTGCATGTAGCTTCTGAAGACGTGGGCGACGTGTTGCTGCTAGAATATCGTTCCACGAAGGAACAAACTTCTCACCACGAATCGGAATATTCGCAAGAGTCATTGGGAAGCTGCGGTTATTACGCTTCATGAAATCTTCTTGTGCCGTGCGGTAACCCCTACGGAACAATGGATGCATTTGTTTTAGTTGTTCGTTTGATAGTACTTCATTTTTCTTTTCCTGGAAAAATTCATATCCAAGATTATAATGGTTGTTGCTCATTCACTTAGTCCTTTGATACTGCCACTTTCTTTTGGAAAGTTCCTTTAATATTACGTACTTCTTCTGCGTGTTCAAAAAGTGATTCAGGATGAATATTCTTAGCCTTAAGGTATTCACACATTAATTCAAGAATATCAGACATTGCATCCAAAACTGGTTCAGCTTCATCTGCATCTTTTACACTTAGTGCTGAACTTGCAATTTGCTCTAGTGCTACACTCATAAACTCTGAAGTACTTAATGCTTCAGAGTTTTCGGGAATAACATTATCCCGAATTAAACTCTTATTCATAATTTATATTTTAAACCCAATCAAAAGAACCATCGCGACGTTTAACTTTGTACTGACCTTTTTCGTTACGTTCACCGACTAGAATACCATCGACAAAACCTTTAGTACCGTACTGTAGAGATTCTTCAGCGTTCAACCAAAGATCACGATCTACATCACGTAGGAATTGTTTATAAGGTACACCAACTGCGTCAGCAATTTGTGAAGTTAAAAGTTCATTCAAACGATCAGAGTGTGCTAGTGCAATCTTCTGATCAGTAATTAGACCTTTAGTACCAGATGATACTTGGTGTGCCATGATAAATGCATCAGCACCCATTAAACGCATACCTGGAGTACCAATTACTGACTGAGTATAGCAACCCATACTTGCAGCATAACCTAGTACAATGGTTTTGATTGGTGAACGGCAGTTTTTAGCTACATCTTTAATACCTAGACCAGCGTGGACTGAACCGCCTGGGGAAGTAATGAAAAGAGTAATTGGATCTGCTGAACGTGAATCAAGATACATTAACTGCATTTTGATTACGTGTGCCATTTGATCGTTGAAGTCAGTATCAATCATGATGATACGTTCTTGCATCATACGAGATGCTAGGTCATAGGAACGCTCACCATCGCTCGAACGCTCTAGAACAAATGGCATGGTTAGAGAGGTTGGGGTCATATCTTCAGTAGTTTTATCGAACATGTTGCTTCCTTAAGTTGAAATATCGCCAGAAATTGTACTGCAATTACCTGCAATCACGCCTGCGTCAACGTCACCTGAAACTGTAGTGACATTACCCGCTACATCATTGCTATCTACATCACCGGATGTGGTTGTAATATTACCGTGCACGTCTTCACATGCTACATCACCGGAAATTGTTTTAATTCCATTGTGAACATTCGCACAGGTAATTTTACCTGCACCTAATTCAATTGAATCAACGTCACCATTGATTTCAATATTAATTTGTACGTCATTGGCAAAGGCTGGAACACCATCAACCATTACTACAGTGCCGCCATCGGAAGTTTTCTTGATAACAAGATCCTGTCCTGTGATGTTCTGACCGTTAATAATGATCTGAGTACTCTCACGTGTAACCATTTGCATCAGACGCATCAAGCTTTCATTACCAGCCATGTTACACCTCAATAGTTAATGTACTGTCAAAGTTTCGATTCTCTGGTGTACCGTTACTGTTAGTGTAGCCATGTGGATTACATAAGACACGAGTTTCGCCAATCATATAATCATGGGAAGAATGTACATGTCCGTGTAACCAGAAGTCTACACCTAAACTGTCAACAAAGTAGTCCATATTAGAACAGTAACAACCGTTCAGATTATCGTCTTTAAAAAACGGGTCAACACTACCAAAGCTAGGAGCATGGTGCGTCATTACCACCGTTTTAAAATTATTGCACGTTTCGCGTTGATTGTCAAGACAATTTTGCAAAAAAGTTTTAGTTTTATAATGCAAAAATTCCAGATCATCAGGGTTAACTTTACGCTGCCAATACTGCTCCGGTGGGCCAGTCCTGATGTACTTATAATCATTCATCCCAAGCTGTGCTTGAAGTTTAGTGATTGGGTTTGACTTATCATAGTCAGTCCATAAAGTACCACCCAACACAAGAACATCCCCGAACATACGGAAATCATTATCAAGAAAATGAAAGTTACTGAATTCTTCTTCAAACGCTTTAAGTACACGATGTGACTTATTAAAGTTAGAGAAGTAATATTCATGATTACCACTAACCATGACAACTTCAGCGTACTTTTCAGTCATTACCGAAATCATTTCACGGTACTTACCGGTGCGGCGGGATTCGTGAATATCACCAGGTACAAGAAGAATCGTATCTTTCTGTACTTCCTGATTTTCCATGAATCCGATTTCACCATGTAAATCAGAGATAATTGTAAATTTCATCCATACACCTTAAATATTCTTCGATCTGCTCGATTGGTTTTGGCTCAACCGTAATATACTTGTAAGGTGTAATATTTCGTGATGGACTACGAAGCTCATTACCACAATACAAAGTTGCTAAATTAAACGGAGTATCCTCTAATCTATGTAGCATTGTACCACGAATCCATGATTTGTCAAGCTGATTGTTGCTATATCTGTTCTTAAGTGTGATAAACGAGTCTGCATCGTTAAAATGCTGCATCATAACTAAGTGGCTTTCGAGAAGAAATCTACGGTCAACGTACTGGTTAATAGATGAACTATCTATCCAACTTTTATAAGGGGAGACGAAAACCGTCCTCCCCAAAATAGATTCACAATAAATTAACATTCCAACTTCGCTAGTTTCTCGCGTAGAACATGTACAGCAGATTCTTTAATCTCTAAGATACGCTCATAAGTATCAGCAGTATTTTTATCGAAACGGAATTCAACAAATACAGGTAAGAAGATACTCATTTTTCCAGTACGTTTATCTTTCGTTAGTGAAGTACTTTCAGCAGTTACGATTGCACCATCAATTTCATTCCAACGTTCCATCATTGTCATTGGTGTCCATTCTGCATCTTTCTCTTTGAATCCAGTACCACAACCTACAACAATAATACCATCAGCAGATTCAAGAATTAACGAACCAATACCACCAGCACGTTTACCTTCACCTGGATTATAACCAATAACGCGAAGATCAAACTGCATTTTCAACTTAAGTTTAAGTTGCTTAGGTGATGTATGTGATTTCCAAATACCAGATTCACATTTAAGAATAGATCCTTCTTCACCCTTTTCAATCATTTCTGTATTAAAGTCGAATGCCTGACCAATGTCGATACATTTTACATATTCAACCATACGAACAAATTCAGACTCTAAAGTACTGATAGCATTTTCAAGTAGTTCGCGACGTTCTTTACGCTCAACATCCCATAGACCATCTTTGAATGCATCGAATGGTAATACATCCCACAATACGAATACGACACGCATAGCTTCTTGTGGTGAAATAGAATCTTTACCAGCTTTCTGAATAATACCATTACCAGTTTCTCGGTTGAGAATTTTGCCATCATTATCGATAACAAGACATTCACCGTTGAATACAACACCACTTTCAAAACGAGAATCTAATGCTTGGACATTCTTAGCAAGCTGAACCATATCAGCATCTTTCATTCCTAAGAAGTCATACACCTTACCATTCCTGGAAGTACAAAGTAGTGAATCATTGACAACAGCACTGTTTAAGTACTGTCCATCCATTTTCACTTCAGCAACTGCATATCCATGAGTTTTAAATGAAGTAATGTTTTGAACAGTTTTTTCATTAACCAATGAACAACGCATATATGGTTCATCTTTGATGAAACCTTTACCATATACATCATTAGCATTCTTTTCCTGAACACCACAGTCTAGATTCTTTAAAACTACTTTACGAAGTACTTCGGCATCATCTTCAGATACAGAACCAAATAGTTCACCCAAGAATTGACGTGCAGCATTTCCCGTAACTTTGCGAGTATAGAGTGCATCAAGTGCATCAAGACCTTCGGACAAAGTTAGTGTTTTATCCGTTTCAATTGCATCAGGAAGTTTCTTAACACCACTGACAATAGAAGGCTCAAGTGCTAATTGGATTGCACGTTTGAGATCTACGTTATCAATATTTTCGGTGAGAATATCTTTCTTCGAATTAGTACTGGCTGTGTTTTTAATCTTTAAAATAATATCTAAAACTGACATTCAATTTCCTTATTACGGAGCCTTAGCCCCGTAGAGTGTAATAACCAACTTCAACTGTTTCTGGTAAATCAATAAGGTTTAGACGGGCTTTCCCACGACTATACCCATAGTTATGAGTGTCAAATGGACTGTTGTAACCAATTAACGACTTACAACCATCATAATCAATGTTTGTGACAGGAATATTTGTTTCAGCAGTATATCCGAAAATTGGGCAAACTGCAAGTGATTCCGGTTCATAATCACTGCTGTAATTTCGTACTGAAAAGAATTCTTTTTGCGTGTTACGTGCAGTTGTATGAGTACACAAGTATCCGAAAATTTGATTGTCGCCAATTTTGTAAACTTTATTGATATTAACACAATTCACAATATCTAATGGAACTTCAACATATTCCATCTTCAAATCTTCAGCCTTGAATGGCTTTAGATTAACACAAAAAGCACTGACATAGTGAGGAACATAATTGTCGTAGTACATTTCATTAGAAACGGTTTCGTGGATAGTTTTGATTTGTTCATTCATTTCCTGAACTACTTCATTCCTATCAATTCCATCGACATGTCCAGTTACAGTGAATCCATCAAACAACTTAGATACTGCATAGTAACGTCCATCTTTTAAATCTTTAAGGATAAATCGTAAAGTACTTTTATCGTTAAGTTCAGCTACATTATTTTTATTATTACTGATAACGTGCATCTTACCACAGAACACATAATTCCATGTTAGAGTTGGACGGTAGTTGTTAGAAAATTCATAAACCATCCTAACCGTATCACCAATCTCAAGCTCTTTGGTTTTCTCAGCTTCAGCTTTCTTATGTTCTTCCTGCTCAATCAGACCAGCAAAAAGTTTTGTTTTCTGATTTACTAATTTCTTATTATGAGTGAAGAATAACGGATCTTGAAACTCACCTTCGATAATAGTATTCGTCTCCAACAAATCACAAAGATTGTCTGAAGTAATTTCAAACTCAAAACCATCTGGATGCATAATTCGCCATACCACGTTAGACGTACTGTAACGGCTCACATTCGTGACCATTCGGAATCCAGTACGTGGTTCATTACTTACGTAAATCGGCTCCATAGTGGGTGCTGTACTGCTTCTGTATGGGGTAGCCCATTGGTCAGCTTTCTTCTTTGAGTTTTCAAACGCTTTAGTATGTTCTTTGTCTGCAACTACCATCCAGCCAAGTACTTCCTCGGCTGAACGATATACACGCGTAACATAGAACTTTGATGGTACTGCAACCATGAAAGTTTCCTTATTTTGCTAGTGGTAGATATGCAATGGATTCAAATACACCGAATGCGAACTTGCCATAAATGTCAAAAACTTCTAACATTAGTGCTTCACGTTCTGGTGTGTCAGGTTTGGTAGACCGGATTAGACCCATATATTCAATAGCATCTTCTGGCATAATAATACTGATACTCGTTAGTGCATTATTAATACCTGGCTCATAGAATGGTGCAAATGGTAGATAAACATCAGGATTGTGTTTAGCCCATACTTCCAAATTTTCTAGTAGTGTTACTAGATTATCATGCATACCACCAGTTAATACGATAGTAGTTTTATGATACTTAGCCCAATCAAAAATTACACACGCTTTATCAGACGTTGCAGAATTAGTCATTGGATATTTCACGAATAACTCAGCAGTACTGTGTTGTGTTTGAATGCCAGCATGAATACCAGCAGTGTACATATTTGTAATACTATAAAGACGCATTATGATTCCTTGATTGTAAATCCATACTCACTACCCCATTCATCTGGAACAATAGTATAGAACTTTATTAAATGTGTTTCATCATTCATTGTAGCAATTGTGAATTGACCACTTCTGAATTGTGTATCTAACCAAACTCTATTGCCAAATACCAACGGTTCTGTAACTCCAGTATGACCATGTATTACATAATCAACATCACGAATAACCGCTTCTAGTTTTTCTTTTTGCGGTACTTGATGATCATATACTGCATACTGAATCGCATCTCGATCCCAAATAAGTTGGTAACGATATTCACCACTATCTTCAGTCCATTGCTTAATTGTTTCCCAATCACTTACGTTTGAGTAGTGTGGGATTCCTGCATGTGCAATACCTAGTTTGTAACCCCTGTGGTTAACTTCAATTAGATATGGAACATCTTCTAGTAGTTTACAGAAGTGTGTGATACCTGGCTGACCAATTTCATCTAGAGTTTCTTGCCCGCCATTATGTAGCCAGTTCAAATTCCACTCACGGCTTGTTTGTGCACGAACCATCATATTCTCATGATTACCTAAAACCATATGACGATTTTCTTTTGTAAGGAATTCGAATAACATCTTTGCATTATTCTTTCCACGGTCAACCAAATCACCAACGCTGATTAATACATCATCATCAGTAATTCCCAATTCTTTTAATGTCTTTTCGAACAGACCATAGTTTCCGTGAATATCACCAATTACAAATACACGTTTGTCATCAGGGATATTAAGTACTTTTACATAGCTCATTATCTTTCTCCACTTCCTTGTTTATTTCTTCATCTTTCTTCTCACCAATAGGCATTAGATTCTTTGGTAAGTACATTGCAACTTCTCCATCAGATGCAACACACACCCACCAAGCAACAGGTTCAGGTGGGAAATAATATGATTTACAATCAACTGGATCAAAATACCAATCCTGATTAGCGGGAATCATTGATTTTAATTCTACACATTTACCATTATATGAAGTATGGGTGTGCAACCCAACCACTAATGCTAAAACACCAGCAGCTAATTCATTACTCATTACGCCACCTCATAAGGCTTAAGTACTTCAATGTTTTCGTTGAAGCGTTTAATGTAATCATCTTCACCAAATTTACGATACATAGAAATCACTGTATTAAAGTTCTCCCATGCGTATTCACGGAACCAGCCAGAAGTAATGCTACTACAAACCTTTACCAAAGCAGTTACAAAGCTCTGACGTGGGTCGATTTCAAAATTATTAGGAATCTGCGAACGCTCCAACGCAAGCACACACGTTTCCTCATAAACACCCAAAAGTTTGATGTAATCATTTTGTGCAAAGAACTTCTCTTTACTGGTCATCACATCAGCACCATCTACTATGTAATTCATGTAAGCTGGTTTATCAGTAATCTTAATTGCTTCGTGAATGGTGTCATGGTCATAGATATAATCAACGCCATCTCCACTGAAGAATCCTGTCTTGCTCTGGTCAAGTACTGGATGCTTGTAGTTATATGTTTCTTTTTCACGCAATTTAAAGATTTCGTATAGTACTTGATCATCCATATTCGCACCTAATTTACGCATTTGCATAATATCACGCAACGTCTTCATAAAATGCGGTGAATTGCGTAAGTAACGATGTGACATTTTAATTGCGTATAGTACATTTAAACCAGCCGTCTTAATTTCGTTATCTGCTTGACAATAATTAATTATCTGTTGAGTACTGTTATTATCATGTCCGATATAGATTTCCACATTGATATGATCATATGCATTTCGGATATGAACATAATCATCATTGAAGGTGTCAATCTTCATGTCAGGATATAACCGCATCCACGAGTTAATTACTTTATCACATTCTTCACGGTTCATCATTAAATCTAAATCAGATTCATGATTCATTGGTCGTGCTGGTTTAGCATATTCTTTATATGCAGTACTACCGATAATTAACATTAGTAATCCTCGTCGTCTTCACGACCATCATAAGCATGGTTTTCTGAGATATATTCAATTACATCTTCTAGAGATTTAGTTACATATACATCACGGCGGCGATGCCATGAAATAATAGAAACAATCCATTCTTCACGATCAGTATCGAAGAATAAAGAATATGAACCATATTCAGATAGTGTATGTTCGAAGATACCAAACACTTTAATGTTAGGGCGTTCATCATCGATACCTTCAATAGTCTTCATATGTGGAAGTACTTTATTGATAATATCAATGGTTTGTTGATTTTTACTTTTATTGACGTACAACATTACCTTCAAACCCTGCTGTTGAATTGAAGGGTAGTAACCGCTAGGCCATAATCCCATGTCCTGCCAGAATTTCTCCTTAGCTTTATAGTGTTCCATACCTTTAGTATCGCCATCATTTTCAAGATAGAATGCAATACGTTGATCTTCTGACATTTCAGGATGATCCATTTCTTCACGTTCAATAGCAGCAAGCTTAGATTTCAACGACTCAATTTCATTGTATAATGAAACTACTTTATTCTGCAAAGGTTCAATCTGTTCGAAAATTTCTTCACGTTCTTTCGTGAGTTCTTCGATTTTCATCTTTAGTGCATCTTTAAACATAGTATATCCTCTCAATTAAAATGGGGAATAAAATTCCCCGTCTGTTAGCAGAAATCAGAACTGCTCATCCACTTACCGCTTTTACCGTATTGGTCAGCGTACCAATCATCTAGGTAAACGTAATTGTCATCATCTTCATTGCACATTTTAACGATTTCAGAACCCGGATAGAAAGTTTGATCTAGTACTTCGAATAGTACACCCTGTTCATTGGCAAGATCTTTACCTTCCTGAATTAGAGCACTAATTTCTTTTTCAATCTGTTTAATTGTACGTACTTTAGACATTTTATTTTCCTTAACAAGTCTGACTTGATGCTACCCAGCCACCTTGATCTGCATCAAGATAGTATTCGTCAACCAACCAAGAACCATCATCTTCATCTTGCAACATAGCTGGTGGGTAATATGTACCACCCATACCATAAGAAACATCTAGGGTGAATGAAATACCATGTTCGTCGGCAATTGCAACTGCATCTGCAATAGCTTGATCAATTTTATTAACTGCTTCGTTTAGTAGTTGGTTTGCTTCTTTATTTGTCATATTAATAATCCTCGCGTTTCCAAGAGTCGTCGTACCAGGTAGACAACATTTCTTTTACTTGTTCAATTTCTTCGTCAGTTGTATCATCACTGAAAGCAGTCTGGTATTCACATACTGGACAGTACCATTCCATTCCTTCATACAACTTAGATTTCACTACTTCAATTGTGTCATTGACGAATAGCTCAACGTAGCTATCACCAGATTCACTTTTAATATGCATTGCAATAATCATACTAGTTCCAACTTAAGTTTCTTTGTGAGTACTGCTTCTTCTTCACCATCAACAAAAACTTCAATAGTAGAAGTACTTAGCCACAGACCTAAGTCAATATTTTTACCTTCGTACTGCTTGATAAAATCTTCACCAAATACTTCAGGCCGTAGCTTAACATTATAGAAATAAAGGTCAGACACACCATGCTCATCCCAATTTTCCCAAGATTCGATTAGTGAAAACTCAACACCAGAATCATCTTGTTCTGTTTTAATAGTCATATTAATATTTCCTAATTACCTCAATCTTTGGATCATCATAACGACGACCACGATATTGAGAAGTTTCTTGATCTTCGTTCCATCGTTTTTCACAACATTTACATTCAATCACAAACCAGTAAGAATCCTGAGAACGATCATAGTTACCAGTATCAGACTTAGATTCAATGGTAATGTATTCATGAGTGCATTCTTCTTGAAAACTTAATTGTGCATCTAATGCTTTGGCTAGATTTTCTTGGAGCTTAAGAAACTCCTTTCGCTTCTCTGCAAATTCTGCACCAAGCTTATCAGCAGCCGTTTGATATTCCATAACGGCTTCTTTGGAACTGAATTCAGTTCCATCATTTGCTACATAAATTTTTTGTGTCATTCTTCTTTCCTTTGCTTTCTATCTGACCAGTACTCTTTCAATAGCATTGGTAAGGATACAGGCCAAGTTAATGCAATTAGTGCCATAATACTAACACCAATAACACTATCCCAATCACGATTCCAAGTAGTAGCTCCGATAAAAATAACCATCATCACTACTAGATATACCAAACTAATTTGTCCTAAAATTTCAATCATATATCACTCATTTAACGCAAAATATATAACAATCACAGGCCAGAAGATTCCTGATAAAATAGATGCAAACGTACCTATCAACATCGGAATTAACCCATCAGAATCAAGTGTTAATTCAACTAACATATATCCAAATGTAACAATCGCACCAATTACATATGCAATAGCTAGCATAATTAGAAAAATTGTCATTTCTTTTCACCCGTAATCTTATCTTTAATTTTCACAAACCAGTACACAGGCCAGAATACAGCTAATAGACAAGCAATACCCATCATGAATATTGCAAAGACAAATACTAGTGGGTTGTCTTCACCCTCAATACCCATTTCCGTAATAACGTCACCAAAAGTAATAATAGACATTACTACGTACAAAATACAGAATATTCCAACCCAAGATAAAATTTCCATTATTCCCAACCTAAATGATAACGCCAGCCTTGTGAACCGAATGCATCATCCATATCACCAGCATTTAGCATATCGTACATGAAATCAATCTCACCAGAGATCATTTCACCATCAACTTTTTTACCAGCCGCAATGTCATCTAAAAGTTCTGGTGTGATTGAAGCATAATTTACGAATAAATCTTCTTCTTCTGCACCATCATAATCATGATAATCATTATCGTACTGAACAGTTAAATTATAGATAGTACGTAAATCCGCAGAAAAGGATGCACGTTCATCTGGATTAGCAATTACACCATTGAATTCTAATTCACGAGTATAACGCCCAAAATTAAATTCACTCATAGATATTTGTCCATTAGAAAATCATATACGTCTTTAATTGTTTTAGCTACATACCAGTCAACGAGTTCGTTTTCTTCGTCTTCATCTTCTGGATGTTCATGAATTTCCACATGGAAATGACCTTGATAATCAACGTCAATTGAGAAAATAAGCTCACCGCATGTATTTTCTTCAACATCATCCATCATGAAACAAACATATTCGAATTGTGCTGACTCATCGGCTTCTTCTGGAAACTTATAGGTAACTGCTTCAGACATGACGCTTTCCTATTAGTAATAGAACGATAAGTGATAGTAGTGGAGAGAATACAAGACCCACGAAAGACCATACTAGTACTGAACGGTTATTCTTTTGTGCAGTTGTAATTGTTAGAGCAAATAAAACTGCCCAAACTAGAATATAAAGAAATGTCATTTTTTTTAATCCTCTATGTCTTCGATTATAATACCTTCACTTTGAATTAGTTTGTTTGGGTATTTGTATTGGTAGTACTTTAGACCATCCGCATGATTACGAAAAGCACTTAGATTGGTACGTACAGATTCATAAACAGCACCGTCTGAATCGTGGTCTACGATTTCGTACTGCTCATAATAAAAAAGATAAACTATCATATATAACCTCTCAATTAAAATGGGGTACTATAAGTACCCCAAGTATTACTCAGCAGTTCCACCAGCAGATGTTACTGTACTTACTTGAATCATAAATTCCGGTTCTGGATATTCTTTTTCAAGCTCATTACGGATACCACCAGTGATGTTCACCTTACCAACCCAATGTGAATCAGTATGGGTGATAACATCATGAATACTATAGATTGGATTTGCGTCAGCACCATTACTTTTATAAATGCTATATACTACATGAATCATTTTTTATCCTTAGAAATTACCGTATTCTACCTGATATACTTTCAAGCGAAGTAGCTTACGCCACATTTTCACAACTTGATCGCGATCATCAAATACTTTTACTACTTTATATTCTTCGCGTACATGATTCATAAACAATTCGTACTTAACAATATCGTCAGGACGATTATCATCAGCACCACGCATGTAGATATGATCATATGGTACGCCATACTTCTGCAACCACTTCTCAGTATCTTCTTTGCAGGTTTCGTGACGACCACTCATGATGATTACTTTGCGACCGATGTAATCACTTTCAGCTTTCACGGAAAGAATTACTTCTTCGTCTGGATCATCAAGAAGTACTTTGTTTTCTTCATACGGACCACGTTTACCTTCCATATGAGCTAACGTACCATCAATATCTACAATGATTGCTTCTTCTAAACCAGCATCATAAGTGATTTCTGGTAAGGTACTGAAATAGTATTTCTCAGCCATACCATCAATTACTTCTTCTGGAACTGATTTTTCACGAAGTAAGTTACGTTCTTTACACTGCTTAACATAATCTTTGATAGCAAAGAATTCATGAACGAAAGTTTTACCTTTCTTAAATTCTTCAAAGAAGTTTTGTTCTTTATAAGTGTAACCATGTTCACGAGCGAACGCTTTCCACTTAGTACGAACCGCAGGGTTCAAGTTGGTATCACCAACTACAATGTTCCAATTGTTCAAAGCTGCATGTGTTGCTGCACTGTACTGAGCGTCTTGCACGTACTGTTCGTTGTCTTTGCGGAACTTATAGTTGCTATGTGAACCAGCCATAGTCTGACGAATATCATCTAAGTTTACTACTACAGTCTTAGAACGTGAAGACTTCACATGTTCATTAGCCCATGTGGTTTTACCACAACCAGGAAGACCGACTGTTACTGTTAATACTGGCATTTTTTTCCAATTCCAAATTTGTTAGAGAAAGTTCTTAATACATCTTCAGTTACCCGAATACTTGCTGTATCGTTTCGTGAACTATACTTTAAAGGTGTCCATGACAATCCAGAAGCATCTAGAAATTTCAAAGCACGAAAATAATCTTTAAGTGAATTGAATTTTATTACAGTCATATCCTGTTCAATGCTATGGGTCATTTCAACTTTCATGGAGATCTCCTAAATGATTATGTACTCGTCACAGTACTTCATCGTTAAATTAAAGAGTGCTCCGTCGTCGAAGTACAATTCATCATCAACGATAAAGGCTATGTCACCAATATTCTTAACGTAAGCTAACATATCCCGCATTGTGCTGGGAGTTATATTAGATAATGTAATAACTGAAAATTCACGATCTTTATATAAGACTTTCACGGTTTGTATCGTTGTAGGATTACTCACGTGCATATCTTCCTAAATCATAAATCTTTGGTTTTTTGTTTTTGGGCTTGCGTTCCTTCTTATACATAGTACTACTAACCCCGAAGGTATTCTTAAGACGCTTCTCGGATTTAGCGACCCCTTTCCTTGAGCGTTCACTTTGAGTTGCGTCTATTTCTTGTAGTATTCTTCTATGTTCTTCAGGAGTTCTTGCATCGCCCTTTGTTGCTTTATACTTTGGTTTAGCCATCACTACTCCTTGTTAGGCTATGCTCGGAACTTAAACTTCAAATTCCTTAAGAACTTCTTTCATGTATTTCAACATGATTGCGTTATAATCTACGGGCTTAGAATTATAAAGCAAGAACGCAATACCTGGCATTCCAAGTTCATTTGGTAGTACCTTCTGAACTTCTAATGCGTACTCTTTTCGTTCTAAATTTTTATTCTTATTGTAAAATGCTTCACTGTCATTTACTAGCTTATTATAGCACGAAAATACAAGCTGTTCCATTTTTTCAATCTTTTTGATTGAGTACAAATCTGTACTAAACATCTGCTTTAGATCATCAGATGCTTTGTTGATGATGCACTCATATAAGCGAGAATCAACATTAATGCTGTCCTTTGTAAAGTGCAATGCACTATACCAGTCAGTTTTAACCTTACAAATGCGTCCATCTTTTAGGATAATGATATAACCCTCAATATCTTGCATCTTACGTACTGCTTCAATGCTTTCAATTAAAGTTTCTTTCATTGGGAAAGTGCTATCAATATCACCGAATTTAGCCGACACAGAACGCTTGTACAAGCCTGGGAATGCTTCTTTAAGGCGTTCACCCACTAACATTTCACCCGTCTGACGATGGCGTACATTAAGCACAGTAAGGCCATCTTCCTGATATGGAAGTACAATACGATACTCAGGTGAAGTGTATTCCATGTTTACGGTGAAACCTAGAATCTCTGCCTGATAAATTTCTTCATAGAAATCTTTGTCTTTATGAAGCATTGCCGTACTGTTAATTGCATGATCAGAATGTAATGATGCCTGAGATTTAGTACGAACTTTATAATCAGCATCCATGAAGGTACTGATAATAGAGCCGTCTAGTTTATCCATTACTACTGCGATTTCAGAACTTAAAGTACTTTTATCAAACATAGTAAATGGATTCTCGTATGCATTGAAAAACTTCAATGGTGGACGAGCAACAATATTCACGAAGTTTCCATTCTCATCGATCTTGAACATGCTACCACGACCTTCTAATGCACTTGGCTCTAGAAAATCACTGTAACTCGCAAGACGGTAAGAGAAGATACGATATGTACCACCACCAGCAGAAGTGAAGTCTTTCCATGAGAAAGCATCATTATTTGCTGTTAGTGTCATTAGTTCATTAAAAATAGTTTCAGTACTCATTTTACTTCTCCAAAATATTTCGATACCAATTCATTATAAGAATCCTTCATCCATTCCTTATCGAAGTAGATTGTTGATTCTTCGTTTTGATGTGTTTCCAAGGTTTTACAAACTACTAGTTCATCAAAATATTCACTAGTTAGTTTCAATTCTTTTAGTTCATCCAAGAATTTCTCAGCAGTACTGTAATCAGGGAAATCTTTTTTAATTAAACCAAAATGATCGTGATACGTTAAATCAGCATAACTATAAATGGAAAACATGGTTTACCTTATTGGGTTTCGTAGTCGTAGTTAATGTATGAATCTAAATCATAAAATAAAATATCTGCACTAATATGTACGAGAAGTTCAGTACTATCTTTGATTTGATTAATATTACCTTCAGAATCTACAAGAAAAATATTATCAGCATCGGACTTAATTTCTTGGCGATTTTCACCATAAATTTTAATGCTGCGTCTAACTGTGTACTCTTTTTGTCCAGTTTTCTTCGTAACAACTGCACCATCTTCTAAATTAGAAGCTTGTACAATTACCTTGAAGACATTTGGAATTGTTTTAAAAGTTACCATTACTACATCCAAAAAAAGCCCCGATTGAACGGGGCATAATAATTAGTACAACTCTACCATTCCCATAAGAACAGATTCTTCTGGTCGTGTATATTGTTGCTTAGCAATTTTGAAATAGAATGAATCTGCATCTACTAAACAGTAGCGTTTCTTCAAACATCTCGTGTATGTCTGATTATTAGGATGAACCCATTCATAAACCTGAATGCCTTCGTCGTTATAACCAACAATTGATGTACGGTTTCCTTCATGTCTATTAAAGTTCTTACTTCTTTCAGTAAAATACTTAACCTCCACAATAGTAGGTTCATCATAAACATAAGGCATTTCAGTTAAACGAAAATAGTAATAAGAATCATCTTCCGAATATCCTAAAAGAATTGTTTCAGTACTCGTAATGCCGTAGTGAAGTAAACTCTTATTCTCATTATCTTTAATATCCTCAAGAACCTCTCTAAGCACTTGAACTGGATCACCATTAGGATCAGTTACCCCAGCTACCCTACGTTCTATAATAGGGTCGGTATATCTACGTTCTTCCTGAACATCACCGTTCATATATAGACCAACGAATTCATCCTTATATGTCTTTACTGAGTATTGAGTACTTTGTACAGCACTGTATACATCAGCTAGCATATTGGCTTGTCCACACTGAACACCACTAACTGATCCGGCAGTCGCGTATTCTGCCATTACGGATGTTAGTGTCTGAAAGTTAGACATGTTTAGTTCGTTAGCCATTTCAGTTGCAAATTTAATACGATCAATCATCGCACCACACTCCTTGTGTTAATAAATCTGCCATCTCTCCCTTAAAAAGCCCCATATACGGGGCTGTAAATCATTGTAAGACCTTTAAACCTAATAGCTTAATGTTGCCTTTAATGCATAAACCACTATGTCCAAAGTCCATAGAACCACCTTCCTGAAGCTCTAGTACAGCGACTTTAATACCAAATCGTGCATTAGTGAAATAGCTACTTGGGGCATCTTCAACATCAGGAACTACATCAACATAATCTTTAAAGTATACTGGCTCATTAAGTTTATATAATTCTTCATTATTATGTGGATGTGTGATTACACCATCAGTATCTTTTACGTACTTAAAGAAAATACGTTGTTCCGCATATGGATTACCCATGATAGTGAAGTATAACATCTCAATAGTAGGGTGTGTAGCTGAATTCTTCTCTGGAACTTCATAAACTAAATCCATCATATCGATAGCTTCTTCCATAGAAAAAGGAACGTTATGATCGAATATGTCAGTGATGTTTACACCATAGAAACCGCTCAACTGGTCTTCTAGTTCTTTCCACGAATTAATATCTAGATTAGCAATAGCCATACCAATCTTAAACATCTCTTTCTTAGAGATCTTATAGCCACGCTCAAGATACTTCGACACACGCAAAGAGCTTATAATTGGATAAGCAGTACTAGGATTAAATGTTAATCTTCGTTCTGCAACATCAGTAATAAACTTATCGTGTAAAACGAATCGTTCAGTACTGAAGTCATACGCAGCCATATTAATATGGAAATCATAACTTTTAAAAATATCACTAACTTCATTGAAGAAGTCGAAGTGAATTAGTTGAAGTACTAGATCACCGTGAGTAAAGGTAATACTTCTAGAAGTATGATTCTGACAAATAAACTCATAACGACCAATATCTAAAAAGTCTTCTTCAGATAGAGGGTAGTGCTCGGTCAAACTATTTTCATCACCTTCTTCACAGAAAGCATTTCTGATGAAAGTAATAATATCTTTTCTGGTGCGGAAATAAATGTCGTAATCATTAACTTCAGTACCAGTAAAAATAGATGTTAATGCACCACCAGCAATAATAGCATTGGAAGTGGTTAACATCTTTATTGCATCTTCTCCTAAATTACGAAGAAGTGTGTTCTTGTGACGTTGTAAATTCATTTATTAAGACGTTTCCATTCTTTAATTGTATTGTATAAGATAAATCCTGTACCTAATGAGCTAATGCTCATTGCTGCCCCTGACAATAAGTGCGGAGCCGACAACTCTCCAGTACTCACATATAAGTAGATGGTACAAACCCATAACAGTATTAGTGTTAGGGCTTCAATTACTAAGATCGATTTCATGATGCTTCACTTGGTGTTTCAAGCATCGCTAGAAACTTACGAATTGTCCGTACCTGAGTCGTTAGCATGAACTTAAGCACTTCGTAAACTTCACGTTGATTGAAGTTGTTCTTTGCATCTTTCATCATGGTAAGGAAGTAAGTCTCTGCTTCATCGCAGTATTCACCCAATTTACGGTTAGTGAATACACCAGGTGCAGTACTTAGATTGTGTACACGGTCAATTAGCTTAACAACGGAACACACATCACAGCTTGCAAGTTGTTCGAAGTACAGATGATAGGTCTTTGTATCTTTAACCGGATCAATGAACTTCGCAAGCATACGACTGTACTTCGCAGCTTCAGGGAACATTTCGTACAAGTCGCCCTGAACTTCTGGATAATCTTCAATAGTGTCATGGACAATGATTGCCATGTACACACCATATGGATTAATCAATGAGCTATGCATACTTAATGCAAGGCTTAGCATTTCCAGTTGATGAGAGAATTCTGGATTCCCATCTTTACGTTCGTTGCAATGTACTTCTTCAGCAAAAGTAATTGCCCTGCGTACATCGAAATACTTTGAATCAACTAAAGTTAAACCTTCAATGATTCCAAATACTTTAGTACGAAGTTTGGTGTAATTTGTTTTTTCCATATCTTACTCCTTAGTTGCAGAAATTGTAATGTAATTTCCGTCTTCTGTCAAGACTTTAATTGCATTTCCTGCAAGTAATAATTCAAGGTCTGTATCTGAAATTATACTTTCAACTGGCTCTTGAACGTACTTGTAATAGTTTTCATGATTAGGGTTCGGACGAACCGAACCTTCTACTTCAATGAATTCACCACTTTCAAGTTTCTTCTTTAGACTAGCAGCCGCAGCACGTTTGTGCCTGCGTTCTAGTGCCGCATAAAGTTCGTCAGCAGAAGGTACTTTATTTTGATTTTCCATTCTTTAGTTTCTCTTTACCACGTTCAACTAAATCTTTAACCAAGTTCTCAAGTTCTTTTGCAGCATCGGCTAAACTACTAAGATGGTCAGAGAACGTCATTTGTTCAAGTTCTTTACGAGTTTTCTTACGATAGTTTGTTTTCTTTTTATTCATCACTAGTTTCCATCGAGATTTAAAATCTCTACTAACGGATTATTAAAACCGTTGAATACTGACATGTCACAACCTTGTACAGTCATAACATATCCTTGTACTGGCTCGAAGTCAGGTAGATTACCTAACTCATCACCGAAAATCCGGCGTAACTTTTCAACTGCTTCATTGAAAAGTTCAGGTTCTACAAAGTCCAACATCAATGAACTAATAGAACCACGATAATCACCAAAAGTACAATTCAGTTGCAAACCAGAATTAACACGAACCCACACATCAGTGTTTAGTGTCGTTTTAATATGATTGTAAATGTCATCAACTAATTCATGGTTACGTTCAATAATCATGCTACGTGCTTTTAGACACTCCATGATGTAACTTACATTAGCATCAAATTCATAGTCTCCCATGTCATCAATGCAGTACTGCACACCGCTATGATAGATACTGTACATATGTTCACCACCACGCCAGTTACCACGAACTGAACGGGGTACGATTCCCATACGCAAGTACTTTGCATATGTATTAGTCATGACACTCGTCATTTTCTTTCTATTCCTTTTAAATGTTTTATCAAATAGTATCGACTTTATCTTGTATTGTCAAGATATAAGTTTGAATATCTTCGAACGAAAGCTCATCTTTAATAAGGAATTCCATGAACTCAGGGAGAACTGAGAACATGTTTGCGAACTGTTGTACTTCATCGTGGAAAAAATTAAAGCCCATTGGTACTACACTGGACTTCCAAACACCATCAGTTCTGTGCGATACAACTGCCAGTAGTACACGTTCATTGTACTCTACTGATATGTGCCTATAACCACTTCGTTCGTTATCATCCCAAAACATAGGACTAGTTTTAAAAATCATTAAAACACTCCCAAATGAGCTTTTAATAGTTCAAAGTTCTTTCTGTTTTTGCCGTAAGAGCCAGGTGGCATCAAAGAACAGTAACTAGCAAAATCATTACGGAGAATAGTATCACGAACGTTAGTGCTTGAATAGCAATTATTATCACGTGGGCCAGCAGAAACTGAGGTAATCGATTGAAAACTGTACAATTTGTCATTATATTTTCTGATGATCTCCCCGAATTTGCCGCTTCGGTCGTCACCGCTCACTACGATAATTTTATCGTAGAGTGGATCTAAATCTTCTAAAACCCCAAATAACGTACTGGCATGATTTTCCTGAATAAATTCTGGAACCCACGGATAGTAATCTGCTATCATTTGGTGTTTGAACGAATAAGGTAAATTAGAGTCTGTCATATAGATTCTAAGATCCGAATTTGATTCAGTACTTCTTAAGTTGTTGGCATGGACAAAAAGCTTTCCATGCCCCAAGTGTACAGGACTGAATCGCCCGTACACCATGATACATGTTTTATTCATATATTATTCGTTAATGTTATTCCAAGGACGAACAACGAAACCTAGACTTTCAAGTACTTCATATTTCTCTTTAGTAATGTTTGTATCATAGATAACTAACATGCTTGGGAATGGAGCACCGGATTTCTTATGAGAACCATCTTCTGTCCACGAAGGAAGACTACGGTTATCAAACTTCAAGCGACCTTTAACAAAACAGATAGCTTCTGCACATCCTTGGACATAATTGTGGAAGTACTTAGTATCAGTTCTTGCTGGTGGTAGTGCAACGATGGTAGTACCGTTTTCACGATGTTCCTGCTCGAACTTTTTAAACCATTTACTAATTTCACGTCCATATGGTGGATTACACCAAACAGTTTCACCATACCAATCATGTGCAAGACCATCCGTTTCAGGAGTGTAGTACTTGCTGCATTTGGCAGTGTCATCCATCGCCGCAGGGTCTAGTGTGAAGTTCCATACAGAGTTAAGTTTCTGATAGAAATCATCTGGAGTATCCCAAGTGTTTGATGCTGAACTAAAGTGAACTGATTGTTTATTTTCTTCTTCCATGAAGTTTTCCTTTTTAAAATATTTGACAGTACTTGGTAATTTCGTCAAACTCTGAACTATCCCTATTCGACTCATAAGAGAACCGAAAGTGATTGCCGTACCTAATCATTATGTTGAATGCCTCATCTTCCCGAAAGGAGTAAAACATAAATGCAATGAGTGAATCTTTATAGCCAATAAAAGACATGATTTCTTCAGTAATATCTTTGTCTTCGTAGAAATACTTTCTAGATTGCAAATTTCCATGAATGTCATATCTTAAATATTCACCATATAGTTTTTTATCAAACATGTAGTACTTAGAACTGACTTTATTATTATTGTATCTTTCTTCGACATGACCATTGTATTCAACTTTCTGAATGAGAGGTATTTTAGTAGGACGATAAATTATCCTTGCAAGCTCATCATTCTTAAAGAACTCTGAGATTTTGCTTATCTTATTATGGTCTATCTGAATGCGATAGCCAGAAAACTCATTCATATCTACGGAATCTTTCACAATACCGGACTGCTTGCACTTGTATACAATCTTCATTTCTTCTCACAAATTGGAATCAGGTATTAATCTGATTCATTATTACAAGGAACATCCTACGGACGTTCCAGTAAATCACTTCTAGACTTCACTTACGTTACGTCTCCTTGTGATTTACGTTTCTTACTTAAAAGTACTTTAGATATTACTACTGACGAGATTTGTTGATGCATTTTCATCCCCCCAAAGGAGGGAAGAATAAAGAGGTCTGACGATGATAGTCTTAGCTTTTCATGTCACGAATTTCAAATTGAGCGGAAGCGGGTTGTCCTGTTTCTCCCTATCGCGGTTCTATACAACGGTCGTAGTCTTACTACACTGATTCTAATAGCTACATGAACAGCTTTAGAATTGTCAAATTCAAGACGGATCTATATTGTAATAAATCAATCGCAAAATTTAACTCCCTTATACATTAGGTAGGTGCGATCCTATATGTCTATCTAGGCATGAACTTATGTAGTACTGTCATGCTTTATACAGCCGCATTGCCGTGATTCGTAGACTTATGTCGCTTTGTTTGACTGCTAGTACTCTAACGGGTTTCTTTTGCTGTTCGTACTGAATGAACTACTCATCTGGTGTTTACTTTTCAACATCATCAGGTCTTCAACTATCCTTGCGTACAAGGTCATTCAGAGTTTTTCTCAATTAAAAAAGGACAACACCATGTGCTGTCCTACTTGTATTATACCACAAAAAATCAAAACGTTTCATTTGATATTTGCATAATTTTTATACACAAACTTTTGATGAATTCCGTTTCAAGTGCATGTGTTTCCTTCATCTCTACTATATCAGGATCATCATTTTGATAAAGAACAACAGCTTGTACTATATGGTCTGCTCTAACATCAACTTTGTAAACATTAACGCTAGCCCGATCATCATAGTACTTCTCAAGATAATCAGAATATCTATTAGTGTTCATGTGTAACGAATTAGAAACATGGGCAAAAAAGAATTGCTTTTCGAACTTAATGTAAGGTTCTAGTAATTCATATACCTGTGCATAAAATGCTTCTGGTGCCTGAAATTCAAGATGTTCTTCATTGCGTCTATCAACAAAACTAAACATTTGCTTAGTTACGGGGATATAGGGTGCAAACCAAGAACCACCGCTAGTAGAACCTGAAGTACTAGAAGTACTAGAACCAGAAGTGAAGTAAGAAGTTGTAGCATTAGAAGCCTGTCTTTTGGACATACCAAAACCAATCTTCTTACTTTCGAGATTATAAGTACAATAACAATATTCAGGTACGGCTAATGTCATAAGCTGAAACATTGCTTCATCATCAACGTTGATCAGAATTTCTCGCGTAGTATTGTTCGCTCCAAATCCATCATGATCATTAACGTAACCAACTTTATAAGCTAGTGAATGAAGTACTGAACTAAAAGAGTTTCTTGATGATTCAGGTAGTTGGTATGTACCTTGTGGGTTGGCAATAGATTTGTTCCATGCACTAGCAGATCCACTTTTTGAATCATCATCAAATGTAATAAAGAATTTTAAAAACATCAGTAATCATTTCCTAATTGGCTACGCAATCTTAAATTACCATCTATAGTAAAGTACGATTTGAATGTTGATTCTTCTTCGACAGTTTCAGTTTCAAGTACTTTTCTTAGAATAGCATGGCGTCTGATTGCAGTTTCATAGTTACCAGGTATCCGGTCGTCTTCAAATTTCGTAAGTGGGACAATATTGATTGGATAATCAAATGTATCCATAATACGCACTGACCGTTCCATTCTCTGTAGATTACTCTCAGGGAATGTCTTCGTGAATTTAAAACGGTTTAATGTGCAAAATGAAAGTGGACTTTCAGCAGCAGTAATGATTACGGTTTCATTATTTCCGAATAAATTATAGTTATTCTGGTTCCAGAATGGGCGTATCTTAACATCGTACTGCATATCCTGAACTGCTTCGTATACTGGCTGAATCTCTACGCACGGAATATAAGTACTATCGAATGCATATTTAAACTCGTGTGTTTCTTCTCCAGTTCTAGTTAAGTAACCAGTATTAGGAAGGATGAGTGCCATATCATTAACAAAGTCTAAAAGATATGTTTGTGATGCTATAGTTAATTCCTGTTTGTAATTTCTTACTAACGGAAGTACTTTATCTTCGTACTGAATCTTTAAGTTGTTATCTGTGTAGTGGTCATTGAATAGATCATCAAAGAATAACAACCCGATAAGTTTCGGGTCGATTTCTTTGGCAGCAGCATCGATAGTTTCACTCCACTGCTTTTGTAGTTCTTTTAATTTCTTTATAGACATTAACTATCCTGTTTAATACGAATACGTGCTTGTTCAATAGCCCTGTGTAAAATAACAAAAGAAAGACACGGCCATGCTACAAAACTAATTAGCATAAACATTATAGCAAAGATTGTGCTTGAAAGAAGTACTTCAAACCATTCATCTGAATCCCATGTGTCATCGTGAAACTGCCATCCGAAGTAAGTACGGATTTCAGAAACATTGATATCTTTTGCAGTAAAGACCCTGCGAAAATATGTACTCAATGCACGTAAATGTGAAATGAGAATATAAGATGCACATAAAATACTACCAACAAGATAGATCGATAGTGCGATTAAAGAAATGCTCATAAAATTTAATCCAAAAAAAGGGGCAATAAAGCCCCTTAAAAATTAATGGTTAGTACTGTAAGCGTAAGCTGGGCGTAGTAGTTCTTGTGGATTGATTTCTGGTTTAAGTACGGTAACTTTAACCTGATATTCTTCACCAGACTCTGGATGAATTAGAGTCTCAAAGTGAGTAGACTCAACAAAGGTTTCATATTCTTCTTGTGATCTGGTAACTACTGCTGCTGAAAATTTCTTACGACTTTCGGTTTTCATTGTGATGCTAACGATCTCAACTTCTTCGTTGAATTCGTCAACTTCGTTTTCGTTGTATGAATCATCGTGTAGTACTTTATTAACTACAGGTTCTTCAAAGCCATCGAACATATTAAATTTGTCATTTCCTTTTGACATAATTTCTTCCTTTGTTTAAAAATTTATTACTGTGATGCTGTTAGATTCGTAATAGTTTGCTTAAACAATTCAATTTGTTTTTCAACTTTCTTACGCTCGACAATTTCTGGTACTTCTTCTTGAAGTTGTTCACAAGCTGCAATTAGAAACTCGTAATCAGATTCACAGTTATTGTACGCAGAAGTTAACGCTTCCCAATCTTTAGATATAGTACTTTCATAACCTACACGATACTTAGGCCATAGTGAACCATAATCTTTTACTGATTTACCATTCAAAACACGAATAGCATTGAAAATTTGACCGATAGTAAAATGTTTTGTATTTTGTAGATCTTCAATACAACACAACATATCGTCACCGTCTTTACTGATTAGCAAGACGCCAGTGATGGTTTTTAGATAACCAGAATGTACATTACTCATATAAAGCCCTCTCATTTAGGTGTGTATATTATACCACAAAGTTGTTTTTTGTTTCATTTTTCATTAACTAAAACTTCATGCCACTTGTTGAAATCCATCAATAGTAAAAAGAAATTATCTTCATCATCTTCATCCAAGTACTGACATAATGCGTACATAAACTTCTCAGCATCTGAATGACTGAATGTTTTGGAAGATATGATAATCCTTTCCATTGCGTAGTAGTATGACTCTGGTTTGATTTCCTCTACTGCAATTTTCTGACCATTAGTATATTCAATATACGTAGCAGTTTTTGGAATACCACGATTCCCTAACCAAATAAAAACCGGAATATCATCCTTGAACTTCAGCTTTCTCTGCATCTTCTTGTGCCTTTATTTGTCCTAACATATCGAGTAATAAACTCTTATTACCAATACAATTTGCCGCAGTTAATTCGATAGAACTTTTAAGTTTTCTCAATCCCCGCTGGTATGATTCGAACATTTCATTGGATGGCATCATTAAATCAATCTCAAAACAATTCATCCTGTTATAAAGATTAACAATAGAAGCATCTGGTATATTCGGAACTACTAATGTTTTAAACTGACCATCACGTCCACCATTAGCATTCGAGCACCAGAAAGTAACTCGCTTATGCTTAAAGTGCATTTGAATAGTTTCACCGTCACCGAAATGTAATAGACTGCAAGTACAAACACCCTTAGAGTTATAGTACTCTCTTATGGATTCACCCGAATTAAAGATGATTAAAAACTCAGATGTACCATTCTTATTAATCTTTTTAGTATATCGGTGATTATTATAATACCATTTGAATTCCTGTCTCGGTACATCAATCCGCAAGGTAGCATCTTTGAATTCATATCTCTTAGTACTTAATATTTTAGTACCATCTTTCTTAATTCGATAACTGTAACCGACATTATCAAGTTCCAATCTTTCCTGATAACGTTCTAAAATATAATGCAATGGGTAATGACCATCTACTTCTTTTATTGAAAATTCGTAGTTGTCGTTTGGTTCTAACTTTCTGGTACTATGACAGAATGAATGGGCTTGGTAGGCGATACCATTAAACCGATAACTTTGATGTGATCCACTACGACCTGCGTAATAGTGAATCCTGTTTTCAGTAGTTCCTATTACGATTGGGTTGTTATATCTGTGCTTGGCATACTCTATTGCTTCATGTACAGAGTACTCTTTTAAATCAAACATTATTACTTTCCAGAAACGTCAAAGGACGCATCATAGCGTCCTTTATGTTTAGTGTTGCCCTTTTTAGATTCCTTCTTGCGGTCAATGTGAGTTGCAGCTTTGTTGAAGGTATTCATGTGCTTAGCCACGAAGTCATTAACCTGTGGTGCTTCCTGAGTTTTCTTTTTGGACTTTGCCATTTATTACTCCAAGTTTGGGTTTTTAAGTGTTAGACTTTCAATGTCTTCAGCGGTGATCATAACATGTGGTTCACCTTCTGTAAAGAGAAAATCATGATAACTTTCACTAATAAAGAAATTATCCAGTACATAACCCTTTGACAAAAACATTAGTACATGCTCGTCGTCCGGTTTAGTATAGGTGTTACGTAATTTTTCCACATCTGATTGTGGTGTATCGCCTGGGTTGTTTCTGATTACACATTCATTGTACTCAGAATTCATTGTCATTGGCGTTGCCATTACCCAGCGTTTAGAGCTGTTTACTGTTACTGCGAAACTATTACATTTTGGATTGTTGAAAAATTCGTACATTGTTGCACTGCATAGAAAAAGGCATTGAATAATGTCCTTAATACTAAACATTAAATCGTGTACTTCAAAGGCGTCAGTAGTGATCACATCATCAATCGGCCCATTCTCTTTGTGAATAATATTCATGCGTTCACTCCTTGAACTCTTTTAATGCACGATCTCGTGCTCTAAAAGTATTTATGCTCATCCTTGAGCATAGTTTTAAGCCGTCGCAATTTTCCGCAAGAATTCACCATGAACTCTACGGCACATTTCTATAGTACTTTTCATTGTCTCGAAGTCAAATTCAACTGGTAGACCAAATACTTCTCCGTTGTTTTTGAATGCATCCGGTAGTTCTTCTAAACTGAAAGTACCTTCAAATAGATTAGTACTCAAGTTCTCACCAGCCCCTACAAAGAAAAATTCAGGACTGTACCGAATAACAAGATTCTTCTTGTCAATTGCAATGTTACACAAATCCTGTAGGTTCTGTGTACGTACCTTTAGCTTGTATACGTTTTTACGTACTTCCTGTACATCAAGTGAATACCCTTCACCTATGTAGTAGTTATTACGTGCAACCAAATCACGCCCACTAATGTTACTCAAAACATCCTGGATGATATAGTTTATTGGATCGATGTTGTCGATTATATTAAGCATTAATTTAAATCCATTTCATCTATTAATTTATCAATTGCTTTGATATGATGTTCTTCTAAATCTCCGATAGAAACATTCATACTAACAATTTCTAAATCTTTTATTTCATCAAGTAACTTACATGATTCTTCGTAAAAGAATTCTTCAGGTAAGTCATGTCGTGTCAAGTTCTGGAAATACAACGCTTCATCATGAATAAAAGGATATTCAATACTGTACTCGTCGAAGTAAGCAACTCGGCACGTCTTATTTAATGGACTGTAATTTATCCATCTTGGGTTGACTGTATTAGATGAACTTATTTCCTGATAGTGCAACATACCAATGCAGTTAGTAGCTTTGAAACTTTCACTCCTGCTAGTACAAACCCTAATCGAAATATTATGGTCTTTGGAAACTACTATCTCAACTTCATCACAATCAGATACAAGTGTATGACTGTGGCTGTTCTTTTGAAAGTACTTATCCAACTTCATTAGATAATCGATTATCTTTCTACCTTCATCTAATCGCTGTACGTATTGCTCACGTGTTAAATTTATTTTCATTCTAATATTTCCAAATCATAACGGTACTGGTCTTCATGAATGCCACGCAAGTAATCTTCCGCTACATCCATATGCATTTTATTACAATCCAGAATCTTAATCCTTGATGTTTCAAAGAAACAATATGAAGGGACTACATCAGGCTCGTATTCGTTAATGTACCTGATGTAATCATAGTCAACTTCTTCGTTGAGTAGTTTGTAATATAATTTTTTCCAGCCAGAATCAGAACCTTGATCTTTTGCTTCGTATTCTTCACCCAATTCAACTAAACACCTATGAATATAGATGCTGTCTAAAGTTAAGTCGCGAGTATGCCGACGACCTTGTTTAAGTTTAAGTAGAGCACAATCAACTGCACTCATCATTCCACCTAAATGTAAGCCACCAAAAGGAATATAGAACTCCTTAATCTCTACAGTACTGGCATGGAAAACAATCATATAAACCTGAACCCTTTAAGTGATTCTAAATTAAACAAACTAATATCACCAACATAGATAATATCATCCATCTGGTTTACGTTAAAAGTACTATACCAGTCATAACATAATGCAACTTCACATGAGAACTGCTCAAATGGTATAATATCCTGTGCAGTCATCTGCTGGAAGAACCAAGCTTCATCGAACATCTCTAACGTACTTTCTACATCATCACTCTGGTATACTACTATTTCACGCCAGTTATTACCTTGTACTTTTTCACCTACTTCAATTTTAAAAGAATCATAAGGAGTATATGCAAACACATCATCGCTCATAATACTGTAATCGAAGTGTGGATGTTCTCTGTCTCTGCGAATAATCTTAAACATCGCATCATCATCTGGTGTACCCGACGAATCATACATAAAGAATCCATCGCTACGCATAACTACATCTAATCCTAAACCTTTATAGTTAAAGAAAGATATGTTATACGGCTCATCGTTTTCATGAACATTAGGATAAGCTCTCTGCATTTCTTCGAATATTGCATGTACTTTCATGATTTCAGCTTTTACTTCTGGTGTGTAAAATTCAATCCTGTTCATTAATAATTACCTCTGGAAGCTACAAGCATATCAAGATGTTTCTTCATTGCATTAAGAGTATTGTGACTGATCATCCGTTTAATGTATCCACGATAACCCCTTGTGTACAATAAACAACAAGAGTAATATTCAAGAAGTAAATTGTCATCCATTATAGTACTTAATTGGAAATCTAAATCTTCTTTAAATTCCTGAATTACCATAACGTTTCTAGGAACCCATACACAAGGATGATAATCATCATCAGCAATCCTGTGATAAGAATCCCTGAGATTTTGCGGTGCCGATACTGCCAAAGAACCCAAATCCATTAACATCTGAATTTCAAATAAAGAATCCCGCGTTCTAGTTCTTATTGAAGAAGAAGTTGTGAGATAGTTTTTTCCAAATATTTTGTAGCTGCTGTTATCTATATAATCAAGTGCTTCAGTATGTGAATCTTTTACTGACATAACCTTATCGACGTATCTTTGTGCACGTTCGAATATCTTAAAACTCATACTTTGTTTTTACCTCTGTATGTACCAATTAGGAGTTGCATATTTGAAGTTATTCTTTTGATAGTATCTGGTTCACTAAAAATATTACCTAATGTTCTGACAGTTCCATTTCTATCATTAACCTGTATTGCAATAAGATAGTCACGTACATCATTAACAAGCTCATCGTAGAATTCTTCTTCAGCAAGTTCTTGTACTGTTAGTAATTGAAAGTACTCACCCTCTTGAATAGGATATTGCATAGAACGTTCAACACCACGACGACCATCTTCATCTAAGTCGATTAAACGTATAATACTCCTGTCAGCAACATTACCATATTCGATCTGAACATTAACAGGATCAGAATATACCAGTACGTTTTCAGTAGCATTATTAAAGTACATATGCATATAGTACACGCATGAATCATCTTTCAACAGAAATGCTACACTATCACTGAATACCTTGAACCTAAAACCATATGAACCTACTGACCCACCGAAATCTGCAACTATTTCTTCTGCATCACTCTCAGCAAGTGCAGTACGTAAATCAGATAAAGACTGAAATACTTCTCCGAAATGTTTCGGTACTTCCCTGATTAAATCATAACGTTCCATCGTGGCTCCCACCTTCGCCGCCGCCCACTTTATCTTGATAACAATAATGAGAAGCGGAAATTTTTTTGTATGTTTTTTGAACGGAAAAATTTTTGATAACACTTATTTATGCAAACAAAAACAGGCCATTTTTCAATAGCCTTGCATCTTGAAACGTTCAATCTCTTCTTTCATTAAACCCTTCGTCGCATCCATAACGTATTGTACCACATTTTCTGTACTCGTTTCATTTAACAATGGATTATCTAAATGTAACTGTGTATGGAACGATACAAACAATGGTGTACTCTCAAGAACGTACTGACTCGTGTACATAAACTTGTCAATCCATTCTTCAGGAACTAACTGTATTTGCGTCAAACGCTGAAAGTACTCACCCTCGTCTAAAGGGTATTTCAAGGTTACACTTTCACGATTCCATAAATTGACAATCTTCTCAATCTTGACTTCATCGGTCAAACAACCCGTAACACTTAAAACACCTGGTCCGAATAATTTAATCTCAGACACACTGTAAGCTGTACTACTTTGATAATGCCACACAGAATGAAATAATGGTAACTTCGCTCCGTCTTCACGGATGCTATGAACCTCGAATGTCATTCTGTCATGCATGAAGCGTACTAACCTGGCATACAAATAATCATTCTGATATTCTAAATCATCGGCTGTACCTGGCGTAAAAGTGCCAACAAGCTTCTGTACTTCTGCTAGAGCCTGATAAAGCTCTAAGAACTTTGTACAGTTTTGCATAAAAATTCCTTAAGGATTTGTATTAGGTTCTTCAAATCATCTTCACTTAGAATGTCGTACATGTTGAAATTAATCTGTACTCTAGGATGCTCTGAACTGTAATCACGGTACAAGTACTCTAGCATCATAGCATTGACTTCATTTTGGGTGTACTTTGTTAGTAGCTGGAACTCCATCGATTCTAATTCATCGTAACTTAATCGTTCACTTGGAGAGTAAGGTAAAGATGGAAAACTGTTCCTAGCCTTATATAATTCTTTAGTACTTTCTCGTACTATATCACCAAAGGTATTATATCGTGACTGTATCGTAAAACTATAGTCATCCCTCAAAGTACTATTAAGCGGTACACTAAAGTCCTGAAAAGAAATAAACTCAGTGTAAGTAATAATGTACAATGCAATACTTGAACTTTCAGTGAAAATCCTAAAAGTCTTTTCTGATGGGAGTATCGTTATATCATCACCAAATGCTTGCTCATGATAATACATGTCTTTAAGCAAACATACCAATTCAGCTAGGAGTAATATCTTCATTTCATCGAACTCTTCAAATACGGTACTAGAATGTTAACTACTTCATGAGGTTCTAACATGTCATGAGATAGTACAACACCAACGCTAAGTGCATCGTAATTGGATAGTAGCTGTTGCATAATCCTAACCTCATCATCCAAGATTTTGTACTGTTCTTCAGATAGTACAAGCTGAACAGTCATCAACTGAAAGTACTGTTCTTCACTGAAAGGATATGGCATAAAAGTATAAGGACTTTTACTATCCTTGGAGTTGTCTTTATCGTACAGTGCGTAATATCTTGGAAAGTCAGGTTTCCAGTGTGCTAGACGAATACTATTTTCAGTTATCGTACTGAAGTACTTGTCTTTGCTGTTATAGCTTATCTCAAAGATAGTCATTACTGCTGAAGTATCAGGTTGAGAATAACGTAAACGTAGTATTCTTCCAGTATCTTCAAAGGGAGTTGTAATGAACTCTGCTGAATATCCTGCTGGTAACGTTGTCCTGTCAACCTTATGTGGGGAAGCAGAGTACATCAAAGGTATTAAAGCTGACCATGTACCAATGAACATATCCTGTAGTTTATCGTAATCCATATCGTTCCTTTATAGTAGTTCTGTTAAGTTTAAAAAGTGTTCGGTAGTACGTTGAAGATACTCAGTCTTCTTACTTATTGGGTTATCTTCTTCGGATGTTATCGTTATGCAATCGTATGGAAGTTTTGCTTCCTCGTAGAAAGTACTGCACAAGGTAGATAACATCATGGGTTCATCGTGTAACGTCATTTGCTGAAAGATGAATTCATCGTGTAATGCCATCGTGCTGTAGTTATCGTACTGGAAATCGTTAGGGGCAGTTATCGCCGGACAATGCAGCACAGTACTCAATGGGTTCGATTTGTAGTTGGATATTTGTTCCACACCAATGAATACAAATAGTTTTGGTATAGATATAGATAACCTTCTGTCTTGAATGTACGACATATTGGTTCCATTCATTACACTCACCGGAGAATCAAAGCGAAAGTGCTTAAAGTGTTGTCCTAGAGTAAAGAACAATATATTGCCCGAAACGGACATATCAATATATGCCCGAACGTAATCCTGTATATCCCCGAACATGTATAAACCCTTTTTTCTTATACGGCAATTATGCCTCGCTAAGCGTTACTGGCCTTAACTAAGCAAAAAATAAAACCATAGTCCAAACATATTACATATAGAAACATGAAGGGATTACCTACGCATTTTAAAAGTCAAGCATTTTAATTCTGAGATAACTTTTTTTTGGCTATGGTATAATATGCTCTAATCCTTTCTAGGAAGCACTACACGCGGCGTACAGTACAGCCAGACGTACCATACTCTAGCTGGTACTCTGAGCCAGCACGTAGCCGCCCAAGAGCGTTACGCATTGTCTGTACCTTCTTCTTACCAATAGGTAACTGACGTTGTACTACATGCATAGCTTCTTCAGTAGTCTCCACCTCTGCAACTACATCACCGAGGCAACCGATAACAATAAACATAATCTTTATATCCTATTCAATAGAGTAAGCCACCAGCATTGTGCCAGTGGCTTAGGGATTTGTCAAGTACTATTGTACTTTTAATTAATGCTTATCCTTCTCCAGTTCGTAACGGAAGGATACCAGATCATCGTTCAGGTAGAACGTAGTGTGACCAGGTTTAACATCAGCGTGACCATCAACTGACTGTTTGTAGTTTGACTCCAGCCATTCCATCTGGTCTTGCTGGTCTTCAGGGTCGGTAATCCCGCACGCCATCAGCACCATCATTACCGCCAGTTGTCTAGGGTTTTCAGTACCAACCAGGTTGATTCTAATGTCCAGTACGTTGAAGCCAAAACGGTTTACAGAAACATTAACGAACGGGGTAGATGTAGCCATGATGAATCTCCTGGGTAATGTGGGGAAGCACTATTGCCTCCCGATGAATGTATAATACTACTTGTTAACTTCTGCTGCAAGTACTTTTAATTTATTCTTCAACTCTTGAACATTGTGAGTAACAAGAATAACACCATCGTTAATAAAGCTGAGCTTATACATACCATCAGCATATAATCTAATGAAGTAAGATGGTTCTGCTGCATCTTCTTCAGTATCAATAGACCAGTACTCAATCTCTGTGTCTTCATCGTCCAGCGTGTCCATCATGTCACCCAGGGCAGACTCACCAAACAGCTTCTTAACCAGTGTTGTTACTTTCATGTTCTTTACTCCGTCTCGTTTCGATGTAGTAATAATAGTACTTTCTGAAGTTTAACGCAAGTCTTTTTTAAATTAAAAGTATAATTCTTTTCTTTAAAAAGTTGTTGACAGTCCACCAGCACTAGGGCATAATTAACACATAGACAGCGAAATGTCTTTGACCCATTGGGTGCGGAGCTATATGTATTAAGTACTAAATTTTCTACAGATAGATCTCCGCACCCGATGGGATGAAAGCGGCGGTATCTGCCAATGAAATAAGTATAGCAAAAAGGGCTGACTGAAGTCAACCCCTTTATTAAATTCTTTTTTGTGATATGGTTTAGGCTTTCCAGCTTACCATTTTATCAGACTGCCCTTTGTTGTAGGCGTCTAACAGTTCCTTGCGTTGCCAACTGTCCAGGCCGTTGAATAGTGCTTTGTTATCGGCTGATAGTACTTGACTATTGCTACCGAAGTTATACCATACTTGTTTGAGTGAATCTAGATCAACGTGGATCATATTTTGGATTCCTACATAACGATTAAAAAGATTATATATTACTTGTTGACTTTAGTCAAACTATTTTATTAGTACTTACTGCATTACTTTTGGTGTAACTTTGGTGGCGGGTTTCAGCCAGGTTTCTTGTTCGTCATTGACGCCGAAGAGATAGGCTTTCTTTAGTTCTGCCTGAATGTGAGAGGGTAGGGAATCGAACAGTACTTTATCTTCCCCGATAATTGGATTGCCTGCTACAGCTTGCTTGTACCAACGAATTTTTAGGGCTTCTACTTGACTGTTTTGCATTAGTGCTCTACACCTTTTGTTGTTTTCTTAAGGCTTATATTATCGGATTCGTCTTAATCTGTCAACCGCCTTGACTAAATTAATTTTTGGTACTAGCGGTGCGATTTATCTTGACATAAAAAAAGAGGTTGACAAATTTGCCAACCTCATATAGTACTAATCTAAAACGCGTAATAGGTTAAATGCTGTATGCTTCTACATGCTGTTGCGTAATCGCATTGCGTTGTACTGCATCCAATTTATTAAACGCTGGCGATCCGTAAGCAGGTTCGATCTGTGTCCAGTTTTCCAGGTTAATCGCTTGTCCGTATGCGATAGCCTGAAGCATACGCAAGATCCGGCGATTCTGAACATCACGAACTTCACGATCCGTTTGTGTCTCATTGGTTAACAATGAGGAATCCAGTTTGAAGCGGCGACCGTTGAAATCCTGTCCAACGATCACGTATTCAGTAATGTTATTTTTTCCCGGCGACGTCATTACAAACAAATTCATTTTCATGTAACTATCCTCCTAAAGTTCACAGTTATTAGTATGCTTTAGGGGAAGACGATTGTCAACCCCTTTTAGCTTTTTATTTTTAAAAAACTAATAATTCATCTGGTTCAGCGTTTTTCAGTGCATCGCGTTGATCCACCAGCTTCATCGCCATTGACCACAAAGTACTATTCAGTGCAATGTTTTTATCAATGTTAGTTATAGCACGGCTTGTGCGGCGACGACCAGTTTCTGGATTAAAACCTGATTGCCCGCCTTGCATCAAATGCTGTTGCACGGTGTTAAACGTACTGTATAATGATGTATCATATTTGTCAGTAGTGTTTAACCCTTTGTGCGATAACAGGCCGCGTGGCTGAAATACTGCATTTGTGAAGTCACCATTTAATGGTATACCTTCTTTCAGTACATAAGCAGCAATGGC